TACATTATTCATATAAATTATAATAATTAATATTAATATAATAAAATTAATATTTTTATTTAATAGGGGGATTTGAAATGAATATCAGCATCTTGTTTGGTAATAAACCAAAAATCATCTATGAACTTTTTTATCTCTATACTCAAGCGTTGGCCAAATATTTGGACGTCGAAAGTTCATTAAATCTGGATGAAATTATTGATAAGGCTAAGAGAAAAAATAATGATGATCTAAATCTATTCATCGACTGGTTCGAAAGAAAAGGACGTAAAACTATACTGGATATAAGTAAAATCGAAATTCCTGAAAATGAGGATTTTATGGCTCAAATCGAATATGAAATCTATATTCTCCGAGAAAATTTAGAGTCTGAAGACTTAGAAGATTTGCGCGCACTTTTGATAAATATTATAGTCGATCTTCCATTTCGTATAAAATAATACAAACTCACTTATTTTTGCTGAAATTAGACAGATATCCCGAAGGATATCTGTTATTTTTTTAATTTATATATCATATTAAGGTAAATATTAACAAAGGACGGAGGTTTATATGAAATAATTACTATTTAATTATCAATTTACAGTAAAATTAATAAAAATCAATAAATGGAGGATAATGAACATGAATAAAAATAATACTACTATGGTTCTGATGTGGTATCTTTTAGGAGCACTTCTTGTTTTTAATGGGAGTAGAAATATTTTTGAAGCATTTGCTACAATAGACCCTTATGCTATCATTGTTAATTTCGTGATCATTATTTTGGGTTCACTTATCGTTATAGGCACCAGTTTCTATATCTATCATGTGGAATCTAAAAAGATTAATTTGGATGAAAGGGAGAAATAAACCATGAATAGAAATAAGTATATTGAAAATGCACGTGATATTATTAATCATTTTTCTCATAATGAACTCCGAGCCAACCTTATTAAATTAAAAACCGAACTCTTTAATGAAATTAGTAACCAAGAAATCGAACATGGTAACGTAGATGTTTCTGAAATGCATCCAGTAGAGGCATTTAACTATGGATTCGCCGTAGGAAATCTGTCCATGGTGAGTGAACTTCTCACTGGTATCAGGTACGAAAAATTAAATAAACCTGAAAGTGATTATATCAAAGAAGCGGCCGATGAACTTCTTCAAGAAGTACGGGAAAATATTCTTAAAATTTATCGCTCGCAAATTCAGGAACTTGCAACCGTATTGTGTACATTATATGATCTTTTCGACGAACTCAGAAATATTGATATCCAAGTATCTGCTAATAGCGATGCTGAAATGAGTAAAAAGGTAATTATGAATCTGATAAATAAAGTGCTCGAAGTACGTGAAAGAATTGTTTCTAGGGATAAAATTAAATGGATTCGTCTTATCAGTGAAGATGGAAATGAATCAGGAAATGAAGGTGAAAAAGAACAGGCTGATATATCCTCTTTCTTTTTCAATGAAAAGAAGAATCCCTTTCTATTTCATCAGGATTTTATGAAAGATATTCCACTGATGGGAAAGGATCTTAACATACTCATCTTTAAAAAAGATAATAAAAAAGGAAATAACTTGAATTGAATGGATGAATACCCATGGTAAACAATGAATTGGCCTTATGTATTACTGGCTTAAGAGCGGAAAAATTATTCGGTGCTGGGTATACTGACAAAGTGTATTCCAGCACCGTTATCAAACAATTGATCGCAGTAATGGTAAGATTTCTAGAAAAAAATTCTCAGATCAAAAAAGTTTATATCGGAATGAGTTCAGGAATAGATTTACTTTTTGGAATAGCTATTCATAAGTATCGTGAGAGAAATCCTAACAGAGAAATTGATCTATATTGTGTTATTCCAGGTAGAAACCAGGATAGATTTTTTACCAGAGAGGAAAAAGCGCAATATAAATTCATCATAGACAAAGTTGCCACTACCGTAATAAGATTAAGTGATGAACAAATTAATCCTAAACTCTTTATAGAAAGAAATCAATATATGGTAGATAATAGTGATCTAACATTAGCATTTTGGGATTTCAATAAATCAAGGTCTGGTACTTACAATACTATGTGCTATAGTAGAAAACAGAAACAACCAGTTTATCTATTTGATGCGAAAGATATATGTAAAAAAGGAGAATGGTGGTTTCCTCCCAGTAAAGATTCAGGAATAAAGATAAACGATGTTCATAAATAAAGGGAATGGTTGTTACCATTCCCTTTATTTTTTGTTTTTGATAACTAAGTATACAGATATTTAAGCAGATGAATAAGGAGTTGTTAATATAATGAAGTTATGGGTTTTAGTAAAGGATGATGTTAAAGTAATAGCAATATCTGAGGACGAGGAATCTGTCATTAATTATATTTTGCAAAATGAACTTTCCCTTGATGAATATTCCTATTTCAAAGTTAAAGGGAAAGAAGCTGAAAAGTTTGCTATTAATTATGAGGACGAATACCTTATCCATGATGATGAACTCGATAAGGTGTTTACTCAATCTGAATGGCTCGTGGTTAGTTCCACAATCGAAGAAGAAAGGGCAAGAATTTTAACAACATTGAGTGATCTGGAGCACTATATTAAGTATTACTCAATGGGTAAAAAAGAGAAAAAGGTTCTTCTAAAGGCTCACTCGATACTACACCCTAATAGAGAAGTAAAAAACCTCAAAAAGAGCATAAAGCTTCACGAGCTTATAAATTTCCTTAGAAAGCGAACAAGTATTTCTGAGCTCTTTAAGGAGACAATGAACACAGCTTCTAAAGTGTTAAAGATCATAATTAATACCGATGAAGAATGAATTGGGAGGACTCAGCTATGGTAAATAACAATGGATCTTGGAAGCGTATTTTTAAACTCTACTTAATTACGGAAAATAATCAAATCATAGATGTTACTGCAACTCTTGAGATGAAAACCCCGAGTATTGAAGAAGAGAATGGTCTTCCACCGGGGTTTAATTCGATCTACTATGGAGTTGAAGTCGATTTTGAGCCCGCAATTAATAACAAAGAGGTAAAAAATCTCACTAGAATTTCATTTGCATTACCGGGTAAAACCAGAGATGGGCAATTGGCGAAAATAACTGTTGGTCATATTGCCCAAGGTATTATTTCAACTCTTAAAGAAAATAATAAAATTGAGATAAAAGAAATAGGGATACAAGAAGAAGGAAGATTACTTTAACGCTTGCACTTAATTTATAATGGGTGCATGTAAGCAATGATTAAGCGATGTCTTTTAATCAGACATCGCTTATTTTTTTTCTATGAACTAATTATAGGCATTTTACGAATTTTGCGGAGAGTCGATCATAATAAACATATATTATTAATCTGAATATAGATGAATAATATATTCATCCTACAGAGAACGGAAAATATTCAAAATGAAAAGGAGGTATAAAATGGGATATGAAAAAGAAGGAGATCGATATACGCAAACTTGAATGTATCATCTCTAACAAAGAAAAATTCAATGAATTCCTGAAGTCGCTGAAATGATTTGATTAATTGATGACTTGGTAGAGGGGTGGATTTTCTACCCCTCTACTAAGTTATTTCTCTATAAACTAATAATAAATGCTATTTATTGGGGGTTAGAAAAATGGGAAATGTGAACCAAGGAATTTTAGTTGTCATTGAAGGAATGGACGGAGCATCTAAAAGAACACAATCGGAACTTTTGCAGAGTAAATTACAACAATCAAATGTCATTTCCACGTTAGTCTCCTTTCCTAACTACGACGACTCGTCGTCTGCCCTTGTTAAAAGCTATCTCAATGGAAATTTCGGTAGAAGTAAAGAAATCATCGATAGAATGACGTTTTTGAAACAAATCTGTACATTCTATGCAGTAGATAGGGTATCAACGCTCTTCAAAACACGTACCAGTGGAACAACTCTTTATGAAGACTATATGAATGGGGCTTTCATAATTTGTGATCGTTATACCACGTCTAATATCCTCCACCAAACCTCGAATATTGAAAACGTTGAAGAAAAATATAGACTTGTTGATTGGATCGAAGATTTTGAGTATAGTACTCTAGGTTTGCCAAAACCAACTGTAGTCTTTTATTTGGACGTGACTCCAGAAGTGGCATTAAAAAATATAAGCCAAAGGTATAACGGTAACGACAATTACGACATCCATGAAAATTACACCCATTTACGAATGGTCTATGAAAACAACAAAAAAATTGTTCCATATTGTAAATGGGTTCCCATAAATTGCGTAAATTCCGATGGAAATATGAGAACTAGAGAAGACATCTCAGAAGATATTTTCGCGGAAATCCAAAAAATACTAAAATAAGCAATAAAGAGAAAGAGAGGAACAGCGATATGAATATCGATCGTTTCTATAGAGTAGAAAATAACTCCCTTGTATTTCCGGGGATCGAGAAAGACAAACTTCAAGTTGGTGATGTATTTAACATCTCTAACAGTTTAATCACTGACGGCTTCCATGGAAACGACCGACAGCTGTACTTTTACGAATATTGTGAACCTGGAAAAAATGTCTTGATTATGACTAACCGAAAAGGTCAGAAGCAGTTTGCAGTTGCTACCAACGACTGCGTCAGGGATAACTTCCCCGAAAACTGCTTGGCTAAAGTTCTCATCGAAGTCGGTAACTACATTATTCACACGTTTCCCGAGGTTAGTTCGGGACGGAGGTCGAACATTAATCGACATGTTGTGAATGTATTTAAAGTTATCGAAGTTTCTCCTAATGTTAGATTCTGTATCAACACGGAAATTTCTATCAACGTTAGATTGATTGATCGTCTTGTATTAACCACACATCATAGTGTGAAGGAAAATCTTCGTGAATTGCGGGAAGCAGTCAGACATTCACTTCTTGTCAGCAGAAAGAAGACCGATGACTTCACCACTCCTAAATACTGCTTCAATCCGGGACGGGTTGTCACTAACCGCTTGTTTCACCGTAATGAAGAGGGTGAGCTTATTTCTTTCAATGATGAAGGTAAGAGGCTTATCCTCAACAAAAATTCGCCCGAAGGTCTTACCAATGTTAATGGTGTAGACAAACGGGTGGAGAACATCTTCCTTCGCTGTTTCTACAGTAAGAAATTGTCTGATGAGGAAGTAATTTTCGTTGATGGAGCTCCTCTTAGTGTTCTTCAACAACATGAGCTCAACGACTATATTGAGGAGTCGAACATCACTAGGGAAATGGCTAGCACGATTTTGAAAAAAGCAATTACGTATCATAATCAAAGTTTCTTTGTTGTAGTAAATGTCAAAGGTGAAATTCGTCCAATCTACAAAAACTCATACGGATATGCTACTTTTCCGCTGAACGAGAAAGAGCAGGAGTTCATCAAGGTCTTGGAAGATCTTAAATTCTAATGTGAAAACAATGAGGGATAAAAAATCCCTCATTGTTTTTTCTTTTCATTTTATTAAATAGGGAGGCTTGTGAATATGACAAATAATAATATTGCTTTGAAAGAATTTAAAGTCCCACCTCTCGATACAACGGTAGCAATGACTACTTTATTGGCGTTTGCTAATGATGTGACTAAGAGATATGATCTCAAAAACATAATAAATTTCAGGTTATTGAAAAAATTCTCTGAAAAAAGTGGTTTATTCGAAGAGAAAGAATATTGTGATAAATATGAAAATCTTCAAAAAGCCTTACGTCGCTTCAATAGAAATATAAATAAACATTTCCCCAATATACGAATGGAGCACATATTCAACCAACTTTTAGCAATGGAAAACGTAAAAGAATCAATTATTTTTATAACAGAAGAAGAGTCTGTATATATAAAGAAATCGATAACACTCCTCATCCCAGTACTTGATGCTCTGGAAGATGTGGTTAAATATATAAAGGGTAAATTCAGAAAAGTTGTAAACTTATTTACACCAGAAGTTACACATATACCAGACGAAGAATTTTCAAAACAGTTTTATGCTTTGGAAATGATAGCGACCACTAACGATGCTGTGAAAAAGATGTTAAAAGTCTTTTGAACTATAAAAAAGAAAATGTCTACAAAGGCATTTTCTTATTTTTTTTATTTATATATAATTACTTTGATTAAGAAATAAAAATACTTGGAGGTAGTACAATGAAAAAAAGTAAAGCCAAGATTTCTAAGATGATTGGATTTCCGAGAACGGAAACACTCATGGTTCTATCTACCATACTGACATACGGAATTGAATATTCTGATGATGAACGAGATCCTATATTTATGGGTTCCTTTTATACTTACGCGAAAAGACATAATCTTCCCATCGATGAAAAATTGAATGAAAAAATTACGGTAATAAATAGTCAAATGAAGAAATTCAGAAAATGTATTGATTTAATATATACTAAGAATTTGGTAGCCACTTTAATTATGGAGTTATCCAAAAATTTGAATATGAGGGAACTCACATTACTTATTTCTGAAGATACAGTTTTCAAATTAAAACGGGCGATTGATCTTTTCTTACCTGTAATAGTTTCATTAGGCGACATCATTAATTATTTCAACGACAACTATGGTAACAAGAAACAAAAGATTGAAACTAATGAAGATTTTGATTTCTTCACGAATCTCCGTATTATAAAGATGATTTCCTCTACGAGAAAGTATTTTGAAAGACTTTCTTTAGTTCTTGAATAAAGAGAGTTCTTATAGCTCTCTTTTTTTAATTTTTTATTGTTTATATATCATTAATAAAGACAATTTGAGGAGGTAATTTAAATGAAAAAAGAAGTGCGTGAAACTGTCGATAAATTTTCTAAAAATTTAACCTTTGTGTCTGATGAACTTGAAAACTATGTCGGCTATCTTAGATTATCACCTGAGAAACAAGAACTTGCTGAGAAAGCTATAAAGATTTTGAAAAAGAAAGCTAAAGCACTTCGTAAAGCTAAAAGTAAAGAAGAAGTAAAAGAAGTGATACGTTTAGGAAAACTTCTCAATAATAGTGGTGACGATGAATGAAAGAGCATTATGTTGTATTAAATAACGATGGCATTATACGTGCCATACTTTCAAAGGATGAACATAAGTTATTTAAAACACAGAGAGACATGGCGGGATATAGAATAGAATCAGTTGACGATCCGAAAATAATCAAAGAGCTAATTAAAAAAGGTTATTCTGCTGAATTGATGAATGGTTATGTTGTATTCTCCGATGAAAATGAATACATCATAGAAAATCTAGTCGATAATATAAGTAATTTGGAAAGCTTGATTCTCAAGTTGATCAATGAGATACTGCCTATCATTAAATTAGATAAAAATGAGATGACTATTTTGATGGATTTCATTGAGATAGTCGTCATGCATCAAAAAGAATATAGTGAAAAATCTATGGAATGTAACATATTCGAATACCAAATGGTTAACGATAGATTTTTCAAAATGGATAAAATTATAGAACCTGCCCTTGGAGTATTTGACCCATAAAAGGAGGTAAAATTATGGGAAAAGTATATGCAGTACTTGATATAGACCAAGATTACTCCCTTATAGGGATTATACCAAATAAAGAAATTTTAAAATGTTTCAAGAAGCAAAGAGATATGAAACAATACAAAATTGAGAAAGTTGATGCTGATGAAATAGAAGAATATTTAAGAGAAATAGACATAAATGCAGTACTTGTCTCGGGAGTAGTAATGTTCCCAGATGAGTTCGAATACTTTAGTATATCATTTGATCAAATGATCTTGGATATAAATTCTACACTAAAAAATCTTTTTGAGGGAATATTACCATTTTTGAAACTGAAGGATGATGAATATACAACAGTATTGGAATTTATTTCCATGGTCATTCATCATCTCAATGAATATTCCAATAGATTCGAATATGAAATAGCTCCCGATGAAGATTCACCTGAGGATATTTTCTTCAATCTTGGAAAAATGGCATTTAAAATAATTGGAAGGAATGTGAGCGAATGATCTATTTGATCTTTCGAAATAATAATTTTGTTGGTTACGCTAGGAAAAAGAAGATATTAAAGTCATTTTTGAAATCAAGAGGATTTAAGAACTATGACATTTGTAAAGTGTCGGATATAGATACAACCGGGGTGGAGGATATTGAAGATCGTGAATTGAGATGGAATCCTTTGTATAAGATGGCCCTATTCGACTATGAGTTGGATGAGGCTAAAGCAATAGCTTTAGGTAGGATTGAAGAATTGGGTTTATTTTATAGCGAAATAAAGAAAATGGCGAAATATATTAAATTTGGTAAAAAGGAGAGAAAGATTTTAGCTCAGTTTTTTATTTTTATACAGAGGATACTTGAAGATTTGGATGAAGATGGAGAATCATGCGTTACCCCCGATGAGTATTTTGATATGAAAGAGATAATCAACTACGTCGTCCTAAAACATTAATGTAAAAACCTCATAAGGGGAGATTGGTATGTTTAACGATCTTAAAAAATCTATTCATAAATATAAAGAACAGGAATCTGTGAATGATTCTGTACTTGAAAATTCGGTAGACGTTAAAGATATTTTTCTCAATGACCCCGATATTGCTGTGATCGGTGCGGAAAACGATCCTGAAATCAAGAAATTGGTTTCAAATATTCCTGAATACGATCATGACAATGAAGATATTGAGGAAAAGGTTGAAAACGTTGTAGAAAATATGCTTGTGGAAATCTAAATCCGTCATGTAACACTATGAATTAAAACTTCAGTAGAGGGGGTTAAAAAATGCGATTACCTAAGATTGAATCTTACACCAATGATAGTAAAATAGAGGTAAAAAGAATAGAAAATATTCCCCCGACAAGTCGAAATGTTGTCATTACATCTGATAAAGATAAAGTTAAGTTAATCAAAAGCATCGAGCGGGATGTTCGCTCATCTCTTGAAAATAAAGACTATACTGGTTACCTGCGTGAATATATTGACATGACACAATGCTCATTCTTTCAAGGTGTGGTAAAAAACGGTAAAGGTAAAGTGTCCATTGAGATTCATCACGAACCTTTTACCCTTTATGATATTACCCAAATTGTGCTTGAAAAATGGATTCGTGAGGGAAATCCGATCAGACCGCTCAAGATTGCGAAAGAAGTTATGAAACTTCATTATCAGAACAAGGTCGGTCTTATTCCCTTGTCAACCACTGTTCATCAATTGGTACATTCTGGTAAACTTTTTATCCCGCTTCAAAACGTCAGAGGAAATTTCATTCAATTCATCGAGGAATATGATGAATATATCTCTGACGATCTCAAGGAAATGCTCCAAATTAAACTTAAAATGTCGAAAGAAATTGAAAAACAAGATATGAGTATTATTGAAACGAAATATACTTATCTTGAGGTCGATGGATTCATTCTTCCAGAAACTCTAGACGAAATTGTTACTAAATAATGATCTTGGGAGAGGACGGCGGAGGGTATGATGTTCTATGATAAACCAACTATCTTTTCGTTTAGGGTACTAATTGGGAGAAATGATGAAACGAAGAAAATAAGCTGTATTGTTATTGGTTTTCCCGAACTTAAACTAGAAGATTACGACTTTGCTGGCCGCGAGACCGGAGAATTTGTACCTTATGCGGCAATGAAAAACTTCAAAGACCAGCTTACCGAAGCTGTGAAAAAAGAGTTTAGATATGACAATGATGCATATATCAAAGGAAGAATTCGTAACTCCCTTTTACTTGAAGTTGATGATTCGTTGTTTAACGGATTTAATGAGTATAAATTTGATGTCATTTCGGTAAAAAGACAATAAAAATATACCGTATACCTCAATGAAGGTATACGGTATATTTTTTATTTATAGAATAAAAAGGCGGCCTGTATACAACGAATGTATACAAGCCCAATGGGATGAAGGAGGTCAAACCAGATGGCAAGGCGGCCGCCTTATATTATAGTTCATTTTTTTGAGCAACTTTTAGGTAAGGTGATGTAAAAATGCGTTATTGTTATCATATAACAAAAGCAGAAAATAAAGAATCCATAATGAAACAAGGGCTTATTCCACAAATTGGTAAAAATACCATACGTGTAAATGATCCGAAAGGAGTTTATTTATTTAAAACAATTGAAGCATTAGAAGATGCTTTGGGTAGTTGGATGGACGAAGATTTCTTTGGCGAAGATGAGGAAACTGTAATTTTAAAGGTAACTCTACCGGATGATTTCCCACTTATTCAGGGAGTATATGATGATGAATTAATTGCGATTGATGTTATACCACCCGAATACATAACATGCATAGAAGAATGAGGTGACTATGATGATAAAGTTTCTCATATTTACTGATGGTGGCCAATTTCGAACCCAAGAAAAACCACCTAAATTCGATTCTGTAACATCAGTTCGTGTGTTGCATGTTATAGATAATTCTAAGCCTGAGTTGGCATATGAGGAGAAAAATGTCAATGTAAATGCGACAGGAAATTTCTCAGAAATCAATGCTATTAGAAAAGGTTTGGAATGGGTTGTTCAAAAAATCAAAGAAAGTGAATTATATAAAGGAGAATATCAAGTAAAAGTTTTTACCGATTCGATGCTTTATTATAATTCCTTAACTAAATGGATATATGGTTGGATAAGGAGAGCGAAAAATGGTATTTTGTATAATTCGAACAATGAGCCAGTTATCAATCAAGAAGAGATATTGAAATCTTTTGCATATATAGAGTGGTTGAAGAAAGAGAAAAAGATCAAGGTTGAATTCTTTCATGTAAACTCACATGTTTCTAGTAAAAATATGAAACAAGTTAAGAAAAAATTTGAAAAATTTAATAATTGTAAGGTTAGCGATGAAGAATTTGCGTTTATCATCCTTCAAAACTCGCTCTGTGATAAAGGTGTTAAAGAAGCATATGAAGAATATAAATTAAAAAATAAATCTCAAAAAACAAATTAATATGGGGAAGTAGAAACGGAAAGGAGCTTTTAAATGTCCGAAAATTATATGGATCGGGAGAGTCCCGTAACATTGGAGAGGATTCGGGATCTTGAGTCTGAACTCCGTAAACACCCAGTAGATTCCGATAGCTATAACTATATCAAATATGAGCTGAGAAACTCTCTTCTCAGGTTCGACAAAGAAAAATATTCAAAATATCTTCTCTGTCTGGCATCTGACATAATTTACACAGAGGATTCGGATTGGCCCGTCTTTACTTTGAATGTAAACTCAAAAGAACAAGAACTGGCTCATGACGGAAACTTTGTTTTTAGTAATAAATTGCTTTATACACAAGATCCTTTTGTACGATTTATTCAGCGCTGTGACGCTGAATATGATGTTAGATACAGACAGATTGTCGTAGGCGCATTTATTACTGACGGGAAGAAAGTGATTATGCTTAAAACTAATGAAAATAATCGTATAGCAAAAAAGATCACATTGATCCAAGGACACGTCGAATTCAGTCCTGAGATCTATTTTAATCCCGAAATAAATTATTTGCGTCTGTCTATTAAGAGAGAGATCGAAGAAGAACTTATGTTTGAGGATAGTTCGATCAAAGACAAAATCCTCAAATCCATTCCTGAGTACCCAACTTTTGGTCTGCTTAAAACAAAAACATTCACAGATCTCGAACATATAGGGCTTATTTACCAAATAGATGTAAACGAGATAAACGAAGATTTCATCAGTAAGATCAAATCTGGGGAGCCTGAGAAACATGATGTTTTCTGCTTTGATCTCTCCGAGGTGGACCGTCTAAAAGATGAGCTCGATAGCTGGGCGATTGACGTTCTAACCTCCTAAATAGAAACAAGAATAAAAAATAAAGACAAATGTTAGAGTGATATTTTTTAGTAAATATCACTCTAACATTTTTTATTTAAAAATAGAATATATATTATAACTACATCGAAAATCGTATTAATGAGGAGGAAAAATAAATGCAGATTAATTTCGGAACTGCTAAAAGCGCATTACTCGAAGTATATGTGCAAGATTTCGGTGATAACTATCATAGATTCAACGACGAACCTTCCAGCGAACTTGAACGGGAAGCTAGAAGGATTCGCAGAAGATATAAGGACATCACAGATTTTCTCAAAGCAGTTACCATCTATAATGAATACATGTCGTTGTTGGCAAAGAAGTATGGTGGCGTTGAAATTCTTAAATTGAAAATTAAATATAATCAGGTTACAGAGTTTATTCCGCCTAAACCGGGACTCAAACTTAACGAACTCAATAAATTTTCATTGAAAAACAATATTATCATCAGTAAGCGGAGAAGTTACGATATCAATGAAGAAACACTCGATAAGATCGAGAATTTATACGTTCCTGAGAATGAAAAAAATAAAGAAGGCGTTGTTCGGGTTTTCGGAAGTAAAAACGTTGATAAAAAGAAAAAGAAAATTGTTAAGAAACTCATCAGAAAAGGTGAGATTAAGTCGTCTCGTAAAATTTCTTTGAAAAATATTTCGAATAGTATTGAATTCTTGGAAGAATATTTCCGGACCAAAAATAGCGGAAATTACAAGAAAGAAAGTGATGATACTGTCTTCTCTTTGTCGGATTATTGCGACGGTACGTTTGCTAAGAAACTTCGTGATACCAGAGAAGAAGAACGTGAGGTTGTATTCTTCCGTGGTCAATATATGAATAAAGAATCGATGGACGAAGTTTCCATCTATAGAGAGCTTGGTAAGCTCGGCTGGAATTCTGTTAAACTCATGCGTAAAGCTGGTGTTAGCAAGAGAATTTCGAAGATCTTTAAAGATGAAAAGAAGAAAAAGAAAAAGAAGAAGAAAGACGCATATAATCAGGATAATCTGATTGTCCAACTGATGACAGATGGAGGTTATGATAGCTTCGAAGACTTCCAGGCTGAAATGGAATCGTTTACAGTTGCAGACATCTTTAAATAAAAAATAAAACTAAGAAAAGGTGAGATAGATGCCAACCAAAAGACTTCGTAGTAGAATACACCAATATTTTACTCCTGAAGCATTGGTGGATCTCGACCGGATTTGTATGGACAGAACAATTGGGAACAACAATGTCAAAGCAGACATGATTCTCAATGTTCTGAACAAGCATGGTATTGATCATGCCGAGCTTGGTCCAGGTACAAACCGGATGGCGATCCTTATCGACAACTTCGTTTTCAAAATTGCGTTTGACCAACAAGGTAAACGTGATAATGTAAACGAGTTTAAATTATCCAAAGAGCTTCAGCCATTTGTAGTTAAAACTTATGAAACTAATGACCTCATTTCTGTTCATGAATATGTGACGGTAATCTCTCGGGAAGAATTCATTGAACGGATTGATGAGGTGAGACAGATCTTGGCGGTACTTGCGGAAACCTATTTGTTGGGAGACGTGGGTGCCGTTACGAAGAACTTTCTTAACTGGGGGTATAGAGATGACGGTAAGCTTGTGATTCTGGACTTCGCCCATATTTATAGGGTGAATCCAGAGCAGATTATTTGCCGTAACGATCAGACCATTCTCGATTACGATGTCAATTTCTATGAAATGGTTTGTCCGAAGTGCGGCAAAAAGTATAAATTTGAAGACCTAAGGAGAATGATACCATTTGAACAAGAAATGCAAGAAAACATTATAGCAAAGGAAATGAGTTTCAAACTCACAAGTGAAGTCGGAGAGTTTGAAACGGCGAGTGAAACTACCACCAGGAGGGAGGAAAAGCCCTCCAAGTATTTCACTCCCAAAGACGATGTAGAGGAGGAAGAAGAGATGAACCAAGGAAGACCTGGCGAATTCAATTCCGGGAGAGAAGGAGACGCATACGACAACACCCTCGAACTCTTGAAGAGTATGAGACGCGTTGATACTCCCACCATTAACCGACCGGCGGAAAATGGAAACCAGTATCAAGTAAAGGTTTATCGAAACAGTGTAGAAATAACTGACAAAGTGAAATTGAAGAAGCTGGTGGAAGAGCAAAAACAACAAGAACGGAAGCCACCACATGGTAACCAAAACCAGGGTCCTCGATACCGGCAGCAATTTCATGTTGACCCTGAAGACGCATATGAGCGCGCAATGGAAGACCTTAAGAAAATCTCCTCCGCAAAGAGTGGTAAACAAACTGAACCTGTGCCGACGGTAGTGGTCGAACATACGAAAACTACCCAGATTAGCGACGGGAATGTTACCGTTCAGAGCACTGAGGAGACGAAAGTCGTAGCTGTAGAGGAGCCGAAAAAGGATGAATCGTCTGAAGAAGTGCAAAATGAATCGGCACCTGTTGCGACTGAAAACAAAGATGGTGGTGACGAAGATGTAACTGTTGACGAAACGCCTGAAGAAGAGCAAGCTGAGACCACGGAAGAGGAAGATGTGGATTCTTCCGAGCCGGCATCTGAAAATGAGGATACTGAACCCCAGGAAGATCCCTCGGAGGAGGTTCAATCCGATGAAGAAGATGAGGCAGAAAAACTTCGTCGGGAACTTCAAGCTCTTGGTGGTTTAACTGACGAACAAGACGACGAGTCTCAAAACAAATATGAAGACGAGTATGAAGATCTTCAAGAGCGAGCAGATCGTGATAGACTTAACAATAAATTCAATCGTGGAGGTAAAAACCAATGGGTGTAATTATCAGAATGAACTCGAAGAAGTTCTTTAAAGAGTTTCTTCCGAATGTGAAGAATACCGACGAGTATCAGTTTATTCTCATTAGCGAAGACATCAAGATCAAAGACATTGAGAATAAACCGAAAAACATCATGAGCTTCCCTCGTCTCATTCCAACTCCGTCAGTAATCAGCCTTTATGTGAGTGGGGAAAGTAAACCTTATAAGAAGGCATATATGAATCAGCTGCAAGATCCGGAAGTCGAGGCGTTTATCTCGGTTATGGTCAAAGCAGCTGTCGTATATGACATGAAGGTTGTCATTCTGTGCTCGAAGTCGGAATGGGAAAGAAAATACGTCAAGCTTCTCTGTGAATACATTGAAGCAACGTATCAACTTAAGACGTATTCGTGGGATAAGTACCTGGAAAAAGGACCTGAGAAAGCTGGAAGCATCAAGAACAAAGATGAAGTGACTAAGATTCTCGGTCGTAAGTTCGAATCCATGGAACGCCACGGTGTTCAGCTCAATGCTGATATCGACAAAGATAAAATTCGGAAGAAACTTGAGAAGCTCAGTAGAAAAGAGCTTCGAAAGATTGCTGCCGATAAGAGGATCAAGGTTGATGAGGATATGGGCAAGAAGAAACTCATCAAAAAGATCCTCAAGAAAATTGCATCCTGATCGAATGGAAAATAAGAGTCGTAGTATATACTACGACTCTTATTTTTTTCGTCTTTTTTGAATAGACGATTACACATTATAAATTTGATATACGATAATAAATAAAATTTTGGAGGTGTTAATGATGCAAAAAACATATGAGAAAGTTTTAGGTTCTAAATATGATATAGCGATCATCAATTCTGAGAAGTTTAAGGAATATAGTAATTATTCAGCTCCCGTATTTGTAGGTCCTTCTTTAAAGTTATTCAATAATCCTTTCTTTGCACTTTCCATGGGTGTCTTTATCGATGAAGAATTCTCCAATCTTTATTCGGAAAATTTCTTAAGGTTTGTTATCTTTCATGAATTAGCGCATAATACGTTAGGTCATGTCGATGATAGTTATATTAGAGACGAGAGAGAAAAAGCAAGAATCGAAGGACGAGTATCTAGAGACGAGTTGGAAGCAGATGCTGTTGCGGCTAAGATTATAGGTTTTGAAAATGCTATACTGGCACTTAGAGAGACCGCACAAATACTAGAAGAAAATATGGAAAGACTGAACTTAACTCAGGAGGATATTTTTAGGATACATTTTGAAATGGAAATGAGAGTAAAGAATATTGAATGGATAGCGGATTAGTATCTATACATAGACCTTCTTTACGAAGGTTTATTTTTTTGTAAAAAATTAAAAACCGTGTAGGTCCTATTTAAGGTCCCTACACGATTCTAAGGTGGGTGAGCACCCTTATTTTACTGTTAATTAAAATACAAAAGAAATAGATATTATTTATACGCAATATTTGAATTTAACGGTTCAAAAAACAATCGACTAATAAGGAATGTAGAAGGAGTGTGTTATTTATGAAGTATAATTTCGAACCATCTACAGAGAACAGATCGTTTCCTTCGTTCTTTATTAAATTTTTCCCGAGTAAGGATAAATATAACCAAAGAAATGTGACAAAATTAATTGATTTATTGAAAACAGAAAGCGGTATTGGTTCAAATAGGGTTGATACTAGCCAAGATGATATGATTGTAGAGGGCACTTTAATTAAAGAAATTGAATCTCTGTTTAAAGTTCTTAATTTTATCCAGGATCAGTTCTTATTATCGGAAGAAGCAGCTAAATTTATTGGTCTTTTACTGCCTGAAAGCTACATGTATTCAGGAGATGTAATTTATTTTTATACTTATAAAGGAAAAATATTTATAGTGAAGAAAGAAAGATCTGATCATTCTTTGTTTAAAACACAACGAGTTGAAATTTGGGACACAGATAATCGTATGAAAGAATATATTTTTGAGGATGATTATAAAGATTACATTCCGAAAATATTTAATGAATTTATAGACTCAGTGGAGAAAAATAAGTAATGGTAAAAATTAATAATTATCCATCATCACAGGAGGAATTTTTTCATGAAAAATGAACCTATTAAAGATTCAATTAATATGATAAATCCTTTTTTTATGATAAATGTGTATCCTGATAAAGATAAATATACATTGGGTAGGTTTATTGAATTGACGCAGTTATTAACAAGGGAAGAGAATATTAAATTGAGAGAAATGGAAGCGACTAAAGAAAATATCATTATAAAAGCGGAATTTTTAAATAATAAAACTCTTTTTATATTCAAATTTCTTAGATATATTCAAAATGAACTTATTACTGTAGAGGATAAGGCTAGGGTCATTGGTTTCTTAAGACCTTCAAGAGAATATTTTGTCTTGAGGGATTCTATACCTTTCTATACATATAAAGGCAGAATATTTTTAATAACGGAAATGAAACCTAAGAATTATCAACTTTATATGGAGGAGAGGTCTGTTAGAATCTTTGATACGGATCTCCATTCGAGAGATTATAAATTCCGAGAGGATTATATGAAATTTGTGACTAACATATTAGATAATTTTATAAATGGCGGTGTGGCGACATCTACTTCTTAAGCGGGAGAGGATTCCCAATGTTATATAAAAAACATAATTATTTAAATAAAGATATTCCATATTTGATATCGAATGAAATAATCGAATATGATATACAGGAAGCAGGATTTAACCTTGTGAAGCGTTTTAAGTTATTGAGTGAGGAAAGAATAAAATATTTGGATCGCCTATCTAAACAACATAGAGCCATCCAGATAGGTTTATATATTAAAGCCGATAAAGAATTTGGTAAAGCTCTTAATGAGAAATTCGTTGAAGTGCGACGTTGGTTTTTTGAAAGTAATAGCTTAGAGTCAGACGATGTTTTATCTATCAAGAAAGACGCAGTAATTTCCCTGAAACGTTGTAGTAACACAGAGTTTGATAACATTAAATTCGTTGAGAAGAATTTTTACACTTCGTATTATTATTTGAATAAATATGAATTTTATTATAATAAAAATCATGACATTCATGTTAAAGGAATAAAAGATGAATTATTGGAACTCCATAAACCATACATGCTTGATTTTCTACACAATTTCTTTAAAATGAATGAGATATCATCGAGAAAGAAAGTTATTACCCTTCTAAGGAGTTTTATTGAAGAATATAAGAATAAGACTCTCGATTTGGGCTTCTATCGGGAACTGAATGGACAGTCTCTTTTTAGACTTAACGAGAGTCTTTTCAACGAAAGTATTGGAGCAATGGATGTAAGAGACATTAATAAAATAAATATTAATTACAATTTCAATAGATATTTAATACCACTCATAAGTATTTTGGTATAGATTGGAAATTGAAATATATATTATAAAACCGAATATTATTTATAAAATAAATAAGGAGCGATTTGAAAATGGCAACCAAAGTCTTTCTCGTCATCGCAAAAGACCCTACGGTGGTTGGCAGTAGGGCGTATGAGAGTAACATTGATCGCAAGATTTTCGATTTTGCGGTCGACAACAGGGTTGAAATTAAGGATGTCGGTATGTACACAGAGCCGGCCATGAATGAAGTTGATACACAATATTCACTTATCGGTATCGAGAACGAGCTCTTCAAAAACAATGCAGCTCTTGCCAAGACGTTCATCGAATTCTTCATTTCTGTTCGTCAAAACTGGGAACACATAAACGAATATGGAGATCGGTTCAATTGTAAACCGAATTTCCATTCTCGCCGGTGGGACGACAGAAAGACGATCTCCTATATCTTCACTTTCCTGCATAAGGAGTATGGAATCCGGGCTAGACCGGTGCGCAGTCTGACTGATCGTGACCTGGAAATGGAAACGTATCAGGTCATGATTCCGTCTAACATTCACGTCATTGCTCGAAAATTCAATGACGTCATGGATTCATTCATGCTTACGTACTAAAAAGATAAATGCCTAACCATATGGTTAGGCATTTATTTTTTTTATCTTGTTATAGGCTTATTCTCACGAATGAAAGTGATAAAGAATTGTTGTACATCCTTATTTATCTTGTCTAAAATGTATTTTCTAGGGTGAAAGAATTCAAGTTCTTCCCACATAAAAGGACTGATTCCTCTTACAATACGCTGACAGACTTCACGCACTTCTTCCATGTAATCAGAGGGGAATTTAACACCCCGGAGGGTGTAATCATCCATTTTCACTTTAATTTCTCTCTGAATAGTTGTTTCGAGAATAGCCATCAGAAGCTCATACTCCATGGTAGGACTTTCCTTTTGTCTCTGTGGACGAAGAATAAATAAACCTAAAATTGCAAATAAAATAAATAATGCTGTGAGAATGTAAATTCTTTCCATATGGGTGCTCACCAAACCCTTTCTTTTTTATTCATTCCAGTTTTTAACAAAACCGGAAAGTTTGAGAACGCCATTATCAAAACTGTCATATTGTTTTGATTTATCAATATATGCTTGAATTTTATTGATGTGTTCTTTACTTATTCCGTCTTTATATTTACGGAGAAACGTATTAATATCACCAAAACCTTGTTTAAAGTTGATGAAAATGTTTCCTTCATGTACCTGCTCATGAACAGTTTTAGATAACATAACAACCTGGATATTATTATTAAAGTGCTCTTCCAAGCACAGATCGGCGAGATCGAATGTGGTTAATTTTTCTCCGTTATTCAGGAGATGGTCGGCCATTATTTGCAACACGTCGAAAAGTGTAAGAATGGGTCCATGATGCATTTCAATATCGACGTTGTCATCACCCTCAACATTAGAAAGAACCTGACATCTTTCGAGGCCAACTTCATTTATAATATAAGCTTTGTACATATCATAATCTTTAGATCTTCTGACCATTCTCTTGGTAGCATTAATAAAGTTGACAAAATTATCTATATTGGAAAAATAATCAATATCTTTATAGAAGGGGAGCTCGTAGTTACTATCGGCTGAGTCGATCGTGGGATTTCTGCTTGTTTTCTTAAAATTTATGTTTGGGATATTGTCAAACATGTTTCATCGTCCCCCTTACAGTAAAAATATTTATTCTACATTAGGTTAATATAATGTTTTAGTAGTATTTAGGAAGGAGATGATTTCATGCAATTAATCGATTCCATATTTAGAGATCTTAGAAAGATTATCAATAGCATTACGGTTAAATATGAAAATAAGGCAAGACAGTTTGAGACAGTTGATTCTAAAAGAGAATCCGACCTTTATCTTTACGCAGCCCAGAAAATGGATTCTTTTAACACATATCAGAGATTTGATCTTCAGGCTATTATTAATGCCGGTGTGTCTGATATAGACTTGGCGATCAAATATGTCAATGATAAATACTTAATCCCTAGATCTTTGCGAGATCGAGTTGTTGAAGAGCAGAGAAAAATTATTGTCGATTCTTATGTCGAAAAGAATAATTATTATAGGATGCTCAACGGTAAGCCAGATATCGAAGATATCAATTTTATTTATGTAGATACAGATATCTGCATTGAACTCGGCCTCAATCCTAATACGCCAATTCATGAATATACTAATGAAGAAATTAGCTTATTGGAATCTAACGGGTATTTAAAACCAATCATTGAAGCCAACCCAACTAAGAAATATCTTAATTATTTGGGTAAAAATGCGATAAGTATCGTTTTTGCTCGTTCGGCCAAGAATTTCACCATTCTGCGTATGACGAATGATATTCCTGATGCGTTTAATGAGGATTTCAATACCACGTATAACCAATGTCGGGAATACTATATGTCAGTTATTTATAATAGAAACTTTGGTAAGCAGTATGAGTACTATGATAATTTTATCGCAATGATGATAATGGTTATGACCATCCAAAGACTTATTTCAAACACCTTCAAATATGGTATTGAATACGATTTCTATGACCTTGCTTCTATTAAAATGATTTTTGATGCGTATAGAGTTCCGTTTATTCAAAATCTACCCATTGACTATCAGAGAATTCTCATTCGCAACCTTAATACTCTTTTGCGTTATAAGGGTACAGATAAAGTCCTTTATGATATCTGCTCACTCCTTGGATTAGATAACATAAAGATCTATAAATACTTTTTGTTTAAAGAGCATAGATTTGATGACCAAGGTAATCCTATTTTCGCAACCAAAGAAATCGTCACCGAAGATGGTGTTAAAATTGTTCCCGATTATGAAACTATGTATAAACTCTTCTTCCAATCTGTAGAACTGCGAGAAAGGAATCTCGCCTTAGCTTTGTCAGATAATACTAATATCCTGGATTACACCCAGGTTGTTATTGAAGACCCTTATTGGTGGGACGAAGACGATGAGCTTAAGAAAACTATCTACGAGAGCGAATTTAACTTTATCGAATCCAAATACTTAAGCATGAATGTCATGTACAAATTAACGGAAATGCTTTTTGAAATATCTTATATTTTCAATATGCTCATCGATAAAAAAGACGAATTAAATACTGTGACTATTAAACTCCCACGAATGTTCGAAGATAAGGATATAAATCTTTTCGATATAACTGTTCTTTTGTGTGCTCTCATAGCCAAGAAAACAAATATGGCCGGTAATATTATTCATACTCCTAGCAAAACCCTCACAGTTATGGGCTTTAATTTTAACTTAGATTTTCGTATTATTAGGAATGAAATCAGAAACAATAAATATCTCGACCACTCTGAAATTAATAAATATTTGGAAAATCTAACTATTAGTACTCCTGCAGACGTGAATAGAATCTATGCCAATATCCGAGATCTTAACGATTTTCTTGTCGAAAAACTAAGTTCAGTTCAGACAATAGAAGAGTATCATGCTTATCGTAAATTATATGATACTTTGATGGTAACTCAACATATGGAAAACTTGTTTAGAAAAAGTGACGGAGAAGTTGCTGAGACTTTTATCGAATATTTGTGGGATAGAGATCATATGATGGCCCAATTTGTAGAAGAAGTTGAAACTGATTTAATAGGTGAATATGTAGAGCATATTCTTTTCAGGTTAAATCAATTGGTAACAGACCTCAAATATCTCTATATTATCAACGAATCTAATAGCTTGCTATTAAATGCAGCAGTTACATTGATAAGATTCTTTAAATCTTATACCACAGACTTAACATCCTTTAATATTCTTTATCTTCTTGATAGCAGATATTTCAATATGATTAGAGTTATCGGTAAGATCAAATCGATGACCAAAACTTTTGCACAAACAGATACAGGTCTCATTATGAAATATGCAGATAGCGTTAAGGTTGGTGCCGGATTGAGCGAAAAAGATTTCTTAGAATTACTTGATTTTATTCATATGACTTCTAATATTAAACTCTCCGACCAACAATTGTTGGAAGATGGTTTAGATGATATAGAAGTTAGATCACAATTTAAAAATCTTCTTAAATTGAACGATAATATCGGATTATTTGTCACTATGTTTTTAAAAGATATCTTATCCCCATACGAAAGACAAGAATTTCTCTGTACTATTTTGCACAAAGACCCGATGACTTTTTTTGATATAATTAAATCTATGAATGTAGGGTTCACATTAAAAGACTCGACGTTGAAAGTACTTAATGATGATTTACACAGTTTAAGTGTAGAGAATAAATTTAGCGAAGATTTAGATGTTGCCGATAAATATAAATTCAGCGAATCGTTTACATTGAAGGATAAAGACTTTAATATCTATGATAAACTTAGGAGCAGTACATCGGACTTTTTATTCAAAGACGAATCAATCAAAGTTATTGCAGATGAACTTTATCAAATAATTACTAGCGATGAATTTAGAGATATTTTAAGTTTTTATGAAAAACAAGGTTTCAGTGCTACATTCACCAGTAAAGACAAATCATTCAATACACACGATAAACTTAAATCCATTACCGCATATAAAAAGCTGATAGATGATTTTACATTTAGATACAAATCAATTATACATTCATTAAACAAACAGATTATTAACAAAACACAGTTAAATATGCGCGACAAAATCATAATACAAAGAGAAATCTAAAAACATATTAATAATGAAAATATCGAAAGGGTGGAATGTACGAATGAGTAAACCGAAAATTTTAACGCTTAATGATACCCTTAACTCCTATGATAAGGTTATCGGAAATCAAATTGCCAGAAGCGGAAAATCTGTTTTTAAGACGCGTGTTATCGGCGGTTATGGCTATCTTGGACAGAATGAACTGGGTGAAGTTTTGTTCGAAGAGAAACGGTTCGATGATCAAAACATGATCGTCCTTGGCGGAGCTCTCTTCGTTCTGGAGAAAGTATTCAACGTTATTTCTCCGCTTACTGTAGCGTATCTCAACGATATCATGGGTATTGCTACCGACGGTCCGCCGATTACTGAAACATATCCCAAAGGAAATGGTGTATGCCTCTTCGGTGTTGGTATTGGTGGCGCTGGCGATACGATTACTTCAGTGCACGATGTACGTTTTGTTGATCGTGAAATCGACGACATGATTCCGTTCCGTCAAACGGATCAACCGTTGGATGCTGCGGATGTTGACAAGTATTGGTTCCGTCGCACTGAAGGTGACGGTAAAATCTCTTACTTCCTGAAGAGGTTTGAAACAGATCCGGTAATTAAAGTCCTCTGGGCTGATGGCGAAGGTGACGAGGATGGAACCGAAGTTGAACCGGATGTTCATAACACCTCTCGCACAGACCCGATCGAAACATTCGTAGAAATGATTTTGAAGATCTCGAAACTCGATTGTCGCGAATATTTTGAAAATATTGGCGAAATCGAAAAAGCGCGGATTAACTCCATCGGCCTGTTTACAGGTGTAAAAGGTGAACTTGCTGATGGTAGTGAGGACTATAAGCAAGTAAAAATGTTCTCGAAGATCAATATCAACAACGAAATGCTTACCGCCAACAAAGATCTGACGATCGTATACCGTATTTATACTTCCTAATGGTAAATAATGGCATAGATGGTGATTGAAAACTCACCATCTATGCCATTTTTTTATGTTTTTTAGTAATTTTAGCAGCGAAAATTATATATTATAATCGTGAATCAATCAAAAAAAATTAATAATTATAAAGAGGGGAGTGGACATAAGAATCTCCTTTTACCAAGGCTTAGGGGATTCAAAAGTTTATGAAAAATAATATGTTTATTTTTCTCACCAAAAGCGGTTCCATCTTCAACCGCACCAACGGCAAAAATGAAAGGTTATACTTCGATAAGGAGTATAATGCCGTTAATGGAATCCTCATCTTCTCCCGCGAACGAGGAAATTCCAAAGTTACTGTAACAAGGAAAAGCCTGTCCGGTAACTTCGTTTACAAGAAAGAATTATCACAATCTGGAATGTATATCATAACTCCGCTTTTCGTTCAGCCTCTCATTCGCACTACCAAGGATGTGCGAATTTTGTATAACAAAATAAAGAAACTTCTGAGCAAACCTAAAGTCAAGATCATCGATAAAGGGGAATTTGAAGATCCCGTAAAAATTCAATTCATCATTCGGAATGAAAGCGGAGTTCTGGAAACTAGGTTCGTTGTCAAGGTCAATCCTGAGCTGTTTAATGGAGATTACATTGACGAAACCAGCGAATTGATCGATAAGGCAGCTAAACTCGATTTGGATATTCTTGTCAAGAATTTCAATATAACCAATAACAAGGAGGTTATCTTAACAATCAATAAGGATTTCATCGAAACGGCCTTATTGATCGAGAAGCACTATAAATCTAAGAAAACAGAATAAAGAGGTGATAATGTGTATAACGCGATAATGCGGTGTGTCAATGAAGATGCAGGCCATGTTATCATTAATGAGGAATTTTATGCACGGTTCAATATTCAAGAGTTTGAAGAACTTGAAGGTGGAGTAGTAGTCTTTGCTTCTTTGTACCGGGAACTTCCTGGAGCCGACATTTGCACCGAACGATATAAAGTAATCGTCGAAGCACCAAATTTCTTTGAACGTCTCTTGGGAATTACTCTCGAAGACAAAATCCGTAAGGCTGTAAAAAAGATTAAAGGCGGGTGTGTAAATTTCATCAAACGCTCAAATCTCAGTCAAAGGTATTTTGACTTTTCGGTTTTAAGTCCGAAAATGTTTTCGTTCGTTATTTAATTAAGGAGGTGAAACCTTTTTAACACCCGCCTTTATTTTATCATTATAACGAATAAAGTATTTATAATTAAAAATTATAAAATAGAGAGGTATAATAAATATGGATAATTCAAATAATTATAATGCTTGGATATATGACAGAGTTAATAAATAAAGGGTTAATTAATAAAATTTTATTTATTATTTGTGTCATATGTCCAAGTTCAATTGAAAGAAATAATACCGGTTTTTGGCGAGGTGTGTTTTTTTGGAGCAAAAATGTATATTTGTTGATTCACAAGGCTCAGTTTGTTTTAATGACGCTCTTAAAGGAAATATAGTTTGCAAATACCACTCTAGGTTTAAATGTGTTATATGCGGTAAGCAAGCCACATATTTTTGCGGTGATATTTCTGTGGTTAAATGTGAAAAAAGTATTTGTGATAGTATCAAATGCGAGCTACTTCATAATTATATTAGCCACCCGAATAGTAGGATCATAGGCATTTTGGAGAAAGAACTCGGAGTGCAACCTGCTGGTATTTTGATTGGAAAAATGCGATATAAGCAAAGTGGAATTAAAGAGTTAACTAAAGCAGGGTTCATTGTCCCTTCCGATAAAGGAGGTTACATATGGACAACGATTCTTGTGGACACAACGATCGATGAACTAACTAAACGCTTATTCAAGGAATTTGATATAAAAGGGCGAAAAATCATTATACTCGACAGAGTTCTCATGTCATATATACCGAGGGAAGTAATTGAACGATTGATCTATTAATAAAAAAATATAAGGAGTGAATAAAAAATGGCAGTATTACAAACAATAAGCAATTACGGTAAAGCTGTTAATTCTTGTGCGTTTTGTGGAGGACGAGCTAAAAAGACGCTTTACACAAATACGAACATCGCAGTCAACTCTTGTTCAAATCTGCTTTGTGATCTACAGTTTTTGTATCATCATAAGTCTGATTCGCTGTTCCTCATCAATTTTGTCGAATGGTATCTTAAGGTGGAGCCCGCAGCCGTTCTTGTTTCCCACGCTAAATTCGAAGACAGTTCTATAAAAACAAAAGCTGGATATGTATTTTTTAAAGAGAAAGAACTTGTATGGACGGAAATTTTTGTTGGTTTGCCTATGCAAACTATGATAGACAGAATAAAAATTGCAGGTAGTATATTCAACCTTAGGCGTGTCATCGTTTCGACAAACGATATTCTTCCGGAGAAGAGAATAGATAGGGCTTTCTTCAGAAGCCTAAATAAAGTTTTTCATTAATATATAGATAATCGCAAGGGGGTCTTCTTTTTTTTGGTTATAACAACAGATTTATAATTAATAACGGCTAGAGGTGATTAGGATGGGTAGAAAATTATCCCAAAAAGATAAAGAATATTTACTCTCTTTAAAAAGAGAAGATATAACATTTTCTCTACTTCTTTCACTATTTGCATCAAGATCAGTTGTTGAAAATGGAAAATTTAAGATTATTCCTCCCCGTATGAAAACCAGCGATGAATTTGACCTCAATCCCGGAGAATATTTTAATACAACTAAGGTTACAACAAACGCAGGTTTGTTTATTTATAATAAACTTATCGTGGAGGAAAAATTCCAAAAAGTTCTTGGATATATTAACACTCCACTTAATTCTGCCGCGGTGAATAAAATCGAAGATAAGCTTGCTAAAGCTCTCTTGAACGATGAAATTGACGTCCCTTCAATGGTCGATTATCTCAATCGAACCCAATGGCTCGGAATGCAATTTCACTCTGTAATTAGTGGCTCTTTCACTATGGGTACACTGAAACCACATCCCAAAGTTATCAAAAGACGGGATGAACTTATTAAGGAAAATAAAGATAAACTCAAAAAGGGTGATGTTATTACTGCTGTTAAAATCGAAAAAGAACTTCTAGATGTTGCAGCTAAAGAGTTGGAAGGGGACCATGGTCTTGATTTGTATAAATCTGGTGCTCGCGGTTCCTTTGATAACAACTTTAAAAATATCAGTGTTATGAAGGGACCAGTATTTAATCCTTCCACTGGTGAATTTGATATTGTTGAAACTAATCTTATGGAAGGTATTAAGAAAGAAGATCTTCCAGTTTATGCGAATGCGATTATTACAGGTGCATATCCTAAAGCTATCGGAACTGCTGTCTCGGGTTATTTCAGTAAGCAAATCATTGCTGCTCTACAGGCTGTTGTACTTGATAAACCAGGTAGCGATTGTGGTAGTAAAGGATATATGACCGTTCTTCTTACAGATAAAAATATTAATGATTTCTTGTATCGTTATATTATTCAGAATGGTAAACTTGTCCTCCTTGATGAATCCAACATGAATAAATTCGTTGGACAAATTGTCAAAATGCGTTCCCCGTTGTATTGCGTAAGCAAAAAGCTTTGTCGGGTATGTGCAGGGGCAATGTATGATAAACTTAAAATTGACAATATCGGCCTTACAGCAGCACGGGTTTCATCATCCTTGCTCAATCTTTCAATGAAAAAATTCCATAATAGTACGGCTAAAATTACCGAAGTTAAACCTGAAACGTTGATTCTTTGAGGAAGGGAAGGATGAGGAATGTTAATCCAACCAAGTAAGAATTCTATTAAAATGATAATTATAGATAATCTTGATAGCGGAAAACTTATTTTGATTGATAAAGATGTTAACCATATGAGTAGAGATATGGCGTTTGTAGAAGTTGCAAGGCAAACTGGTATTCCTATTTTTGCAACACGTGAACGAGCATTTCATTTAAATAATCTTGCAGGATGTACCGTGGCTTGGTATACTGAGGCAGATATTCTTTCCAAAGGTAAATATGACGGTTTCATGGCTGACATTAGTGTTGAAACCCTAAGGATATATACACTTATGAATTCTCCCATCCAGTCACCGAATTTTAGATTTAGAACAGGTTTACATATTAATGATATTTTCAGCCATGATATCATTACAAGATATACTGATTGTGAACCGGATGACCCTGGTGACTGTGGTTGTCCTACACCAATCACACCGGTTGACGGCTGCCCAACCCCTTATGAACCAGATTGCCCCACACCATCTCCTGGTTCAGGTTGCCCTACACCACAGCATGACTGTAAGGTATATCAATGCTTTAAGCCGCTTTTCGATTCTTAATTTTCAAAATTAGAATAAACAAGACTCCAGTGGATATAAACTCCACTGGAGTTTTTTATATATTATTTTTACCGAATAATTAATAAGAGAGGAGAGTTAAGAGAGAATGGAAAAATTTGAAAGTAACGTTGTGGTAGAAACAGAAGGTCTTACAAAAGTAGATATTCCTAGAAGTATCGAATATACTTTTCATGTGAGGAAAATTCGAGAATATATTAAAAACACTTTTGGAACCGATGTAAAATTATATACAACTTTCTATGAGTGTTTGGACGTAATATCTGATCAGATTAAGAATGGGGAACTGAAGAGAGTTGCAATCATAAGTGATGTGATCAGTATTCCGTTAGATATTTCTCATGAAGAAATTAATAAAGGTATTGATTTAGTTGTATATAGCTTAGAGGGTGCCCAAGAAGGATCTCATGGTGCAGATGTCAATTTTTCAAATACATTAATGTATCATGAAAAGTTTAACGTATTTATTGCAACGTTTGTATATATTATAGGTAATGGTAGGATGGAAGAATATACGTTGTTCTTCGGAGAAAATGCTGCTAATGTTAAAAGTTACATATTACATTCTATGCAAGCACTAAGAGAAAAGAAATTGCGTCATATTCGCTTTATTATGGATACCCGGTCCGGAATGGAGCGTAGAAATGAAATAGTTGATACAGCTATCAGAGATGAAAGAATTTATCTCGACGATGATTTGAAAGAACAAATTTTCATGTTTGTGAATCAATTTTTTGACCACGAAGGAAAAGATTTCTATCAAAAATATAACATCCCGTATCGTCGTGGAATACTTCTCTATGGTAGACCTGGTAATGGGAAAACTACGTTAATACGTTCATTGATTAAATCGATTGCTGGTAAAGTTCCGATTTACTATTGGCAGGTAACCGAATACACAACCAGTGAATCAATCTACTTGATATTCTCAGAAATCAAACAAAGCGCGTTATCTTCTCTTTTGATAATCGAAGACATTGATTCTATGCCCCAAAGCTGCAGATCGACTTTTCTCAATATGCTTGACGGCATTTCTGTAAATGAAGGGGTATTTATTATCGGAACAACAAACTATCCGGATAAAATTGATCCGGGTTTGATGAACCGAGCTGGTCGTTTTGATAGATCTTATGAAATTAAACAACCTTCTGCTGAAATTAGAAGACAATATCTTATCGATAGGAATATTCTCGATATTATAACTGAAGAGCAACTTGAAGAAATCATTTCTAGAACCAAAGGTATGCCCATGGCAACTCTCAATGAAATCTTTATTTCCTGCGCACTTTATAAATATCAAACTGGTTCAGTAGATATATCGAAAGTCATGAAAGAGATTGAAAAGGTTGATGCGAGCCAAAAGAAGGGTGATTTTATGCATCACATTAACAGAGCGGCTCCCATTGGATTTTCTATCTCTCCGGCTGATTACGAAGATTGAAAACTGAATTATATAAGAAAATATACACTAGCAGGTCGTTAATGCCTGCTAGTGTATATTTATTTGCTTAAAAACAAACCATTAAATTATTATTTTTTTTGGAGGTATGTCATATGACCACGGAACATATTTTGCAAACTCTCGACCATAAGAAGGCAGTAGGCGAAAATATGGCACATTTCATTTCTGAATTAACCAAACGTGCCGTCGTTCATGATTTTTCTAAATTCAGTGAAAAAGAAGCGCCGTATTTTGATAGGGTTATTTCGCGTCTTAGAAATACAACCTATGGTTCTCCTGAATATAAAACACTCTTGGAAGAATTGAAACCGGCCCTTGAAAATCATTATGCTTCCAATAGCCATCATCCCGAGCATTATGAGAACGGTGTTCAAGATATGGATCTTTTGGATCTTATCGAGATGGTAGCTGACTGGATGGCCGCAGTTAAAAGGCATGTTGACGGGGATATTTATGCTAGTCTTATTCATAACTCTAAACGATTCAACATTCCACATGCACTTATGTGCGTTATTGAAAATACCGTTCGTAGATTTAATAACGACAATGAATCGGAGAGAATTTTTAAACCAAGGAGTCAGACCGATAATGAATAAATTGGGGTGGTATTGTAATGATTATCAAACATTTTTCTCATATAGATACTGATGGGATAGGAGCAGTAGTAATTTCCCAAAGAACTTTTCCCTCAGTCTCGTATGATCTATGTGATTATGAGAATATCAATAGGCGAGTTTCTGATTTCGTCGGATCGCTTCTACGAGGTTACTTTTCTTATAGCATGGTTGTTATAACTGATATAAGCGTTGATGAAAATACAGCAAAACTCATAGAAAAAGCAGATAAAGAATTACCTAATACGAAATTTATACTTCTCGACCATCATGAGCGTGCAATGTGGCTTAACCAATATACATGGGCATTTGTATCAAAGGAAAAGGAAGTTAAAGGACGCATGGTTAAAACATGTGGCACTTCCTTGTGGTCTGATTATTTATTAGAACAAGGTTTCATAGATAAAGAAGACGAGATAGTAGCATTTTCTGAATTAGTTCGTCAATGGGACACATTTGAATGGATGCGTCTTCATAATGAGAAGGCCAATGAACTTAACCTTCTTTTGTCTATTAAAGGGAAGGAAAGGTTCATTGAAAGATTTACTGAAAATATTGAAACGGAATGGACATCTGAAGAAAAAATTCTTCTTAAAGAAGAAAAGTTCAGAATAAGAAGATATGTAGATGGTAAAAGACGGGAAATGAAAACTTACACAAGCAGATCCGGCTATCGCATTGGTGTTGTTTTTGCCGAACAACATATTTCTACGATCGCATCTCAAATTTGTAAGTATAATAGTGATATTGATATCGCAATGGTTTGCTCTTTAAGTACTGGAAGAGCTTCCATTCGTACAATGAAAGACGATATCAAACTTAATGAAATTGCCGCGACACTTGGCGGTGGAGGAAGGGAAAAACGAGCAGGTTTTCCTTTGGAAAGTATTTTTGATATCAAATTAGATCTAAGTAAAATCTAGTGATGGTCAGATTCCGCGATAATTTTATTTTAGAAAATTTCTAACTTATATTTATATATTATATCCATGATTATAGTAAATAATTACCAAGGAGATGAATTAAATATGGCAAAGACGCTGAGCGAAGCATATTTGAATTTCGTAAGAGATGTTATGAACATCGATCCGATGGAAATTACCGAGGAAATGGTCAAGAAATCATTCGGCGAGTTCACCGATCCCGAAAAAATGAAACTCCTGGGAGTTTCTGCATATGTCAACGAAATTAAAGAGCGTGTGTTGGCTTCGATCGGTGATACGCGTACCGGCACGTCCTGGGAGAACTTCAAGAAAATCTTGCAGGTCGAAGGTTTCAAAGAAGCTCTCAGATACGATTACATTATCGAGAGTGATTATTGTAAGCCCTCTATCGAGGAAGCTATTCTCTACTACCATTCCGCAAAAGGACTTTTGGTGTGGGGAACCTCGTATGGAAATAAGTTCGGTATCAACGATGCCAATCTTTACGGGTTCTTCAAATACACCAAGCCAGTGGAAAAAGTTTTCGTTCCTTCGAAATGGATTGAGGGTGCCGGCTATGAGGATATCGTCCTTACGGACGAACTCAAAGACGCCATCCAAAAAGTGGAGAAGTGTCGATTGAATAGAGGGCCGTGGATCGACATTCTTGAAGGTCTCAATTTCAGTCAAGATGTGCGACAAGGTTTTATCATGACCATCAGGAGCATCGAGAGTCATTTCGAGTTTATGCCGATTTGGCCAAGAGATGCACATGTATGGTTCGTCGACTACGCTGATACGAAAGAAAATCCGAACCTTGTCGGCGCAAGCGATATGATTAGTGTGTCGAAAATCAAAAAATGTCCCAAGGAAGTTCAGGCTATTTTGGCCAAGAACATTGAAAAATGGGAAAAAGAAGGCCTGTGGTAATCACAGGCCTTCTTTATTTTTTTATAAGTTTACGATTATATATTATTTTTTTAAGTAAAAAATAAATCATTTATTTGAGTAAAGGAAGTGATTGGTGTATGAGTTTCGAGATTGAAAGGAAATTTCTTTTGGAAAGGTTCCCTAAGAAGATAATTGAAAAAGGGAATATTCAAAAAGTCTCTGTGGAAAGGATTAAGCAAAGCTATATAGCTATTACTAAAGATGAAGAAGTTAGAATTCGTCATATTACAAATCTTTTTCCGAAAAACGAATCTGCTCCTAAAGATAAATTTGTCCTTACAGTCAAGAAAGATATAGAATCGGGTTATCGTGTAGAAAACGAAATAGAAATCAGTAAAGAAATTTATAATAAATTGCTGAAGTCTAGTGGTTTTAAACCATTAGTCAAAAAGCGCACAACTCTTGAAATGGATGACTATCTTTTGGAAATTGACGAGTATCGTGATTTTAACACTATAGTTGTAGAAGTCGAATTCAGAAATCTTATTGAAATGAAAAATTTTATTGCTCCGGAATGGTTTGGAAAGGAAATTACTGGCAAGAAGAAATATTCAAATAAGACCATGTGGAGAAAAATTCAGAAAAAGAAATAAAAAATGATAAGGAGATGATAAAAAATGAAACTTATATTTTTGGACATAGACGGAGTAATGAATTGTGAAGATCATCCATACCCATCCGATCCAGAAGTACATTTTGGTCTTGAAATGTCTCCAAGAGCAATTAGAACTCTAAGAAATATTCTTGTTGAAAATAATGCGTGGATTATAGTGAGTTCTTCTTGGAGAATAGGTCGTACCGTGGAGGAGCTTAGAAACATATTCAGACACTACAACAACGTTATTGCTGATAGAATAATTGGAAAAACTGATGAGTTGGGTCGACGGGATCTTGAAATCAAGGCTTTCCTCGAAACAATTACTAAAATGGTACTTATAACGGGCTATGTTGTAATCGACGATGACGACTTCGATTTGGGCTTGGTTAAAGAAAATCTTGTAAAGTGTGATAGAAAAACGGGATTGACAGAAAAATACACATGGAAAATAAGGCGCATTTTGAATAAACGAGCGAGAAGTTAGTTTTCTCGCTCGTTTACATTTTTTTAATTTGGTTTTTATATTTCAAGATATGAGTATATATTATTAAACTAATCGTAAATGGAAAAATAAGGGGTTGAAAGATATGGAAAGGATAATCATATCTGTTAGAAATGGAATCGTAAATATTGAAGAAAATATTCATAATTTAAACATTAAAATTATTGATCCTGATAACGAAGAAGAAAAGAAGGAAATAACAGAAGAAGAAATGAGGGATTATGATGCGGTTGTTGAAGTGCGGAGTGGGTTGGCAAGTTTAAAGCATCTCGTAACAGAGGTACAAATAATCATAAAAGATTATGATAAAGGAGTCACGGTATTCTTTAAGTAAATGAGTGAGAGATCTCTCACTCATTTATTTTTTTTATAATCGCAGTCAATTCGGAAGATATGATTATATATTATTAATTTGATAGTAAATAAATTAGGAGGTATCAAAAAAATGAACTGTAAAAATCTTCTCAAAGTCGAGGAAGGGAAAATTTATTATTGGGACGTTAGAAAAATTCTGCACTCCCTTCATAGAGGGACTAAAAAGGTCAAACTCCTTGGTTTCGTTGAACGACCCTATAGAGAATATCCCCTGGCAGAAGTGAAATCTATTGAAACTGGGGAAGTATTTGAATGTGATCCGGCATGGCTTCAGCAAGATCCAGAAATTTTGAAAAAGAAATATCGGGCCACTATGCGTTATTGGAAACGCACTAGGGTAAAACCATCATATATTTATGAACTGTCGGATTTACTAAGGACGGTAAGTATAGGGAAAAGGTCTAAATATGTGCTCGTTCCCGATCCAACACCGGAACAACGAAATCTTGTTAAAGCTATTAATAACGACGGAATTGTTGATTATATCAATGTCTTAAACATAAAGGGCCTGGAAGATAAATGGTCTGTTGAGCAACATTTGGACGCTTTGAAGGAAGAAGTAGACCACATTCCCGAGCCCGACGATTACGAATATGATCTCATTCTTAAAGATTAAAATGTGGGGGGGATTCAACCCCACATTTTTTTTGTTTTTTCGTCACATATGTTTATATATTATCATTATAGTCAATAAATAATAGCAACATTGGAGGGTGAATGGTAATGAATTTCGAAAAGCTTCTTAAAATCGAAAAGTATAAAGTGTATCACTGGGATGTTGGAAATAATCTCAGAGGCGTACATGAAGGAACCAAAACCGTGGTGGTTAAAAATATCCTTACCGGATCTATAAATGGACCAATGGCAAGAGTCGAATCATTGGAAACCGGAGAGGTTTTTGTATGTTCCGTCAAACATCTTCAACCCGATCCGGAGTTTCTGAAGGAAAAATACATATCTCTACTTAAGCGTTGGAAAATATTTGGTTTCAAACCACGTCAATTATATGAGATCCATGATGAATTCCTGCGGTTTCATAGAGAGAAGATATTGAAGTACGTTATCATTGTCGATTCTAAAAGTCTTTTCTGGGTTACCGTTATAGATAGTTGTGGACATGTTTGGACGTGTAACAGATATTTCATCAAAGATCTCGATAGCGATAGAAGGTTTTTCGGTCGTAGAGAAAAAATCCCCAGTGATCTAGCTAATTTTCTCTTTGATTCGGAAAAACCTGTTAACGAAGGTCTTATTTTCTAGGTGGGGTGGGACAAACCACCCCCCTAACTTTTTTTATCTTTTAATCGTTTATATATTATTTCAAGGTCTAGAAATTAAATAATAAAACCTGCTTAACTGTACATTAAGAGATGTGTCAGAGGGAGGAATGGTTAGATGGGTAAAACTGTACAATTGAAGAAAATTAGTTGGGATGAACAATGTGAAATTAGTTTTATTACCGGAAACGGTTTTGAAGTTACGGATTACGCATTCATAAAAAATAAAGAAGAAAAATCATTCAATGGTATTCAATCGCCTAGGTTTGCGACCGATTGGGAAGACGAAGATGCATTCTCGGAAAGATATAGCTGTAGATGTAAGGAACTTAAAGGTCGTGTATACGAAGGCGAGGTATGTAAAATTTGTGGACATAAAGTAATCTTTCGTGACGTGAATATGAAAGTTACCGGTTGGATTAAACTCGGCGATTATGCTATTATTCAACCGTTGTTCTATAGAATGCTTAAAGTCGCCATTGGCGATAAAGCTTTCAGTGAAATCATTGAATACGACAAAGAAATCACCAGAGATGGTGAAATTATTAGCAAGAAAGGAAAAAGTCCATTTAAAGGTATTGGGTTGATCGAGTTTCGTGAAAGATTCGAAGAGATTATGGATTATTTCTACGAAAAGAAGAAGAATAAACAAACGGAACTTTTCGATGAGATTATGAGGGATAAGGACAAAGTTTTTGCATCTTGTATCCCGGTATACTCGTCGGTTCTTCGACCGGTCTCGTTTAGAGGTGAAAACTTCTTCTTTAGTAGCTTTGATAGAAAATATGAAACGATCTTTGCATTAAGTAGACTTCTTCATGATGAGTCTCTCCTGACGACTCGTCAGAGGAAAAAGAAAGAAAAACTCGGAGAAGCTGTAACCTTGTCTGTAATTCAAAAGAAAGTTAATGAACTTTGGCAACTTGTATTCAATCAAGTTAACCAAAAAGATGGGCATATCAGGTATCAGCTTCTTGGTGGTCGAATCAACTTTTCTGCAAGAAACGTTGTTATCCCCGATCCAACTTTGAGAGCAGATGAAATTCGTCTGGGGTATTTAACGTTCCTCGAATTGTACAAATATGAGATAATTGCTCTTCTGGCCAAAATGGAGAGAATTACTCATAACGAAGCATATGAGGAATGGTATAAGGCAACAATAAACTTCGACCCTAAGATCTATGAAGTGATGATGTACATCGTTAAGAAATGGAAACCGGCTATGATCATTAACCGGAATCCAACCATTAACTATGGATCGGTACTCTGTATGAAAGTTATTGACATTAAACGTGCACACGAAGAGGATTATACCATGTCGATTCCGATTCAAGTTCTCACTGTCTTGAACGCGGACTTCGATGGTGACGTTCTCAATATTGTGTCACTGAAAACGAAAGAACTGAAAAAGGCGTTCAGGGCATTTAATCCGAGACTTAATATGTTCATTTCTAGGAACGACGGGTTGTTTAACAATGAATTCAATCTTCTTAAAGACCAATTGATTGGTCTTTACGAGTTCAATAATATTTGAGGATAAGAGTTTTCTCTTATCCTCTTTTTTATCCTATTATTTTGAAGGGAGAAAAAAATGGACTTGACGGAAGCTCTTATAATAGCAGCAAATGCTCATAAAGGACAGGTTGATAAAGGTGGAGAGCAATATATTCTCCATCCAATTAGAGTTATGACAAAATGTGATACTGATGAAGAAAGAATCGTTGCTCTTTTACATGATGTCGTTGAAGATACTAATATAACCATTGATAATCTCAGAGAATATGGTTTTTCTGAGGAAGTTATTAACGCAATTGATTGTCTCACGAGAAGACCTAACGAATCTTACGATGACTTTATTATGAGAGTGAAAACCAACGAATTAGCTACTAAAATAAAAATTTTTGATATTGAAGACAATATGATTACTAAGCGTTTGAAAGAAATTACTGAAAAAGATCTGAAAAGATTAAATAAATATTCCATTGCTCTACAAATGTTGGTGGGCGAAAAAAGACCAGAATAAACATAGGAGGATATAGTACAATGGCATCTGATTTCAGTTATTCAATGGAACAGTCGTTACTCAAGTTGGTGAACGAGGTACATCCTGAATATGAAGTTTGTCTTGAAAAAGGCGAATATCAAAGAATTGAATTTTATGTTCATCGAGAAGAAATAATGAAAGAAATTATGAAAAAATTCAAATTTAAGGATATAGGTAACGTTTATAAATATGCCGATACGCTTCCACAGCCTAGCGAAGTTAACATTTTTGACATGTCGATCAATTTCGATAACTTTCATCGTATTGCAGTATCCAAAAAGATAAATTCAATTCTCTTCTATACAACTAAGAACTTTTCGATCTATTGTGTGTTTTTAGTAGATACAGATTATCTTAGGAAATTTTCTAAAAATATCAAGAAACTTCTTAGGCAAGATTCAACCAAGAACTTATTTAAGGATATCGATTTCAAGTGTAGTGCTGGTGAGTATATCGAAATTACTGATAATGACGATGAGCCCATTAGACCAGTTGCTGCAATTAAGAAAAAAGTAGCGGATGAAAATCTTGTATTTGAGGAAAACTCCCCTCTTAGTGAAGTCATGAATGATATTGAGATCTTTTTCAGGGACGAAACTAAGAGAATTTATGAAAAAATGCAGATTCCATATAAGCGAGGAATCATCCTCTATGGCGACCCTGGTAATGGGAAGAGCGCAACTATTCGTGAAATCATTAGACGCTTGCCCAAAATCACTAAAATTGTTATTACTCGAGTTAGAAATCTTCCGAAGATTTTGTCTTCTTTAGTGAAAGCGTTAGATGGAAAGAAAGCAATCATTATCATCGAAGACTTTGATTCGTTTGTCAATGAACGTAATCGATCCGAATTACTGAATATTCTTGACGGTATTGAAGTTAAATCTGGCATATTCTTCATCGGAACTACTAATTACCCTGATAAAATTGACCCAGCATTTATGAATAGGTCCGGTCGTTTCGACCGTACTTATAAGATCGACAATCCGTCGGAATTAACCCGGAGATATTACTTTGAAAGCCGTAAAATCGGGGACATCCTCGCTGAATACAAAACTTTCAAAAATGATAACATTCCAGACAGCGATGATGGTGTGGTTGAACTTTTCGTGAAATATAGCGAAGGTTTCCCTATGGCATCTCTGAAAGAGCTCATGACGACAGTCCGATATATTTTGGCCGGTAATCAAGAGTTGACTATAGAAGAGGCTCTTGAGAAAGCAAGGGAGATCTTAATCTCTAGTAGAGAAGCACATTTGAAAATGTTTAAGAATCGTTCCGACTCTGCAATGAGGTTTGTCAATAAATATCGTATGTCTTCTCCTGAAGAGACCCACTCCGGCGCGTACGGTTACGATGATGACGACGACGATGAATAAAATGATGATGAGAAGTAGAGAAAACTCTACTTCTCATCATCATTTTTTCAATTAATTTTTACAGGTACAATATGGTAAAAAATAAAAACTATGGGTGGTAAGACATGATGGAAGCTACTGAAGAGAAAATCCTTTCAATTAATACAGAGCCTGGCTACATCGTTATTGGAATTGGCAATATTAATTTGAAATTACCTGCAACCGGTACATTGGAAGATATGCATAATACGGCCAAATTATTTATCGAAGAACTGTTTTCTGTCAATGGTGTGAAGGAAGTTCTGGATAAATATGGTGTTATTATTGAAGAAAAAGTAATTAATTAATTAATAAATAAGGAGCCGATTTATATGCAGCCACAATATGCCTCACTTAAATTCTTTCTTGACGGTTTTAAGCCAGCAATTATATTCAAGAATAATGAGAAAGAATTTGTTAACAGTTTAAGAGAGAAAGGCTTTCCTTTTATCAAGTTGGATAGGGGATTCATGATCTTTTTTCAAACTCGTGATATGATGATCGAGTTTGAAAATAAGATGAGAGAAGGTCGAAAGAAAGGTAGAGCTTTCGATATGAATATGGCAATAGGAGAAGCCTTAGGGCTTCCTCCTAGTGCGGCAGAATTGTTTGCAAAGGGAGAGGGACAAAACTGGCTCGTTATAAACTTTTATGGGTTAGTGTTTAATACCAGAGAGGAATTGGTTGAAGAAAATCTCAGGTGGTTGAAAAAGCGTTATAAAGTACCCAAAGATTATCCTGGCACGATTGAGGTTATTGATAAACGTGAGACGGTTTATACGCTTAGTCTTAAGGATATCAATAACTTCAAAATAATTCCCGGAACTAATTTGTTTGGTAATAAAATGGCCCCAATCTTTCAAGTTACAATTATGCCCAATCTCGTAATGACCACGGTGTACAACGGTGTTGATTCAGAAAAGGCACTTAAAGCATTTAATCGTCATAAGAAAGAAAAACCCCAGTTGGATGTTTGGGTAGCAGATAAATTACATTCTTCATTTAATCTTAACAGCATAAAAGAATTCAAAGATAAATTTAATAATAATTAACTATTTTTAATGAAGGGAAGATGATAAACATGGCAAACATGTATAAAATCTATGCCCTTTACTCCAAGACGAGGAAAGTTTGCTATCTTCATGATCAGAGCCACAATGAGTTCTGGTCCCTGTATCTCAGATTCAAATATCCCAATGACAAGTGGTTTGTGATCGATACGGATTCGATTGTCTATATCGATCTGATGCAAAATAAAGAAGAAAGAGAACGCACAAAATTTATTAATCTTTACGATGACAAAGATTTTTATGCATTCAGGATCAAGAAGCAGATACTGGATGCACGTGATATGATGGCAAAAGAGTTCCTCAAAACAAAAATGGATGTTAAAGCAAACGATCTCTTCCTTGTCTTCAGATCTTCGCGTGGTGAGGCTGTTGTTTTATATAATGGCCCGGATATCGATAGTGCTTTCGATATCTATGAAAGTAGAACCGGATGCGAAGGTGTTGAGTTTTGGAGAGATGGAAAGTTTATGGATACCCTGTATACTAAAGATGACTATTATAGAAAATATCAAGCACAAAAAACTTCATAAATAATAAAAAAATTATATAATTTTTTTATTATTTATGGAACTATTTAGTAACCAGGACGGTCACCGGGTGTTTCGGCGGATGGCCGAGCGAAGCCCTCATGCGGTATTGCGGCACTTCCCGGAGCTGTCTGGGTTAGCGGGGATCGGTCGCTGCCCTGCGACCCGCTTTCCTGACGGCTATTTTTGCTGCGACCTCGTGCGCATAGACGGGCGCGATGGACGGTTTCCGGTGGCCGCCTGGTCGATTAAAACTTTGATCACTAACGTTGAAGCGTTAGTGATTTTTTTAGTGTTTTTTTGTAAATTTAGTTTATAAAAATATATATTATAAACGTGAATATCAATAATAAATAAATTCTTAGGAGGAAAATCTTCATGGGAATTATTAAAATTGAAAAACCTATTTATTATAAAGATCGTTTTAAGGGAGCTTTTATACTCATTGAATATAATGATGAGAATGGAATATTCGTTCTCGAAGAATTGCAAAGCCATCGCAGAGAAAATTTAGATTCTATCTTCTATGGTGGCATTCATGTTAACAAAACGTTCGATACAACTTCGACCCAACGAGAAGAAATTTTCAGATATTTGTATTCAATCGGTGTTAGGGCTATAGCTAGAGTCCCATTCAATCTCGCTATAGAACTATTGTATTATAAAGCCGAAAAAGTCCAAAATCTTATCAGGCGGCTGAAAGAAATTGAAACAGATGATAATATCGTCTCCAAAGCCAATCTCATCGAAGATCCTGATGGTGAATTGAATGACTTATGCTGCGAAGCAATTTTCACTTATCAGGGATTGGCTCATCCTAAAGCTTTACAGACGCTGGAAGAGGCTGGATTTGAAGTGGTCATCATGAAAAAGGATCACTTTGGTATGCGTATTGGAGGCATTATGACAGAGAAAGGTATCGTTCAATTCTTTAAATAAGATAAACAAACCTTACCTGATGGGTAAGGTTTGTTTTTTTCTTTTAACTCACAAAAACAATATTTAAAAGGAGTGATCGAAATGGAGATAGCGGTAGCTCACATGTCACTTGCTCATACATTCGGCAATATGACCGCTTTTATAACGGAATATATTAAAAAATTATTTCCTAAGAACTATTTCAATACGGTGAACATATCCTCGACAGCAGCGTTTAGATATTTCAATATTTTCGATAACACCAATAAAGAATTTATTAAGAGAAGAAAACCAATGCTTATTGTAAGACCTAGAATTGAATCTAATGATGATGCTTTTCTTGCAGGAACCCTCCTTACATCTAGAATAACCGATAATTATATTGACTTGGATTATGGAAACCTGCAACCATTCTTTGAAGATAAAGACAATAATACTCATATTAAATTCTTAATGAATCGTATGAGAATGAATTTTGATTGTACAATTATAGTTGAACAGCAAATGGAACAAATTAATCAATATTTTTATTTGAAAAACGTGATAAGGCATGAGCATCCATTCTATATAAATACATTTCTCGAAAGTAACATCCATAGAAATTTGATCAAAGGTGTGGCATGTGTTGCCGGAATAGATAGAGATGATATTAAATCCATTTTGGACTATTTCAATAAATGCTCTTTATATCCTCTTACCTATAAGATGAAGAATTCTACAGGAAATGATGAGTTTTTCAGATATTATCCTGCTACAGTCGATGCTATGTTCACCGGTCTTTCTATGGATGATGGATCTAAGAGGGGATTTGTTGCCGACTCCTATGCAATTAATTTCACCGTTACCACTGAATTCAATACATCCGGTTTGTATTATTTCTTTACTGAAAGAAAGGATATTATTGAGCAAATTGAATTCGATATTGAGAACGACAATAAGATCATTCCCATTTTCACTATAAATAATCTTTACAATCTAGTCGAACCTCCTGCGGGGTGGGAGCTCTATATTGCACCACTATTTAAGGTTTCGACAAATAGAACTCCCGACACGTTGGATGTTTCACATTTAATCAATGATGGAATTAAGAATTGCATTAAATATTATCTTAAACAAGGTATTTCTATGGATTCACTTATAAAAGTTTTTGTTTTCAAAGATAATGATGTTCTTGATAATGAAACCGACTACAGTTTTGATTACGAAAATCTCATCCTTACTGTAAATAAGACTAACACAGTGTCTACCTATAGGATGTTGATGTATATTAATCTTTTCCTTATCAATGATTTAATTGCCAGGATTCACAAGATCGACGAAGAAAAATAAAAATATACGTGCTAGCGCGTCCATAAGCTAGCACGTATATTTTTATTTTTTAAATTACAGAAAACTAATAGGGTATTTTCCGGAAGGAGATAGCGCTTCATGAATACTTTATCAGGAGACGAACAAAGGATAAATATACCTAACTACATAATATTTGGCTCAGATGAAATGGTCGTAGATTCTGGGTCATTTGATAAATTTATCATCGACAATGGTTTTAATGTACTTGGTAAATATAACTTGGGTGTATATTTGGGTCTTCCCGACGGGTGGACATATAGCAAAATCACTGATTATGAGGATTGTATTTTAGATAATGAAGGTAGACCGAGATTACTCATTGAGCATAAAAGACGTCAGGTAAAGATTTTACCATACTATAGCTATAGAATCATAGTAGATTACACTTATGATAAAGATAGAAAAACAGTGGAACCTACTAATATTATGATGAAAATCATTAGTATAAATTGTGATAACAATACTTGCTTAGAGTCTATTTCCCTTAATGATCTTATCAATTTTAAAGCATATTCGTATAATATTAATGCCAACAGAGGAGCAAATTTCATGAATTCCCTTAAGATACACGCGGAGGGTATAATGAATGTAAAATATCCCAATTGGAAAAATCCATTAAAATATTGGAAATAATAATTAGTTAGATATGTATGAGTGAATACATATCTATTTTTTTTTTATTTTTCCAAATGGAAATTGGAGGTATAAAAACTATGAAAGAAGAAACTCTTAAAATATTGGGCAGTTATGAGATTGCTTTCAATAGAATGGAGAATAGGCATATATTGAACTTTAAAACTGTAATTCCTAGTCAACCAGCAAATGAGAGATTTTTTACTATATTAATAATGAACGATTTTAAAGTGCTTTCCTTAAATAATAAGACTGCCGAAGTGCTATTACCTGAAAGATGGATTCATGTTAAAACTGGTAAACATACTGAGGAATTGGTTGATGCTTTTGGAAGAATTAGGGCTGAAATCAACACAAAAGAAAACAGCATAAAATTTCTTAAAAGGTTTAATTATCAGTTGGAAATTATACGGAAAGATGGTGCTATCCCTAGAGTCATTATGCATTTTACTGATGCTGGTAAAAAGTCAATTGAGACGTCTTTTGAGATTGATATAGCGAAAATTCTTCCATATGATGAAGTACAAACATTGGTATTTAATTGGGACACAATGATGGATAAACTCTACGAAGGATTATGTATGGAGGCAGAAAGAATTTTAACCGAAGAATTTCCTGAGTGGAGAAATGAAATAGCATATTGGTAATAAATAATAAAAGTAGGTTAAAATATATATTATTAGCGTAATAAGATTCGAACCTTGTGGAGGTAAAAAATAATGACTAACAATCTTAGTGATCTCTTCGACGTTGAAAGAGATAGGATTAGGTCAAAGTTTAATAATCCAGGATTCTATATGAATCGTGAATTGAGTTGGATGGAGTTCAATAAAAGGGTTCTCCATCAAACTATGAGAACTGAGGTTCCTCTTTTGGAGAGACTTAAGTTCTTGGGTATCACGGAATCGAACCTGGATGAGTTTATTATGGTTAGATTTTCATCTATCCTTAATAAACTCAGATTGGGGTATACAGAAACGGATATTGCTGGTCTTCTCCCGGAGCAAGAATATGAACTCTTGCTCCGGGAAATTATTTCTTTCAAAGAAATCCAGCAAGAAAGCTTTGAAAAACTGAGAAAGAAACTGCGTAAAAACAATTTCACGATTTGTAAGTTCAAGCATCTCAGTGAAAAGGAAGTTGATTATGTAAGAAAGCTTTTCGAAAGAAACATTTATCCGTTGCTGACCCCGATCACCTTTGACTCAACCAAAGAATTTCCCCTTATTAAATCTAAGCAGCTATGCATAATAGCTTCTCTAGGGGACAAGAAAAATCCAAATCTGAATGTAATGTCCATCATCCCACTCCATGGTCTTGATCGTTTGTACAAGATTGAGACTGACGAGAGCGATGAAGAACGATATATCTTGTTGGAGGATATTATCTTTAATTTTCTCCACAAGGTATTTATCAACAAGAGTATCATCTATAGGGGATGTATGAGAATCATTCGTGAGGCGGATATTGAAATTGAGGGAAGACGGGATATTTATATTGTCGACCGAATGAGGGAAACTCTCATTAAACGGGAGTTTAGTAAACCCATCTTCATGGATATCGACAGTGATGTTCCTAAGGAAACCCTCAAACTTCTGACCAAAATCTTCGACATTGACAAGAGGCAAGTGTTTAAATGTGAAAACATCGTAGACATGTCGTTTCTCTTAAGTAAGCCGATAAGAAATGCGGCTTACGAGTACGACCCGTTCAACCCTCAGTATCCAGAAGATCTGATCGGCGAGCACGATATGTTTACTGCTATCGACAACGGCGATCTCATTCTTCATCACCCTTACGAGTCGTTCACACCGGTTATCAAATTCCTCGAACATGCGGCCGAGGATAATGATGTCTTGGCAATCAAATTGACTCTGTATAGAGTATCTTCTGCGGAGTCCCCGATTGTCGAGGCGTTGTGTAGGGCTGCTGAAAGAGGAAAGCAGGTAAGTGTTCTTCTCGAAATTAAAGCAAGGTTTGATGAGAATAGAAATATGTCGTTGATAGAAAAACTAAAAGTATCCGGCTGTAAATTGATCTATGGTATTGAGGAGTTGAAAACACATTGTAAATTTATATTGGTTGTGAGGAAAGGAAAGAAAAATCTCAAAACGTATTGCCATATCGGTACAGGAAATTACAACGACAAGACTGCGTCAATCTATACCGATATTTCCTACTTCACATCCAGCAGCAAAATAGCGGATGACCTGTTGACGATATTTAATGTCTTGTCAGGTTTCTCCGATCCCAGAGACGAAGTGAGCAAAATTTTCTATGCTCCGTACAATCTGAGATTGAGATTGTATCAGCTTATCGATCGAGAGATCGAGAATGCTCAAAAGGGTAGACAAGCTTTCATTACGTTGAAGCTTAACTCCCTTTCTGATCTGGGTATTATCAAGAAGCTGTATGAGGCCTCTGAGCAGGGTGTCAAGATATCCATTATCTGTAGAGGTATATGCTCGATGAAGAAAATCAATTCGAACATCAGCATCAAGAGTGTTGTTGGTAGATTTCTAGAGCATAGTAGAATTTACTTCTTCTACAATAATGGAAAGTCAGATATTTTCATTTCAAGTGCTGATATGTTGACGCGGAATTTGGACAGACGGGTTGAACTTCTGGTTCCGATTACGGACGAAAATTCCAGAAATAAACTCTTGTCTATTTTGAAAATGTATTTCCGCGACACATTCAACACCTACATTCTCAATAAAGACAATCAGTACGAACTTTTGAAAAGTCCTGTTCCATTCAATGTCCAAGAGTATTTTATGGAGCAGGCTGTCAAGAGTTTCAAATTACGCAGTATGCCGATTATGTCTCTGAAGAGCAAGAGGAAATAACACCTCTTGCTCTTTATTTTTTTGTGAAAAAAGCAGTAAAAACGCTGCAAGGATAGTTCCTTGCAGCGTTTGTTTATTACTCCTCAGACTGTTCCTGCGGAGGATTGATCTGGCTACGATAATTCTCTGGAATTTCGTTGTACTGAATTTTACCCTTTTCCAGCATCCACTTGTAAAGATTAAGCTTTCTTTGATCAATTCCGCTCATATTACAACACCTCGTTTTCTAATAATAAGCTTGTAGCATCGTCAAGAAGCTGGTTCAGACGTTGAATTTCGAGATCTTTTTCTTGTTCCGGAGTCAAAGGAGCATCAACAATCTCAAAGCTGAACTCCTTTGTCTGTGGATTAAAATACATCTCAGGTCGCTTCCCGATTTCAACCTCTGGCCATTCGGGTACTGATGGAACCGAATACCAATTGTCGTTCGGTGGAGTGTTCGTTGTATAAGTTATCGACCTCACCCGGATTTTATCAGGGGCGATTTGTTCACCACTTACGATTGGCATAAATGTATACCTCCCATTTAGATTTTAATAGATGTTTTTTTATAATTTATTTATTAAAATGTAGATGTAGTATTTTTTTACCACACAAGTTCGTATTCGACATCTCTATATTTTATAATAATAGGATTTTGTGATGAAAAAGTTCCTCCTGCTTTTAATAGGGTAAAATAAGGAGAATCGCTATGTCCCACTGCTATATATTGACCATCGGGAGAGAATGATACACCATAGCTAGTACCAGGTAATGTATAATTACTAGCTAGTTCTACATTATCTCCATTTCTTTTTAATAGAGTAAAACAAGGAGAACCCCAATGTCCTACAGCTATATATTGACCATCGGGAGAGAATGATACATCTTCGGCATTACCAGGTAATGTATAAGTACTAGCTAATTCTACATTATCTCCATTTCTTTTTAATAGAGTAAAATAAGGAGAACCAAAATGTCCCACTGCTATATATTGACCATCGGGAGAGAATGATACACCATAGCTAGTACCAGGTAATGTATAAGTACTAGCTAATTCTACATTATCTCCATTTCTTTTTAGTAAAGTAAAATAAGGAAAACCATTATATCCTACAGCTATATATTGACCATCGGGAGAAAATGATACACCCAAGCCATTACTAGGTAATGTATAATTACTAGCTAGTTCTACATTATCTCCATTTCTTTTTAATAGAGTAAAATAAGGAGAACCATGATGTCCTACAGCTATATATTGACCATCGGGAGAGAATGATACACCATAGCCACCGTCAGATAATGTATAAGTACTAGCTAATTCTACATTATCTCCATTTCTTTTTAGTAAAGTAAAATAAGGAGAACCATAATGTGCTACAGCTATATATTTGCCATCGGGAGAGAATGATATACCTTCGGCACCACCAGGTAATGTATAAGTACTAGCTAGTTCTACATTATCTCCATTTCTTTTTAGTAAAGTAAAATAAGGAGAACTATTATGTTCTACAGCTATATATTGACCATCGGGAGAGAATGATACATCCAAGCTAGTAAAAGGTAATGTATAAGTACTAGCTAGTAATACTTTTTCATAATTATTCTTATAAACTAATTCTTTTACATCTCTAAATATCTTATTACCTTTAACCTCTTCTAACTGACCATCAATTTCTTTAATAACATTTACTTTAGTTTTAATTTCGATGGCTTCTTGTACTCCATTTCTTTTTAATAGAGTAAAATAAGGAGGAGAATTAATATATCCTACAGCTATATATTGACCATCGGGAGAGAATGATACATCCATGGCGACACTAGGTAATGTATAAGTACTAGCTAGTTCTACATTATCTCCATTTCTTTTTAGTAAAGTAAAATAAGGAGAACCATAATGTGCTACAGCTATATATCGACCATCGGGAGAGAATGATACACCCAAGCCAGTACTAGGTAATGTATAAGTACTAGCTAGTTCTACATTATCTCCATTTCTTTTTAATAGAGTAAAATGAGGAGAAACATAATGTGCTACAGCTATATATTGACCATCAGGAGAGAATGATGCATCAAAGCTATCACTAGGTAATGTATAAGTACTAGCTAGTTCTACATTATCTCCATTTCTTTTTAGTAAAGTAAAACGAGGAGAACCAGCATGTGCTACAGCTATATATTGACCATCGGGAGAGAATGAGACAGAACGTCCAGTAGCGGATAATGTATAAGTACTAGCTAGTTCTACATTATCTCCATTTCTTTTTAATAGAGTAAAATAAGGAGAACCATTATGTCCCACAGCTATATATTGACCATCGGGAGAGAATGCCGTACCATATCCAACATCAGGTAATGTATATTTAGTAGCTAGTTCTACATTATCTCCATTTCTTTTTAGTAAAGTAAAACCAGGAGAACCGCTATGTCCTATAGCTATATATTGACCATCGGGAGAGAATGAGATAGAGCGTCCAGTATCGGATAATGTATAAGTACTAGCTAATTCTACATTATCTCCATTTCTTTTTAGTAAAGTAAAACGAGGAGAACCAACATGTCCTACAGCTATATATTGACCATCGGGAGAGAATGAAACACTATAGCCATAGTTAGGCAATTTATATGAACTAGCCGGCTCCACATTGTCATCTGTAGCAATAAATTTATTATTTAGAATATTTACTGAAACGCCTTGTCGTAGCAATTCGTGAAAATAAAGCTCTTCCAAATTACTTACCTCCTTTATTAAGATTTTTCCCTAACTCTATATTTTCTCCCTCTACATTCGACAATAGTTGGGAAGGGGTTTGATTTAAATATATCACTAGCCTTTAATAAGGTGAAAAGCGTGTCACGAACCGTGAATAAATTGACCAAAGGGGGAAATGACACATCATATACAATATATGATGAAATATATGATCTTATAAGATTTAGTCCATCATCAGTATAATTGAATTTATTTTTTTTTAGTATTTTTGCTGAAGCATGTCTTTTTATTATTTCATGTAAATATAAATCTTTTATTTTAAATCCCCATATCAATTAATTGTACGCATCTTATATCTTTTACCTCTATATTCAATAAAGATTGGAGGGGTTTTTGAAAAAGTTCCTCCTGCTTTTAGTAAAGTAAAATAAGGAGAACCATTATGTCCTACAGCTATATATTGACCATCAGGAGAGAATGATACACTATAGCCATCACCAGGTAATGTATAAGTACTAGCTAATTCTACATTATCTCCATTTCTTTTTAGTAAAGTAAAATAAGGAGAACCATTATGTGCTACAGCTATATATTGACCATCGGGAGAGAATGGGGCAGAGTATCCAATATTAGGTAATGTATAATTACTAGCTAATTCTACAGTATCCCCATTTCTTTTTAATAGAGTAAAATAAGGAGAACCATAATATCCTACAGCTATATATTGACCATCGGGAGAGAATGATACATTTTCGGTAGCACCAGGTAATGTATAAGTACTAGCTAGTTCTACAGTATCTCCATTTCTTTTTAATAGAGTAAAATAAGGAGAACCATAATGTCCTACAGCTATATATTGACCATCGGGAGAGAATGATACTCTCAAGCCAATATCAGGTAATGTATAATTACTAGCTAGTTCTACATTATCTCCATTTCTTTTTAGTAAAGTAAAATGAGGAGAACCCCAATGTGCTACAGCTATATATTGACCATCGGGAGAGAATAATACACCATGGCCATAACTAGGTAATGTATAAGTACTAGCTAGTTCTACATTATCTCCATTTCTTTTTAATAGAGTAAAATAAGGAGAACCATAATATGCTACAGCTATATATTTACCATCAGGAGAGAATGATACACCTCCAGCATTACCAGTTAATGTATAATTACTAGCTAATTCTACATTATCTCCATTTCTTTTTAGTAAAGTAAAATAAGGAGAATCATAATGTCCTACAGCTATATATTGACCATCGGGAGAAAATGATACACCCGTGGCGATATTGGGTAATGTATAAGTATCAGCTAGTAGTACTTTTTCATAATTATTCTTATAAACTAATTCTTTTACATCTCTAAATATCTTATTACTTTTAACCTCTTTTAACTGACCATCAATTTCTTTAATAACATTTACTTTAGTTTTAATTTCGATGGCTTCTTGTACTCCATTTCTTTTTAATAGAGTAAAATAAGGAGAACTAAAATGTCCTACAGCTATATATTGACCATCGGGAGAGAATGATACACCCGTGCCATTGCCAGGTAATGTATAAGTACTAGCTAATTCTACATTATCTCCATTTCTTTTTAGTAAAGTAAAATAAGGAGAACCATAATATCCTACAGCTATATATTGACCATCGGGAGAGAATGATACACCAAAGCCATAGTTAGATAGTGTATAAGTACTAGCTAATTCTACATTATCTCCATTTCTTTTTAGTAAAGTAAAATAAGGAGAACCATTATGTGCTACAGCTATATATTGACCATCAGGAGAGAATGATACACCTAAGCCATCACTAGGTAATGTATAAGTACTAGCTAGTTCTACAGTATCTCCATTTCTTTTTAATAGAGTAAAATAAGGAGAAGCATAATGCCCTACAGCTATATATTGACCATCGGGAGAGAATGAGACAGAACGTCCAATACCAGGTAATATATAATTACTAGCTAATTCTACATTATCTCCATTTCTTTTTAGTAAAGTAAAACGAGGAGAAAGATCATATCCTACAGCTATATATTGACCATCAGGAGAGAATGATACAGAGTTTCCATTGCCAGGTAATGTATAAGTACTAGCTAATTCTACATTATCTCCATTTCTTTTTAGTAAAGTAAAATTAGGAGAAGCAGTATGTGCTACAGCTATATATTGACCATCGGGAGAGAATGATACACCATAGCCAGTACTAGGTAATATATAATTACTAGCTAGTTTTACATTATCTCCATTTCTTTTTAATAGAGTAAAATAAGGAGAACCACTATGTCCTACAGCTATATATTGACCATCGGGAGAGAATGAGACAGAGCGTCCAGTATTAGGTAAATTATATGAACTAGCCAGCTCCACATTGTCATCTGTAGCAATAAATTCATTATTTAGCACCTCTACAGAATCAATTTTTTTCCCAATTAACCCATGATAAATTAAATCGTTCACTTCTTTCACCCCAATTTTTTATTAATCTATAATTTTACTCACAAACTCAATTACAATTTGAGTTCCCGAGATTTGAGATCTCACAATTTTTTGGTTATGATGAAATAGAATTAATCATATGACATTTAAGGATATTTTTTATCTTATTATGTATCTGTTTTTGTCACGAAATTCTTATTTTTATTAATCTCTATTAACGATGGAAAAATAACTGTAATTAGGATGATATTTTTGAAGTGAATTTCAATGTAAAAAAATAAAGGATAAGGTTAAATACCTTATCCCTTATTTTTATTCTTCTCGCAGGAAATCTCCATCCTCATCATAAATTAAGGTTCTTGTGACTGTTTTTGTCACAGTCATACCGTCTTCTGCATAGAAGGTTATGGTTCTTGTTGTATAATTCGGAGACGACCCACCGCTAAGTTCGGTTTTTCGTGCTAATGTATTATTTGGTCTGTAATATTCAACGATCGTGAAAATTCCATTCTCGTCTTTACCTGACCTAGAAGGAATTTCAATAATCTTCTGTTCCATCAACAGATCAGCATACTCTTTTGATCTGTTTTCAACTTCATCTGCAATAGCCTGGGCTTGAACAGCAATCGCCTGAGATGTTCTCTCAGGAGTCATATACTTATTACTTGCAGTTCCCTCTTCGGCTTCAGTTTTAGATGCAATGCCATAGTTCTCAACGTTTCCGAGACCTACATCTCCCTTTACGAGAGTCACTGCACCCGTCTTACCAGCAACCGACTTCACAGGCGACAAAGCTGCAATTGCCTGGGAAGTTCTTTGTGGTGTCATGTACTTGTTACTTGCAGTTCCGGCTTCGGCTTCAGTTTTAGATGCAATACCATAGTTTTCAACATTACCAAGACCTACATCACTTTTATCAGTTCCATGTGGATTTTTAGCATCAATATGCTCTTGTACACTAAGACCGTTTGAATCTATAATATTGGACGCTTTAGTAATTGGATGAAGCTCAACCCATCCGACACCAGGTACGTATTGTTTCTGTAGTATATTTTTTGCCATTTAAAATACCTCCGTTCTTTATATTTTGTTAATTCTCCTTATAAATACAGATAGAATAAATATTTATTACATTTTTGTTTTCCATTTAAATTTTGGTAAATATAGTTGTCTGTCTATATTATAATAGAAACTTGGCGGTCGGATGGACTTTTTAATCCATCCGACCCCAAAAAGTGTTTTTTCATTTAATTTATAGACTATTCACAAATAGATTAAATTAAATTTCCTGATACCAGAAATCAGCATTTGTAGGTTCAGTACCAGAAACCACAATAGATGCAAGGTTAACAGGTTTACCATCTACTTCATTCCAATTAACATAACCCCAGGAAAGGCTTCCAGCAGTAGCCCCTGCTTTCAGCACTTTATTGTTGTTGCTGGTTCCAGTTGGAGGCACATGGAGATTACCATCGCCAGTCGGATGTACGTACTTATTGGCGCCAGCTTCGATTCCATCGAGTTTTGCTTTATCAGCGGACGACATCAAGCCGTTATTGCTGGTAGTAGCTACCGTTTTGTCTGCTTTTGCATTCCATGCAGCTTTTTCTGCATCAGTTACAAAACGGTGAGTCGAATCTTGAGTGATATCCGAAGCGACATGTTGATGCTCTTTAGGAGCAGCAAACGCATCAATTGCTTGCTTAACTCTCGCAGGGGTCATGTATTTATTATTTGCTGTTCCGGCTTCAGCATCAGCTTGAGAAGCGATACCGTAGTTTTCAACATTATCAAGACCAACGTCACCTTTAACCAGTGTAACTGCACCGGTTTTACCTGCAACAGATTGTACAGGGGAAGTCGGAGTCAAAAGTCCGTTGCCATAAGTGACGGAATACCAGTTGTTATCCGCCGGAGTTGAACGAATCGTCCAGTTTATACCATCGGGAGAAGTCATGACGCGATTCCTACGCCGTACTCTCCAAGGCTCGTAAAGTCCATCGGAACTTTTCCACCCCTTCCAGCGACGGTAACGTAATCGTACTTTACGAGTACTTTAACACTATTATCGTATAAAATTTCCCTTTTGTCACTACGAAGTCAACAAAAAGACCCCGCATTAAGCAGGGTCTAATTACACGTCTCTGCGCCTAATTAGGGTGTGTACGGCTCGCTCGTAATCTGCTCATATTCTTCTGCCGTCATAGCGTCTAATTGTACCACACTGTGCAGATTATGAGGCCCCGCCTATTCGGCGGAGCCTTACGCTTCATAATCAAATCCGGTGATTTGTTTATATTGCTCGGCTTGGCCGCCGATGCGATCTGTATAATGAGTCCTCTCTCGTCATCACGATTTCACTCCCATGAAACATACCGTAAACCCGCTGTAAAGCTATTGGTGCTGATATTGGTAAACAACGCTTTAGGACTTGCTGTGGACGGGTTACCAATCTGTAGTTGAATACGGCCAGTGCTACTATTATAAATGGCGCTGATTTGTATTTCTGCATTAACGGTCGGGTCGACAATGTACAAACCATAGCCGAAGATTAGGTTTGTCGGATATCCGATCGTGATGCTGTTAAACGGGTCTCCTTTATATTCAATGTTCCCGATTGTGAACGTAACGGGTATTTGGAACGACCCCAAAAAGTTTGTCTTGGGCGGCGTGTAATTCGCATAATAGATAATCGACGTAACATTGTTACCGGAGCCGGATCGGTTAAATGTCAGGGTTGTACTACCTACGGAAATCGGCGCATACGTACCGGTTATTCCGAACAGCGTAACCCCAGACTTGATATTGGCAGCATTAAAATTAGCGTCGTCCGTATAGACCCTTACAGTCCCGTCATGGTATCCTGCTTCCGGTGTCACATACAGACGCCCAGTTTGGCCTGTACGCGGTGCGCCATAATCATTTGTTTTGACTGGCATCGTGCCGGTTACCTTCGAGCCGTTAACATACGCCGTCCGGCCAGACAAGATTTGTGCGGCTGTTGCGGTTGCGTCGCTTGTGAATGTTCCAGATACGCCGCCGACCGTCGTACCAGCCTTGATATTGGCCGCCGTCAAGTTGGTGATATTGGCCGTGACTGTGCCGCTGCCATTGTGATAACCTGCCGGGATTGTGTACGACGCCCCCTGCGTGGTCAAGGTTTGACTGACGGCTCCATTGTTGATCATGCTGCCGGTTACCTTCGAGCCGTTAACATACGCCGTCCGGCCAGACAAGATTTGACCAGCCGTGGCTGTCGCGTCGCTAGTGAACGTACCATCAACGCCGCCTACCGTCGCACCGGCTCGGATATTTCCTGCGGACAGATTCACGATGTCGGTCGTGACCGTGCCGGTGCCGTCGTGGTATCCCTCCGGGATCGTGTATTCTTCGCCTTGTGATGTCAGCGTTTGGGAAACCGATCCGTTATTGGGCATCGTGCCGGTGCGCTTTACTCCGCCCTGATAAAACGTCTTACCGGTCAAAACATCCCCAACAGCCGCGTTCGCGTCCTTGGAGATGTCCCGAATTTTGCTTGACAACTGCGCAAACGTGTCGCCTCCTGAAGCAGACTGTCCCATGTCAGTGATGGCGGAAGCGATCTGATTTTTCCCATCACTGACAGATTGAAAAAGTTCATCCATTCCATCCCGGACGTTGGTAGAAGTGAAATTCGGTGAACTAAGCGAAACTTCCGAAGCATCCGGCGCGGGTGCAAGTGCAGCAATCGCCTGCGCTGTTTTAAGCGGCGTCATGTACGCGGTATCGGACGTTCCGGCTTCTGCTTCTTCCTGTGTTGCTATTCCATAGTTTTGGACGTTTCCGAGTCCCACGTCACCTTTAACCAGTGTAACTGCACCGGTTTTACCTGCAACAGATTGTACAGGGGAAGTCGGAGTCAAAAGTTCTTGCCAGTTGCCAACTACGGATGCAGGTTCTGCTCTCAAAATGAATGTTTTGTTGATATCCGATCGTACCGCGATATCACCAACTTCCGCAGTAAGACCCAGCATTTCTCCTTCGCTTCCGACAACGAAAGTATCCGAAATAGCAATTGCAGGAAGGACATTAACATCAAGTTTACCATTGCTATCCAATACAGGCACATTACCAGCAGAAGTACCGATATCTCTGGAAGCTGCTGTACCTGCATCGGAAATCTTACTAAGAGCCAATGTAGGAATATCTGCAGATGTCAGAGCACCCCATGTTGCGGTTCCTGACGAACCGCCATATTTAAGTACCTGGTTAGGCGCACCGCCAGAAGGAATATGTTTATTACCAGCACTAGTTGGATGAACGTATTTGTTGGCTCCTTCCTCAATGCCCGCAAGTTTATTCTTTTCTTCTGTAGTATAATCTTCAGTAGAAAGACCTTTACCTTCTTCTTTATCAACCTTTCCGGCAAGTTGCTCATCAAGACCTTCTACTAATTCCGCTTTTGTTTTTGGGTATAAATTATCCCATTCACTACCATTCTTGTGACGAATCTGAATGTTTTTACTGCTCATTTCTCATCTTACCCCCTTTCTTTTACTGTTTTTCTATTCGCCGTCTCTGTTATTGGAATCAAACCAAAATTCGGTTGTTCCGTCGAGACTAACATTACCTATAATTATTATAATGTTGTCACCGAAATCTGGTGACTCCCCCATATTTTTAAACCAAATCATATTCGGTTTTGGATTCGGAGGTTCTTCTTCAGATACTGGGATTACGCTAGTTGATGAAATATTGGTCATGTTTACAACTTGCCAATCATTAATATCAAATGGACCAGTCGCCCCGGATTTTTTACAAGATAAAATCTCCTTCTTCCCAGTAGAAGGATTTACCCTAATAATTAAATCATCGGCATTATAAATTTTGGTTTCATCATACCAATCTATATCGGAATCTCCGAGAGTTATAGCGATAATTTTATCCAATGTTGTTAGGTTATTTTCGCTGAAGTTTTTTAATTTTCTTAAAGTTGCCATATAAAAATCACCCGCCTTTTTATTCTAAAATAATTAATATACTATGCAGTATATTTTCCAAAACCTTACCAACGTTAGAAGGATTTTCTTCAATGTAAATACCATTTAGTGTTGCATTCATAGGCGTAGAATTAGGACTGTAATTCAATACATTAAAAATATTTGTCGATAGTTTATTTAGAGGTACAGTTTTAGTTACAGAATGAGTTTGATCATTTTCATCAACAAATTCGAATTCGAACCTGATGCTTGGAAGATCTCTTAAGATAAAAGCTTCCCCATTTACAAATTCCATACAATCAATATCCATGGATATTAAAATTTTCGATACAGGTGAATCGCCTAAAGTAAGAGGGTTGTCAAGTATATTAGATTCATATTGTACAGTATTCGGTAGTTCTATGTGATCCAATTCCAACAGACAGAGATCACCATCGATACCAATAATACTATGACTGGATTCTAAAAAATCTATATGAGTTTTAAGACGTGAAATTTTATCATATGATATAATACGACCATCCGGTCTTTTAATCAGCATTTGACCTGTCGGTTTATGAACTAATAGTTCTTCAGGCAATGCTTCTGCCTTTCTGTCTCTACTAAGAGCAGAAACAGCAAACCTATTCATATCAGCCATGACTGTATCCTCCTTTACACAGACATCCAATAATTTATTATAATGTTTTCAAAAAAGAGAACCCCCCATACAAAAGACTTGTATAGGGGATCTCTTATTTCTTTATTATAAATCCTCATCGGGGAAAACTTTAAGACCGGTAGCCATTGGATCACTATCATCAGGATTTAAGACAGCGACGTTACCTTGAAAGATAGACGAATATCTGGTCTTATATATATCAGGAATCTGATATAAATCAGGATTAATTATTTTAATAGCTTTTATAAATTCTTCAAAGAACGCAGATCTTTCAATGGATATAATATCAACGATATCACTGATAATATCTTGCTCAATGTCATCGAGAAGAGGTTTACCTTCCATAAATGCATCTCGAAAATCTTCAATAGTTGTCCAAATAAAATTATCAAATCCGGGATTAGTACTTATATCGAAGGTAAAATATTCTGCACCTCTGTTCTTTTGATAGATATAAAAATTCTTTACACTTTGTACATTTTTCACAAGAATAATCGTCGATGAAATAATCTCAATATTATCTTTAGTTAATTTTCTGCCATTGACGTAGACATCAAACCATTTCAGATCAAACGGTTTATCAATGAGACCGCTCAGATCAATAAGTCCAGTATTGGGTATAGTGTTAGCACTATAAACGACTTCATATTTATACGGTGTGTAGTCCACTACATATTCTTCCCCAATTTCTCTAGTAATACCAGGTAAAACGACGCTGGTTCCACCGTAAGTGAGAGATGGATAGAAATGAATATAGTTATTGGGAAGAAGACGCCCATTCTTAAACACTCTAATATTAGATTTATCGTTTTCTGCTGCAATTATAAGATTGAACGCTTCACCTTTATCTTCTTCATTATTAATTTTATAGTGTTTAATCTGGAAGAACTGCTTGACTCTTACAGTAATATTAACTCCTTCAAGGGATGGATCTAATAGAGTCACATAAAATTTAGTTGGTATCTTTTTGAATGAATTTGTAGGTAATTCTATTTCAAAAACGTCTACATACGATATTTTAAATTTCGATTTATCAATAAATTCTTGTGTTTCAGAATTAACAAAGAAGATATCGCTTGCATAAATTTGAATATTCTTATTGAGATCGACTTCTTTTTTCTCATCAACTTCATCAAATACTATATCCTGATGAAGATCAAAGGTTTCAAATTTCTCAACTTCAATAAGACTTGTGTTGGTAATAAGAGTAATAGGAATATAATAGTATTCATAAAAATCATCGACATAAACCTCATCAGGATAATAGTTATTACCATCAATAAAGAATCGATAATAAATTTCATCGATATTATAATATCTCCGAAGGACAAAAACATACCTAGGCTCATTAAATTCTTTCTTTTCATATTCATATTTAACTTCACTGTAGTTATTCGTCCTATATTTTTCAGCCAGATTTATATCCGAGCAATCAATGTAGAACGAATTGGAAGTATTAACTTGCTTTATAAGATATGAGACCATTCTTGATGGATCTTTTCTAATCCATTCCTTAAGTTTATTTACTTTATACGTCAAATGATTAGGATGGTCTTCAGAATTGATAAAATCTTTAATACCATAGATCAATGACTCAGGATCATAATTTTTGATAATTTCCGGAACGTTAAGTGGGTAATCGTCCGCTGTCAGATTCATAGTTGCCCGGTAGAGAGCAATTTCATCTTTATATTTAGGATAACCTCCGGATACTGGAGTGTCATCGAAATAAAAAACATAGATAGTAAGATCTTCATCATCGTCATTATTTAAAATTTCATACACGTTGGGATAATACATCTTTGTTTCAATATCATGCGCGAATACTTTCTTTCCATCAGGCGTGTTTTTAAAGATAATCATATTTTCAACAGGTATCGGCATATCCATTACAGGTAATGAGAAGAATTTTTGGGTTCCCGGTAAATCAATTTGATCAAGTAAATGCCTAAAACCAAAAATATTGAGATGCACATATCTATTCTGGAAGTCGTTGATATTTTCATCAGTAAATCTAAGCATATCTCCTGATTTTACAGTATTTACTACTACACCCTCGAAGAGAAGATCATTATCATTGATGAAAGTCAGGTACGATTGTTCAGTACCTAAGCTGTTTTCAATATTGAATCTATTCAAGGCAAGATTATCTTTATATTTAAGCAAAACGTATCTATTAGTTGTATAGATACCGTAAGCACAGTTGGGGACAAAAAATACGGTAATGTTGGCATCTTCAGCAAGAAGACTATCAAAAAGATCCTTAGGTATTCCATCTGTACCACTGGTGATGACATTGAAGACTAGATAGGTTTTATCTTCATCACAAAAAATCTTTATATTATCATAGAATTTCCCGTTTATGAACACGAGAAACGTATAAGCAAATAAACTTGGGTTGGCTGCAGTATCATGGATACTAATTTCGCTGTTGTAGAATTGAGATTGTTTAAAAGCGTGTCTTTGTTTTTCGGTAATGAAATTTCTATTCAAGAAACCTACGTAAGAATTGAAACCGGTATCAGTTTTCTTTACCTTTGTCCTTACCAGATCGCTCATCTTAAGATCAAACCGATGCACATCAGCCAGATCTTTCTGTGCATCATAAAGATATTTAAATGCATTTATCTTCAGATCATGGAGAGCTTCTTCCATAGCTTTTACTTCAAAAGTGTCATATGTCATTGCATCTTTATATAATATTTCATCTGGACCAGTATATTGTCCGCTCATATTTTCCGACCTCCTATAAAACATATTTACTATAAAGTTCTACTAAACAGAAGATTAGAAAAAAATAAAGGATATCACCTTATGGCGATATCCTTTATTTTATTATTTTTTAGTATCAATAAGTCTCGAAACAACCACAGCAAGTTCTTCGCGTTTCACGGTATTGCCGAGACCGAAACGGCCGTCGGGATAACCCTCCATGATACCAGCAGCACTTACAACGTCAATAGAAGTTTTTGCCCAGTGATTGTCGGGGACATCCGTGAATTTGGTGGGTTTACCCATGTTAATCACCTTAACCTTTCTACTAGTGATCAAATTGCAGATGACAACTGCCAGTTGTTCACGGGTCACATCTTCACCAATACCGAAGCGCCCGTCAGTGAAACCATTAATAATACTTTCATCCGAAACCAGTTTGATAGCGTTTACTGCCCAATGACCTTTGGGGACGTCAATGAACTTGACACTCGGATCTTTTTCAAAAGGTTTCGTAGGTGCAGATGCAGGAGGTTTACTAAAAGGAATACCAAGATACTCACAAGCAGCACGAACTGCAGCTTCAGCACAGAGATCACGAAATTCCTCACTTTTAAGATAAGCAAGATCTTCAAGGTTTGTCATAAATGCATGTTCAATAAGGATTGCAGGAATACCGTAGGAAGCGGGAACACGACACATGTGGAAGTTTGCCCACGAATTAGGAGAACAAGCTACGGTATTTCTGTCGTTATTGGGAAGAAGTTTGTCAGCCCACTTATCCCAAATTTCAGCTAACTTTTTGGCTTTGGTATCAGCGTGCCAGTAGAAGACCCAGTGACCTTTAGCATTTGCGTTACCGCTGGCATCAGCGTGAATACTGAACAAGAGGTCAACTTTCTCAGATTTAGCTTTATTGGTGCGAGTCGTTAGATTATCTTTAGATTTACCAGCAAGAGCTTCATGTGTTAACACCGGTTCAATACCATTATATTTGCCAAGTTCGGCAGCTTTCTTAGCTACTGCAAGATTGAACCAATGTTCTTCAAATTTTTCACCATTGACAATAACGCCTTTTCCACCTTCCACCTCGAAGGTATCTTCAAGATGTCCGGCATCCCAAGCAACTTTTGCTTTATAATTTGCCAATTTTATCCCTCCCTCTTTTAGTATTATGTGTTAAAAAATTATTTATAAGATGGATGATCGCAATTAGAGCAGAGACCATCCATCTTATATTGTGTTATTCCTATCCAGAATTATTTTTTCTATTGGAAGAAGCTTTGTTAAGTTGTTTGAGAGCACTAGTGCCGCCAACTGCAACAAAACCAGCGACAAGACCTTTGATAGCAGCAATGGTATCCGCTCCTCCGATCAAAAACCCAATGATCGAAGAAATTACGAGTACGATGATCGGAATAAATTCGTCCTTAATCTTGCTCATTTTTACCGCTTTACCGATGAGCAAAGCAATAGGGATCAGAGCAAGATCGGGATTCTCTGCGATCAGCGTAATGAGATCGTTGTACTCATTTGTCAACATCCTTCTCATCCTCCTTTAATGTATTTACATTCCTCAATTTAGTGATGTAGATGTCAAATCTTTTTGTAATAAAGAAAAAGATCATAATAAGAAAAGTTATACTCATAACAATGTTCGATAAAATTAACAGTAACCAGATAAGAAATAATATATTGTCTGAAAAATTGTTTTCCTCGCTAATATTGATAAGAAAAGCAGATAGGGTAGATATACCCAAAGATATGAAATGAATTGCTAATGTGCCCATAAAGACACTAATAAAACCTTTTTTGTATTTCATTATTAGATGATCAATTAAAAACACTAATGCTGCAATTATTAGAGCAAACTCTATGGTGTAGATTAACAACATTAGGGGTAGAAATTCTTCAGGAATAAGTAGGAACATGTATTTCTCCCCCATTTAGAAGATGACTATGCTCTCTTTTCGTAATTGAGCAATGTCGAAAAGTGGTTTCTATCAACCTCGTCTCTAATTTCTTTACTCAATTCAGAATACTGCTTAATGATAATATCTGATTTATGACACATACTATCTACCTTTTGTTTCTCCCTAGCCAGTCCTGGTGAGAATTTAAGTAGAAGTCTAGTGAGAAAACTTTCATTTTGACCTCTCACTATATTTTCCATCATTGTTTGGGTCCCCCTTATGAGGCTTAAGTCCGCCCATAAATTCTAACAATTTAGACATGTACTGAGCACGTTCTTTTTCCATGGATTTTTGAAGTCTATCAGCTTCCTCTAGACTTCTCTTATGGATACTATAAGGAACAAGTTTTCCTCGTATAATTTGAGTTACAAAATAAAGGTTGATCACACCACTTACGATTGCAAAAATTAAGACAAAACCATACTTGTCGATGAGTTCAGCCCAGCCCCCGACAGTTGATGGATCGACCATAACACTCGCGCTCCCCTCCGACATTTTTTTCTCTCTGTACATGTCCATAGGCTTCAATCATTATTACATGTACTTTAATTCCTGCACCTCCCGAGGGTAATCTGGGGGCTACATGGAATAATTATTTATTATAGGGGGACTAAATAATTATTTTTTCATTTTCAACCTCCCCTTTCTTATTAAAAAATAAAATGAAAAATATAGTTATACTTTTTTTTATTACGTAAATGTACAAAAAAGATGTGCATAAGGACGGGCTATAATGACTCTAAGCCCTTGTCCTTATGCACATTTCCTTTATTTAGCGGACAAAGTCGATAAGATCGACATAAATTTTAGCACCATGTTTATCAACAATGTCTTCAAGCACATATTGATTATTGAGGTATGCACCATTTATTACGGAATTAACTGTGTATACAAAGTACGGGAAGAGTTCGAGAGCAAATAAAGCAGATCCGTCGTACATCGTGATGAATGCCTCAAGATAACCTCTAACTGTAAGGTCCTTGAGACCAAGATTCAGATTAGGATCAGTAAGACCTTTAATAAAAGTCCCCAGATCCTCATAGTTTTTGTCATCAAAAGCAGAGTTAACTTCTCTCAGTTGGAAAACATTACCGTTTGGTACACTTTTGAGAGCATAGTTAAGAGTAATATCATTGTCTTCCAATCCAAGAACGTTAAGCATATAGAATTTAGAAGCAAGGAACTGGACTTTGTGTAACCTACTTTTGTCTGCATTGAGTGCATATTTCTTATTAAGGACCCTAGCAAACATGTTAGAATAAATCAAGGCACCATTGGTGATGATAATGTTACGTTTAGAAATTTCCCTATGTCTTTGATGGTAGGTAATGGCTAACAGAGCGGCCTCCATAATAGTATAAAGCTTTTTCGGATCAATATTTACAACCATCGTATCCGGGTTAAGTCTTCCGTAGAGGTCAACGAGGACAAAGGCCACAATTTTACCACTTTGATCTTTAGTTAAGAAAAACGGAAGACATGTCGGGACTCTGGTTTTTGTTGGAGAGTAGATAAGACGAATAGTACCATCTTCAACCGCTTCTAAAACCTTAAGTTTCAGAGGATACTTGAAGTTTTTATTGATAATGATAAATGCTTCTTCAAGATTAATTTTTGTAAGAGGAATACCGTTTTGAATAATATTTAAGACTGCCAAACTAAGGGCATCACCGGAATTGAGATTCCTGTATACAAAGGTTGATTCGGCAGATTTTGTCGCCATCCTTTTAAGCCACCTTTCTCAGATTAATATTAATAGATTGTTAAAGAAGACCGTAGTTATTAATTCTCCCACATGGGTTATAAGATTTTGATATTAAAATTTCTACTAATAAATTTTATTCTCAACTTTATTGTAAGGTTACTTTATGGAGTCGACATAGAGAGTCGGTGGAGAAAATGGATAGATTGAATATAATATTTTTGGATATAGACGGGGTGATAAATGATGCTATCGCCCAACAAGAGAGGATATATTACATTCGAACAACATGCTATGAAATATTTGAAAGAAATAGTACATGAAGCTGATGCTAGGATAGTTATTTCGTCCAATTGGCGCCATTTTGAATGGGCAATAGAGGCAATTAAAGAAGAATTGGGAAAATATGGACTTGTTGATAAATTTATAGGCTGTACGCCTATTTTAGTTCAAGAAATGGATAAAACTATTCGACCTATTGAAATACGCCAATGGTTGGATCAGAATAAAAACATTGTAAAGAATTTTGTCATAATAGACGATAACCAATATATGGGTGAGTTTACATATACAAATCTTGCTTGGTGCGATCATACTAAAAAAATTAACGAAGACGTTAAGAAGAAGTCGTTGAGAATATTGAATGTTATACTATAATTGAGGTGTCAAAAATGGTAAAGAATCCATTCATCAATGAAAGATGTTTAAAAAATAACCCATATGTTAAGAGCTATGGTTGTTACTACTGTAAAAAGACAAATCCGAACCCGTATACTACAGATAATAATAAGGATAAAAGTAGATCAGTTTGAAGAGGATGAGTAGAATGAAATATAGTAAAGATCATACCATCTATGTTAATCAAGATGGTATAGAGGTTCCAAGTGTGACAACTATTTTGAAGATATTAAATAAACCTTTTCTAACTAAATGGGCCAATATTATGGGCTTTAGGGGTATAAATGTAGATAATGTACTCGAAGAAACATCACGAATTGGTACATTAGTTCATGGTATAGTCAGAGCTTTTGTAATGAAATACTATTACATATGGATTGGTGATTATTCAGATAAGCAAACAGTAATTAGGTATTTTGATTCATTTCTTTCATGGTATAAGAAAAATAAAGTAGAACCTATTTTTACTGAGCAAATTTTAGTTTCGGATAGATTTGGTGGCACTTGTGATTTCTATGGACTTATAAATGATAAATATACGATTTTGGATTATAAAACCTCTAAGAGATTTTATGCAACCATGTTCTTACAACTAGCAGCTTATTGTATGATACTTGAATCACAAGGTAAACAAGTTGATCAGGTTGCTATTTTGCTTTTGAAAAATAAAGGAGAAGCAGAGCCTAAATTTATACAAAGAACTGAACTAGAACCATATATAGAAGCGTTTAAAAAACTTTTGGACTTATTTCATACATGGTATGATCTTAATATTAGAGATGGATGGGGGAATATCCTTGAAGGTTGAAATAAAAAATCCTGCATATGTTGGGATAGCTGTAGGAGATTTACATTGTGGAGCTTTTGAAGCTGACATTTGGTTTCATGAAATTGAAAAATCTCTTCTAGAACCGGCTGAAAATATGCCGGTTCTTGATTTTATTATCCTTTGTGGGGATACTCTTAATAATAAAATATCTTTTAACTCAAGTCACGCTAAATATTTGGCATTATTTCTCAATAGATTAGTAAAAATTTGCTCGAAAAAGAATTCTAAACTGAGAATCGTTAAAGGTACAGAATCTCATGATAACAATCAACTGGAAATAATCGAGGCATTACTTACAAATGCCGATTGTGATGTAAAAATTATCCAAAATGTAGAATCTGAGTGGTTATTTGAAGATTATCATGTGTTGTATATACCAGAAGAATATATCGAAGATAAAAATGAATACTATAAAGATTATTTTTCTAAGCAATATGATAGTATTTTCGGTCATGGACTCATTCAAGAAGCATTACATATGGCAGCAACACAAGAAAGTGAAATGACTATGCCTAAAGCACCGGTCTTCAAAGTCGATGAGCTTATCGAAATTTGTAAAGGTCCGATCTTTTTCGGTCATATCCATAAAAAAATAGTGATCAAAAATAGATTTTTCTACACTAATTCTTTTTCAAGATGGGCATTTGGAGAAGAAGAGGATAAAGGATATTATTTATTTTGCTATTCGCCAATCACATCTGAATTTAAAACCGAATTTATTGTAAATAAAACCGCTAGAAAATTTGAAACTATGGAAGTTGATTGCAACCCAGATAATTCAATTGAAGATCAGATAGATTATCTTGTTAAACTAGTAGACAATTTGGCAGATAACAGGGATTATTTACGTTTAGAAGTTAATATACCTGAAAATCATCCAAATCCTTCATTGTTAACATCAATGCTTAACAGTGTATTCAGCAAGTATAAGAAGTTTAAATTGAAAATTAACAACAACGGCAAAGTAGTTAAGAATAAAGAGATGGAAAGAAAAATTAATATACTTCTGGAAAGATATGGGTTCATATTTGATAAGAAAATACCCGTAGAAGAAAAGATTTCGCGTTATATTAAAGAGAAATATCAGAAAAACATTTCGATAGAGAAAATGAGAGAATACCTGTTTGATAGGTATTTATCTGGGGAGTGATAATATTGGCTTGGGGTTATAATAAAAAACAGAAAGTTTATGAGGATAAAAAAATATTCCTTAAGTTTGACATATCTATGCTTAACATGTTTATCGGTTACATATTTACTCCAAAAAGACAAGTGACTAAAAAAGCCTTAAGTAATATGAAAAAGCTATTTGATGTATTGGATGAAAGAGCTTATGAAGGTAATGAAAAGATGGAAGCTAGAATTCATTTTATCAAACGTGCTCTTCATGCAAAACTTATTGAGGGAATGGAGAACGAAAATATCATTATCAACTATTGCCGAAGCGATAGCGATTCCCAGAATAAAGAAATCGATGAAATTATTAACAATCTTGACCATTATCGAAAGATTAATTACAACGAAATTCAATTTATCAATAAAGCGATTCAAGAACGTCTTAAATACTTTTTCATTTTCCATTATAAGGATGAACTTTATGAACTTATCGAGAGAATTGATTCGGGAGATTATGATTCGTTTAAGGAAATTAATGAAGAGCTTTTATCTTTGGTAAGAGATCTCCTGGCGGAGACTCGAAAGACTCAGGTCTTGGATGATGTCGATACGTTAAATCTGGCTGATGAAAACTTTGATTTAACGCTCGAAGATATTGCTATCAGGTTGATTGATCCTTCGAGAATTTTGAAAAGCGGTATCAAAAAATTGAATGCTATACTTGGTGGGGGATACTTCTCCAAACGTCTTTATATGTATCTCGGTCTCCCAGCAGGTTTTAAATCTGGTATCCTTCTGAAGACAGCGAGGGATATTAAGAAATATAATAAAGATGTTCCTTCGAAAAAAGCAGGTAAACGTAAGACAGTACTTATGTTGACTATGGAAAACTCTCTTGAAGAGTCTGTGGAACGTTTATTCAATATGAGTGTATCTTCGGAAAATATTAGGAATTATACGGCTAAAGAAATCGTTAAGTTGATGAAAACTAAAGGTGAGCTTCGTATTGATGACGAAGATGATATTAACATCATAATCAAATATTATCCGAATAGATCGATTAGTACAGCAGATCTTTATACGATTATTGAAGATATCGAAGATGAGGGAGGAGAAGTAATCGCTCTCGTTCTTGATTATATTAAGCGTATCCGTCCAGCGGAGCGCGGTAAGGATGAAAAAGAAGAACTCAAAAATATTACGAACGAACTCAAGAATCTGGCAACAGATAAAGACATTCCGGTTATTACAGCTCACCAACTGAACCGGGAAGCCGCAACTACAATTGACTCGGCTATGACCGCGAATAAAGAGGACCTCGCTAGGTTTGTCGGTCGATCTAATGTCGGTAGTGCCTGGGAAGTTATCGAGAATAGCGACTGGTGTTGTATTATCAACGTTGAAAAGAAACGTGGAACTGATCAATTCTATCTTACATTTAAGCGGGTTAAACTTCGTTATAAAGATCCGAATCCAAATGAACTTGGTTATTTCAACCATCCGTTCGAAATCGGAAATAGAGTTAGACTTATTGATGATATTCATCTTGAAACATCGTTGTCTGAAGAAAGTCTTGCTTCTGACTTTGAAGGAATTGTTGATCTCGTTGCTAAGAAAGGTAAAAGAAATGCAACTGAAAGAGAAGTTGTCGATGACTCTGATGATTTTGACAGTGTATTTGATTTCAGCACAGCTATCAATAAGAAGGCATCATAGGTTCTAATAAAAAAAATAAACGGCTATGGTATAAATCCATAGCCGTTTATTTTTTATTTCACCATACGAAGTATTTTTCTTGTTCTTCGATTTCCCTTTTTACATAAATGCCGAGATTGGGTACTGTAATCCCGCGATAGTCTTTTACTGTAACAATAGTCCCGCTCTTATCTGCGCTCCTTCTCATATAGATTACATATTTTCCGAGTTCGATATGATTGTCTTTAATGATGAAGGAAGGACCTTGTAAATATGATGCTATTTCATGAATGATATTTCCCATGCTTTTTACTGCATTTGTGAGAAATAAATTAATTGCTTCGAAGCTATCTTTTGCCGCAATTGACATCTTTTGGGGTATTTGTGAGACACATCTAGATGCAATATAAGAAGGAACATGCAATACTTCAATTTTGAATGTTTTCATAGACGTTTCTCACCCCTTTCCAGATCTATAATATATAAATCTGGTGAGTGAGATTACTAAGAAAAAAAAAATAAAGGAAGAGGAATTGACCTCTTCCTTTATTTCCTATATACCAACAAATTATTTTCTTTAATTTCTTTATCCTCAAGAATTAGAATCTCATTCAATACAGAGAATATATTATTCGTGAGGATCTTTATATTCCTTCTCGTGAATTGGGTAGCACTAAGCATATTATTAACCTTTAAGATAAGAGACCAGAGTTCGGTCGTACCATAAAGATCAAAAGAGAGATACTTGGGTTGAAATTTATATTTTATTAATTCGGCATCTGTCATTTGATAGTCAACTGTATTTGCTTTTATAACGTCATAATATTTATCGATTATAGACATCGTATTGATGATAAGTTTATTTTGTTCAGATTGTATGAGGGTTTTGAAATGGAGTTTAGCATGAGAAATATCAAGACTCTTACTGTAATCTATAAGGCCTTGCATTGACCCGTAATCCGGTATACCTAAAGGTGGCATAATACCATTCTCCTTTATTAAATATTATCTGTAACGTACATAGTCTGAATATTACTATTTAACACATTTACCAAAAAGGACGCCCCTCTTTTAATGGATGTGTTATGAGGATAATTATCTACCTTATAAAGAAAATCTGCCTTTCTGTATTTTGGAATTCTAATATAATTTCTAGCAGAAACGGATGAGGGTGTTTCTGGTTTAACTTCATTGATGAAAATATTGTTGTTTATAACAACGGTATTTTCTCTCTTGGCCGAGCCATTTGTTAACGGAAGAAGCTTCGGCATCCAGAGAGGAAATGAATCCGCTGTATAGGATGTATCTTCAACCAAGTATGCATATTCGAATGATTCAAGTTTAAGATCTTCCAACGTTTCAATCATAAAATTACCACCTACCTCTATATTCGCAGTATTAAATTAATGTAGCATGTTAAAAAAGGAAATACATTCTTATAAATTATTTTTTCGAGAAAGGGGGAGTACTTGTCCCCGTGGATTATGCTGATTTGAATGAACAACAAAAAGAATTGCTCAATGACTGTACTAAATGGTGGTTAACGCAATACAAGCAGACATATGAGATATCTGGACCAGCTGGTTCAGGTAAAACAAGTATCATTGAACTAATGATTGAAAGAATAGGTCTTGAACCCCATGAGGTTTTATATATGGCCTATGTCGGGAAAGCGGCGATGATGTTAACTCTCCGTGGTAATATAGCCAAAACCATACATGCATCCCTTTATGACATAGTCTATAAAACTCTTTATGATGAAGACGGAAATGAAGTTATTAAGAACAATAGAGTCGTTAAATATAAGGGGTTTGAGAGAAAAAAATTTCTTCCTCCTTATATTAAACTTTTGGTTGTCGATGAAGGTTCTATGATAAATGAGCAGATTAAGAATGACATACTTAGTTTTGGTTTACCTGTGATTGTTTTAGGGGATCTCAATCAGTTACCGCCAGTATTCGGTAAGCCTGCATTTCTTATTAAGCCAGATTTCATTCTCACTGAGGTCATGCGTCAGGCTAAGAATGATCCCATTGTTATTCTTAGTCAGATGGCTATAAAGGGAGAAGAAATACCTATTGGTAAATATGGCGATAGGTGTTTTGTCATTCCTAAGGAAATGATAACAGACCAAATGCTTTCAAAGGCAGACATTATAATCTGTGGGAAAAATTCTACTCGTCAACGAATGACAGAGTATTATAGACAAAACATCATTGGAGTCAAACAGAAAGACACTCTTGTTTTGGGAGAAAAGCTTATTTGCAGACAAAATAATTGGAATCTATCTATTGATAATGGAATTTGTTTAATTAATGGGTTGATTGGATATGTCGACGATATGGACCTAGAAAGTTATAATAGAAGATCTATTAAGATAGATTTTCGACCCGAGTTTAAAACTGAAGAAATATTTGAACAGGTAGAAATAGATTATCGATATCTTTTCACAGACATGGCAGAAGCCGCTAAGAATGAAAATATCATGTCTAAATTCAATAACTATAATAAATTTCAGTTTGGTTATGTAATTACCGCACACTTGGCTCAAGGTTCCCAGTACGATAACGTTTTCGTATATGACGAACGTATTGGTGACCAAGAGTACTATAATAAGTGGCTTTATACATCCATTACTCGTGCAGTTAAGGGTCTGATTTTGGCTAAGCAGCCAGTTTTCAGATCACCCACAAAAAAATCAAATGTATTTGATAAAGTCGCATAGAAAAAAATAGGGCCTTGTCGTTATCGACAAGGCCTGGGACAAAATCGACCATGAGTGGTCGCCGGAGGGCAATTTTAATATTTTTTGAAGATGCGGCGGATACCATCTTTGATATTCACCGCGAAATGGTACGGGTTGGGGTGAATCGGAATGATTTTGTTCGTTGTGCTGCGAACTTTCCTTGCTGCACTCTCAGTGTGCATATGGAGCCGTGCCCGTGTTTCGTAGATTTTTTCTTCCATTTTACCCATTTAAAACACTCCTTTTAGATTATTTATTACACTTCACTTAAATAATATATAAACGTAGGAAGGAGTAATACTAATGCTACCAAAAGTACCTTTTGCACTTGAAAAAATAGGGGAAGCGCTACCTAAAGCTAAACCTAAACCTTATAAAACAAGAGAGCAAAAAATAGCTGAAATAAAAAAGAAATTTAACCTACATCATGGTAAAGGTAAGCGTAAAAAGAAGAGGAGGAAAAAGTAATGGAAGAAGATATTTTTCTTGCAACTGTGGCATATTTTGGGGAAGAAAATATTCTTGGTTTCGTGTTTGACAACTCTGCACGCCATCTTTTTACTAAAAATAATAGATTTTCACTTGCCAAAAATTATATACCAAGTATTCAGCATCTCGTCTTTGAAGTTGAAGATCCTAAAGGAACTAAGGTTAGGGTGGCTAAACATATTGGTCATATCCAAACAATAGTTATTGTAAAAAGTGAAAGTGACTGGGATACCGTTAATAGCCGTTTCATTGGTTTTTAATAAAAGATCCTACGGAATATTCCGTAGGATCTTTTAACCGAAAAAAATTAATAAATATTTCGAATCTATATTATAAGGCCAGAAAGAAAATAAATAATATTCTGTAAAGGAGAGATTAATATCGATTAATTTCACCTAGCGGATCGTAGAAAAATTGCAGTATTTTATTATTTGCGAAACTAATTATTAAGGTCTCAAGAGTAAGTTTAATTAAAACTTACTTTGGAGAAAACAAAAAAATAACCAAATTAAGGAGGAATACTAGATGGGTAAGAAAAACAAAGAATTCGACAAAGAAAGAAACGATCTTTACGAACTGCGTCGTCAACTCCGTGAGAAAGAAAAGCGCATTGTATCTCGTTGCAGCCACCGCAAGAAAAGCGGCAAGCTTGCTCTTCGTGTTCTGTCTGATGGTCGCTTTGAGTGCAAACGTTGCGGCGAAACCTTTTCCATGGAACAAATTCCGGGCCGCGACATCAGCAACGCTCTGCGCGTCGTTCACGACATGATCAACCAAATTCGCTGCCTTACGGACCCGGACAGAGAGCGCGACGTGCGCATCAGCGAAGCTCTTGGTATTCTGAATTTCGATATCAAGGAAGCTGCTGAACTGTATGAACGGATCGTCCGGAAGAACAGCGAAGATCATGGAGACCGGGATGATCGTTTCGAAGGCCGTGAAGAACGCGAGCGCGAGCCGTTCGGCGGTTTCGGTGCACTTTCGTTCAGCTACGAAGGTGGCAAGAAAGAAAAGAAGAAGCATAGCTACTACCTTTAACTAACGTCCAGCATTGATCATTCTGTAGGGGATGTGAGTAAGTACTCGCGTCCCCTACTTTATTTCCCTCGAAATATATTAAATTAATCATCGATTTTTATTGTCATCATAAAACGGAGGGTGATTCCTAATGACCGAAGCTGAAATCTTTGTTCAAGAGCCGGGAACTGTTGAAAACGAAACCGCTCTCATTGAGGCTGAAGGTGCCGATGACAACAACGCGAAGAAAGGTTTGCGGGTCGGCGACTATTGGTTCCATCGCATCAAAGGAACCCTCGATGTAAACGTCATCAGTCATAAGACTGGCATAATCGTTTACAAATTCAGACTCGGTGCTAAGCTGGACGCGAAGGAAATCATCGGTTGTTATCAGGACGTCGTTAGACGCCTTGAATCCGAACTGATCGTAAATTAATATCTGAAAGTGTGTATATGAGGAATGGTCTCAAACTCCCTCAATGGGGGGTTTGCAGACCATTCTATCGTATACACACTTTTACTTTTGAAAATGAAAAAATTATTTTTTCTATGTATCTGTATTCCGCGACGTAGATTTTATATTTTTAAAAATGGCTAAACATATAGATAGAAAAAGGAGGTAGGCTAGTCATGGCAGTTAATATCACAGAAGAAAAACTTTTTGAAGATGATAATATTGTGCACCTAGAGAATGACATTGAAAAAGTTCAAGAAGCATCTCATATGTATATCGGATATTCTGGAGCTAGGGGAGCCTTCCATCTGTCAAAGGAAGGCATTAATAACGCGATTGACGAATGTATCAATCCGAATTCCCCTGGTAATGAAATCTCGATCTTTCTTGATGAAAGTGAGAATGAAATTATCGTTTCGGATAACGGTAGGGGTATTCCGTTCGATAAACTTAAGATAGTATGTACTACTCTTCAGTCTAGTGGTAAGTTTAAACGTGAAGGAGTAGGGACTACCGCTGGGCAGAACGGGGTGGGTATCACTGTCGAAAATGCTTTGTCTGAATCATTTGAGATTATTTCTTATCGTTATGGTAAGAGAGCAAGTATAAAATTCCGTGAAGGTAAGCTTGTTCAAGACGTAAAGATCGAAGATGATGCGAGCGTAAAACACGGAACTACTGTTAAATTTATTCCGAGCAAAAGATTTCTGGGTGAAAATTGTAAAATTGATCCCAATGACGTTATTGCTTGGTTGGAAGACATTATTTGTTTAACTCCTAGTCATATTAGCATTAACTTCAGTGTGTCTCGCAAGGGTAAAGAATCAGTAATGACAAGGAAGTTTAGAAATAAAGATGGTCTCTATACGATGTGTAAGAAGTTTGCGGAGAAGCCAATTTTAGATCCGATCCATATTTTAAGGGATATGAAGCTGACTGAGATAGTTCAAGTCCGGGATGAAAAAACTGGAGAATACAAACCGGAGAATATCCAGCGGTTCATCGGATTAGAATTTGCTCTCACGTATGAATCTTCACATGTAGCAGAGATGAAAGTTAAGTCGTTCTGTAACTTTGTAACGACTACTGACCATGGCGAGCACGTTAATGGTGTTCGTGCTGGTATTATTAATTACTTTGGAAAACAAGCGCGTGAGGCTCTTTCGGAGAAAGAAGCTAAGAAAATTGAGATCACGCCGAACGATATTGTCAATGGTCTGGTTCTCTGTGTGTATCTTGCAACTGACATGACACCGGAGTTTGGCGGTCAGACAAAAGAGAAACTCAACAACCAAGCTTTCTTCAGACCGTTGCGTGAAATGACTTATCGTGGTCTCGACGAGTATTTCAAACGCAATCCGAGAGAGCTGAAAAAGATCGTTGATTATATAAAAGCTAATGCAAAAGCTCGTTATGAATCTACAAAAGTGAGAAACTCGGCAATTCGAGGAGAGTCTAACAATCTCTCTGAACATGGAATCAATCTTTTCTGTCCGGCTAATAACAAGGGTAAAAACGATTACCGCGAATTGTTCATCGTAGAAGGGGAGTCCGCATTCGGTCCGGCAAAACAAGGTCGATATTCGGCAGACTTCCAAGCAGTATTCGGGGTTCGCGGTTATGGTAAAAACGTATTTGGGGTTAGTCCTGATGTGGTCCTGCAGAATAATGAGCTGCGTGATCTGGTGACGATCCTTAGATGTAATATCGGACCAAGATTCGATTTAAGTAAGTTGCATTACAAGAAAATTATTATCATGACAGATAGCGACGCAGACGGTTTCTTTATTTTCTCGCTTTTGTGTGCGTTCTTCGTATACCATCTGCCTAAGGTGGTTGAAGAAGGTTATCTGTATAAAGCCGTTGCGCCGTTGTATGAAACAAATGACAAGAAAAAGAAATATGTAATGAACAAACGTCAGTATATTGAACTCTTCGAGGAAAGAATCGGTGACAACATCGTTCTTATTGATCCTAAGACGAACGTTGTCATGAAAGAAGAGAAATTCAAAGATTTCCTGATGAACAATCGGGATTATCTTGAAGAACTCCAACGTGCTTCGAAGCACTACGGTATCCATCCGCAAATTATGGAATTTGTGGCGGTACACGGGGAAGATGTCAATTTCAAAACTCTTTTGAAGAAGAGATTTCCGGAAATCACTATCGAGGATAATATACTCGAAGGTATTCATGAAGGCCGCTATCAAATTCTGAACCTTGACAAACTTCTTTTCAAGAAGATTCAAACGTTAAAAGATTTGATCTTCGATGTAAATAAGGGTAAAATCTACTACCGTTTGCATGAGAAGACTAAGAACGGTTATATCGACCGTGGTGTTATGACCATCGGGGATATCATGGTTCATTGTCAGAAATTTAGACCGGCAATCACAAAGCGGTTTAAGGGACTTGGTGAACTCAACCATGATCAATTGGGCATGACCACTATGGACCCGAATAATCGGATGCTGATTCAACTAACCATCAATGATCTGAAAGAGGAACTCCGTAAGATGGAGATTTTGCACGGTGGTGCAAAGTCGAGAGATGACCGTGTAGAATTCCTGTCCAACTACAAACTCAATCGAGAGGATCTCGATAATTAATGGGAGAGGGGTCTTTATATGGCAAAGGTAAGAATTTTGCGAAATGGAAGACTTCCTAAATCGGAAAACAAGCTGGACATGGATAAGACTTCATGTCCAGCTTGCTCGGCTCCTTCAATATGGATATGATTATTTCGTGCGCAAAGGATTTTTAAAGCGTAAACTTGTTAAAATAAGCAGATACACGTGCTCTGATTGTGGATGTGAGTACGAAGTTGAAGAATTATTCGTACGTTTTAAAAAGAGGAAAGGATGGTTTTGATCATGGAAAAAGAAAAAGGATTCCAGCTCGATTCCTTTGATCGTAGTAATGTTGAATTTGGAGTAGATCTTGCAAATCCCAATCTTGTTGGTATTTATGAATGTCAAGGCTGTTCTGAGCTTTATACGACTGAGCCAGGCGAACATATGGCGGCTCCAATTTGTCCAAAATCCACATGTCAAGAAACAGATATGATTTTTATTGGGGAGCACACCTAATTTGCATTTATATATTATTTATACAAGAGAAATGATGGAAAAGGAGTAATTAAGCATGAAGAAACAAAAAGTTATCCCTGAGGATAGAAATATAGAGGTCCGAAATATCAGTGATCTCTGCATGGATGTAATGCAAATCTACGGAGCAAACGTAAAATTCATGCGTTACATCCCTGGTGTAGTTGATGGACTTAAACCGGGGGAACGCCGTATCATGTATGCAATGTATTTGCGAAAACTGTTCCCATATGAAAACCATAAAAAATCTAATACTGCTGTAGGTGAAGCAATCCAATATCACCCGCACGGTGATAGTCCGATCTATGATACGATTGTAAGGCTGGCTCAACCTTGGAACAACAATCAGGTATTGATTGACGGTCAAGGTAACTTCGGTACACCGATGGGCGACTCTGCAGCCGCTAGCCGGTATACAGAGGTTAGAATGAGTCAATATGCATATAAATGTTTCTTTGAAGAATTTGATTTGCGTTATAGTGATACGAAGCTTAATTATCTTGGAGACGAAGAAGAACCGGAGTTTCTCCATAGTCGGTATCCGAATGTGCTCATCAATAACACCTTCGGTATTGGTTATGGTGTGGCAACAGGTCTCCCAACATATAACACCAAAGAAGTTCTCGAACTGACAATCAAATTGCTGGAAGATCCCAATTATGAAAATGTCACACTTATTCCAGACAGTCCGACGTATGCCCATATTGTCGATGAAGGACAGTTTAAAGAGCTGTCGGAAACTGGAGTAGGTCAATTTAAGATGCGCGGGGAAATTGAGGTTGACGAAGAAAATAACATAATTATCATCAAATCGGTCCCGCTTCAAGTATCCCCCAATAAAGTCAAGGAAGCCATTATTACACTTCAAGAAGAAGGAAAGATTAGCGGTATTCTTGACTTTAAAGAATCTTCGGCGAAAGAAACCAAAAATCCATCTGGGTTTGAGATGCGTATCGTGCTGAAGAAAGAAGTAGATCCTTATACGATCGTGGATACTCTGTATACGAATAACAGAGTTCGTATGCAGATCACAATCCCAGTTAATTTCAGACTGATCGATGACTATCAAGATAAGAAATTTAATGTAAGATCTGTAATACTCACTTGGCTTGATTATAGACGGGATTTTAAACGTCGTGTGTTCAATCATATGTATATCAAAGCCAAGGAACGTCAGCACATTTTGGATACGTTACTGATGATCTTTACAGGAAAAAATGCAGAGAAAGCACTGTCGGTTATCAAAAGTGCTGAGTCGAAGGCTGAAATTCGTGAATATTTGATGGATGAATTCAAAATCAGCTCCCTGCAAGCTGAGCAAATTGCGGAAATGAAACTTTCTGCATTTACCAAGGATTCCATCAAAAGATATATGGCCGAAAAAGAAGATATCGACAGGAAAGTTGAAGAATATAGAAAGATCATCAAGTCGAATAAAATGATTGATAAAATCATCAAAGCCGAACTTGAAGAAGGAATTCGTCTTTTTGGTGGTGAACGGAAAAGTAAAATCATTACCATTGATGGGACTAGGAAAATTCGTGACACCAGACACATCGTCGTTGTCACTAAAGATAACATGATTAAGAAACTCCCTCATGACGTGACAACGATTGGTCATATCAATCAAGGGGATTATCCGACAGAGATTTTGACGGATGTTAGTAATCTTACAGACATCCTCTTCTTCGATAGTCGGGGAATGATCTCTAAGCTTTCTCTCCATGCTATTCCTAATACCGAACTCAGCTCTGGAGGAGAAAGTATCAGTAAGTATTGCAATTTGACCGGTAGGATTACATCGATTATTAGGAAGCCTACTATGGAGTCTATTGATGCGTTCAAGGCACCAATTTATCTTCTGATGGTAACAAAGAATGGTATCATCAAGAAAACTCTCTTGAAGAGTTACATGAACATCAAAAATGACTTGATGGCCATGATCGTTAAAGAGGGAGACGAACTTCAATCTGTAAAGATGCTTATCGGAACTAAGGACATTCTCGTATATACCAACAAAGGTTTCGGTATCAGATTCTCGTCTGATGCCGTTAAAGAGACGAATAGGATGTCCATCGGTGTGAAGGCGATTGATCTTACCGAGGACGAATTCGTTATTGGTATGGATATCGTCAACGAGAAAGATACAAGCATCTTTGTTCTGACTAATAAGGGTACAGGAAAACGATCCACACTCGAAACGTTCCCTACGATGGAACGTGCAGGTAAATCCCTCAGGATCATCTCACTCGAAGATGGTGAAGAGGCCATTATCATGAGAACGGTTAAAGGTAAAGAAAAGTTCAAAGTATTTCTGAAAAACAGCATCGAAGAAATCGATGTTGAAAAAGTACCTGAACTCCCTCGACTTTCCAAAGGAAGAAAATTGGTTCCTGTTGCAAAGGGTAATGTTATCATTGACATTAAGGAAGTAAAATAAGAAAGATGGCTCTCTTGTGTTGATACCAAGAGAGCCATCTTAAATAATTGGAGGTAAGAATAAATGCTGCAAATTCATAAAGTTATGGCAACAATTAGCCTTTCATCGTTACAGGGTCTGGCTAAAATCGACACTCTTAAAAAGAGAGACTATCGCGTCTTGTTATTTTTGATGTCCCATCTGGACAGTCTTCGTCCAAAGAAAGTTGACAAAAAACAAATCGCCAGAGAGCTTCTTATGGACAAGAAAGAAGTTTCTAAGGCATTAGATAATCTTGTTGATGCAGGAATTCTCTTCTATGGTGATAGTGAACATGTGGAAAAAGGTTACATGTTCAAATTGTGACTTAGGTATGGGAGTAATAATTACTCCCATACCTTTATTTTTTTGATTTCATTTATTGGAAATAAGAACCAACATAAACAGATTAATAACAAATGCGTTTGAGGGGAAGGAGGTGATATGGGTTGGTAAACGAAACGGCTAAAAAAATAGGAAGGAACATCAAGGTTATCGACAATGAAGACAAGCTCAGAAATTTTGCAAATGCTTATCAGGAGTGGAAAGACAAAGGATATTATCCTGTTGAGATTGCTGAAATTATTTCTGCAGCTTTGGACATCGGTAAAACCACCTACTATAAATACCTTAGGCTTGCTCGCCAAAAAGGATTTATCACTGACACTTATGAAGAAAACATGCAGATTTCTATCGAAATGAGACGTAGATGGTTACTTCTTCATGGTGGTAAAATCAAAGGTATCAAATTCTTCTATCCCTCGCGTACTAAGAAAGGAAATGCTGAAAGTGGGACAGCAGAAGAAACCAAGGAATCATGTTCCTGGTTTAAAAGCATATATAAACGTATTTTCAAGTAATCAAAAAAATATGCACATGGGTGTTCATAAAATACCCATGTGCATATTTTTAATGCTTTTTATAGATAACGAGAATTTGTTGACCCGCCCAGCAGTTAGGACATTCATCAATAACTTTTTCAAAGATCTTATTGAACCCATAGAATTTGGGATAGAAAGATTTTTCGGTGAAAGAGAACATATGCTCATCATATTCTTTGATTTTTTCATTATATGGAACAAGGAAAATAGCATACTTGTTAGTATAGGAAAGGATTTGTTTCATCCACGGATACGGATCTTTAAAGTGTTCGAGACAGTTACTGCTATAAATCACGTCATATCTCTTCCTGTGGGTATCTAAACTGCCAGCAATAAATTCAAACTGTGGGAACAATTCTTTCGATTTTTCAATCGCAACGTCCGAAAAATCTAATCCCGCTACAGACGCCTTCTTAAATCTTTCTGCAAATTCTTTAACTCCTACACCGATTCCGCAACCCCAATCAAGTACTGTTACCCGCCGACTATCAAGATAGTCGATTACACTATCGGGAAGATGATTAATCATGAGTTGGATAAATGCCCTTGTTTGAATGAGTCCTCCTCGTTTCTCCCAATCGTTCTCGAAACGATAATCCCAGTATTCCTTAGAGTTAATAGCGCTCATTTTATTTTTTCCTCCCTTAACAGACCATTTTGTATGATCCTTGATTATTAAAAATGTTCCCAGAATCAATAAGTATAAGGGATGCCATATTTACAGCATCCCTTATGATGTTTTTAGTTGTATTTAGTTCTATCCAAACTATAAATAAGTTCACGAATATCCAATTTACCTCTAAAAATTGCTTCAACGAATTTTCTATAGAGCCAAGTAAAAATACGATTCCTATTTTGATTCTGTTCGATATTAAGGTAATAGTTATTATAGAAATCTTCATATTCTTTTATTTGTTGTTCCAGCTCTTTTCTAAGAGCCGGACTAAGATCGGTTCTTTTCATATCCCGCTTCAATCTATCTAAGCCAGAGCGAATACGATTTTGTGTGCTTGGATATGGTCCAAGAAGTCCGAAAATAATTTCAAATTGAAGATCGATAAGATCATAAAACCATGCAATAGGTGCATAATTATAAATTTTATTACCTAAGGATTTTTCCATTCGTTCCATTTTATTCAGTGCGGACGCCAGTTCTTTACCATAACCATGATCTACCGCAAAACTATCCGCATGTTTTTCAACATTGTATCTTGATAAAATTTCCAATGTTAAAAAACTCTTTATAATTCTCGGTAAATTTGTAACTGCCGAGAAAAGGGATTTTCCGAAGATTGAAGTTATTTGGAATAGAATTCTCTCAGCGTTTGTTATTAAAAGGTACAACGGTCTAATATGTTTGGAAGCAAAATTATTAACAAAATCAGAGAAATTAATGTAAAATTTATTTAAATTAATAGCATCCATGATACCTGATGCGATCATTTTACCAATGCTGACCCCAGTCATACTAAGAACATGGAAAATACTATTGTAGAAATTATGACCAATTTCGTGTAAAATAATAGCTAAAATTTCTTTTTCATTTAGATTCGCTATGGTAACAATACCTGTATGTAAAATCACACCAACAAATAGATTTTCATTACTTTTTCTATTCGTTTTTTCATCGGTTTTATAGTTGCTATCGAAAACCATGTAGGTCTTACATACTGTAAACGCATTGGGCACAGTTGCCTCTGTCCAAGTTATCTTAACCTCTTTTACGTTGAAAAAATGCTTGAGAGCCCTTTCTATGGCTCTATTGTGATCAGAATTATTTATTTCAGATATATCTAGGCTGGTTTTATATTCATTTGAATTATTTTTAATAATTTTAATAATTTTACGAAGTTCATCTTCCACGAGCTTAAATTCTTTAAAGTTCCTACCTACAAACTTTTCGAGTAAGATACAATCGTCGGTTGACGAATATGAAAATAAATAGGCGGAGCCACCACCAAGAATAGACATAAGGGAGTCCTCCCTGCTTTTATTTTTTTAGAATAATGTACAACCCATAAAACCGACTATCTAATCAAATCCAAAACAGTTATTTAATAGAATGATTGAGGAGAGTGTTGATAAATATGGCTACCGCGACAAAATCCTCTAATAGTGTGCTCGTCGACGAGCTTTATCCATTGGTTGAAAAAGCTCTGAGCAATCCTACCAATGTAAATAAGATTAAACGAGCGGTAACTGATTATTTAGATAGAAACATGGATAGACTTACCACACCGGGACCAGTTTATAGAACGATTTTTTCCGATTCGGACATGAATAAACTCTATGAGGCTATAGAAGTAGATCCTGCGGAAATTAAACGAATTGTACAGGGATCTCCCACTATCAAGAGCCAATGGAAAATTATGAATAACATATTTAACCCAACTATTGCTATGATCATTCGTTATTTTACAATCAAAAAGAATCAGGAAATGGTCAATGCAACGTTGGTCTATCTTACTTTATCCATGTATCCTTCGTTGCATTTTAAGTATTTTAAACATGAGCCAAATGAGCAGATAATGAATTACACCATCAATAACCTTTCGAATAAATTTAAGATTAAGCAAACCGGCACAGTATATCATGCCCTTGTTGATACCACGCAGGTTTGCTATAGGACAAATACCGATAAACTTATTAGAGGTACAGATAAAGATATCGTCGATTTCATTATGGATGAAAAGACCAGACTTAACAGTCTTCTGAAAAAAATCGCAAATGAATTTTATAGAAATAGTGAGCTAGGAAAGTATATGAACTTAGATAGTGATAACCTAGAAGAAGAAAACTATCATGAGGCAGATAGCAATACTTTTGCTGTGGAAAGATTAACGAATAACGTGGTTCTGAAACTTGTGGTGGAAGGACCAAATATGAGGCTTGTTACAGTTGCGGCAAATTTGTGTAAAGTAAGCGTTTCTGAGCTCAGAAACTATGTTAATACGATGGTTGTCAGCGAGAACAGAGAGGATATTCGAGCAATTGTCGAAAGTATTCTCTTTTTGTATATTTTCGATTCACAAAACACAATTCAAGAAGTCAATAGTAACAAATTCCTTATGTATTGTATGGAGACATATAAGAAATCTAATACCACCGATAAAAATATTATTAGGATAAAGAAAATATTGGATAAATGGCTTGAGAATCTTGGCACCTATAAAAAGACCCAGCGATTTGCAACTATTAACAGTTTTAGGCGGGCTCTTTTCCTGTTTTTCGTTCTTAGTATTCAAACCACATATTAATACAAAAAAAGAAAGGCCGTTAAATGCAACGGTGCCTTCGAGAATGTTGTGTGGAGTTGAATTTTATATATGTACTACACGACAAAACAACCACCAAATAGACGAACACTCTTCAAACAACTGACAAATAGAACAAACGACTTACAACGTGTATACTCCATTTTTGTAATAATTTAAGGCTGCTTAGGGCTTAGATCAAAAAGGCTTTAGTGATTTTTTCCCTAAGAACCTTTTCATCAACCAACGCTTCTTCAAACTCACCGGTCTGCTCATTGACGATCTGAGCTTTCAGGCTAAGAATGGCGTTGGTGTCCGGTGCAACCGAAATGAGAATATACAGGGGTGTTTTGTCAATTGTTAGCACACCTTGAAGTATTTTCAACCCATTGACAATATTGACTACCATAAACTCCATCGACACGCTCTCCTTTATCCAGATAGTTGAAAATTATTTGGAGTATACATTGTTATGATATATAATTATCAATAGTAAAAATACTAATTACAAGATCGGAGTGATTTTAATTGGCTATTACAAAAGAGAAAAGAAGAGAAATGGAAGAATTGATATATAGAGTTTTTGATGCTCTTGATCCAACTAAAACAAATAGTGCTAAGTATAGAGCTATGTTTGAGCCTATGAGCGATGACCAATTCGATAAATTCTTTTCGGAATTCTTCAAAGATGAAAATCAATATTTAGTATTGGACGTTGTTGACTACGAAAGAAATCTTACGATTGAAAATGTTGAAAAAGCCGCAAAAATTCTGGGTGTTCCATTATTCGAACATGTTGCTATGCCCCATGTCGATATGAATAAAGAAAATCCTGTTGTCACTCAATATCCCGTACCTGTAGGTTATGTTCACCTGAAACGGGCACAGCAGATGGTAGTTAAAAAGAATACGACATCAACAGAAATTTCTGCACGTTCTGCTCTCACTGGGCAAGTTGTGGGACGAGATAAAAATGCACGCGATTCTGATGCTGAGAACTTCGGTCTTGTAACCCTCAATGCAGTTAATACCCTGAGAGAATTTATGGGGCCGAGAGCTGACGATATGGTTATGAAGAGTGAAATGTATGCAGCTATTGCTCAAAAAGAATTTGTATCATTGGAAGAATTGACAAATAAACTTGAAAATAAAGTTACACTTAATACTCTTGATGTATATCTTATTGGTATGGGTCTTAAATCTGACCTCGTAACTCAAGGTCTGGTTCTTAAGAAAACAATGAACAAATAAAAAAATAAGGGGATGACGTCTCTAAGTCATCCCGTTATTTTTTATCACTTATTTAAGAAAATAGACTTTTTTCGTAGTAGTAGACCATTCACTACTCGTTTCGTTGATAGATTTACTTATTGGCTCGAACTCGATTTCCTGGACGAAACCACTGTTTACAGTAATTTCAGATCCATCAACATATTCGATTTTAACCGGAATTTCTTCGACGATTGCTCGATCCAAAAGATTTTTTTCTTCATCATCAACAAAAGCAAATCTAACCTTGCTATTCCCATAATGACCATAATGGATAATAGCCCGCCATGTTTTCTGATACAATGAAAATCTCTCCCCTCTATTACGTATCAAATTTATAATATATAAATCGAGTAAGAAGGTTAACTATTCTAATAAATCAGTAATGTAACTTTAAATTTATAATCTGATCTAGTGTCAAAAATCATCGGGTCTATTATTTATTTTCACGGAACATAGAAATAATAAAAAAAGGAGGGGTGCCTCTAAAATGGCAGACAAAGGTCAGGAATTTGAAATTGTTACCGAAGTAGGTGTCTTCGGTGATTTGAATATCGAAGATCCTACAAGAAAAAAAGTAAATAAAAAGAATGAGGATATTGATGAATTGATCATGGAATCAACTCAAAGCAATCTTAAAAATCTTTCTGGACGAAAATAGGACGCCTAAGGAGGTACAGTGAGGTATAAACTCACTGTACTTCATTTTTTTATTCTAAAAGGAGTGGGAGATATGACGTATATAAAGGAGCGGTTGTTTACAGGCTCCATACTCACTGGTCTGCTGCTTTTTATAAATCATATGATGGATTCGTTTAAAATAAGAACCAATAATCTTGTCGATATTATATTTCTGGCCTTCACATATCTTATAATTTTCATAACAGTTGGATTTACTGCAGACATCGCTCGTTTTTTATTTAGAAGATGGTTTTTATATAAAAAGAACTAGTTAATTCTAGCGATCTCTGAAAAAATATAAACCCCAAAACAAATATATATTATCATCAAGTCTAAAATAATAATATTCTATGGTAAGGAGAGATCAACGAATGCAAAAAGTTGGAATTATCGGTGTTGGAAACGCAGGTGGGCAAACTGCGGACCAAGGAAAAAAAGATTTTGGTATTGATGGAGTGGCTCTCAATACCTCAAATGACGACATTTCAACAATCAAGAACATCGATGTGATCTGCATCGGCGACGAGAAAGGTGCCGGTAAAGATCGGACGATCGCAAAGCAATTTCTTCGTGACAACATGAAGAAGTTGCTCAGTATGGATGTCATGCTCCGAGTCATTGAGGAGAACAATGTCATCTTCATTCCCGGATCGACCGGTGGCGGAAGTGGGTCGGCCATTGGACCGGTACTTACTCACATTCTCAGTGGGTATTTTCCGAATAAAAAGTTCATCCCGGTCGGAATTCTCCCACCACTGAAAGAGTCGGTTGCTGCACAACAAAATACGATCGAATACATGAAAGAAATCAAGCAAATCAATCCGACTTTCATGCTGTATGACAACGAGAAGCGGGCGCATAAGACCCGTAGCGAAATGTTCCATGAAGTGAACCGGGAAATCGTTGAGGACATTGCAATTATCCGTGGTGATTACCAATATACCACGCCATACACGAGCATCGACGAAAGAGACTCGTGGAAGATTCTCAATACTCCCGGTCGACTCGTTGTAGCCAAGGTATCTGGGTTCCGCGAAAAGGATATCGATGATAAATCTATCGAAGATCGCCTCATCGATTCCTTGAAAGTGAGCGCTCATGCCGAACTTGACAGAGATATGATCATTCGCAAGTTTGGATTGATCACCAATCTGAGTGAGAAAATCCACAAAGCGTTTGATCCGACTATGCCCAAGTTCAAATCGATTCTTGGCGAGCCGGTTGAAGAGTTTGAGCATATTTACATCAATGGCGTTAACGACGACGTGAATCGCGTTATCGCCATTATGTCGGGTCTCTCTATTCCAGATGATCGGATTGAGAAGATCGCTCAGCGCATTGCTGAAGTAGAAGCTCAACTCACCCGCACCAAGGAAACTTCTCTTCTCGATGACGTTAAAACTGATCTCATCAAGAGTCTTCGTCAAACTGAAACCATCTCCAAACGAATCAGCGAAGACAACCTCGATGATGAGTTCAGTAAATTTATGTAAATTTATAATTGAATAAACAAAATAAGTATAAGCCAAAAAAATTAAATGGGAGGCAAACAAAAGATGGCGATCAAAGAATTCCTCAAAACGTGGAAACCGAAGAAGGTCAAAGAATGGGACAAGGAGCAACGCATGGCCGTCCTCAGGGGCTACCTGGACGACATCGTTAGCTTCTACATCGAGGAAGGTCATCGGAAGAAGAATGCGGAAGTGATTTCCGAACTCTTCGACCGCATGGCATCTCCGAAGTTTGTCAAGACCCTTCAGAAGCTCCTGAAGGATAAAGAAAACCCGCCGCGGGTCGACCTTGCTCTTGCGATGGTCATCAATACTCTCGTGGAATGGCGTTATGACAATCTCGACGCAAAAGTTGTCGATGCCTACCGCGATATTATCGACAAGCTCCTGAAGAAGCGTGTCAAGAAGGTCGCCGAAAAGACCGGCCTGAGCGAAGATCTCATCAAGGAACTGCTCGTTGTTGTAACGCATCCGCAAGTCGTTGTGGACGACCGTTATATCGGGGTTCATGTACGCAACGTTCTTCGCAAGCTCTATGCGATTGCGAAGGAAAACGATATCGGTCTGGACAGCGCAAAGAGTATCCGGAAGCTGTTTAAGCAGCTCTTCGGTGAAGATGCTCTCAACTACGTTGCAATCGCAATTCTCCTTGAGCGCAAAGACACGCACCGGAACTTCAATGAGCGTCAGCTCAATGTATGGAATCGGATGACCGAGTTCGCACTTGACACGCTTGAAGAGTGCAAGAAGGGTGAAATCGAAGATCTTCTGATTGATCGGTATGTCAATATCCGTATCAAGGAAGACAGCAAAGGTAACGATGGGGCCCGTCGCATTCAATTCTCCTCGATCTCGGAAGAGAACTATCCGAAGATCCGGAAGGTTACGAACAAACTTTCGGAGAAAGAAAAGTACGCCAAGTATCTTTGATTACCAGAAACGCGGAGTGTGTTGATCACACTCCGCGTTTATTTTTCTTCTCGAAAAAATAATAAAATAGCATAAGGAGAATGCATATGGAGAAAGAGACCAGAACTTATACTATTACTGGAACCAAAGATCAGCTTGATATACTGGAAAGAGTGTTTGGTCGAATCGAACTCCTTGGCGTCGCTGGGTCATCAAGGAACATAAATATATACGTTGACGGCGATGGTTCCGTTAGAATGAAGTTTCGGAGAGACGACCGAAAGCTTGATGCAAGCGACGTTAAAAAAGAAAATGGTGGTTTTATGATCACCGATCAATATGGGAATGTAAAAGTTGATCTGGGATAAATTTCCGGATCACTTTTTTTCCAAATATTTCTTTATTAAATTATTAACAATTCATTAGATTCCAATCACAATGGAGGTAGAACAAATGTTCAGCATCTACAATGAAACAAAAAATCAGTGGACCATCGAAAAAATCAACGATTCTGGAAATGTTGTCCGTTTCATGAAGCGCAAAGATGCGCCGGAAAGTCGATTCAACAACAAACGTAAAAAGATCACGCGACAAGTAATTTCGATTCTTGCTTATCACTCGATCTTTGAAGATTATGACCAAGTTGTTGAAATCGTTAAAGGTGAAGTGAACAACGACAAGGGTGTGGTTTGTTCCATCCCGACTCGTAACACCAATATCACCTTCAATCGCAAAGCGTTCCGGCCGTTCGTTAGCGAGAGCGCTGAGAATGTCAAGGACATTCTACTCGCATCGGTTCGTCTGCGTGGCCGGAAGATTGTCTCCATGGACAATCATAACACTTTCCTTCTGGAAAGTTTTGTCTATAGCGGTGAATTTTCGTTCATCGTTTCGTTCAACAACCCGTCTTCGAAGTTCACCTTTACGCTTCTGGAAGAAGAAACCCGCGAGCTTACTACATATGAATTCTCCAGCAGCGAAGAAGGAATCGTACTGAACATCACTGGTGGCGAGAAGCTTCCGGATGACGAATCGTATGATTTCATCGCAGTTAAACGTTTCCGCCCGGCTCGTGTTACTCATCTGGTTCTTACCCTGCCGGGTGATCGTGCTAAGCTCGATGAGCTTATCGATCCGAGTAAGCATACGATCGTTGAAGTTACGCCGGAAACGGTCAGAGAAGTTGTTGAAGACGTCAAGTCGCAATTCTTCTCTGCTGTTACGCTCTTCGTGAACTCGTCGTCGTACAAGTACGATGACGCTATCGAAGCATTTGAAGACGTTTACGGTCAAGAAGTCAATTTCCTGCACGAATTCAAACTCGTTTACGGACTCTTCTCTGATCGTCGAATCCTCAAAGTTAAGTACTAATAACGTAATGGTAAGACCAGATGCTCTTCTGCATCTGGTCTTACCTATTTTTTTTCTTTTTATTATATGAGGAACTTTATATTAAACTATATAACGAATAGGAGGAAGTATGGTATGTATGGTCACCGAAGAATTGATTTGTCCTACTTGTGGTATCGCAAAATGAGATAAAGCGACCCCCATTCATGAATCTACTTTTAAAGTTATCAAATGTGATGATTGTGGTCAAATTTTGTTGAAATATAAAAAGAAGTTTAAGCCTGTTCGTCTTGTTAAAATTCCTAAAATTGTAGGAAGGATGTTTAAATATGTCTAATAGACTTTTGGCCCGTCTCAGGGAAAATGACAAACGTGGTCTCTTCAGAAAAACACAAACTTCTATTAGTTATAGAACAGGATTCTCAACCTTTGATTATCGTAATGGATATATGATCCAGGTAAAAGACAACAACGACAGCCTGGTAGAAGAATATCCTTCTGTTGGTATTCTTGGAGGTTCCTTTGTAACCATTATTGGAAAACCCGGTACAGCTAAATCCACATTTGCTATTCAGGCGGCAGCTAATATTGTGCGTCCTTTTCCGAATGGTTTCGTCCAGCATTATGATCTCGAACGAGCTACTACATATACTCGTGTTAGGAACGTTACCGGTTTTTCGACTGTTGAACTCGAAGAAAAATACGTTCTTAAACAAGAGGAAAGCTATATTGAGGATATCCTCGATGCTATTCTTGCTATCTGCAAAGTTAAAGAAGAAGAACGTGAAAATATGATGTATGACACAAAATTAAAAGATGAATTCGGTAATCCCATCATGGCTTTTGTGCCTACGGTTGTCATTATTGACTCCATTCCTGTCATGGCATCCAAGGAAGAAGAAATGGAAGGTATGGCGGGTATGACGTATGCCAACCGTGTAGCAAGAGCACTTTCACAATTTTACAACCGACTAATCCCTGTCATTAAGAGCTATAATATCATCGTCATTGCAATTAACCATCTCAAAACTAAAATCAATATCAATCCGATGCAACGTACACAACCCCAGCTCAATTATCTTGGTATGGATGAATCTATTCCAGGTGGTTTCGCTCCACTTTATTATGCTAACACTCTCGTGAAATTCACATCTAAAGTTGGGGATAAACGTACGATGGATAAAGATGGTTTTAACGGTTTTGATGTTAGAGTAGACTTTCTCAAATCCAGAACCAATATGGCTGGGCAATATTGTGATTTGGTTTACAATCAAATGTGTGGTTTTGACCATATTTATTCGCAATATGCATTTGCTCAAGCCAATGAACTTATCGGCGGCAAGAATCCTAAAAAGTATGTCATTGGCTATGAAGACATTAAATTTGACGACAGAAAACTTCGTGAGAGTTTTATGGCTGACGAAAAACTCAGATTCGCACTATACAATTCAACTATCCCGTTACTTGAAAAGCAACTCTCTAGAGTCGATCCCGATGAAACCTCTAAGGTTGTCGACCTTACGGAAACTCTTATCCGCTTGAGTAGATCTCAAGAGGGTGAAGCATACGATGAAGTTAGTGAATTAGGAGCGGTGGTGTAAACCATCGCTTCTTTATTTTATATATTATAAATAGGTATAGAAAGAAAAAAGAAGGGATGGTTGGAATGGCTCAAGGTAGAAGAGAGGCACCCTCAGAAACTTTAAGTCTTAGAGAGGCATTGGCTGAGAAAGAAAAAGAATTCAGTTTTAAAGACGATATATTCGGAGCAACATTGCTTACCAATCCTGGATATATCAGTTCGGCCAGAAATATTATGTTTACAAGCCATCTTCGTCAGGCTGTGAATCTCGTTAATCCGGATTTCCCGTTTGTGTTCACCAACTATGAAAATATTGTTGGTAAGAATTCTACTGGCTATTATAAAGCCAAATCCGATTTGGAAATCATCGATAAGGTTTCCAAGTATGAAGATGGTGTCAATGATGATCATATTTACTTCTTGTTTGTCTATGACAAAGAGAAGGATATGTACGACATCATTGAAAAACGTGTTGTTGAAGATTTGACCGAGAAATTCGGCTATTCATATAACACCGATGTTATCGATTCGAAAAAAGTTGGCGACGTTGTCAAAAAGGGAGAAGTTCTCTATAAGACAACGTCGTATGATGACAATATGAACTATTGTTATGGTAAGAACGTAAAATTCGTTTATCTGTTGGACAACTATACCATTGAAGATGCTGTTAAGGTATCTCAATCTCTGGCGAATGAAATGTTGTCCAAAGAGATTGAAACCGTAAAGGTTTCGGTAAACGATAATGACATACTTCCGAACATTTATGGCGACTCCGAAACATATAAGTGCTTTCCGGATATCAATGAGTTTGTCGTCGATAGGATCGTTTGTGCAAAAAGAAGAATTCACAATTCTCAATTGCTTTACGATTTGAAAAAATCCAATCTCAGAAAGATCAATTATTCTTCCGATACTCTTTATTTCTGCGAGGGGCGAGTAGTAGATATAAATATCTATTGCAATAAACCTCTCGATAAGATTGAGAGAAATAGCTTCAATTCTCAATTTATCAAATACTTGGAGCTTCAGGAGAACTTCTATCGAAAGATCTATCTCCGTTGTAAGAAAATCATTGAATCAGGTTCTAACTATTCATCAGACATTAACTATTATTACAAACGAGCAAAGAACTATCTTGACGAAAATTATAAGTGGAGAGAAGAAGATAATTCCGTATTCAGTAACATGATCATTGAATTCACGATTGAGAGAAATATCTCTCTCAGTGCTGGTCAAAAAATTACTGGACGACATGGTAATAAAGGTGTTGTATCGGTAATTGTACCAGATGAAGAAATGCCATTCCTCGAAACTGGAGAACGGATCGATGTCATTTTCAATAGCCTTGGGGTTATTAACCGGTTGAATTCCATGCAGCTTTATGAACAGTCGATAACGTTTATTTGTAACCGGGTTCGGGAAAAACTGGCTACATTGAGTTCTTTGGATGAAAAAGAAGATCTTCTCGTGAGAATTGTCCAGCATTTCAATGAACGGCAAGCTGAGAAACTTTCCAAATATATTAAATCTCTCAACAAAAAGTCCAGGGAAACGTTCTTTGATAATATTATCAAAGAGGGAATTTATATCCATGTCCCTCCATTATGGGAAACTGAGCCGTTGTTTGATAGACTTAGGAAGATTTATAAAGAGTTCGATTGGATAAAACCCTATAACGTGTATGTCAATAAATTTGGTCGAACCATAAAAATTCTTAAGCCACTGATTGTAGGCGACATGTATATTCTCAAACTGAAACAAACTTCGAAAAAGGGCCTTAGTGTACGGTCTACTGGAGGTTTATCAAGAAAAGGTCTTCCTGAGAAAACGAATAAAGCTAAAACTCACCAAGAGCTTTATAGTAAAACACCTATCAGAATTGGCGACCAAGAAAATATAAACAGTGCCATCGGTGTAGATACAAATATTATTGCAAAACTTCATCTCTTCTACAGATCATCTGTACTTGGTCGTAGGGATCTTGGTGAAGAACTTATGACCAATCTCAAAGAGATGAAGAAATTCAACGATCGAAATGATTTCATAAACAGGAACGTTGAGATCTTGAACGCATATCTTCTCTTTTTAGGATTGAAAATTGAATTCGAAGAAGATAAGTATGTTGTCAAGATCGATACTGACCTGATCAAGGATTACGAATACGATGGTAGACTGTTCATTTGCACAGAAAGAGAATTCAATGACATTAAGCTAGAAATTGATGTCCGAAAGAAATTTCAAGGCGACATCATTCTCGTCGGTACACCTGAAGAAGTTGAAGAAAAGATTCAGCGGGAAATCGAGCTGGCAAAGAGACGTGAAAAAATGTTGGTAGTTGAAATTGATGTTTAAAGAGGGTATAAAATACCCTCTTTTATTTTTTTTGTCTATTGACTAATTTTTAGTAACATAGAGAACATTTTTTTAATTAGAAATACCTTCAATAAGGAGTGTACGGAATGAAAATTTTATTCCTTAACTCTGCGCCAATTATCAAATATGGTTTGAAGATTGGCTTTGAGAAAAACGGTTGGGAAACTGAAATGTTATTATTCCCTGAAGAAGCTACTATCGAAGGATTTAAGAAAAAATTGGATGAATTTAAACCTGATTACGTTCTCATGGAGGGCGGAATCAACGCCGATAGATGGGTATTTCCTGTAGTTGAAGAGTTTGGTTTGAAAATGATTTATTGGGGTATTGAAGATCCTGTATGGATCGATACTCTTTCTCAAGACTGGGGTAAGAGATCTGTACTTGTTGCAACTCCTTGTATTGAGGCAATCCCAAAATATGAGCAAAATGGGATTAAAGCAATTTGTGTACCTTTTGCTATTGATCCCAGTGTTCATAACAACAAGGGTAGCAATCCTAAGTATAAAGATCTCGACGCTATTTTCATTGGCAATAACTATAATTATTACGATACGAGATATGAAGCTTATCAAATTATTATTCAACCGTTTATTAATCTTGGACGAAACATTGAGATTTACGGAGGGCCTGAATGGGTCAATCCTCAATTTAGGTATCATGTACCTAATGAGGTTTATAAAGGATACATGCCTATGGAAGAAACCCTCCACGCATACTCGAATGTCAAGTTTGTTCTCGGAGTGCATTCCGTAGTAGATTCTACGACTATGCAATCAATGAGAACATTTGAAGTTCTGGGATGCGGTGGATTTTTCCTTACATCCAGAACTAAAGCCATAGAATCCATGTTTGTCAACCATAAGCATCTTGTTGCTTCGTCTAGTGTGGAAGAAACATATGAACTCATTAATTACTATCTCTACAATGAAGATAAGCGGAAAAAGATTGCTTTGGAAGGACAAAAATTGGTTTATGAAAAACATACATATGAACAAAGAGCTAGAGATATTATCAGAGCATTGAATGAAATTTAAACGATAAATACCTAGTGTTTAACACTAGGTATTTATCGTTTTTTTAATGCGTTTATCTATATATTATAAAAGTGAGTGGGATAGGAAGCAGGAATAAGACCCACTCAGTTTTTGTTTATATATTATTCCTGTGTCGTAGGAGGAATAAGTCGTGAAGAATACTTTTGTCATAGCTTTTTCTACGCGCAAAGGTGGAGTACTTAAAACGTCGTTGACGGTAAATGTTGCAGGAGTTCTTTCCCGAAAATATAAAGTCCTCATCGTTGATACTGATGCGCAAGGTGATTGCTTACTCTCGTTCGGAAAAAATCCTGACAATGTTAAAAACACGTTGTTTGAAGTTTTGACTGGGAAAATACCCGCAGAGAAAGCCGTAATTAAACTGACGAAAAACATTGACATTATTCCGGCAAATGATCGTTTGGAAAGTTTGGACTTCAAGGTTATAGGGAATTTCGTAGAATTCCCCAAACCGTTTGATCTAATGCGTGAGTCATTATCCAGTATTGCCAAGAACTATGATTTCGTTCTTGTGGATTCCCCAGCACATTTCGGATTGATGCAGGGAAACATTATCAAATTTGTCGACAAGTTGTTCATACCATTTCAACCAGAGACGTATTCTATGCGTTCGCTGGTTAAGATTTTGTCTGCTATTTCGGAATTCAAGCAGGACCATGGTGCCAAAGCGGAAGTTGGTGGAGTTATTGCTACCATAGTTGACACCAAGACTGTTCTTCACAGTGATATTCTTGCAAAATGTAGACAGTTCTGCCAAGGAGCCGGAATAACTCTGTTTGAAACGGTTATCCCTAAATCTATACGGTTCGCTTCATCTGTAGCGTATGGTGGATTACCCTCTACGTTACATGATCCGGACCATCCAACTTCAAGAAAATACTTTGATTTATATCAAGAAATTTGGGAGGTTTTAAAATATGGCTAAAAAAGATACTTTCCCCAAGGCGACCAACAAATCGACCAAAAAGACGGGAAAGGACGGTCCGACGTTCGACACTGTGGCGAACGGGTCGACCTATGTTGTCACTGAAGGAGCGACATCCTCGCCCGATGAAAGTGACGGGGTCTTGCGCGTCGACATCAAGACAATGGTTGCACAGGAGGAGCTTGCTGAAGATGTCGCAAAACTGAATAGGCTGAGTTTTCCGGTAACCTATGAGGACCCCAGTCAGGACTGGGTCAATAATCTCCTCAATATTGAGGAGATTCCGATCGACGACACGAATGCGCGCAGGTACTTCTATGAAAAGGCACAATCGTTCATGCATAAAGCAGTAGAACAGATTGTTGCCAACAACAAGGATACTGCAAATTTCACTCAAGAGGATTGGCGACAGCTCATCAGTTCACTGATCTGGACGGCCATCTCGGAGGATGAACAGATCGCGCCGCACATGAATGACAAGCTTCGTGAACTGCTGAAAAATGTGGTCCACAAGTTTGTCAGCGAGGACAAATATGTTCTTGAAATCATGGATATGGTTGCGGCCATCCGTCTTGAGTCTGAGAAAGCCGACAAAAATAAGGCTCAAGAAGCGGCAGCTCAAGGGGAGAAAACCAGGGGGACCGATGACGATAAGGTCTTCATGGTATCCCAAGGTAAGGTCGTTTCAATCAGCGACAATGATTCTTCCAATCCCGTTCAAGATGATAACGCCAAACCGGGAGTTTTCGCGTTTCCGAGTTTCGGTGATGTTATTTCGGGATTCGGAAATAAGCTCAGCCAAATTCGGTGAGTTTAAAACAGGCTGGGGGATAAATGTTCCCAGCCTGTTTTTTTTGTTTATATATTATTAATTTGTGAAGTAGAATATGATGTGTAAGAAAACAGACAATTAACGGATAAAGATAGGAGGAATATGTGTGATGATTGACAAAATCAACATAAAATCTGAACTTGTTGCTTATCTTAATAATCTCAGAACTGTAGGAGATTTCGATATAGTTGTAGACAGATTGAAAAATTTGACTAAAATTAGGAGCTTGGTAAATTATTATAGTAATGCAGTTGAAAATTATGACGAAGACGATAAAGAGATAATAGAGCTGATTATTAATATCCTCCAGGAAATTTATAACAATGGCAATATTGAATCGCCGGTTCCTGATGAGGAGTATGACATATTATATGAAGTCCATAGAAGCATTAACGGTAATGAAATCGTTGGTGCATCTGTGGGTGTTAAAGATATACCGACAGGATTTCACAAATATCCTGATCTGAGAGGAACTTTAGATAAAATTCATTTTATCAAGAATAGTGATAAACCTAAAAACAAGAAGGAAGTAAGGAAATCTCTTGAGGAATGGATCAAATCGTGTGAGAATCGTCTTGGGAGAAGTCTCAGAGAAAATGAGCTGGAGGTTTTGATAACCCCTAAATGGGATGGTATTTCTATCGTATTTGAAACGGATGTAACTCATACTGTGGAGAGAGCTTTGAGTCGAGGAGATACAGATTCAAATGAGGCTGTTGACCTGACTAAGATGTTTAAAGGTACAAGCTTTGATTTCATTGAAGAGTTTAAATATTATGAGATTGGTATCAAGACCGAAACAGTCATGAGCCGAGATAATTATGAGAAGTTCTGTAAAGATTTCGGCCATGTTAATAATCCGAGAATTGCGGTAAGTTCAATTTTCAGAACGAAAGATCTTGATAGAAAGTATCTCCCGTATATTACAATCATCCCGTTGCAAGTTCAAAATTATGAAACCAAAGAAATAAAAATACCTAAATCAACTTTGGATGACTATCCTTCAGCAACGGCCAATTTGCGTGATTTGGACGACATCAAAGAGAAAATTGAAAATATACGAGATGAAGTAGAGAAAAGATTCGGTATTGATATAGATGGGGTTGTCATTCGTCTCACCAATCCCATGGTTCAAGAATCCCTTGGTAGGGAAGACGGTAAGATAAATAAATTTGAAGTGGCTTACAAGTTCCCGCCGGAACAGAAGAAAACGGTATTGAAAAATGTCGAATTCTCTGTCGGTGTATTTGGAACTGTGACACCTGTAGCAATTGTGGAACCGGTAAAACTCAATGGCAATACAATTGATAGTCCGTCCCTCGGTTCTATCGACATTTTCGAAAGTCTTGATCTTAGAGAAGGTGACGAGGTTATTATTAAATATAATATCGTCCCATATCTGGAGAAAGATGAAACGTGTCGTAAGGGGTCAGGTAAGAAATTTACAACCCCAACGCACTGTGTATATTGTAATCAACCGTTGGTTAGGGACCCGGTTCTTCGTTGTGTAAATCTTGATTGTGATTGTAGGAAAATTGGAAAGATTGTGAACTATGTAGAAAAAATGAAGATTCCCGAAATTTCAGTGGGAACCATAACTACCCTCTACAAATATAAATTCCTCAATAGCATTGAGGATTTGTATAAGCTTGAAAATCACGAATACATCATATCTCAACTTCCTGGATTTGGTGAAAAGTCAGTACGAAAGATGATTAAAGGAATCAATTCCAGGAAGAAAGTTTATGATTATGAATTGCTCGGCTCAATTGGTATCCCTGGCATCGGTAGGAGAATTTTTAAAAATATTTTGAATATATATTATCTTACCGAACTGCTAGACATAGCTACTAAAAACAACTATGAAAAATTGCTGAAGATCGGAGGGATACAGAAAAAGACAGCGGAAAAAGTCATTCAGGGTATTAGGATCAATATAGATTTGATCAGATTTCTATGTTCCGTTCTTGAAGTAAAACGGGAAGAAGCAAAGGATTATAAAATGATCGTTTGCTTTACGAAAGTAAGAGACAAAGATTTTGAAAATTATCTCAAATCTAAGGATATTGGAGTGACGGAAACTTTTAACAAAAATATCGATTTGTTGATAACTGCACCAAATGTATTAAGTTCAAAAATTGAAAAAGCTAGGAAACACAATATACCGGTAATCACAATCGATGAAGCATATAAAAAATTTGATTATAAAAGGTGATTAACATGAGACGTAAGAAAATCGGCCTTCTTTCGGGAGAATATGATCTTCTGAAAGTTATCAGGGCAAAATTAATTGGGAGAAGAGAAGTTTTATGTCCCATAAGGTGTTCTTCCAAGTGTTGTGTATGAATTCTTCAAAAATATAATAAATCAAAAAACCGGCAAAGATGTCGGAAAAATTGTAATTGAATTAAGGGAAGATGGAAAAAAAATGACAATCTCTGATGTCGTTTCATCTCTCCCCGAAGACGTGCAAATTGGAAATATAATGGAACTTGCTGAGTAAAATCAATAACTAACCTTTGGTTGGTTTAGGTTGGTAAATTATTATCAACCTACTAACATATTAATGAATCTAAATTTCAGGAGGTAAAAAATCATGGGAAACAAAACTAGCTTTACTCCGGTGGAAATTGGTGAAAACGAAAAGGAAATCATGAAGATTGCTGAACGTGCTCAAAAGCTTCTGCTTGAGCAACACGGCGTTGATATTACCCATGCTGTAGGGATTCCGACGATTGCCCGCGCGTTCCTGCTCTGCGCCATCAACTTCGTCAACGAACGGAAAGCTCCGGACACCGATTACATCCTCAATCTGATGGGACTGCTTGATATCGGTGTAAGCCATCGGAGCGGCTCTGAAGACGCAGAAAAAGAAGGCAATTATGTCCCGATTGCTACTCCGGGACCGGAATTCAAACTCATCGTCAAAGACGACAACGAAACCGAAGAATAATTCGGCCGCAAGTCCGATGGTGGTCATTAAGATCACCATCGGACCTTCATTTTAATCAAAAAGATTTCTTTTTGATTAAAATGAATAAATTTTTTGTTTAAAAGAATATGGGAGGGGATTTACAATGAATAATAATCAAATGGATGTATTTTTGATTCTTGCTGAAACTAATGACTATTCTAGGCTGGAATATGTCGGGCTTAGAGTGGGTATAAATGAAGATGATGCCATTAAGGAATTCGTTGACAAGGATAGACTCACGGCTATTCCCATAAGGGAAGTGGCTGGATATATAGTGAAACTTTTCGAAAAAGATGATCCACGGCTCAAAAATCTGTTAACGGCAAATTATACATCAGAGAAGCAGACAAACAATGAAGAAAATGTAGGGGTTTAAAAAATAAATGATTTTTTGGAAAAGAGAGGAGGTGATAAATTATATATTATTTATTAGCTTACATTACAATAGATGATATGGGAAAACTGATGTTGGGAGGTCAAAGTTGGGATGAGAGATTTCATAGCGAATTATGAAAACGAAAATGAAAAACGAATTAACTACGGTCTCATTACCCGCGAATACGATGAGGACCTCATTAAACTAATTGTAAACGCATGTAAATCATTGGAGGTCCTTGAATATATTAAATTTCTCGGTTATACATTCATTGAGGATGAGAAAGAGATTGATCTCAATGAATATATGACTACCCGTAAAAAATCCAGAAAGAAATCCGATACGCGCTACATGTACATGCAAGATAGCAGATACATGGAGCTTCGTCTCAAGTTCAAGCTGGAATGTAAGGGTGAGGAAGCGATCGTAACTAAGAAGCTTCTTATCCCAGTAGCTGACGAAAATGGCTACTATACAATCAAAGGTAAGAAATATCTTTTGCTCTATCAATTGGTAGATTCTTCTACCTATACAACTCGCCAGAATTTGACACTTAAATCTCTGGTTCCAGTAGTTCTTAAACGTGTTAAAGGGGAGTTTGAGGATACCGACGGTAATTTTTATACTGCCCCCACATATTTGCTTATCTTTAGGAAAGAGATAGACCTTTTACTGATTTATTTTGCGAAAATGGGTGTTACCAAAACCCTTAAATTCTTCAGCGTTGATAAAGTGGTTAGATTCGTTGAAGAAGAAGGGGATAAAGAGAATAACATCTATTTCAAGATAAAAAATAAACTATTTTTGGAAGTAAACCGTTATTTCTTTCTAAAGTATCAATATGTGCAATCAATAGTGTCCATGATTCTGCGATTTGTTACAAATCGTTTGAATTATGAGGACCTTGATAATAGAAACTACTGGATTGAATGGATTGGAAGTATGCACGCTACCAATTCATATAACTACATGGAAAAAGGATTAAATACACTGAAATTCATTGAGCGTATGCTTGATGAAACGACGAAAGATATTCTTAAGATCAACGATTCGAATAAAAAATCCATCTATTCCATCCTTCGCTGGATGGTCCAAAATTACAACGAACTTCGTAAAAAGGATAACATGGATTTGACAAATAAACGTTTGAGGTGCAATGAATATATTGTATCTCTGCTGACAAAAGCTTTTAATGAAAGAATGAATCGGGTAATCGCTGCTGGTAGCAGAGTTACTCTGGATAAAGTAAAAGAAATCTTGAAGTTTTCCGGAAATATTTTGATGGATCAACTCCATATATCCGGATTGCTTCGGTATGATGATCGCATTAATGATATGGACTTCTTTGCAAAACTTAGATTTACCTTGAAAGGTCCAAACTCTCTTGGTAATAAAAACGAAAACAATATTCCGATGAAATATAGAGGTATCCACCCATCATATTTGGGAAGATTGGATATCAACGTCTGTGGAACAAGCGACCCAGGTTCATCTGGTATCATCACGCCTTTCTGTAAAACCGAAGGGTTGTATTTTGATGGAGCTCATGAACCTGAGGATGGTATTTTCGATTTCCAGAAAGAGATGTCTAAGAAACACAAAGAGCAGAACAAAGATATTCTTTACGTGGACCCGTTTGAGAAATGTGAAACGATTCAAGAACTCTTTGACCAAGAAAGAAATTTAAGAGAAGTTGTCAGAATGTCGTCGATAAAGAGAACTGAGTATGACAATGGTTATCTCAGGGTCTGGATAAATATCAACGATAATGACGACGATCTATAAAAATAGATTTAAATCAGGGAACCTTTGCGGTTCCCTGATTATTTTTTATACAATTAATAATTAGGAGGCCCATGTATGTCTATTCTTAATTTTATTGAAAAACGTAAAGATGAAAAATTTATCAGGAATGTAATTAAAAATGGTGATTCCCGCGCATTATACGGGATTAAATATCCGTCTTTATCTAAATTTGATAAAGAAGTGGACATATTTGCAGCTTACACCTTCGTTCTTATTGGCAATTATTTCGATGTAAAATCGCGGGAATGTAAAGATATCAAAGATCTTTTAACACGGGTTGTTAATAAAGTCGATATTCCGAAGGATAAATTAACACCAATTAAAATCATACCTCTTGCCTTTTTGAATTGGCTGAATGAAACGGCTATTCCTAAGATAATAGATCACCTTAGATACTATCACCTTAACCCCGATATTTTTTATGGATCATTACAAAGAGCTAGGTTTATAAATAGAATGCTTTACTACTCCATTAAAAATGATAGAAACAAAGATTACATAAGATTTGCGATAATATTCGGCATCGATCAATTTAATAAATTGATTAACGAAGTAATTGAAGATAATAAATTCGAGGTTGGTAAAGGTGCCAATATATTTATAGAACCTGAATCAGCAGGAGTTGTACACTAATCGGTAATCTCGGAATTCTACTTTCCATTTAACTGAAAACAGAAAAATAAAGGGGTGTAGAATTCCCCTTATTTTTTTCAAAGGAGAATAAATTATGCTAGAGAATCTGCAAAAAATATCTCGAATTATAATTCAGCCTGTGGCTAATCTCATATTGAGGATACATGTTAAATTATTAAAAGAAAAAGATGGCAGGGTGGAAAATTTTCACAATGAATTTACGTTTCAAGGAAAAACGTATTTGAAATTAGATTTCCAATCATTTTTGACTCTTGAATTGATTGATAATACCGAATGGGATAAAGATAAAAGTATCATTATTAACGAAAGAAATATAATTCAGATTATTAAAGGTTTTGAAAAAATGCTTGATTCGATATATAACGGCAATATTTTTGCAGTAAATTCCAAAAATGAAATCGTTATTTATTCCGATGAGGCAGAAAAAGCTGTGGTAAGAATTTACAATCTTGGCAATGGTAACAGGATGGTTTTAAAGCCTGCTAAAATATATGACGAAAATGAACTCTCGTATGAAGGGGTCATTCTTTACCTAAATAATAACAACAATTTTGTCGAACTCCCTATTGATGCATTTGAAAGTCTACTTTATGCATTAAAACAGACAAATATCTTTGTCTATTCTCAAGCGTTAATAAACTACTATATCTCTGCAATTAAAGCAGGGGAGTTAGAAAATACCAAGCCGTTAATTAAAGCGAAACCTAAGAAAAGTGTATTTGAAAAAGCATCGAAGGAATTTGTCAAATCAACTGGAGGAATAGTAAAAGAAGCAGATATAATGTCCGATCTAGAGAAAAAAGAATGATCATCGAATAATATAGTTGAGTAAATATTTATATATTATCTTTGTGGAGGTGTTATGAATGACTGAAAAAATCACGACGGTTAGAGTTTTTACAGGCAGAACCAACATAATTGTCGATGATGAATTTCATGAAGTAACAATATACATTCCAGGAATGAAACTTAAGAAAGGAATCGGCTATATCAAGGGTGAGCATGTTTATGTCTATAAGGGAAAGGTCCCTGAAGACTTTAAGCAAGGAGAAAAGCTTGAAGCTGGAATTTGGAAAGACCGTGAGGGTAACTATATCTTTGTCGAGTATGACAAAGAAACTGCCAAGAAGTATCACATTGATAATGTGAATGAACTTAATCTCGATAAAATCTTCAAAGAGATGGAAACTTCGAAAGATAGCTTCATCGACGCTGAGGATATCGAGGTTATTAATAATAATACAGAGCTTTGGTTGCCAACGATTAAGGAAGATGATGATTTCTTGAAGTATCTTGTTAAAAGAATTATCATCGATAAGAAGGTCAATCTCAAAAATTATAAGTCCAAATTTACAAACCAACATGCACTCAATAATCTGAAAAGTGGTCTCGTCAAAAATACCAAGATGACAGTAAAGAATTTTAAAATATGGTGTGAGATTCTTGGTGTTAGATGGGATATGATCATTGAGGATAATGGAACTGATAAAATTAATCCTCTTCCAAATCCCATTCATCTTTCAAGCGAAGAATTCTTGTGATATAAATGGATATTAATCCTATATTAAATAAAAATGAAACAAACAAAACTTTGAAGAAGTTAAACCAACCTTCCGCTGGGCCTGTTGATGGAATTTGATAATTCAAATTCCTCCGGGTCCAGTGTTATATATCTTTGGGGTGGTTGAAATTGGATACAGCAAAAAAGATTATCGGTGAAATATCTAAATTTAAAAGACCGTTCATTTTTGAAGAATTATACAATAAGGTCAGCGATACTATAGACAAAATTAAACTTAAGAGATATTTGGATCGTTTGTGTGAAAATGGCTTGTTGATAAAACATGGATCTTTTTATTCAATAAAAGATCACATAATGTAATATATGCCGTCTTAGCTCAATTGGTAGAGCGTCTGACTTGTAATCAGATGGTTGGGGGTTCAAGTCCCTCAGGCGGCACCATATACCTATCTGGGCCCTTAGCTCAGTTGGTGAGAGCAGTCGGCTCATAACCGATCGGTCGCAGGTTCGAGTCCTGCAGGGCCCACCAACTTAAATTTTAATCGCGCCGGGGTGGCGGAATTGGCAGACGCACGGGACTTAAAATCCCGCGACTTCGGGTCATGGGGGTTCGAGTCCCCTCCTCGGCACCAAACCATTATGAAAAAATATTTATCAATCATTATGGAAAAAAGGAGGAAAAAAATGAAAGTAGAACTCGCCGCTAATGGAGAAATTAATGCAAACAAAAGAAAATATAAAATCCTAGTTACTTGGGAAGTTGAAAATACTGTTGAAATTGAAGCTTCTTCTCTGGAAGAAGCCATTGAAGAAGTTGAAAAAATGGACCACCTTCCGATCGAAGGTGCCACATATGTCGATGAGTCATTCAGAATAGTTAAATATGCCGTAAAAGAAATTAACGAGAAAGACGAATAATCAAATAAAATTCCCTCTGTAACAGATCTACAGAGGGAATTTTATTTTTTTGGGAGAGGATGAAACTATGAAAATTACAAAGCTTATTGCTACCAACATAGCACCGATTTTTACAGCAATGGGAAAAAAGCACATTGAGATAGATTTGTCTAATCAAAAAAATCGCATTATATTGCTGGTTGGACCAAACGGTTCAGGTAAAACTAGTATTCTCAGTCTCTTGAATCCTTATGCATATCCAGGTTCTATGGATATTAGGAGTGGGAAGGATTTTATTCTTGAGGGCGAAAACGGATATAAGGAGATTCATTATCTCCATAATGGTAACGAATACATTATTAAACATTTTTATCAGTTTAAAAACGATAAGGGTATTAAAAGTTTCATTAGTAAGAATGGTAAGGAGCTTAATCCTAATGGAAATGTAAAATCGTTTAATGAAATTGTCGAACTCGAATTGTCAATCGAGTCCGATCTTTTTAGGCTCCTTCGTCTTGGATCTAATGTATCAGGGTTTATAGATATGAAAGCAAGTGATCGTAAGAACTTCATGTCAGATTTGCTTAAAGATATCAATCTTTATCTTAAGCTACATAAAAAAGTTGGAGAAGACGCTCGTGTTCTTAAATCATTGATAAAAACTGTAACTTTTAAGATTGCAAAACTTAAGGTTTTTAATGAAAATGATGAACGTGAAAAAATGAGTAAATTGAATGATAAAATCTCTAAACTTCGTTTACATCGTGACGAAATTGGTAGTGAAAATGGTAAGCTCCAAGGGTTTATTGAATCTTTAATTCCCCAAGGATTGGATTCATTTATTTTAGAGACAAAATCTCTGGAAAGAGAGTATTCCAGTCTCAAAACTCATCTTAATGACCTTGGCGGGAAGATTTCTAGTAATGTATTAGTTATTGAGGGAGACGTCGATTCTAAAATTAAAGAAATAACTATGTTGATAGATAATCACACGAATAGTATCTCTCTCAATAAGAGTAAAATTGATTTCTTCTTCACCCAGTTAAATTCACTTATTACTCAGAAACAAGAAAAAGAAGAAAATTTAAAATATGTGTCTTCCGAATTGCAATATGACCGACTTAGTGATTACTATCTTGAACTCAATAAGAAAAAGGATAAGCTTGGTGAAAAATTTAAAAATTTCAATCCCAAATGTACAAAAGATGATATGCTGAAGGCTCTTTCTCTACTTCAGGAAATAAATGAAGTTGCAACAAATGTCTATGAGTTTAGCTCCAGTTCAATTAATGATGTAGTAGATATGTTTAATAAAGGCCAGGATGTCGATTCTTTTGTACGCAGAGAAGTTAATAAAATCGATAGGCGTATAAATAGTATTCATTCTGAGTTGGAAAGACTCAAAATCAATTTGAATAATGAGGATAAGGTATATGTTTTGTATGTTCCTCATGATACGAATTGTGAATGTCCGTATCGAAAATTCTACGAGGATCACAAGCAGATTCCAGACAAAGAATCTCACTCAAAGAAACTTCGAGCAGAATTGGAATCTTTAGAGGTTGAGAGAGAACGACTTCTTTCATATATCGACATTATGAAGAAAATCGAGTATATTTTTATGGTTATTAAATCTAACAAAAATCTTATCGAAAGAATGCCTGAGGATTTCTTTAATATTAAAAATATTCTCAATTCTATAAAAAATAGAACGATTGTATACGATGAGGATTATATCACTAATTATATATCTGCTTTGGAGGAATATGAAGAATTTAAAGAATTGGACAATAAAATCAAAGAAACTAAAAAAGAACTTCAATTCATCGAAAAAAATAGTTCTTCACTGACATCTCTTCAAAATGAAATTTTTGTATTAGACGAACAAATATCTTCTGTAGAAAAGGACATTGAAAAATTGAAAGAAGAAAGCAACGATTTGAATAAAAAAATAACTTTATTGGAATCCTCATTAGCCGATCTCAATCAATTTAAGAAAATTAAAGAACTTATTTCTGAAACAGAGGAAAAACTTAAGGAAACGATTAAGCTTATTGAGGAAAAGAAAGAAACACATGGTAAAATTCAATATTATCTATCGTTGATTGAAAGAAATAGGGTATCTATACGAGACTTAGATAGAGAAATCTCTGAACTTGAAGCAGAGGTTGCAGACATAGATTATAGGCTGAGAGAGTTCAATGCACTTAATGAGGAGAGAAAAACTCTCGAAGAAAAATACGAAGAAGTTGAAATTATTAGAGAGTCTCTTTCTTCAACTAAAGGTGTACCTCTTTTGTATATTCAGCTATATTTGAAAAGTACTAAAACGTTTGTAAACCAACTTCTAGAGTCGGTTTACCAAGATACATTGGAGATCGATGATTTTGTTATCAACGAAGATGAATTCCGTATTCCATACATTAAGAAAGGAGTTCGTGTACATGATGCAATAAGATGTTCTCAGGGTGAAAGGACTTTTATTTCATTGGCAATTTCATTTGCTTTGATCGTACAATCCCTTCGAGATTATAACATTATGCTTTTGGATGAAATTGATTCTACACTTGATACTAGTTATCGTACTACTTTTATAGGGATACTTGAGACTCTTCTTGATGTCATTAATTGCGAACAAACTTTCCTTATTACTCATAACAACATGTTTGACAATTATCCTGTCGATATTATTATGACGTCGGATGTCTCTATTGACAACTATCGGAATGTCAATATTCTTTTTAAGGCTTCATAATACCTTTCGGATTTTCAAAATTGATGATTATATATTATAGATATGAATCGTCAATATAATTAATAAAATAGGAGGACTTACATTTATGAAAAATCATCGAACCAATAAACGCTGGAATGATGAAGATATCGTGTACTTGTTTACTCTGATGAAAGCGCTCAGGGAACAAGGACATTCCAATTCGTCTTCGTTCAAAATCATTTCGGAGAACTATATCCGAGTTTCTCCGTCTGCACTTCTTGGTGCTTATACTCGCTTCCGTAAAGTTGAACGGTATCGTCTTATTCTCGAAGCCGATACTTCAACTGCCGAAACAGATCTTATGGAAGCTATAGCAATCGCTCAAAAGGCGGATGCTCTTTCCACACAAGAGATCGAAGAACGGGATCGAGTGATTGAACGTTTGAGAGAAGAGATAGATTCTCTCAATTTGTTTATCAAGGTTATCACAGGACAAAATCAGGAATACGCAAAGAATGAAAAAATCTTACGTAATACTATCAGAGAAGAACAGCAGCGTAGACAGGCTGCCGAAATGATGCTCTTGCAAATGGAAGAGAGGATACGCCATTACGCTGCAGAGGTCAGGTCATTGAAAAATGAGCTCCTCGATTTACACGAAAAACGAGCAGAATACGAAGCTATCGTAAGTACATTCCGGCAGCTTCGTAGCATGGTTGATAAAGAGCTCGGAGAGAATCGGGCTCAAAGATTCAAAATGGAAAGAAACGGAAATCTTATTCGTGCATAAGAACAACAATAAAAGAGGATGATGGTAAAATCCATCATCCTCTTTTATTTTTTTATTCGATTGGAGCAGAGTATTCAATTACTTTATAGGTAACTCCCCTACCATCAGTCATACGACGACCGTCTGCACTAAATTTAACAGAACCGACGTCTTTCTTTTTAGGGAGAGGATAGTCGGGAACTTCTTGACCGTCACGGTTTACAGCAATAAATTGCCACGAACCGTCGTCAATACATCTTTTAACACAAATATTTATTCCCTCATTCTCATATTTGAGATAAATATCTGCTTCAGGTGCCCTATAGAAAGATCGAACACCATCATCTCTTTCATTTTCCAGTCGATTCAAGATCATATCATAGATTCTTTCGCGCTGGTAGTCACTATTTCCACGACGGGATTCAATTTCTTCAAGAACTTCATCATCGTCATCATCTTGGCTACGAGGAGCAAATCCCATTCCACCAGCACCTTGAATAAAGTTATTTCTACCAACGTTATTAAATACCCGAGAAAGATATGCTGCGGCAATTTGGTCTCTAGAGATATCGCCTTCTTTATCCCGAGCTTCTTTCTCTGCTTTAAATTTAAGATCTTGAATTGTTTTCTTAATGGCTGCAATTTCTTTAACAATTTGAAGTTTACTTGCTTTACTGGACAGGATTGAGACTATGAGGTCATTGGTATATTTGCTAATACCCCTAACCTTACTAGCTTCCAAAGCATGATATTTTTTCTCCAGAGATTTACCGAATTTATTCACTTCTTCCAAGAGATCATAAAGAATAGTTAACTCTTCATCGAATTTTTTCTCGAAGTCACTTTCCCGTTTCTTATAATTTTTTTTCTGGTCTTTACTAATTTCCTCAGTAAGATCGGTTTCTTCATCATCTCTGAACATGTCATCCGCTTCGAGGAATGTGAATTTTCGTTCTTCTTTTTGCTCTTCTCCTTCATCATCGTCGTCGAAATTTTTACTTAGTGAGAAATCAACTCCATCAAATAAACCTTCTTTTCCTTTCTTTTTCTTCTTTTTCTTTTTATCCTTCTTACCTAATTTCGTCAACAATAGGGGCTCGTTTCTCTCTTCATCTAAGCTAGCCTTTGAATTAGTACCGGGAAGCGGTTTAAGAGACTTGAGACCCTCAATAATATTGACTTTCTCATCAATATCAATATTAATTACAAGCAAACCGTTCTTCTCCATCTTGGTTGCACCTCCAGTTTATCTCTTTATTAAAGTGTTTTCAAGATGCTAAATTAATTAATCTGTAGTTTATATATTATTTTCTCAGAAATAAAGTGAGATTCTTTTATAAAGACGGGTTAACATCAATGTAACTAGTAATTTACGGGGTGTGATAAACTTGAAATTTATACCTCATAGAAATAAAGAAAATACGATGTTGTTAAATGTTATGTATCATAATAAAAAAGTTGGTGGGGATGCAGACTATCTTGATATTATCTATAAAGATCTTGATACGGGAGAAAAATTTGTTGAAACAATTAGAGAGCCTGAAATTGAGATTTATTTTACAAAAGAAAAATATCGTAACTACGATTATAATAAATTATTTATTGAACTCGATCAGACAGAGATGCATAGATGTAAATTTAACAATCTTCCCTTCTATATCGCCCAGCAAGCGGGTGACATGTTTAAAAAATTTATTGAAGATTGTAAAGCTACAGGTAATTGGGGTAAAATTCATGAAATTCATAAATACCCATATGTATTTGGTTCAGATTATGATATCGAAAACTGGGTGAGAATTCAATGGGTTTTACACAACGACAATGATCGACCCAAATATATTACAAAGCAGTTTCTCGATATTGAGGTTGACAGCTATAAGTTTGATGGGTTTCCGAAAGAGGGAGAATGTCCCATTAATGCAGCAACCATTGTAGATAAAGAGAGTAAATCAGTATTCACTTTTCTTTTAAGAAATCCTGAAAACCCATTAATTGCAGATTTTGAAGCAAGAGTGGATGAGTTTATTAAAGAACTCCATGATGACTTTGATGATGTTTATGGAGTGCTGGATTACAATATTTACATGTATGATGATGAATGTGATCTCATAGTTGATATGTTTAAATTGATTAACACTCTTAAACGGGATTTTATGTTGATTTGGAACATGGGCTTCGATATTCCGTACATTATCGAACGCCTGAAGAAACTCGGATTAGATCCCATAAGAGTTATGTGTCATAAAGATTTCAAAGTCAAATATCTTTTCTATAAGAAAGATTATAAAACTTTCTCCATTCCCAATAAGGGAGACTATTTTAGAATTTCTTCATATACAACGTATCTCGACCAAATGATCAATTATGGCGGACTTAGAAAAGGTCAAGGAGAGATCAGATCCTTTTCTCTTAATGCAGTTGCAGAGAAAGAGATTGGTGATTCTAAGCTTGATTACAGCGAAGCTGCCAATATCAAAACATTAGCATGGGTTGATTATTGGCTTTTCGTTAAATATAATATAAAAGACGTTCTTCTTCAAATGGGAATTGAGGATAAAACCGGAGATACTGATAATATTTATCAACGAGCATATGCAAATGCTACTGTATATCACAAAGTATTCAAACAGACGGTGTTCCTTAAGAATCGGGCCTATGTTGAGTTTTATAAACAGGGTCTGATTATTGGGAATAACATCAACGTTGATTACGGTGAGAGTACTAAGAACAAAAAAGCACAAGAATCGGATGAAGGCGATGACGATGAAAAATTCGATGGTGCATTAGTTGCAGACCCCATGCTTAATTCACATACTGGGGTTAAGATTTTTGGAAAAAGAAGCATGTTTATTTACGATAATGCTGTAGATATGGACTTCTCGTCCATGTATCCAAATATAATTATAACATTCAACGTTGCACCTAATACTATGATTGGAAAATTGATCATTGATAGTTCAATTGGGGAAGTTAGTCGTAAGATTCAAAATTCGGATAACAGTGACATTGATGACAAAGGTAAAGAGTTTGTAGACAATTATCTTATTGGAAACTATGGGCTCATGGGAACCAAATGGTTTGGTCTCCCTGGTATTCTTGAATTGGATAAGAAAGTTCGTGAACAGTTTGGAATCAAGAATAGAAAGAAATATAAAGTTCCTGAGTTGTATGGAAATACACATTTTATCGACAAATTAGTTATCGAAATTGGGGATGATGGTAATGGACAACCTTAAAGTAGATAAAAAAATCATTAAGAAAGTAGAAGAATTGAATAAGGTAATGAGACGTATGTGTAAGGTCTATTGCCTTTTTGGAGACGGAATTGCATTACCTTATCAAAATAGCAAAGTTATTGATATAGGATACCATTTTGCTCAATCAGAGACAATACAGGAAATTGTTAGTGCGATGACAAATTCCGGATTTCTTATACTCAATGGTGTAAAAATTTCCGAAGTTTTTAAGGATTATAAGAAATCCGAAATTGAAGAAATTGTAGTAGATAATAATCTGATTAAAATAAAAGTCTCTACGGATAAGAAAGAATTGAACTTTGTTATTGGCGAAATAAGCGATTCGATTATTCCCAATATCTATTTCAAAGTGAAAGAGAAAATTAAACAATTCAAGCAAAAGTCTATTAAAATGAGCGATGAAGCCACTCAGACATTGCTTGACGGTGAGATACTGATTCATCAGTATGAAGATTTTCGGATTAAAATGTCAAAAGAATTATTACCCACATTGAAAAATAGTTCAGATATATGGTTCTTGTTTTCGGAAATAAACGAAGAAATTTTCGAGGCTGTATTGATGGATGAGAATAATTCAATATCCTCTTTTCATCTTTATAGCTGTATAAAGATGCCCACTGATTAGAGAGCATAAGTTATGCTCTCTTTATTTTTTTGCAAAAATCCGACTATAATTTACTCAGTCGAACAGATCTATAAAATAAGTTGTAGTAAAGGTGGTCGGTTATAAAATGGCTAAAACTAATAATAGAAGAACTACAGTCAGAAGAATAGAAAAACCTCTCCAAAGACTCAATTCACTATTCAACGAATATATAGAAAATCTCGGCTCTCCTAATCTCAAGCGAGAAAGGGAACTTGAGAGAATCTCTAATGAGATAGATGATGTTATTTATGATGACATCAAAGAATTTACTAAATATACCGGAGATGATATCTCTGTTTTCCTTGTAAAACTTTTTAATGAGCAGGATAGGGAAAATAGTCTGAGAAACAATCCGAAATCTATGGAGGAAATTTTCTCGGACGAATCCGGTAGCGGTATCTTTAGTTTCTTCTATGAACGTTACAAGAATCAAAATCTTCTTTATGAAGATCTGAATATTATTTGTAATCAGCTTTTTGAACTGAAAGAAGCACTTAATACTACAAGAGACGCTATCGTATCTGCAGACGATCTTTCATCCTATGTTTCTTGCAGCCTGACCTTCAAAAATCAGGAGACTGGTAGTGAAGATAAATTAGGTTTAAGAGATACCGTGGAAAACATTCAAAAGAAATTCCAACTCCTTCAAAAACTCAAAGACCATATTATTCCCAATACTCTCCAATATGGGAAATATTATGTCTATACTATTCCATACTCTAAGCTGTATCAGCAATATACTGAAAAGAAACAACGTTCCGAGCAAAGAATTAAATATACTTTAGAAGCCGTAAGTGATGAATTCGTAAAAAGTTTCAGAGAAGAATCTGATTTGAAAAATGTAAATTTGGCAGATTTGAAGAAGACGTTTAACAATGTTTTAGAAAATATTGAGGTTGTTAATGATGACATTCCTCTTCCTCTTGTTTTGGAGGGAGCAAATGATTTGGATGCTCTCTTCGGAACGGATAGTCCGTTTAGAAAGATGGCAGATAAAATTTCAAAAGATAGCATTAAGAAAAACGAGTCCTCCGCGTCTATGTATGCAGATGGAACCAAAGAACTTAAAGATTCTGAAAAAGATTTTTCCATGTTCAATGATTGCTATATTAAACTCATTGACCCTCGTCGTATGATTCCAATTAAAATCCTTGATCATACAATCGGGTATTATTACGTACATCAAGTTGCAACAGAGGTTTCTAGAACTCCTTTTTCACAAACGATCCGTGCTAACTTTACATTTGGTACACCCAAAGATTTAGAGACAAACTTTCTTTCTAAAATTACCGATAAGATCGTAAAGGCATTTAATAAGAAATTCCTGGAAGAGAATCATAAATTCAAAGAACTCATTTTGAACTCACTGATTTATAATGATATTTATAAAAAAGATCTCAGATTCCAATTCATTCCAGTCGATTACGTCACCGAATTCCATGTGAACAGAAATGAAGAAGGTGAGGGGCAGTCTATAATTATGCCTTCTCTCTTCTATGCTAAACTATACCTTGCGTTGCTCATTTTTAAGATGGTTACTATCATTAGCCGTTCCAATGATACCAGAGTATACTATGTGAGATCCTCCGGAATCGATGCGAACATAGCTAATAAGATACAAGAAATAGCTCGCTCCATCCGCGAAAGACAAATCAATTTCATGGATCTTCTCAACTACAACTCGATGATTTCTAAAATCGGCCATGCAAAAGATATCTTCATGCCTATAGGAAGAAGCGGTGAAAGAGGTATAGATTTCGATATCCTGTCTGGGCAAGATGTCCAGTTGAATACTGAACTCATGGAACTTCTTCGTACTGCATATATTAATTCCACTGGTGTTCCTTCAGTTATTATGGAGTACATCAATCAAGCAGACTATGCAAAAACTCTGGTTATGGCAAATGCAAAATTCCTGAGACGTGTTATCAGCTATCAGATGGATTTCAATAACTGTACCACAGAGCTTTATAAAAAGATTCTTCGTTTCACCAGTAGTACTATCGACGATGATATTATCGAAAGCTTTGAATTTAAACTTATGCCACCCAAATCTCTGAATAACACCAACATGTCGGACATTGTCTCTAATGCCGATGTAGTTATCAATATGCTCATTAAGGCAATGACCGGCGAACAATCCGAACAGACTGAATTTGATAACAAACTCAAAGACATTCTTTATAGGAATCTCGCTAAGGAAGTTCTTCCGATGTTGCCGTGGAATCGTGCAGAAGAAATACTTAGAGATGCTTTTGTTGAAGCGACTAGACTCACAGAAAATAAGAAAAATAGACCCGAATCTGATAATTCCGGTCAGTGAAAAAAAAACATAATAAAGATCCCATACCGTACGGTATGGGATCTTTTAATTTTATTACTGCGTAGGCCAGTCGCTGATTTGAGGTACGGGCATGTTGTTGACGTTGTCGATAGTGTAACCCGAGTTGAAATCCAGGAAATTGCGAAGAATCTTATATTTCGTAATAAGTTGTTTTGCAATGGTGTTGATTTGCGGCGATTCGTACTTAACGCAGCTGAACGGCACGTCAACTTGGACTACCGGGTGTTGACCCGATTCGTAGTTGAAGTGATCCTTCTTGACGTTTTTCGGAATCATGTTCGTCAGCAGGCACGCATACTCGATACCGTCTTCACGGCCGGTCGGGTCAGTTTGTACATAGATTGCTTCGGCAACATGGTTTGCTTGGTTGTAGACAATACCATCTTGACCAATAGCACCATGATAGTGACCGATACCGGTGACCGGGTCCGAAATACCAGAGATCCACATCTCCGTATACTCACGTACCGGCGAACCAGTGAATTCATAGAGACGGATCGTCACCTCGGTCGTTTCGTCCCGAGCCGTCGACGGAACGTCGAACGAGCGGGCGTTGTAACCACCCGTGACTTGTTCGAATTCAAGCGTCGTGTTTTGGATACCGTCGATACCGACGAATCCATATTCAAGCATATGCTTGAAGTTCTTAGTCTTATTCGGGAAGATTTTATTCATGAAAACCGGCATCTTAACAAAAAAGATACGGGCATAACCAGTACGCAGAGGCGAGTATTGCTCAATTACTCCGGCCTTGGTGTTGAGACCGCCAAGGAACAAAGAGTACTGAGTGATTTTGTCACTGGGTTGTTTGATGTTAGTCTGAAGCGTAGTCTCAGCCATTTATTCCATCTCCCTTCTATTTTTTATTTGTATTAGACACGCGGATTAATGTCAATTTCGACAATACCGCGCTTACCAAGCGTACGGAAGACAACACTCAGGTAGCAATGGAGAATGCTACGTTGTTCTTCCCACGGCGACATTTGGAAAGTAACTGACCCTTCACGGATCTTGGTTCCGATGTACGGACCAATCAAGCGTTGAGCGGTTTCAGTAAACCGAATACGGTCTTCGGCTTCAGCAAAGTTGTATGCAAGCGAGCTGACCATATTTTCAATCATACGCTTGAGTTCAAGCAGGACGTGCATATTGTTTTCTTCCGAAAGATCAGACCAGACATTTTGAGACGTCGTTTGAGTACCGCGAACGAACGTATTCTCAGCGATAGCTTGGAAATAGTTCAGACGCAGCAAGTAAAGTTGTTCTTTGACGTCTCCGTCGTCAGCGTCGACTATCGGAGCAAGCGAATTCTTGATGTGGCCCGTAAGCAGGGCGTAGTTTTCACCCGTGAACGGAATATGGTTTCCGTTGGTGATAAAGTGCATCGGAAGGGCATTGGCATAAAAGTACGTGATAGTGACCGGAATAATCTTACCGGTGAACGGATCGCGCGTCTTGTAGTGCTGGAACTCTTTCGAGAACACCCTGTCGCCAACGTTCTTCATGGATTCGCCCCATGCGATAGCATCCGTTACAGAGTTCAGAATGCCAGCATCAATGAACCCATAAGCATCATAACGTTTGGTCATGAGCGTGATGAGTTCACTCTTGACTTCTTCCGGGTAGCCGGCGTCAAAGATGAACTGGCACGGAGTACGACGCTTACTCAGAATTGCGCGGTCATATTCACCGCGGAATGCCTTCTGATAAGCTTCAATGATAGCTTCTTCACGGATAGCGAGGTTTGCTTCTTCATATGCAAAAGAGCCGTCACTACCACCTGCAAGCGGAATACCGGAAACAGTATCCAGAGATACATAATCCGGATCTTCCGTGTCATAAGCAATACCTTGAATGGGTTGACCGTCTTTGTCTTTACCATACAGGAAGTCGAAAGTTTCGAACGTCAATTCCGTTGTCGGATTAATTTCTTCCTTGTACATATCAAAGATTGCCTTGAAGGAATCCACGATAACGGTAATGTTGATCTTGTTGCTACCGTTTTCCGAATCGTTAACAACGTCTTCGAAGAAAAGGGACGTCGTTCCTTGAACGGAATCCGGGCTCAGAGTTCCCTCAAAGACTTCTTTCCGTTTAAGGCTGTTTTCAAGCTCATAAACTTCAAGACGATAGTTCTTGTATTCATTTTCTTTGTCTGCTTGAATAGCCGTAGAAATACGATAACGGAAAGCGTCACCATATACACCACGACCATGCGAATTCAGAATAAACAGAGGATAGGTCATGAAACCATCGGCATCAGGATCGGTATTCGTCATGGCTTCAGCCAGCGGAAGCAGTTCTTCTTTGTCCGTGATGTTGCCAATGTTGGACACTTGGAAACGGATAAGAAGACGTTTAACCGGGGTCGAGCCAGAAATAGTATCGACCTTCACTTTTGCTACAACGACACTATTTGCATAAGATGCGTCGTCAGGCATAACACGCATGCAATATGCGCGAGTCTGACTCGACGAAAGGAACGCGTACGGCATGTAGATCGGCTGACCGTACTTGCTGTAGTCCGGCTTACCAAACTCTTCGATGAATTGAGTGCGGTTAGCCATTTCAAGCAGTACACCGTCTCTACCCTTGCCAGATGTGAATACGAACAGCGACCTAATACCGAGATCCGGTTGAGACGTTTCTTCAACGAATTCGGTATTATCATTGATGATGGTCTGAACACTCGGATGTAAATAATCCGGGATAATTTGTCCAGGTTGCGGCATATCGTCTACCTCCTATACTTATTTTTAATTTAATGTTCTTTGGAGACCCTACATCTTTATGATTTTTTCGATTGGTGACTCAGATTCTTCTTTATTATATTTATTGATATTGAGAGATGTTGTAATCATTGAGTCAATATCTTCAAAGGTAAGTGCTGCAAATGTTGAGTTTCTAGCACAAATCTCACGAATATTTGCAGCTTTATATGCATATTGGGAAACTTTTGGATCTTTACCAACAACTTTAGCGAACGTTTCCTCTGGTTTCTTTTTGTTACGATATATTTCGGAAACAATAATTTCAAGAACGGTAGATGTTACACCGAGTTTAACGTTGTTAATTTCAAGATTTTTCTGCCAAATCTTTACAATTTGATCATATGGGATAGTCGGGGGTACTTTTCCCCTAAATAAAAGATTGATAAAAAGTTCTACGTTAGAAGCATCTTGAGGAAAGCTATTGGCCATAACTTTGTTACCCTTAAAGAATTTGGCAACTCTGTAACGATCCAATACACCGTCGTCTCCGGGAATAAGTTGAAGTTCTTTTGTTTCAGTCTCTGAGGGATAGATGTTGATCATGGATGGAAGATTAAATGTTTCCAATTTTTCTGATCTTCCATTTTCATCAAACATTCTCACATTGAATAAACCAAATACATTGATTGAAGAACCATAGTCTTCTGCTAACTTACCCTCGAAGTAAAATTCTGGAATATATGCCTCCATATAATGACCGACAAAGATAATGTTCTCTCCGTCATTAAGTAAATATTTTTCAATCATAATCTATATCACCCTTTCTATGAATGCAAAAAATAAGGGGGGTAAGAGTAGAAGTGAAATCTACTCTTACCCTATTGTTTTTTTAGGGTATTCGTAAAAGTGTATTGAAAAATGGTCATAACGACCCCTCTTCGATACGCTTGATTAGGGTTGAAATGTCTGCTCCAAGTGTGACGGTTTGCTCTTCTATTTCAGGACGTTGGTGACTGATAGCGAAGGGAAATTGAGTATGTTCACCTTCTACTCCTTTACAATTTTAGAAATTGCTCTTTTATATACATGTTTTCCATCTGTCAGCCGAACATAATCAAAATAAACAGATGCAACAACACCTTTATTCCCGTACACATCCGTTACAAAGTCTCCAATTTGGGGAGTTTCCATCATTTTGCATTCTTCCTCCTTTACCTTAATTTTACCAATCATCGGAGGTGATTTCAACACACTTTATGATTTTTTAGAGTATGAACAAAACAGCTATTTCAACACGTTTTTACGAAGGGCCTTTTTTATTGAATAAACAGATCGAGGACTTTGGAAATAGATGCTTTGAATTTTTCTTTCTTTGCTTCATCTTTGAAGCTGTCTGCAAAGAGTTTACGCACATTTTCTCCAAGACGAGCCAAAAACACACCGTCTTTATTAACAGACACATCTTTCTTATAAGCAATATATTTGATAACTGCAAAAAGGAAGACATTTGCATAAGGATGATACTTCTCGTCCAATTTAAGTTCAAGATTGTCAAAATCCGTAAGATCCGTTTTGATATTCAATTTAATAAGTTGCTTTTTATATTTTTCATATACACGATTTGCCCGAGAAATACTTTTAAGGTCTTCGATGGTATTAATAATCATCATAGTACCTTTGTTCTTGTAGTGCTCATAGATTTCGTTGAGGTTTTCCGCTTCTTCATATGCTTGTTTAACGATTAGCAAACGCTCTCTTTCTTTACCAGTAGCAACTTCCAATCGTTTATTCATTGTTTCTTCAATGTATGTTTCGAAATCACCAAATTGTTCAATAAGCTTGTTAAGCTCTTCCCTGGATTCAGCAATTTCTTTTTCAATCTTCGCCGTTTCCTCATCGATAACCTTTTGAGCATCAATGCTTTCCTTCATGAAAATAAGGAAATCGCGACGGAATTTGAACGATTCCTCCGGATTATTTATATCCAGAACAAGCTCAATAGTTCCGCCATCCTCGGTTTTGAAAAGATCCATAATTTCTTCATCCGAGGCATTTTTAATTTCTTCTATGGTCTTACTTTCAAGAATAGAAGTAAAATGATCGATCTTAGATTCGTCGTCACCGAGAAAATGCAGCTGACGTTCTTTCATTTGTTCATTGAGTTTCTTTACAGAATCGAGCATATTGTTAAGGCCAAAGAGATGCTTAACCCTAGCAATCTCAGCCTCAGTACTTCCGGGCTTAACCGCAACTTTCTCCCCGTTAACTTCAACGATTTGATACTCTTCTTGCTCAGCAGTTTGTTGTTCTTGCAGATTTTCATTCGTTTCATTAACAGCAGCTTCGACGTTTTGTACATTTTGGTTTTCCATCTGGATCTGAACTCCTTTTCTTTAGTTTTTTATATATTAAGATTTATTTAAAAGCTTCATTTTTACCTCGGTCTGGATCTCGTCAAGTACATCATCGTAATCGCTTACAATGATATCCAAATAATCCCTGACAAAATTACCGAGAAGATTTCCTTCAAGAATAAGCTTTCTAATAATAGATGCATCATAATTATCATCGCTAGCAATGTATTTAATAAAGTCAAGGGGTTCAATATCCATGGTTAAGATAAAATTAATAATTTTTGGAAGATTTGAAACAATTAATGCATCATCTTTGTTTTTAATTTTCTTTTTGGTAGCTACAGAGGTTACATCCTTTTTCCTTTGCTCATCTCCAAATTGCTCTACGAAGAATTTCTTATTTTTTGTAATATATTTATGAATGAATTTAGTTACATTTTTTCTATATCGGAGAATCAAGAAGTGATAAAGTGCAATTCCAGTCTCCATACTGTCTTCCAGATTATCAAACATGTCCAGATTGATCCCAAGATCAAATTTTTCATCAATCTGGGAAATAATGAAATTGAAGAAATCCATTGTAGATGAATTTAATTTCTTGAGAGATTCCTCGTCATCAATAACTGTTTCTTTAACAATGCGGTATCTATCAATGACGTTGGAAATATAGTTCACATCGGTTGACAATGGGTTATTTATTTGATATCTTATGTTTTCCTTAATCAGCTCAACAGGAAAATCCGTGATCAAAATATCAGTTTCTGTCTCGGACAGAATCTCATACTCTTCTTCTTGGAAGTCGTTCATGAATATACCGTCCTTTCTATATTTATATATCTATTTGTAATAAAAAAAGTATAATTGTATAGGGCTGATCTTTACCCTATACAATTATACTTTTAGTTATTCAATTCATCAAAAAGATCCATATCTATCATATCCTCATCATACGCATCTTGATCTTCTACGTAGTTTTTAGGTCTAAGCATTGCATCAATCATATTGGATTCTCTTCGTGCACGCATTATTTCCATTGCCATATCATTTTGATAATCTGCCAGTGTTTTTGATCCTACGTTCTTAAATGCCTCTTTTAAATCCTCAGGTAATTCCTCATATATATCTTCATAATCGAGACCTTTATTTCGTTCGTTTTCATCAGGAAGAGATCCTTTAGTGAATCCAAACCTGGAAAGATTATTGCCGTGATAATACACATAAAGGACCATCAAATATGACATTACGTTGTCATCATGGAATCCTTGCCCTGCAACAATTTTTCCACCTTTTGTAACAACAAGACTCAAGATATCGTCTATCAAGAATTGGCCAATGAGTTTGTCTTTTTTCTCTTTGACATGTACATAAAGAAGTTCGAACATTCTTTCGCGTGATTTAGGACCAGTCCAGACACCAAACATACGACGTTTGTTGGCTTCTTTCTTGAGGAATCCTTTATTGTCAAGACGGTCGACGACACTTTCTTCCATCGGGTCTTTTACATTTTCAAAGTAAATATTTCTAGCAATTTCAGTTTGACGCAAGAATTCAATAATAGCACTACCTTTGTTTCGTTCGATGATAACGATAGCCCTAGGAATATATCTTCTGACTAACGTATAGATGAATTTTGTGAATTCAGCCTCACTGATGTATGGCGATTTAAATTCTGCTACGACTTTAAGAGTATAAGGGTCAACTATAGTCAGTGCTGAATTATCCCGCCTGTCACCATAACCACTTGCTACGTCAACACCAACCATATAAATTCTTTCTTTATCCAGCTCTTCATAAATATACAGAGGGAATAGTTTATTAATGAATATTTCATCTTTAATTATACCTTTCATATCAGGCAATGCATCGAGATCTTCAGGATCAAATGGCGAATCCTGAGAACCGCGCATACGTTTCAGCAAAATTTCACGCTTTATCTTCTGTGGGTTATTGTTAAGAATACGACATTGTTCGTTAAACCATTCTTCACCTTCACCCAATTGGATGTAGCTGTATTCGATATAAACGATTTTATTCTCGGAACATTTTTCGATATATTCATTAATGTCATCCAAAGACCAGTCATAGAACTTTTCAGTCCATTTACAGGTCTTAGAGATGATCTCCATAGCGTCTTGACCTGGTTGAGTATCCAAGTCGCCAGGAGTAGATGTAAATATACGACAATATGCAGAGTTATTTCTTTTTGCATTCCGTGCCGCCGTGACAAATGCAGGACCGGCAGCCTCAATAATTGTCTTAATAAACGGAGTGAACTCAACTTCATCGTAATATTGGATGGGTTGCGTATTACCCCGACCAATACCATCCGCTGCTTGTATAGATGTGGCCGAGGGTTTGGTGACGATTCTATTCTTATTCGTGGGATTCATAAGAGACTTGACATTATTACGTTCTTTAACTTCATCTCCATCTTCATCATATGCAATCTTCATTTGCATATAAGAAGGCAAGAGATCTCTTTGAGCTTTGAGACGTGCCAAGTTATTGATAGCGTCCTCAGATCTCTTATTAATGAATGCAATTTCAGAGTTAGTTGTACCAAACAGAAATGCCCAGTCTATAATTGCTATGGCTGATTGTGTTTTACCTTTCTGACGAGGTATGACCACATAATGGTCTATACCAAGAAGGAAGCAGAATGTTTGTGCCAGATTGGCCCGGTGAAGTTGATAAGGTATGCCGTTACCACCTTGGTCCGGAATTCTCACACATTCACGCAGGAAATACCAGGGGTTTACCATACATTCATTAATAATACGAACCATTTGGTCCTCTGTCAAATAGGGAGAGAACGGATCAACCCCTTGGAGTGTTTCATCATAGAGTCGAAGAAAAAACATATTATTTTTAATACCGAGTCTTTTTAAATCAACTGCAACCTGAAGGAACGATAGATTACGTGTTTTTATATCGTAAATAAAAGTTCTTTTCTTACCGGACATGAGAGACCAACTCCCCGACCTTAACCCTCATAGCCCTTAGGGTACTTAATAAAGACCCCGTATTGTTTGGGTTTGATGGGAGTTTCGAGGGCCATTATTCTCATTCGTTCAAGTTGGGCTTTGAAAGATTCGAGAGTATCCTTAGATACAGGAACCTTTTCCTTTTGACCATTTTTAATAAGATCAAGTGCAGCATTAATGACCGAAAGTTTATCATAGATAAGATCCAATACATAGATCTTGTCGTCTTCATTCTCAATACGACCAACTTCAACTGAGAGAATATCAATATCTGCTTGGGTGATTTTCTTTACTTTTCCATTTTTATCAAAGATACTGAGCAGACCCTCTTTTACAATGACGTTAAATTCATTGGTAAGATATTGTTCTCTAACCGCGTCAGTATAGGGATTTTCACTCTCACCCTTACCAAAGAATGTGCTGCGAATATCGTAAACGATATCCCTTACAAAACGACTCGGATTTTTCAGGAGTTCTGTTTGTAAAGTAGTTCTGAGATTACTTCTACGGAATTCAAGTTCTGCAATATTAACAAAAGTCCAATTTACCGTAGCAGTAATGTCTTGATCGACCTGTTCTTCAGTTCGATTTACAAGACGATTTCCTTGGGTTGCAACGAGTTTATCAATGAAGTTGTTAAGGTTCTCACCATAACCCATTTTCTCAACGAACTGGTCGGCAACTCTTTCAGTTTTAAGATTTGTATAACGAAAGTTCTTAGAGCTACAAGCATCCACAAAAACAAGTTGAATAATTTTTTGTGCTTTGGGCCAGCTAATCAGCTTTTTCAAAGCAAGATTAGCGTGCATCATTTTATAGCGGAGAATGCGGTTTACCCTCTGAGGGATAGAGTTGGAATAAACAACATGACCAATCTCATGAAGAAGAACTGCCACAATTTCCGCAGGATTAGCATTAAGGTTCTTATCATAGAGCAAAATAGAATCAATTTCAAGAACCCACTCGTCGGTCTTTTGCCAAAGATCAATAACTACATCTGTACTGGACTTTTTATTGACAATAGCATCAATGATCTTTTCTATTTGATTTTTATTAGGATAAATACTCATACCAAAAAATTCTCTAGTATCATTATTGACGATATTGATTGTGAAGTTGATATCAAAATTCCGCTTAATCACACGTTGGATTCTAAGTATTGCACCATTGACATTATTCTTACTTTTGATATCATAAAAACATTCCTCAAGGAGGATCATATCTTGGCTCTTACTCATTATCTGTCACCCTTCCTTAATTAAAGAATTATAAAAGACGACAACTCCTTATATAAGAGTTGCCGTCTTTTATTTTTATTCATTATCGGACAAAGGAAAATTACAGCTCTTGACGACCGAAATCGTCGTTGTAGATGATGAATTCGCCTTGAACCGGCAGAACTTCCGTCGTCAGGTAACGGGATACACCCATTACGTTCGGCGTCAGCGGCGTGAACGGATTCCGGTAGACGTTTTCGATGTTCAGGCTGTACTTGTAATGCTTGAAGGTGATGACTTCTTTGGACAGCGGATACGCAACGATCCGAATGCCCTTCGACTTCGGCACCTTAAGCGTGGAGACAACATGGACACGGTTCTTGTTAGCGGTCATAACACCGAACTTGTAGTCCAGTTGAATACCGCCAATCTTCGTGTCTTCGTCGATGACCCAACGAACATCATCTTGGATCAGCGTGATGTTGTTCGGGTGGCCATATACCACGAACATGATGTCTTCGGTACGCAGCTTCGTTTTGAGTTGGTCAATTTCACGGTTCAGGAAGTACTTGAGTTCAGAACCGATCCATTGCGAAACCGTAACGAAGATGTTTGCCGGCGGAGTAGCCGAGAACCGGTAGGATTCTACGAAGCCATCCGTGTAACCAAACGGCAGATTCTTCTTGGTTTTCCATTTTGCCAGACTCGAATCCAGGAAGTCCAGGATCGTCGAGTCTTCCAGTTGCGTCAGAACCGTCGAAATATCGGCGATGATTTCCGTCGTGATATCCGTGTTGAACAGAGCCTTGTAGTCCTTGATCTTCTCAATGGTCAGACCCGTGTTCAGACGATAGCCGTCCGGAATTTGCCACGTCAGGTTCTCACGTTCACGGTCCAAGTCAACCGTGTTAACGTTGTTTTGGTTCGACAGATGACCGCCGAAACGAACTTTCTTGATCTTGCCACCTGTCGAAGCGACCGAGACTTTGCCGTCATAGAAGCTGATTTGACCGACAATAACGTCGCTTACCGGGTTGCCTTGCTCGTCTTCCGTGTTGATACGATAGCTGAAGGAACCGATACCGGCACCACCATTGACACCCGTATCCGGAACAATGTTCAGACCTTCGATGGTCTTCAGAACCGGCGTCGGCGTAGCGGCCGGACCCATAACTTCGATTTGAACAGCGTCAATAACGAAGTCCAGACCCAGCGAGTCACGCATTTGCATCGAACCGCCGGATTCCGTCAGCAGGTCGAGGTCTTGGAACGGCAGGCTGCCAACTTCCGGATACCATTTGTTACTGATCGGTTTGCCGCGCATTTCACCGAGCACATTCTTGTAGCTGTCATCGTAGAAGATTTCCGGGATGTAGTACCTGTTGCCGTTCTTATCCTTCAGGAAACGGCGTTCGAAAGAAACCTTCACGATCGGCTTAGCCGGAACTTCCGTCATCACAATGTCCTTCGAGTGACATTGCAGATAGTTCTTCTTCAGAACCGGCAGCGAGATACCAACGATCGGGGCCAGCTGACCAACCGAAGATTCGCGCAGGATTTCCACCCTCGTGTTTTCGAAAAGCTGTTCCAGTTTCTCCGGCATCAGCGACAGATACGGATCGTCTTTAATTGCACTTTCCGTGAGAACGTCACCGATAAGACGATTCTTGTAGTCCTCAGTCAGAGATTCGATTTTGAGGATCTTTGCGATGTCCTCAATCGGGTCCGTTTGCGTAGCATTACGGAAACCCTCAAGTACAGCTTTGATGGATGCTTTGAAATCATGCTCACGGTCTGTTACAAAACTACCAACCACGTTAGTGGTTTGGAATTCGTCGTCCAGGTAATCAAAGGACGCCATAGATTTACACTTCCTTCCTTTATTTTTTTATAATTATGTTTTATCATTGTCAGTCAAAACCCTTATTTTTTTAAGCATCTCAGCATTCAATCTAAAAGCTTCGATGAAACTATTATATTTATAGAGATTATTAACATAACTCTCCTTTGGAAATTGGTATACAATGTAATCAAAAAGTAAACCATCAAGTTTGATCAAATTAATTTTCACTTGGTTAATGATTTTATTAATCAAAACATCTGGTTTATTTGTCGAAGATAATTTTCGTATAACATTTCTATTCAAATTATAGAAAGTTGTAAAATCTGCTAACAGAAGACGTTTATTCGTCTTCTCATCATCGTTTTCATTATTTTCTTCTGAATTTTCACCGGAGCCACCCCCTTCATCGGCTTCAGTTTCGTCTTCTCCAAAATTATCAACTTCGTCCCCTACATCATTATCTCCATCAGATGTCTCCTCAGTGTAGTCAGTTGACCCATCTTCATCGGAACCACCCGATTCGGTCTCACCGTCTTCATCACCGGTTGTTTCTTCGTTATCAGAATCTTCGTCTTCTTGATTGTCTTCGGGATTAAGCTCAGATTCTTCTTCTGTATAGTCGATAGGTTCTTCATCTTGATCGATATCTTCATTGTCTTCGTTTTGATCTTCTTGTCCATCTTGTTCATTTTCAATTTCTTCTTCATTTACTTCTTCACTGTAATCAGTCACATTTTGTTCATCGGTGTTAACTTTGATTACTCTTCTTCTAGGTCTAGTTCTTCCACCTCTCGCTTCCAAAAGAATATCTATAAAATCAGTCATAGATTTTCCTCCATATCCTTAATATTATAACGAATTCGAACAATGTCCCGTTCAAGTTTATTTTTAAGTCTCATCAACTGATACTTTTTCTGACGCTCATTGGCAGCTTTTGCATCTTCAATTTTTTCATTAACAATGGTTAATTCGGCTTCGAGTTCATCCACAATACGCATACGGACCCTTTTATCTAATTTTCTATCACGAGCAATACTTGCGATAAGACCTACTGCTGCAATGGCAGGATGAATAAAAGCAAGAGCCCCCGTCATGGCTGCTTTCCTAATAAGTTTAAAAAGTCTAAGTTTATAACCGCCTTCGATAATACGCTTACGTCGTTCTTCACGATCAAGTTTTACAAGGCTGTTAATAACGGTGTCAGTCATTCTATCAATGCGTTGCGGAACACGTTTCGCAATAGCTGTTATACGTTTTCTATTTAAATTTTTACGACGTATGCCATGGATAATTTTTCTTGTTCCTTTATCGGCAGCAATCGCTGCTTTTCGGATAATTTCCGCTTCAAAGATTTTATCGTCATACATTGCGTCGATATCGTCAAACGAAATATTGATATCAGGTTCAAACGACTCTTTAACCGTTTCCAGCTTTTTCTTAAGATCAATTCTAAGGTTTTTAAGTTTGATCAAGGTAGTATCAATTGCATCCATTCTAAATTTATAAGGAATTGATCCTTCTTTTATACGACCCATCGAATCAGGTCCCACTTTTTGTGCAATTTTTTCCTTACCAGATTCCAACTTACTAATCAGCTTATCACATTCGGCAATTTTCTTTCCAATTTCTTCTTTTGTTTTCGCCTTTTTACATTCTTTTTTAAATTCATAATATACTTTATTGACTTCTTTGTAAAAAGAACTTCCCTTTTTATCTTTCGCAAATGCAGTATATGTCATATAGAAATTAATGGGATCAGTAAGAAGAAGATAAATCAACCATTGGCCCGGAGTAAAATTATATCTCCGTAAATTAAGGGAATGTAGAATTAAACTTTTCTTCTTTTCAGCTGCTTCCAGTACCAATTCGTAAAGATTTGCAATATCGATCATTTTATTAAATGCTTCCAGATTTATCTCTTCATTGTCATTGAAGAAAGCTTTAACGAACTGAATCGCAAAAGATTGTTCCATCAATCTAAAGTCAATTTTATTTTCTTCTTCCTCGTCATCATCTTCACAGTCCTCGATTTCTTCTTCGATATCCTCATCTTCTTCATCCAAATTATCATATTCATCCAATTCATCCGGGAAGAGGTCTTCATAAATACCATCTGCAGCAAAACTTGCTATCAGACCATCGAAACCCTCTTTCATTACTTGAAGCTTCTTCTCAGAAAGCTCACAAAGCTTTCCGATAGCTTCTTTCAATTTTTCAGCATATTGGTTAAGGAATTCTACAACTCCTACTCCTTGTCCGAGAGCAATATCAATCCTCTGAAGCTGAACTTTCATTACAGCTTTAACACTTTCAATCGTAGCATTATTGCAATATTTTTCATTTTCAGCCTCATGGAACATATCAGCAATTTTTACAGGAAGATTGATGAGTTTCTCAATATGGTTTTTGTATTCATCCTTTAAATTATTAGGGATATTAAGAACAACCGATGTATTTTTAATAATAATTGCCGATGGATCATTGCGCAGGAAATCATCTGCACATCTAATTTCTTCTAATCCTTTTGCATAGGGGATTACGATCGACGGAGATTCACCAATATTAAACACAATGATATCCAATTCGTCAGAAACAGAATTTCCTGTCAGGGTTTGTCTGGGAAGATACTGTTTGTAAATTTCATAAATGGTTTCGTTTGCGATGTACTTTTCAGTATCTTTATCGATCAAAATCTGGTCTAAATAATTGAGCGATTCTTTTATACTTTCAAGATGCTCTTTATTATTATAGCCGCCTTTTAATGCATTATTGTAGAAGTGGTTCATTTTTTCTTGGAGATAAACAAGTTTTTCTGTCGGGATTTCGCAGGTTTTAATAACATTTGAAATAAACTTGTGACCGACTGTAGGTTCGGAAAATATAAACTTAGCATTTTCAAGAACCTCATTAAGATTCTTGGATTTTACAATATCCATAAATTCTATGACCTTTAAAGGACTATAATCTTTTTTCAATGTCTCAAATGCTTCTTTAATGGAAACCGCACGATTTCCTGTAGGGACAGATGAAACGCTATGATTGGCGGGTTGGAACATTTTATCTCCCATATACTCATTCTCTTCCTTTCGTGTTATTTTTAAGTATTTGTTGATTTTTCCAAAAAATAAAGATCAGGTATAGTCCTCAAATATCAACATTTAAATAATAAAAATACAAGAAAGTCGGGAGTGAATAAATATGGTAAATAGAGGTGAGGTAGTAGCGTACCTCATTATGGAGGCCGCATCTGATCCTGTTAAGCCTCAAAACGTACAAGTCGTTGATAAAAACGGTCTTTTCTACGTTAATTTTGATACTGTTCTCCAAGTTTTCGACCGTCAAAATAGAAACCGCCGCGAATATCGATCCGCTCCTATGAAAGCCTCTTTGTCGGCTCCTCACATTTCCGAACTTATCGAAAATCGCACATGGTGTGGGGAAGCAGGTCATCCTATGAGCGATGATGTCAAACGAATTCTCACCATTGACCCTAACAACGTTTCTCATAGGATTAATAAATTCTGGTATAAAGGCGACAATGTATTGATGGGTAACATTGATACATTTGACGATAATGGTCCCGGATCTAAATTTACCCGGATGATTCTTCAGGGAATGGAACCGGCGTTTAGTCTTAGAGCCCTTGCTCAGTTGACCAAATTCCAAGACGGTAGTGCGGTAATGCAATCTCGTTGCCATATCGTATGTTACGACTGGGTTATTCTTCCTAGCCATCCTGAGGCTTATCGTGATAAAAGTAAACCAATTCAAAAAATCGTTAAGTCGTTCAATAGTGGCACCAATATTGTATCCGAAGGTACTCTCATACCTGTAAATGAGTCTCAGATCAAAGACTTCATTAAAATGGAATCCAAGAACCTGCGTGCTGTCTCCAATGTATATGAAGTAGCAATGGAGTCCATGGAAGTCTCTAAGGATTTTAAGAACGTTATCGTCCGTGAAGGTAACCGTACTTTCGTAGTTAAAATCGAAGATCGTATCAAACAAGATATTCGTTCGTTCATGAGTAAACTGTAAAAAAAATAATACCTAGTTGCCAGACGGTAACTAGGTATTATTTATATCTCTTTTCCTTTAATAGCTGTTTTTAGTAACAGATAAGTAATATATTGTGCTTAGGAGTGATAAAAATGCTCAACACAAGTGACCTTTTAACGTCTATAAAAATTGATTTAGGAATTTACGGATTGGTGATTCCGTTTGAAAAAGAAGATGAAGCCATCATCAATGTTCTTAGAATAAAAACTCTCCCTGTTTTTAGCACTTATTCTCCGTATATACTTGAAGTGGATATGAATTTGAAGGAAATGAGAGCACTAAAGACCGACTATCAAGAATCTATCTATGAATTACCTGATATTTTTGGCGACAATAAAATTCTTTATATTAGAAAGATTACTCCGCGTAATAAAATGCTCGGAAATGGATACTTTAGTCCCGAATTAACAGCAGACTATTACGCATATAATGATCTCATGTTAACTCAAGCATATGCAAACCTTCAATCTATTTCGACTCCTTCTTTCACATTCAAATTTAGACATCCCAATCTCTTATACTTATATAATTTAACTACCATTGCAGATGAACTTAAGATTGAATTTGCATTACAACATCTAGACAATTTCGCATCTATTTCTAATTCGACTTGGCAATCTTTCTATGAATTAGCCCTTCTTGACGTAAAGATATTTTTATATAATGCAATGAAGCATTATACTGATATTCAAACGGCATACGGTAACTTTAGTTTGAAGATTGATGAATGGTCGAATGCTGAAAGCGAAAGAAAAGATCTCATCGAGAGATGGAAAGATGTATTCCATCTTGACGTGGATCAATTTGTAATTGCATAATAAAATGGAGGATGAAAAAAATGTTTAATCCAATTCAACGTCTTTTGTCTGTACTTGTCGTGTACGCTCACAACATGAAGGTTCTTCATTGGAAAGTGACCGGAACGGATTTTGATCCTACACATTCAGTATTTGACGAGTATGCAAAAAAATTAAATGAATTTGTAGATGAAGTTGCTGAAATTTGTATTCAATTAAATACAAATCCCGTTAGCTATAGTTTTGCATTAGATGTTTTGGAAAAAGATTCGTTATTTAAATATTTTATAGCCGATGCAGATAGAAATTATACTTCTAAGGAAGCATTTGAAGCGGCAAATGTTATGTTTGATACTATCATTGCTGTTTATGAAATGGTCAGTAAAAACCAAGCTATACCTGAAGATATTCGAAATAAACTTCAGGAACATAGTTATTTTGTAAGAAAAGAATTTATGTATAAGAATAAAATGCGGCTAACATAAAAAATAAAGGATGGTATATTAACCATCCCTTTATTTTTTACTAATTTGGACTAATAGTATACACCACCCGCCCGGCGGCCGCTGTGAAGCTCGCGGAGGCGGTGCATCGAAACCTGATCCGCGCGACTGACCAGATCGCCGAGTTCGTGTACGTGGCGCCGGACGATCCGAAATACGCTGTACTGGCCGGTTTTGTCATGGCGTTCAGCGCGATGGGGCTTTGGAGTGGAACGAAAAACATCATCGGGAAGTGAACGGGAAGAAACCCCGCCTGGCCGTGTGGCTGGGCGGGGTTGTTTGACAGTGGTATAATTAATACTTTTTGCGTATAATAAAGTTCAGAAAAAGGAGGCATTTCGCATGTTCTCTAAAACCAAACAATTCATAGGGTTTGTGCACAAGAAAGTTATGGATGATATTGAGAAATTCGAAAAGTTTTCAAAAGAACAGGATGAACGTTTTGATTCTATAAAAAAGCAAATGGAAAATTGGGATAAGAACACTAAATTGATTCGAAGAAAATAGCAATCGCCGAATCGCTGACTGAGCACGTGCCGGCGCCGAAGTGGTTCGTGGATCAATTCGGCAGCGGCGATCTCGGCGGTCTGATCAGCGATCCGCACTTTAGCCTTGAGGGCTGGGCGCGCGCTGGCCTCATCGCGTCGACGGTTGCGAATGCGAACCGCGACCAAAAGCGGCGCCGTCGGCCCTACGAGCCGCAGGACTTTATACCAAATAAGTATTTCCAAAAATATAATATATAATTTATATTCCAAAAATATACCTTTTTAACAAAAAAAATTGCGGATGCACATTTGAGTGCATCCGCTTTGAGGGGGGTTGGGGATGGGTTGGGATAATTACCTTTATGTTTTTAATTTAATTATTTTTTAGTGAAAAAAAAAATAAAAGATAGAAATAAAAAAAAGGTCATGAGACCTTTAATTTTCTTCTTTCCATTTCACAATATACCGCTTCCACCCAATCACCCATAGTAACACCGGGGAAATATACCGTATCATACGGTTCATCCAAAGAATACAACTTTTCTTTTAAGCAGTATTTAATTGCTTCCCATATTTTGATAATTTCTCCGTCCGTGTAGTCCTGTCCTTTTCCAGTAATTCTTGTATAGTATTATAACCTTTGAAAGCCATTTTTTAACCTCCTAATTTTTTTATTAATTATCTTCATTATTATGATATAATAAATAAAAAAATAAAGGATACGGTAAAAATCCTATATCCTTATCATAAAATATTTTTTGTACTATCTCTTTACATTATTCTTACGAAAAGAATTCATATAATGAAACGGTATTGGGCTCAACTATAGGCAATCTAAATTCATTTTCTGCTTCTCTTTCAGATAAAACCCTATTTGTCTTTCGACAATGAACATTTCTTGCATTGGAGAAATCGTCATCAGCGTTCCTCATCTTACTCCTACCAAAGGATGCCATAGAATATTTTTTCTTTTTCATATTTTCAACGATTTTCTCTGTCACATCTTTGGTAATGTTGTTTGCCAAGAAAACAGTGAGGGGTATCTCTACAGAATTTCCAGTTTTATTTTTGTTACGGTCGTTATACCAACACTCAACGACTTCACCCTTCAAATGAAAGGTAACTGAATAGATATCGACATCTATTTGAGCATTTTCATTATTTTTCCCCCGATTGAATGAACCTTTATCATTAAGCACACTTTCTACAATCTTATTGAATAGAGAGAAAAATGCTGGTTCGACTATATTCCCTCTCTTTTTCAGTAAATTTGGGAAGGCTTCCATAAAACCTTCAATGGTGCAATATTCTGCAAAAATTCGTTTATTCACAACTTTAAACACTTCTTCAAAATGTTCACATTCACGAATAGGACCATGTTCACCATCATCAGACAATTTGACGGCAACATAGCTGTTATTCGTCAATTTAATTACAACAAAAGCCTCGTCAACATATTCATCGTCTCTTTCACGAATTTGGCCGAAAAGAAGCTTCGGTTTTTTCATTTCGGTTGCCGATTGTTGTCCAGTCATTTTAATTCCTCCTTAATTATTTATTAATATCAAAAATATAATATATAAATTAAAATACGGGGTTTTGATAAACCCCGTATTTTAATTATTTTTGTTTTAATTCAATAATCTGAGCACATTTCTTTTTAAACGTTTTCATTCTCTTTCTTAACATTCCCTCAGTTTGAGGGAAACCAACATCAACCAAATCAAAATAGAATGTAAATTTATCTTTGGCATATTCCCGCAATCTTCCCTGCATTTGATTTGCTGTAATAGGTGAAGTATATTGCTCAGTATTGATTATAAATCGCAGTCCGGGAATATCTGAGCCTGTACCAAGTGACTTTGGTGTTGTCAAAATTAACTCAGAGTTCAAAGCTTTTTCTTTTTCTTCTGGACTTATTGTCGAATTGTATTTCATCGGGGTTCTCTTATCATAATTCTCCATCAGAAAATCATACAATGTGTCAATTGCATCGTTTTTTGATAAATAAATAACTATTTTACCTTCTTTATCTCCGATAAAATTGAGAACTTCCATTATCTTTTTATAAAATAATTCTTGTCCAATTTGATAGTCGATATATCTATTTCTGTCAAAACCATGTACACCCTTAACAGCGGCCTTAGTGCCCATGTCCGGACGTGTTTTATATCTCACAATAACTGCTATGATATGCTTTCTCTTCTCATCTGCCATTTCTTTACCGAATTTAGGGACGTTCTTAAAACATCTTTCAAAAATTATATTTTCACGGAAATGTGAACGTTCGAAATTAGCAGTAAGATATATTGTTTTCTTTGTATTGGTATGAAGGTCGATGTAATTCATGTTTTCAAAGTTGAAATGTGCCTCATCATAAACCTTCACTCCAATACCCAATTTTACAAAGAATTCACCAACAGCATCCCATCCTTCTTTTTTAGCAAAGCTGTGGATGGTCTGGTGGTTAACAAAAAATACTTTATAAGGAATTTTCTTCATAGAGAGAAGTTTCCTGATAGCATCACTTCCGCTTATATTAAATATGAAAGGTTCTTTTAAATCCGTCATATTTATAATAGATTTTATCCACTGTTTCTTAATATTATCATTGGGAGTTATAATAATCGCTTTCATTTTAAGGAAAGTCAAAGCTGCAATTACGCAATATGTTTTCCCATCACCGGTATCCAAATCAAGAGCCTGTTGGGAATATTTTTTCGCATATCTAAACTCACCTTCACCCAACAGGAATGAAATAGATTTACGCTGTATATCGTTTCTAGGCTCTTTTAAAAGACGAAAAGATGCAGGTTCTACGGGATCATGCTCATAGCTAATCTTACATCTTACGCCGAAAGCTCTTTCAAGATAATTTAAATCTATACCTCTGGGTAAATAAAGTTGTTTCTTCTCAGCATTATAAAAAAATCCGGGGGTGTCCATCTTATAATAGATGGGGTCCCAAATTGATAGCATATTTTCCAGATTTTTATTTTCACCAAGCTCATAGTTAGTGACTATGATAGATGTATGGCGTACAGTTATAGTTTTTTTCATATAATCATAGACACCTCCAAAAAAAAACTAAGAGATATCACTTTATAATAAAGTTTTTATAAAAATAAAAAAAACAAGGATGGTTATCTCTATCCATCCTTGTTTTTAATGATCAGTGTAAAATAGGCCAATTTCTATCGACGATTGTTCTTCTCCATTGAATCTCATTCAACGGTTCCGTGCCGGCCTTTCTATGACGTTCACAATAATCCTCATAAGTTTCTTTTTTAGGAGTCCATTCACTGGGATTGTATCGTTTTACAAATCGTATTCTTTTATTCATTATATAGATCACCTCAACCAGCTTTTTTAGGAATGAAGTTATTCGTGTGGATAAGATGACTCCTGATGATGGTTAATGCGACATAGAGGTCAAAGCTGTCAGAGCAATTGAAAGTGAAGCGATACTTGTTATCTTCATGGGATTCATATACCATATCCTCACTATAACCAGCATCGAAGATCAGATGATTTCTATTTCTGGTGTCGACTATATCATAGAAATCGACAGTGAGGGGTATAACACTATTCACGCTGACTCTCCATCCGAGGAGATTGTTTGCGAGTATGAATTCGACCCCGAAAATATCTTTGAAATCCAAGAAGAATACTGGGAGTCTCAGAGATTTGGCTACATGAGACTCGATTACTTTTATTCTCAAACCGAGTCCGTTGATTGTCAGTCGATCATCGAAGAACAGAAGGCCAATTTTATTTGCAACAAAGTTGATCTGATCCCAGTAATATTGCTTAAACTTATGATCACCCGGATCATTTTGACGTGCCCACTTTCCAAGAGGAATTCCAGTTGCCATTACTTTCTCCATATAATACCTCCAATATGATTATTATTTATTACGTTATTATAATATATACTTAAAATCTTTGAGTTTATGTAAATAAAAAAAATAATGTCTCGGGATAACCCGAGACATTATTCTTAAATTTTTTCTTTGAAGAACGGATCGATGAACGAAGATCCACTCTTTCTGAATGTGATGGGCTTGATCAATTGTCTGCTCAGATCCTGGAACGACAGACTGATCAGAACAGACGGATGGTTTTGAAGAGCAGAGTCTACTGTCAAGATCCTATATTCGTTACCTTCTACATATTTTCGATAATTCGGCGGTTGAAGTATATCTTTCGTACTCCTAATCAACGGTCTAATCAAAATCTCAGCGTGAACAGAGTCTACTGAGAATTTCGATTCGATAAGTAGATCAAGAAACTTTTGAACCATCTCGTCCACAGTAGTACATCCTTCATGATCACTTCTATTAAGAAGGTTCATGATGCTATATAGGGGCTTCGTAAGTTCATTATTTGCAATTTCCATGACAAACAATCTGTCGTCAAAAGACAGATTGCTTAATGGAATCTCGTAATAGTCTCTGGATGATCTGTTATTGTCCAGTAACCTTTTGAGATCTTCAGAGATATACATTTCTCCTCCGTTTTGCTCACGGATCTCGATGACCTCGCCGGTCTTACGGTTTTTCAATTCGAACAACAAGATGTATGAGTTGAACTCACTATCATCGAATTGATCAATTGTCTGAACGTTATCCTTCATAATGATCATGCTATATTGGTTGATATCAACATCCTCATTCTCGGTGTTCAGATAAATTTCATTAACGTTTATCGAGAAGAATTTATAAAATTCTTCGTTGAATTTTATTTCTTCTGATTGTGTAGTTAGCAAGTGTTTTGCTGACAAAATATTTTGTGATAGTGGGTTTGTGACCTGAGTTCCTGCATAACCACCTACAGACTTGAGGTTTTTATTCGTGTAATACAGTTCCCCGTAACATTTCATACAGATTTTCTTTCCTGCACATCTTACAGGCGTACGGAGCAGGATGGTTTTGCCGATAAGATGTTCATCCTCGGCTTTAATCACTTTGTATTCCCTAGTGTGAGGGAAACGATAATAACGTCCAATAAGTTTCTTAAGATGCTCACGAGTTTTCACCTCTATCTTTACAGTATAGAGAGTTCCGCAGTCGAGAGCACCCTCACCCTTTTTCTTCAATTCAATGTCAGACGCAAGAAGCATAACCATTCTGGCAAAGTGTCCTGATTTGCCCATTACGTGCTTATTCATAATGGCAGCCTTACGACCGCCAAGGGAATCCAGATAATAATTGGTTACATTACCCAGTCCACCAACGATGAAGTTCGAGTTAATCGGAATAGGAATCGTGTTGTCATAGAGGTCCGGTTTCAACCCACCATTAATAGAGAACTCGGTAAGCTGCTTTGGCTTTATACCTGTCCCAGCCATCAGAATGGGTTTGAGGAAGTTATCTTCTGTTTTCAAAATTTCAATTTCTTCATTCATGAGTTGATCAAGATAATCCTCAATTTCCTTCGGTTGCATACTTTCATCGATTTTGGTTCTGATTATTTCATTGAATCGTGGATTTCTTTCTGCAACTTGAATGAATGTCTCAACATTAATTGACAAACCAAGAATCATATTGAAATCTGTCGAAATCCTAGACAGATTATGAATCATGTCGTGAATAACTTTATTCAATTTTTTATTGTCGAATTGCTTCCTGAATGGAATTATAATCATATTGTCAATATATGACTTAATGAGATTTGCAGATATCTTTGAGCAGTCTACAATGTAATGAGGGTTGATATGTGAGAACCGTTCCAATCTTACCAACGGTTCCCACATCATTATATTGGTCAAAAAATGTCTAAGTTGAAGTGTGTGAATATACTCGTTTTCTCGATTGAAGAATTTAAAGTAAACTGGATGGGTTCGGAACTCTTTATGTTCAAAACCCTGTTTAACGAAATCATAGATCTTCTCAATGAACTCATTATATGACTTTTTATTCTTTGTGTGATTTTCAATAATCAAAATATTATTTGAAAGGAACTCCATTGTTTTCTTTGCTTCTTCTGTTAAACCAGGTTGCACTATCATCCAATCCCAACCTCCTATTTATTATATCTCTCACTAATTTGTTAACTGGATAGTATTTTTCTACTTATCCACCATCTCCTCTTTAACACCCTTATAATATATAATTGAACAACGATAGATTAATCGGATCATAGAAATTGACATATTGGTTTACTAATTTCTTTTAAATACATATTATAAATACGGTAATAAATAAAAATCATGTATGGAGGTAGAGACTATCAATGGAAGCACTTAAAGGGTTTTTCAACGAAGACGGTTCTTTCAATCAAGAATCTCTGAAAGAGATTATGCCCGAAAAATTCAATGGGACCCCAGAAGAATACGGCTATCTCGTTCTGAGTTCGTTCCGTCTTCCCATGGATTTCATTAGAAAGAATTTTACCAAACTCAATCTCAAAGATCTTCTTACGTTCAATGAAGTAACAGAAGATATCATCATCGAAAATGCTTTCCACATTGCTTCGGAGATCCTTATCGAACAAGTTCGTATGTTCAGTGGTGAGCCTGGTAGTTCTGACGATCTGGTGCGACAATTTTTTATTTGTAATTATAGTAGTAGGGCGTATGATATTGTTTTCGGCGAACTGTTCTCCCTTCTTGACGATGCTGTCAAAAAAATCGGTACAGATAATTTTTCTAACAGTGATCAGGGATGGGAGAATGAGACTACGGAAATTATCAATGAATGTATCACATATTTTAGTCGGGATTTCGTAGCCAAACACATCTCCCCGTATAAATTCAACATCATGAAAATTGCATTCATGCGGGATGATATGTATGACGTAGTCAGGGAAAGAATCGATGAGATTCCATTCGAGAACCTCTGTAACATCATGGTCGCTTTTGAAAAACTCCCTGTTGATGAAAATGGCAGAAAGATCTACGACAGAATTTACACAGAAGATCGTGAGAGAAAAATGAGAAAAATATTTCTCGATCGCATCAACAACGACTTCATGAAAATGAATCTTACATAAACTAAGACATTAAAATCCCTGAATAGGTTTTAGCCTATTCAGGGATTTATTTTTTTTATTTGAAACTATTGGGTACAATTACGCTCGGCATTTGCGTCATTCGTTTCGGAGCAATCGGCTTGTTGAATTGACTCTGTGCACGTTGAGCAACCTTCTTAACAGTCGACGAACGCGATTTTGATGCCTTGCTGACAGTTTGGCGAGCAAGACGCATAGCCTGATTGCCGTACTTCTTAAAGAGCTCAGCTTCCAGGTAGCGTTCCATGCGCCATACCGTCAACAACTTACGGAACATAGGGTCGTTCTTCTGTTTTGCAATCGTGAAGACAGCCACTTTTTGCGCCTGCGACAAACGTGCATTGCGGTCCAGACGCACAATAGATTTTTCAAGCAAGACTTCATCTTGATATGCAGCATTTACTTCATTGTGATCGGAGATAAATTCGTCGAGTTCTTCTGGATTCAGATTCTCCAGAAGAGCAGCCTCCATGATGAGGGCTTCAGATTCAAGACCGAGTTCAACATCGTCATTGTCGGCTACGGGTTGACCGGTAGAGCCGAAAAGAAGCGATTTAGCCATTAGATTCATCCCTTTCCTCATTTTTTTACCTTAATGTTCGTATGAGTTTTTTGAAGAACATGATTTTTAATGTTCTTTTTAACAGTTTACTAAGCAGGAATCTAAATATATATTATAGATCAGACACAATTGAGAAGAAAAAATAAACTTTAAAAAAATAAGGAAGGATGAATTTATGTATTATCGCTTTGAAGTTAAAATATAAAAATAAAATGTATGGGTTATTTGTGGTAATCGATAAGTATCTTGAAAATGAATATAAAAAGAATAGTGTTAAAAAGGAGATATCAATTCTTGATGATTTATTACACTCATTAGACACCACATTACCTCTTCCTTTAAAAGATATTTTCAAAGAAGATACAAAGAGTTGGTTTACGCTATATGGCTACCAAAAGAACATGCAGCATATAGAGAGAATTATTAAATTTATAAATAACAATATTCCTGAATTAAAAATAGTAGAAAAGCAAAGTAAGAAAGTTTCAGATATAAAATATAGAGACGCGTATCAAGTTATTTGTACTATAAGATAGGAGGGCTGGTTATGGGTAACAAACTCGTAGATAGGTACACTTTTCTTAAAGAATGGAGAAAACATCAAAGAAATATTTTGATGCAGATGTATCCCGACTTAGATAAAAAAGAATTGAATAAATTTCTCGACAGTATTATCGATGAAACTTTGGTTAACCCTAAAGTTGAAATCCATAATAACTACATCCACAAGTCGGTTAGTGATGATTTGCTGAGTGTGGTCAATTGGATCGAGCGCACCAACCCCGTTATGGGTGGTTTTGGTGTGTTCTTTAAGGATCAAGGGCAAGCGTTGAATCCGGCGGCTGTGATGTTGGAGAAATTCATGGCTCTCCGGAAAGAGTATAAATCTCAATTGGCCAATCATAAAGAAGGTAGTTACGAATATCAAACTTTCGACAGACTTCAAATGACAGAAAAAGTTAATTCGAATAGTTATTATGGTGCATCTGGTGCAGAGACATCAAACTTTTTCAATCTTTATACTGCAACCAGTGTAACCGCTGCGGGTCAATCTCTTATAAGTACTACACAACAAGCGTTTGAAGCATTCATGTCCAACAACACACCGTTTATCGATTTGGATGACTGTATGAATTTCTTGGAAAATATTCGGAAAGAAGATTATGAGCTGGATGCTTCTTTCCTACCCTTTATCTCAGTAGATAAAATTCTTAATCGACTGAGAGGAATGTTTTATGAATATAGAGAAGAATATGAACCTCTTCTCATTAACTATCTGAATAATCAATCCGACGAATATATCAAGCGAGCATATTTCAAAAACAATCTTTACGAGTTTTCTTATTTGCCGAAAATTCGTACTAAACTCGTTAAGATTGTAGAAAACGTTGAGGAATTCAAGAATCCGAATAAAATTCCCGAATCTATTAAGTTTAATCTTGAAGATCTCTGGGATTTCTATAAAGAGTTTGTATTCTACAATTATCCTTCTTTTGACAGAATTCAACGTTTGAAAAACGTTAGACGTAAGACTGTCATAATTGTTGATACAGACTCGAACTTTTTGAATCTCAATCCTTGGGTCGAGTTCATGTTTAATTTCGTAATTAAACCTCACAATCATCTCGCGTCGAGAGATTATCAACAACTTAGATTTATTGCTATCAACACGATGTGTTATATCTTGACAAATATGATTACCGAAGTTCTTGAGAAATATACGAAGACGGCAAATATTCCCAAAGAATATCGTCCTAAGATTAATATGAAAAACGAATATCTTCTTAGCCGGATTGTTTTGTCGACTAAGAAGAAAAGATATTTTGCAAGCGTCAGACTTCGTGAAGGTAAAGAAATATTCCCTGAGAAAACCGAGATCAAAGGTATGGACTTCATTAAGTCTACAACCAGGGAAGAAACCAAAGAATATTTCACTAAAATTATTGAAGAAAGAATCTTGAAAGCCAATAAGATTAACGTTGGTGAAATTCTGAGAGATCTTGAGAAATTTGAAGAGATTATCATTAACTCTCTGAAAAATGGCGAAAAAAGTTTCCTTATCCCGACATCGGTTAAGGAACTTGAATCATATGCCGATCCTTTGAGAATGCAAGGGGTCAGAGCTGTAATTGCTTGGAACTATTTGTATCCGGTCAATATTATTGAATTACCTGAAAAACCTGACCTCATTAAAGTTAAACTTGCAACTCCGACAGAAATTGAAAAGGTTAAGGCCGTTAGTCCGGAACACTACGGGATCATCGTTGAGAAAATATTAAATAATAAAGAAAAGAAAATTGCAGAAAAAGGTGTGCAAGTGATTGCATTGCCTCGAAACGTTAAAAAGATTCCAGACTGGATTATTCCATTCATTGACTATCGGACAATTGTGACAGACAATCTCAAGAGATTCTATTCAGTATTGGAGTCTCTCGGTATTCAAACTATAAGAAGTAGCAAGAGAGAATATATCAGCAACATTCTGAAAGTTTAGTAATAAAAAAAATAATTGATGATTGGTTTGGTATGTTTACATCGATAAAATTAATTTTTCAATATACATTGTCTTAAATTCCTTTATTTTTCCTATTCAAGAGGAGGAATCCAAGAAAGAGGTTAAATATATGATAAAAAGAATCTTCAGTTTTTTTAAGAAAAAACCCGATATCTGGGAAGTATATATTAAATTTGACAAATATACCGAAGCCACATATATATTCGAAAGTGAATGGGATGCTCTTAATTTTTATCACAGATACGATTACATCCTAAATCATACGTTTTTAATTCAAGAACGAGCATTCATGAAAAATGGGGAACCTGTCAATATCTTCCCGTGGCCGTACAAATTTTGGATAAAGCGTATAATGCAGAGGGATTACAATGAATCGATAGAGAGATTTAAAATTAAGGATGTCAGAAAATAGCATTTTTTATTCTCTATAATAACCGTGAGGAGGATAAAAATGTCTATCGATAAACAAGAACTCATGCGGGAAGAAATTGAAAAAAGATTGGCTGATGAAAATTTGTCCAAAGAAGAACTTGAGACTGACATGGGAGAATATCTTAAAACTCAAGTAAAAATTCATAATGATACCGTAGAAAATATTTCCGAACTGGAAGATAATGAAGCCATGAGGGAAATCAATAAAAGAGTATTAAAAGAGAGCAAAATTATTTCTAGGAATGATATTCAGATGCCTGAATTCATGGCTAGAAATATTAGAAAAAATCAAGCTGCATCAATGTATGGTATAGCGCACGATAATTCATTTGTGGCTGACTCGATTCCAGGCGGAGATATTGTAAATGATGCCGGGAATGTTATTCCATTTATGAATCGCAAGCAACGTAGGGAACTCGAAAAACGACTTAGAAAGATGAATAAAAAGCCCAAGAGGTAAACACTCTTGGGCTTTTTAAAATTCCTTTATTTTAATAATTTTTCTAAAATAAAGAGGTGACATTACATGAAACCTGATAGATTAAAACGTATTATTCAACTGTGTAGACAATATCAAGAAGAACGTATTGCCGCATTGGAAAAAGGAATTGACATGGATAAACACTTCGACAGTATTAAAAAATATATCGCACTTGAAGTAATTGATGCATATAAAAGTGGGGAATTGAAAGAAGATTGTCCTTCAATGGATAACAAGCACCCTTGTTTGTGAGAGATGGGTTGAGAACGTTTTAGATGACGATTGGACAAAGCTCTATCCATATCTACCAAATAGGAAGAATAAGGGAAAATTGTCGCCATAAATAATAATAATATACTATATTTAAAACTTTATAATAATTAAAAAAATATAGGAGGCTAACCAGATGAATCTTCAATCGAATTCAAACAACCGTGAACAAGTCAACATAAACACTACCGCAATTCAATTCAAAAATAGCCAGGGGTCTTCCCCGTCGACAATGGTTATTGGTTACTGGAATTCACTTCTTTCCATTAAACTTCATCCTCCGTTGGATGAATCGAAACGGTCGGAAAATGAATTTTTCGATTATTCGAAAGTCATCTCGACTGCTATTACTCTTGAAAAGTTGCTTGTAATCATCAAACAAATCGAGGAACACATTCTTCCGGCTATTGAAAACAAGAAGAAGATCTTTAAAGGTGTTCCCGTTGGTGGTGACACCCTGGTTGGTGTCGGTGTACAAATTGAGGATGATACTCCAGTTGTATATTTCGCTATTTTCAAAGGTCTGGATGAGAAGACCATGCTTCCTAAGGAGTTTATCAAATATAATTTCCGTACTTCATATACGGTGGATAACTATGATGCAGAAAAAGGTGAATTTGAAATCACTCAAAATATTCAGAGTGAGTTCATTACCTTCTATGAAGTACTCAAGGCTGCTAAAATTGGTTTGTCCAATTCCACCGTTCATGCGGATCGCTTCGTAAACAAATTCTTCCGTGATAAACTCATGGGAAGAATTGAAGATATCGCCACCAAAGTTGGCGTACCTAGCCAACAACGTTATGGTTATGGTCGCAATAGTGGTGGAGGTGGAGTATTTACTAGCCATGTGAATCAATCGCCCTCCCGTGGAGAAAGTAGCTATGAAGCTCCTACTGCTACATTAGCTAACCTCGACGACATTGATAACTATATGTCTTAACAAAAAGGGACTATGATAGCTATTCCTATCATAGTCTCTTTTTTTTGTTAAAATATAAATCGTTAATAAACGTACAAACCTATAATTATACTTAAACGGGGCGAGGTTGGTGTATCCCATGTATAAAGTCTTCATTGGCGGTCCTGTTCGTAATAGAGGGTGGGTCTTCCAAGAGCATTTAGACTCACTCTTCAAACAACAAGGAATCATTCCAAAATATTGCTATGTATTGAATAACAGCACTGACGATACGGAAATGATTCTTAAAAAGAACGGGATTAATTATGTAGTTCATGATATCGAACATCCCAGAAAACAATGGACAAGAGGTCATTATTCTTTCGAAGATCTTGCGACAGTTCGCAATGTATTTCTTGAGGAATTCCTCAAATCTGATTGTGAATACGCATTCTCTATAGATAGTGATATCATACTCGATAGTCCAACTACTATTATTGATCTCATTATGTCTGGAAAAGCTATTATTTCTGCATTAATTAAAAATTCTGATGTTATTTATGCGCACAATATCTTAATTAAAGGTAGACAGCCAAAAAATCTCAGATCTGGAATATTAGAAGTGGATACAACCGGTGCAGTTTACATAATTCGTCGAGATGTTATTGAAGCCGGTGTGCGTTATGGACTTAATGAAACATATGGGGAAGACTATGTATTCTGTGAAGAGGCGCAAAAAGCCGGCTATAAACTATATTGTGACACTAGTATTCAGGCAACCCATGTATTTGCTCCGGGTAAATATCTTTTACCTGAGGTTCAAAAATAACTGAGGGAGTGAATCACCCAATGGGGAAAGAGACCATCACGATAATCTATCCGCCGTCCATGGATTATAACTTTATGCATCAAAGACCTCAGCAACTTATGAAAGCATTTGCCCAAGCAGGGGCCAATGTTATTTATATCAATCCCGCAAATATCTTTCCAAACGTACCGGACATTGTTAGACCATTTAAGGATCTTCCAAACTTCACAATTGTCAAGCAGGGTGTAGATTATAAGCATCTCATTAAGGGTAAAGTTGTTATTTACGCTGCTGTAAATCAAGGAAAATTTATCGACGAAACACCGCACGATCTGTCTGTGTTTGATTCGTGCGATCTCGCTACCGATGAATTTTCTGCTTGGAAAAATGTAGTTCCTATTATGGAGCAAAAAACAGATCTTACCTGTGCAAGCGCTAAGGTGATCTATGATGAACATATTAGACGTGGTGTAAATACAATTCTGGTTCCCAATGGCGCAGACTATGACCATTTCTCACCTGCTGTAAAGAGACTGGAACGTCCTAGAGATATGCCGACGGTAGGAAATAGATTCCTTATCGGCTATTATGGAGCAATTTATACCTGGTTGGATGTAGAGTTGGTAAAAACCATTGCCGACTATTTCCCTGTGGTAATGATCGGCAGGAATAACCTCTACAATATCCCCATCGAGCATAAAAATATTACTTCCTTACCGATGAAGAAATACAATGAGCTTCCGAGGTATCTTTCTTGGTTCGATGTCGCAATTATTCCGTTTAAACTTACCAAAATGATTTCGGGTTGCGACCCGGTTAAATGTTATGAATATCTCAGTGCAGGTAAACCTGTTGTTGCATCTAAGATGCAAGAGCTTGAAAAGTTCCGCGACGTGGTTTACTTCGGAGATGTAAATAATATCATTAATGTAATTTCTCAAGCAATTAGAGAAAATTCGCCGGATAAGGTAGTAACACGTCAAGCTATTGCCAAGAAAAATTCCTGGCTTTCCAGAGCACAATATGCGCTGGATCACTTCAAACGGATGCTTAATGTCGAGTAAAATAGGTGATGTCGGATGTGGGACCCTACAGCCGAAAGATATAAAACCGAAACATTTTTTATGATTTACGAGGAAGTCATTAAAAGTCCATATCCTATATTACTCTATACCATACTCGAAAAATATAAAGATGTTTATTCTGATTACCTTAATCTAGAAGAAATTTCAGACTATAATTTTAAAAACTTGACCCGATTGTGTGTACAAAGATCGGAAGTCAATGTGTTTGAATATTTAGCAAAAAAAGAATTTGACTATGAAGGGACCTTAATAGAACTCAAATCGCGCATTCCAAATTTATATAGTGCTTCAGAACTGCTTAAATTTGGTCAATCACTACCGTTATTAATATCACAACGTTTTACAAAGAAGATCTACATCTATTCGCCCAAATATGATCCAAGAATACATCTAGATATTCAAACAACTGCAGGGACTATGGAAAAAATCTCATATGTTGTTGGAGATTTAGCGGAAGTTGTATCCAAGGTGGATCAACCTATAACTGCCTTTGTCTTAAATGACATTACACAGCTTATGAAAATAGCTCCTACAGATAAATTAAAAAATACAACGGTTCTCTTAGCTTCTTATGGCTACAATTTTAAGCTTGATGAAAATGGGGAGCTCAGTCTTAAAATAGACAGCAAAGAAATGGCCAAAAAATACGGATTCGACTTTGCTCAATTCGTGCCTCTAGACTTGACAGAAGAACATTTTGCATTCGGTTAAAAATGGGAGTAGTAGATAATATTCTACTACTCCCCTAACATTTTATTAGAGATTCATAGTTACAGGGCTAATATTTTTACCGGATGCTGGTAAATATAGCCAGTAATTATGAAGAAAGACCATAAAAATACAGGAGGAGAAAGATCAGATGAGCGAAACTATTGCAACTCCCGAAAATGTTAAGGTATTGAGTAAATGGAATGTAATCGATCGGGATACGTTCAGAAACAGAGTGCGTGCTGTTTTTGAATCTGTGGCAGGAATGCTCAAAAATACTCTGGGTCCCGCCGGTTCTAATACAATTATTGAGAGGTTTGGGGATGTTCACATTACGAAAGACGGTTGGAACATCCTCAAAAAAATTCAGTTTTCTGAAAGCATTGACAACACGATTATGCAACTTCTTGTGAATATTGCGGCACAAGTAGTTATCAAAGTCGGCGATGGTAGTACTTCTTCTATCGTTGCTGCTAACCAACTTCTCAAAACTATCGAATCCGACCCTGTATTGAGCAAAATTCGTCCCAAAGATCTCATTGACTCTCTCACTAAGGTTGCAGAAAGAATTTCTGTGGAAATCCTTAAACGGTCCAAGAAGATCGACATTGAAACTACGGAAGGTCTCAATGAGATTTATAAATTGGCATTCGTTTCCACTAACGGGGACGATAAAATCGCCCGTATGATTCGAGAAATCTATGAGAAAACAAAGAATCCATCCATCGAATATGTTAAATCGAGAACAAATCGTACATTCTTTGAAATCATTGACGGTTATCAAGCTCCGATTTCCTATTTGGATACCATCTATATCAATAACTCTGACGATGGAACATGTGAAATTAATAACCCGTTGATTCTCATGTTTGATCATAGGGTCGATAGGGAAAATCATTTCGAGCATGTTATCCAACATGTGATTCAAGTTGCAATGCAATCTGGACGCAGACTTGTCGTTATCGCTCCTAGATACGATGAAACTTTCTTGAACTACCTTCGTTCGACTGTACAACTTGAGGTTAAAGCATCCCGCACCACTCAGGTTGTCTATGCTCGTGCAACGTTGGTGAATAATCTTCAACACGAATTCTACAACGATTTTTCAATCATGGCCGGATGCCGTATCTTCCGGGAAAATGATATGAGGGAACTTCTTGGACTCAATGAAGAGGATGAGAGTGAAGAAGGGCAAGAAAATAAGAAAGAAAAATTGTTCCCCCTCGACGACTTCGTTGGTGAAGCCAAGAAGATCACGATCGGCCCGTCTGTAACGACGATTAGCGGGTTCGTAAAGAGAAATGAAGAACTTTATAAGGTTGCGTTGACTGATGCAATCACCAAATATAAAAAAGCCGAAGAGACCAATATGGAACTCAATGTGCCCAATCCGGAAGTTTACGATCTCAAGAAACGTGTTTCTAAGCTTGCCGGAAAAATGGGTGTTATTCATGTTGGTGGTAATTCTTCGCTCGAAAAAGGTGCAAATTTTGACCTTGTTGAAGACGCAGTTCGCGCATGTGAATCTGCGTTCAACTATGGTTACAACATTGGTGGTAATTTGATTATTCCGATCATTATCAAAGATCTTATAAAAGAGACCATGGAAGTCGAATATGAAGAAACTATCTACACTCTCTTTAGTAAAGCATTTCGTTCGGTATTTTCTATTGTATTGAAAAATGGTTTTGAAGGAACTTCGTTGAGTGATGAAGAAATTATGCAAATCGTAGATAAGTGTGTTGAAGATCAAAAAGTCTACAACCTTATAACACACCAATATAGCTCGGATGTTATCAATCCTTGCTTTACCGATATCGAAATCACAAAGGCCGCAACTTCTATTGTTGCGCTGATCATGGGCAGTAACCAATTCTTGACCATCAAAAGCGACACAGACATCGAATAAAAAAATAAATATCAATAGGGGATGGAACCACCATCCCCTATTGATATATACAAGGGGGTTTATTATGTTTATCCTCCAAACGCTTAGGGAGTTTGTTGACAATCCGATGGGTAAAGGCAGCAATGCCATTCCCGGTAGACAGTTAATTCAAAATGATTTACGAAATCGCCTGGAGTTGTTGCTTTCAAAACCTGATAAAAAAATCTCTGTGACGATTTATAGCTATGGTCAATCATATTTTTTTCATTTGATTATACCTAGTGAAAATACTAAAAGAAGGAATACATATGACGTAGTCCTTCACTTCATACCATCTGAGGGTGCCACAGAACATAAAAATCTCAATCAATACTATGTAAAATTCTTCTCAAACAGCCCTAGTTTTACGTACACATATGCTTATGCTTTTAACCTCAACGGACTCTTTGTGGAAGAACTTGCTGGTAAATTTGATGAGAGGGTATTCGAAAATCCTCCGGTTACTCGAAATCCTGGTGAAATCGTCAGTTATGAAAAAACCATCTTTTTTGCTTGTCAGCATATTTTGAATAATGCTTCTAAGTATATGGTAAAGTCGGCTATTGAACTCATAGCTAAAAAATTTAACAAGGATGAGTTTCTTAAAAAGATTAGACATACTGAGACTATTGAAAGAGAAATCCAGCGTGAAAATAATAGAATTAAGCGCGAAGAAGAGGAAGAAAAAAGGAAATCCAAGAAAGATACTTCTTCCAAAAACAGATCCTCTAATAAAACAACGGGCATCACAAAGAGAACTGCCACTTCCACATCTAGACAATCCAAGGATGATGATTTAGTAAAATTTATGGACAAAGGAAAAATTAAACCTCGCAAATCATCCATATCGAGAATAAGACCTAAATAAATTATATATTATAATGGTAGGATGTGGAGAAACAAATTTAAAATAGAGGGTGGCGGTTAGGGATAATGAATAAGCAGGATTTTATAAGGGTTGATGAATGGGCTAAAGGAGCGAGTGAAAATGAGATCGTCTATAAGAATCCTAAAGACGAGATTGTTCGTTGTGACGGAAAGCTTCTGATTATTCCGTTTGATGAAATTTTCAAGAAGGGTAACAAAGGTTTTAACGTATTCGTAATCAAGAAAGATTCGTATGTTAAACAGTTGCCCGAAATTGCTTTGTATATTAACTATTTCATCAAGTTTTACGATACGGATAATGAGCTGCTTATGGCTTACCTGATGCTCAAGCATCAAATCGACAACAAGAAAAAACGCATCAAAAGAAAAGTTTTCATCAAAATGCTTTACTCGGTATTGTTTACCGAATCGATGAAAGAGAAAATTAACCGTATGGTTGAGGATAATTATTATATCGACCTTAAGTCCAAAAACAACATCAAGTATGCGGAGACATTGGAATTCACCAATGAGCACGCAAAAATCATGATGAAGATTTCAATGGGAATGAAACTCATGGTTCCGGTGTTGTTCCACTATATCAATAGGAATAACATCATCAAGGACAAAGAGACCCCATTGTTCATCTTCTATGAACATCTGTTCTATATGTGGGACGACAAGGTTGATATCTATCTGAAACTTCGAATAACTGTAGAGTCGAAGATAAAACGGCACTATAGTAATAACAGTGTCATATGGAATCAGCGGGAGATCATGGGTATGGACCCGCTTATCTATATGGACACATTGCTGAAAGAGAACATCATTTCCGAGACGATGGTGAAATATAGATTCCACAAAAACATCATCAGTTTCAACTCCGTTGTCTTGGATAAACAGCTTGGCTTCTTTTCAATAACACCATACAATTATACGATGAGAGAATTGACCACAACGAAGGACTCAGAGGGTTTGAGCGGTATTGATAAGCTTGAAATGAACTCGGCCAAAATCGATGAGTCCTTGGTTATCTTGTCTTCTGTTAATATAAAGAAGACGATCAAAAAGATAAAAAAACGATTCGGTATCGATATCGACAAAGATGAGCTTAGATTCTACGAGCAACATCACAAGATCAACAAATTTCAAGTTCAGCTCGTAGGTTACTTCTATGCGAAGTATTTCGGTGGGTATAGAGATATTAATCTCTTGACACGCTCTCAATATATCAAGCTCATGTTGATACTGAAAAAACGTCTCCAATATCAAGGATTCATCTATCTTCCTATGATCTTATCCGGAAACGTTGAAAAGCTTATCAAACGGACTATTCAGAATCAGAAGTTTCTGGAAAAGGTTCGTAACTCTCCGGTGTATCAATCTATTCTCCAAGAAAAATTCGGTATAGTAGTTGATGAGCTGAATAAAAACAACATTATCATAAATCTACTCTCAATCCTTCTCAACTCTCATTTCACGATAGTGGATTATGATTATCCAGAAAAGCTTGGGAATAAGATTGAAATCAATACGCCGGATATCCTGTCTGATGAATTCTTGAACTTTTTAAATCAGATATAACAGTAAGGAGAAAGACAGATATTCGACTGTCTTTCTCCTTATTTTTTTTATAATAAATAAGAGTGGGGTGATTAAAATTAGCAAGTGGTATGAAGATTCACCTAATTTCGATGTTGAAAAAATGATCGAGTATATTAGAAAAGAAGTGGACGAATTGCTCGATGAATATAATGACTTCATGACCCTATATGAATTATTTGGTGATGAAGATTATAAAGAACTTGCGCTTTTTACAAAACAAACTTTCATGAGGAGGACTAAACACTTAGCATCATTACAGGAATATTTTGAATTGAAAAATAAATGAATAGTAAAAGAAAGATGGTGATATATAATGAATATTGATTCTACTTCAAATAGAATTTTTCCAGAATGGTTTGAAGCAAATAAGATCCTAAATCAGATGGTCGACCAATTTTATGGACCTCATGCTTTTGAACTCCCATATAAACCAAATCGAATTTACATAACCTTGTTTGACATTAGTGCCTTCGATGAATTAACTGATCTAATTTCTGATGAGCACACAAATCAAATAAAAGCCATTATAGAATCATTCTCTGAAAAAGTATTTATTGACGCCAATATCGATATAAAAAAGTTAGAAGAAAGATATTCTTATTCTTTTATAGATGAACAGATAAAGAGGGAACTATACAATTACATCAATCTGCGTCTAAAACAAGCTGAAACTATTTATAAGTATCAATACCGAGACATTTTGAAAGGTTGTCTGGGTATTAACCCTTATTACTTAAACACACCACATAAATTCAAAAATATATCTTTCAAAGCTTTTGATCAAAAAATGAAAAGTGTAACAACAAATCTTGACTCTATTATCGATAAATATGGAAAAGAGATTGGTCAATGGTTGTTTAACGTACTCAGTAATACGATTAAAGTTGTCACAGAAAATAGGGTACAAACCGTCACACATCATCGAATTTATGAACTCGGTAATGAAGAAGATAAGTTCATATATGAACGAATTGCTGAGGAAGCAAGAGATGATGAAACTGTGGTATATGAAATAGGTGTAGTTCATCCGTCAACAGGAAGATACTTCATGCTCGGTTTCAATTATAAAAAGGAGGGGAGAACCTAAATAGTTCTCCCCTCTATTTTTTTTAGTTTATATATTATTAAATCGAAACCTAGATTTATATAAACGGATCAACAAATATGAGATAGGTGGTGATAATAATGAATAACAGAGAATTTAAACTTCGTCTGTATAATAAACTTTCTGAACTTGATGTTTTCTATCCAAAAGGAACTGAGGTTGCAATAAGATGTCCTTTTTGTGGGGACAGTCAGAAAAATGAAAGAAGTGCTCACTTTTATATACGAATAAATCTAATGGATGATGAACCAGTATTGTTCAATTGCTTCAGAGCTGATTGTGGGATGTCGGGAATACTGACCCCCTCGATCCTCAGAACTCTGAAAATTAATGATTTACAACTTAACAGCAATCTCATCTCTTATAACAAAAAAGCTATGAAGTCAGTTAACAAGCAATTCGGTATTAAAGACAACAATTTTGATCTTGAAGTGCCGGATGTTGATGTAAATAATAAATTGAATATTTTAAAGAGAGATTATATTAACAATCGGCTCGGGACAGATTTCTCTTTCGGTGAGTTAACTAAAATGAAAGTTATATTTAATTTTCCCCAGTTTCTTAGACATAATGGGATAGAAAAGTTGACTGTTTCTAAAGAGAAAGCATTATTACTTCATGAAAACTATGTTGGGTTCTTGACAACTAGAAACGAATTTATAAACTTTAGAAATATATTTGACAATAAACTCAGAAGATATGAAAAATATTCGATTTACCAAAATATAGACAACACTAGAAAATTCTATACAATTCCGAACGAAATCGATCTTCTTTCAAATAAAGCCATTTATTTGAATGTGGCGGAAGGTATATTTGACATCCTCGGAATATACAGTCACATATTTAACGGGGAAAAAGAAAATATGATTTATGCCGCAGTAAATGGTGCGGCTTTCACAAATGTTATAAAGTACTTTATTCAGATGGGCGTTGTAGGAAATGTGGTAGTAAATATATTTTCAGATAGTAATGTCAGTCCTAGGATTTATAGAAAAATGATTGATGAACTTAAGGTATGGGTTTCTGAATTCAATGTATTTTATAACGAAATATTTGTAAATGGTAAAGCTGACTATGGAGTTCCTGCTAATAAAATAAAAATAAAGAGGGTGCGGATATGATTATCTTTAATTACAGACTGTTTAATGCTTTGGATAATTTTAAAAAATTTTATACACATTTATTTTCTGACAAAAATAATCGAAGAAAAAGGTTTAGTAACTTTAAAGGAAATGAAGAAATTAAATATCTCTGCTTTACCGGGTAAAATTTATGATAAAATGCGTACATTTGATAGCAATTATCGTCCAGCATTTCATTTTTCTAAAATAGTTTTAGTAGAAAAATCTTGTTTTAGTGCCATATAATGCCGCTGTAAGCGATAAATATAAATATTACAATGGAGTTATCGTTTACATTCGTATTGAAGATGAGTGTATATTAGTTAGAGATTCACGTTATAAGTTTTTTAGACCATTTTATTGGAAAATGAAAGGTCCATGGGTTGATGATTAATATAAACTGGGTAATAAATTAATAAAAGAAATGAGTGAAAAAATAAAGTACAGTCATCATAGTGACTGTACTTTATTTTTTTTTTATTTTTGTGCAATGATTCCATGGAAAATATTAAAGGGGAACAAGTATATAATTAAGTGTAAAATCTGTGAGGTGAGGTTATAATGGCTTTTCTCTTAGATGAGAGAAAGTTTATAAATGACAGTGTCTTCATGATGGAAGATAGACTAAATTCACAATACTCAAGATTTCTAGATAAAACTCCTACGTTTACAACATACTACAATGTTAACAATATCGAAAGCACCGCCGATAGTGGTTTCCAATCAGTAGAAAGGGTTATTGGGGCCGATTCACCTATTCGATACAATAAGGTTACAAATTTCCCTATTTACGGAATAGAGCAAATAATTCTTGATTTACAAGATGAAGATCAAGGTCTTGACAGTGAATATGACGGAGAAGGTATTATTCTCCCTAATACAGTTAAACCCCTCCCTTATGATTTTTTTATCATCGATTATCTTGGTAAACAATATCTTTTCCAAGTAACGACTATTTCATATGACACTATCAAGAGTAACAATTTTTATAGAATTGGTTTTAAGATAAAATATACAGATAATGATAAAAATGAAATCGAAAAACAAGTAACTGATAAATATAATTGTATTTTTACTAACATTGGGACAGCGGAAAAGTGCCTCATCAAAGAAGAAGATGTCTCTCGTCTTATAGAATTGAATAAAGTCTATACTTTAATCGCTGAACGATACAAAATTTTCTTCTATAATAAAAAATATAACGCTTTCTTATTTAATGAAGCTGAAGCAGGTAAACTCACGTATAATTTACTTTATGACAGATATCAATCGGAATTTATTAACAGCAATGAACTCTTTAGAGAGAAGAATAATTATATGACTTGCTATCTAACGGCTGAACGGAAAGACCATAGATTCCTTATTGAATATAATGATAGTATTTATAAAGCATTGGAAATGGGTAAAATAGATTATAACAAAAAATATATGTATCGTATAGATTATATTAATAATCCTACCTCAATTTTCTCAGTCTATCGTGAGCATAGAGCTCGTGATATAGTGCTAGGTAGAGGGGATAATTTCTATGTTCCATATGAATTAATCACGAAAATTGCAAAGAATGAAATCGTGGATGATGATAATATTGTATGGGAACTCATCATTAAATACTTCAACAAAGGAATTGATTCCGTTTATACAATTGATATAGATAAATTACGAGACTATAATACTTATATGGATTATAACTTTGAAACTTTCATACTACTTCCCATCGTATTATTCATTATTAAGAAAAAATATGCTGAATTTATGGGAACTAATTGAATTATCGAAACATTACCATAAAAAGATTTAGGAGAAAGGTGGAATAAAGCAATGCTTATCGGTCTGAAAAAGGCTATTAACGAACATCGGCAGGCTGAGCTCTTTAATGACGTTCTGCTGGAAAATTCTGCAGACCAAATTAAGAGTATGTTTTTGGACGATCCGGATGTTGTAACCATTGGTGCTGAAAACGATCCGGAAATTAAGTCGCTTGTCAATGATCTCCCTGAATATGGGGGCGAAGAAGAAGAGATCGAAGATGAAATCAAGTCTGTTTCTGAAAGTTTGACTGAGACGTCATTGGTAAAAGATAATAACTAATCAAACTAATTTATCTCGTATATTAATTAAACAAATCCTTAATCTTTATGTCTACCTGAAAGGAGGTTGGGGTAATTTGATTGAAGGATTGAAGAAAGCCTTGCGTTCTGAAGAGAATGAAAATTTTCTCTTTGATGCTATTCTTGAAAATGCAAGCGAGGCTTCTGATGAAGTCCGTGATGCATTTCTCGATGATATTGACTATGTTGTAATCGGTGCTGAAAATGATCCTGAAATCAAAGCACTCGTAGAGACTATTCCCGAGTATAGTGGCTCTGAAGTCGAGGAAGCAGAGGTTGAGCAAGAGATTTCTACCCTTGTAGAAAATCTTGCTGCTACAGTAACGAAGCTCTCACCTCAACATATTGAAGAGCTGAAGCGGGAAATTAACAAACTCAAGGCAAAAAATGAACGTCTTCGTGGAGAATTAGAATTCTTCCGTAAACGTGGTAACACTATGCAGTCCATGCGTTGTCAGCGAGAGATTGAAGAAAACGAGCGACGGATCAATCGCATCGAAGAAGACATCCGTAATAACTAATATGAAAGGGTGGAACAAATGAAACCAACGAAACGTATTCATATTCCATATAATGGTCCCATTTATGCCAAACAAGGCGTCTATGGACCTATTGTCACTCCTTACAAGGAAGATCTTGATGTGATCCAACAAATGCTGGTTGCAGGAATCCCTGTGTACGAAGTTGTTGACGGAAGAGAAATTAAACTTACCCTTAGTAACTTCAAGCAAGATTTTACTAAGCAAGAACAAGAAGAAAAAGTTACCGTTGACAAAAACCCCAAAATTCCTGTACCCTCTGATTTTACCAAGGTTGAGGATACTGAAGTTGACAAAAAACCTGAAGAAAGTGAAGAAAATAATAAGGTAGAGGGAAATGAACCTTCCTCGGAAGAAAATAAACAACAAGAAAAAAATAACTCCAATAAGAATAATGCAAATGCACGAAATCAAGAAAAAAAAGATATTAAGCCGGATAAGGTTACTAAGAAATAAGAAAATATCCCATAGGGGGAAGACCCCCTATGGGATATTTCGACGACCAAACTTTAATCAAGCCGGTCTACCAACGGTCTCGCCCTCATAGGGACCGCTTCTCAGAATCCTGTCCGTGAGTGTAATTCTCATACGGCACCTCCCGCGTTATTGGTTTTTATTTCTTATACTCGTGTCTATAATGTATATTTAATAACCAATAAAATACGAAAAAAGATAATAGACTATAAATGCTTTATGCATATAGTCTATTATCTTTTTTTATTTTGGTTCTATCATTTTTCAAATTTAGTAAGCATGTAAAGCGTCTGAATACCTTCGTTGGTCGTTTTACGCATATTCTGTCCGTAGATATTCAAGATGTGATGTTTCCCCATCATTATCTCTTCAGCCTCTCTATTAGCTTCCTGCGAATAAAGACCTTTTACTGTAACCTGGTCCCCATCGTAGTCCCCACCGAGACCATGAAGGAAAAGATTTGACATTGTTATGGTATCGACGAAATATACAGATACTTTATCTTTGGGCATTTTGATATCAACATTGGGATAATTTTTATAGAGTTTAGAACCAACATACATAGGCACCGTATCATGCGTGCTAAGTACTGTAACTTTCGAAGGGAACATTCCGAAATAGTCGAGTACGGGATATCGTGTGATATATACCATTTTATTAGATGTAACATCAACTGCAGCTTGGAACAATACGTCACACCATGTTGCGGGACGATCAACAAGAGGTGATTCTTCTTCAGGTACACCTTGTTTGAAGAAACGTCCTGCAAAACTCATATAGACGCCATCTTTGAACTCAGGATCATCTACAGGAAGCATGATGGGTTCGAATCTGTCCCCATAGCTGAAAATAAATTTGTCGATTTGTTTCTTTATATATTCTTCGTTGAAATAAAGCTCAGGATCTTTTAAATGCACATACTTGATTTCTCCGTTTTTCTTCATCACAGGGTATCTATTACCAAGTCTCTCAATCTCCCGCTGGAAGAACCTTTTCACCCATGCCACAATAAATGGAGTGAACAAGGAACAACATTGGGCCAGAGGAATACCACAATGGTAGAAATCCACCATCATGTCCTCAGGTCTTTCTGCTTTAAATACAGGAGCAGAAATAACTGAGCGAGCACCGTAGTCAATTGATTTACCGAGAAGAGATTTCTTTATAAGACCATGCTTTTTCTCAATTCTAGATTTCAAGAGATCATAAATTTCTACTAAGGTCATTTGAATTTTTGCTCTTACACCATTAAGCTCAAATTCAAAACTGTTTCCGTTTTTGAGAATTGATGCATTGCGAATCAGTTTCGAGTATTTGTCGTTGATCTCATGGTGGGAGATCTTACCCACCTGGGAAGACTGAAGATTAACATCCCGATAAAATGCGGGAATAACGATACATGTGGTCGTAAAAATTGTGTCTTTCTTATATGCGTTCAAAACGTCGATACGCTCATTACGCATCATACTGTTATTTTTCTCAAAATTTAATTCATCCCATACTTTATAGAGAAATTCTAAGCCAGTGTCTCCATTTTCTTCATCTACAACAAGATTACCCTTTTCGACTTTGAAGCGTTTCGTACCGTGAACAATATGCTCAAAGTTTCTATTCATTCTTCTGAGAAGTTTGTAGATGAAAGGTTGAAGGAAATGACCACCGAGGTCAATAAAACCCCAGTTTTCTTGTCTTTCTTTTACAGATACACCGAAAATTTCAGTAGACAACAAACCCTTTGCTGTTGGAATATTACCCTTCTCAAAGAGAATGGGATCAGATACTTCTTTTAAGCGGTTTATAACTATAAATTCTTTAGTTGGAATTAAATCTATCTTCATAAATATCCTCCTCACTACAGATGTTTTTGTTCTCTATAGTGATGTAGAGGGATTTTTTATCGACTTTAATATCGACTGAAAAATACTTTGCAGGATAACCTTTAAAGGTTTTTGCAATATTAGAAAATTCCTTATTAAATTCTCTGAGATTTTTATTACTTTCGAAGTCGATTCTAAATTCAATTGCTCCCGGACTGTCAGAATTAGAACAGCGTATCTTATTAACTCCTTCAAGGGAAATATTTTCCATCAAACGATAGAAATATTTAAATTTTTCGTAGTGCGAATCCAAAACTTTTTCGAATAGTGAATAATCAGCTAACTCATCGTGAGTTAGCTGATTGAAAAGTGTAATTACATCAAGCATGATGCCCTCCCTCCTCCAGAGAAGAAGCCAATGTATCATTCTCCTCCGGATTTTCAATCGAAGCCTGTTGGGAGGGTCTTACTTGTTTGGACATATATTCTTTACCATAGTGTAATAAATGATTCAAGATCTCATAGAACTCGTAATCTTCCATTGCTTTTACTTCAGTATAGGTGAGATAACCTCCAGATAATTTCACAAGCCAGAAATGGTTAACCGGAGTTCTCACAATATTGGTCGAAATAAGCGTATGAGTACTATCTGCGGAAGAATCAACAGAGGTTCTCGCCATTTCTCTTTACCCCTTTCAAAAGCTTTCAGTATCGACAGGAAGGGGTGCTCACCGTCTGGCGATGTAAATTTTGTTGCGCGCAGCTTCAGCTTGCTGTCTAGCAGCCTCTTCTTTGCGCTCTTTTTCCAATTCCTCTCTCTCCTTTTTGAGACGTTCAATCCTCACATCTCGGAGAAGGAGAGCTTCCCTATAGGGAAGCTCATGCTTCACCTGATCAAGACTGATTTGTCCCTTGAAGAGTTCAAGGAATTCGTCGTAAAACTGATAGTACTGTTTTACTCGATTTCTGTATTCATCGCCTGTCGATACCGGTAAAAAAGGACAGATTCAATGTCAATCGGAATGGTTTTTTCGTGATGTGCACAATGCGGACATCTAACATCCATCAGACCGAAATCAAACGAGAGATCACCCATAATAATTTCGGTTTGTTTCGTCAATGCGAGAATGTCAGTATCCCTCAGATTGTAAATGAGTTTGGTGATATCAAGTGCGTCTTCATATCCAAGCCATTCGCCAGGATTTTCCGGGTCAGGAGTAATAAATTGCTTAACTGCCGTACCCAGAACCGCAGCTTGGTTATATTTCTCTTCATTATTTCTGGTAAGTGCTTCAATGGAATTATTGATAAGATCGTATGCGCTTTGGACATGGAGATCCACATAGAAGCCACTAACAGGTAGGAGAATACGTTTAACCGTATTGAGCGGAGAGCTCTCATGAACTTCCTTAGCGGATTGGGCAGTATGAGAACCGTCAACAATGGTCTTAACGAGCTCCATCAGCCTGTCAGACATCTTCTCGGCTCTAATGAGAGAGCGTGGACTGTACGGATGTTCAAAGTTCTTGTCACATTTAGGACATTTGAGAGGATATTTGTCATCATCCGGATATGTTGCAACAAGCACACCGTAAATGAGGGTGTTATAGTCAACAGCAGCAGTATTTTTGAGGAATGCGTCGAAATCCATTTTACCAATGCTACTATCGACAATCTTGCTGTGCAACAAACTCCATCTGGTCCTAGCATCAATGAGAGCATTTTGGCTGCTGCTCATGAGGGAAATAAGCTCATAGGTAGAGAGTCCCTTCATCACAGCAGTATAGCCAGATGCCGTAAGAACGATGGGGGTAGTGTGTACGTGCGAAGTGTAATTGAGAATTTTATCAACCGAATTCTTCTTAGCTTTACGGATTTTCAGGGTTTCAAGTTGTTGTACTTCGACTTCTTTGAGAGTTATGGAGCGAACCTTTTTAAGTTTCTCACGCTCTTCGTCGGTGAAGTTAATAACTTGACCCATTCCAGATTTATCAATAATGACAATAGCTTTATCATACTTCTCTTGATCAAATTCTTCCTCTTCATCGGTTTCATCGTCACTTCTTTTGGGAGTTTGTTTTTCTCCTCTTGCTGCAGCTTCTTCATTGTAACCTGCAGCCAAAGCTTTTTGTCGTTCTTCTTCAATTTGCTTATCCATTTCCCTCATATAGTTGGCAATACTTTCAGCAGTTTCAGGCATAACACCATAAGGGAGAGCATTTGCAAGGGCTCCATGTTGTGCATTTTCTTCTCTATTATTCTCGATGATCAGACCCGAACCCGAAGGGGATTCTGGGGGTTGTGCTTGATCAGCATGAACAACATGGAAACCTTTTTTGGTATCGACTGCCATAATAAACGAATCGTCTTTGGGGAGAACAACAGAACTCCCTTTTTCATCAACGGGTTTAGAATTAACAGATGAATTTTCTGCAGAGCTTTCGTTTTCTTGTTCATTAGGCGAAGAGTTAGAGTTGTTTACTGCTTCATTATTCTCTTCTTGTTGCCTTTGAGCTTCTTGCTCCATAGCCTGTCTTTTAATGTCGCTCAAATTCATTCCATTAGAATTGAGATTTTCGTTGGACATGTGGTTCTACCTCTCTTCTTTTATTTTTTTTCAGGGTATTAAACCGCGGCCGACATTTCTTCGAATTGATATGCGATATTTATATCATTTTGAGTATTTGAAAAACCGATGAGAAGATTTGTTTGATCGTTAGGTAAAACGATTGGGATAGAAACCAAAAGTAAGTCTAATCCTTTATATGTGGTTACAAAAATCATAACTTCACCAAGAGAAATATATGGCATGAGTTGGGAACACTGGCTGTATATTTGCTGTTTTATTATCTCAGCATCAAACCCATCTTGAATACTATAAAGATACTTGCTTATGTTAATACCCAAATTAGGCTGAGAAGGAATATTACCCGGCCTCATAAGGAGCAGATTAATTAATTGCTGGGCGATGCTATCTTTCAGGGAGAGCATTTTGGGTTTATGGAAATTATCCAGACCGAATAGCACTTCCCTCCCTATTCCATTAGCCACACTACATCACCTCGTTTCTTAGATATAGAATTTTATTAATATGTCTCCCTAATGAAAAAATATATAAGCGTTTCCTGTATATAGAGAAAAAAAAAACAAAAAAATATGAGAGGGGTTTATTACCCTCTCATATTTTCTTAAGGAACTTCAGGACTAGATTGCTGTCTCTATATAGAGGCTCTATTCTTTTATATATAGTGAGCCAGTTGTTGATATTTCCATCTTCATCAACATTTATTATTGCATCTTCATCAAATTCAACATCCAGATTCTTTCTCATCATTGCATTAATTTGTCTGAGACGAAATAAGATCATGCCAAATCTTTCTGCTGATGTTTTAAATGTTAGTAGATATAACTTGAAATATGAGCGTGCCTGATTAATGAAGTCAATGGTCGCATCTCGCTCCAACATCATTTTTTCCAAATCAGATACACTGTAACTTCCACCGATATATAAGTTGAGAGCATTTTTAAATTTATCAATATGGTTAAAATTATCCACATAAAATTTATTGAGTTCTTTGAGTTTGTTATGTAATAATTCGTTTCTTTTAGTCTTAGTTTTACCTTCCTTTCCGGGAATACGAAAATCATTATTGTCGATGATAAGAATTGTAATGCATAAGAAGTTATAGATCTTACCGGCTTCTTTTGTTGTAATATTTCTCGTACTCATATTTTTTATTTATCCTCCTATTCGTTATTCAAAATTATTATATATAAATAAAATATATAAATTTCCAATAATAAATAAGGAAGAGAAGTACTTCTCTTCCTTATTTATTATTTTGAATATAAGACCATTTCCACTCTTCAGTTATTTTTTCCACTTTTTCAATTTCGCTAAAGATAAAGGTAGCCATTTTGTATAGATCATACCACCCATTTTGCCCACTAGAAAATAAATTTCCTTCTATGATAGAAGATATTTCAAAATCTACCTGAACACCGATTTCCTTCATCGATTTATTTATTTCTTTTAATTGATCAATAAATTGGTCAAGTTTATTTTTTAGTCCTTTAAATCCTTCTAAGATCAATAAGGAATACTGTTTGAAATCGTCTACGAATTCTGATATATCTCTCATATAATTATCATCTACCAATATGACTCTATCATGATAAATTCTATAACCGTCTTCAAAATCTTCTATAAATTGATGACCTATAATATTTAGATAGTCCATAATTCTAGAATTATATTTATTTAGCAAAGATTCCCACATAGGAATCAATTCGATATACCTTTCATTAATCCTATTCAGTGTAGAAAAATCATTTTCATTTATTAAATCTTTTACCGTTTTAATCAACACATATAACGTATGAGCTTCGGTAGTAGAAAGTCTCATTAACAATCACCACCCAAAGATATATCTATTTGTTATTTTAACAATATATAATCAAAAATACACTATTTAAGCAAAGAAACAATTAGTTAATACTAACGTAAGAACGGAGGATAGCTATGTTTAAATGTAAATTATGTGATGAGAAATATAATTCTTACGAATCACTTATCGATCATATTGGCAACGAGCATGAAGATAAAATTCCCAAAAATTTCACTGTCGCACAATTCGAATATGCCCTAAGAACTGGAAAAACCGAAGGACGATGTGTAATTGACAAACGTCCTACCGAATGGAATGAAAAAACCGGTAAATACCATCGGTTTTGTAAAAATCCTAAATGTAAAGAAACATACCGGAATATTTTTAAGAACCGTATGATTGGTAAATATGGTAAGGTTCATCTTCTCAGCGATCCTGATAAACAACGAGAAATGCTTTCAAAGAGATCTATTTCCGGTGAATATACTTGGTCTGATGGCAAAAAAATTCCCTATACTGGCTCATATGAATTAGATTTTTTGAAATTTCTTGACGTATTTATGGATTTTGACTCCGATGACATAATGTCTCCTTCACCCCATACTTATTATTATGAGTATGAAGGAGAGAAGAAATTCTATATCCCAGATTTCTTCATTCCGTCTCTTGGCCTCGAAATCGAGATCAAAGACGGTGGAGATAATCCAAACAAACATCATAAAATTCAAAATGTTGACAAGAAGAAAGAGCAGCTTAAAGATGCTGTGATCATGAGCCAAAATCAGTTCAGCTATATTAAGTTAACTAATAAAAATTATGATCCGTTCTTCGAATTCCTTTATAGATTAAAACAGCAGTATAGTGAAATGAATGAAAAAACAGATGGATCTGAACCTAAATTCAAACCTATCTTCATTGTTAAAAATACTTTAACCGATCGTAGATCTGCTATTTCTGATGCAGAACCTGTGAACGAGAATATGTTAATTAATCAGGGAAAAAGAGCGGCAAAAGAAATTGTTAATGATTTTATTAGAAATACAAATAATGATTTTGTTATGGGTGTTATAAACGGCGGAGAAATTCTCTCCGAATATCAAAGAAAGCAAAAAGAATTTGTGAATAAGTATAAAAATAATAAAGATGTTCTTAGACGTTTCGAAACAACTCTACGTGGTGAAAGAGCCTATGCTCTCCAACATTCTAAATCACCATATTCTCAAGAACATGTTATTTTTATTGATACAGAATTGATGCCACAAGTTGTCAATCATCAAGAGAATATGGTAGAAGAAAATTATAAAGTCGATGAATCTATTTTCATGGAGAAAACCTTAGAAATGGCATTAGAATATAGGACAATTTTATTAGAAAGAATGGACTCAAAAGAAAAGAGACACCCTGTATTCATACTCCTGACATATACCAACACTAATATGGCTAAACTGATACGATTCTTCACCGGAGATCCTTATAGTCATGCAAGTATTAGTTTCGATAGTAGTATGAGGGATGTTTATAGCTTTGGGCGTAAATATAAAGATGACAAAATGACTTTTATTAACGAAGATATCCGGGATGGTATCTTCAAAGACGTATCAGATCATGCTAATTATTCGCTATATGTTATGTTTGTCAATGACGATAAATACAGATTGATGAAAAAGAGGCTCGAAGAATTTAAGAAAAACGCCAACAAACTCAAATTTAGCTTTATCGGTTTATTTAATATCGCTAGAGGTAAGGAAACCTCAAGGGAAAATGAATATTTTTGTAGTCAATTCGTTGCCGAAATTATTAAAGCCGGAGATCCCAATTTGTTGAAAAAGGATACCAGTTTATATACACCATATGATCTGTCTGAAATCGAAGATGTACATTTCGTAACTAGGGGTAAACTTAAGAACTACAATAAAGATCTTGTAGATAAAAAGGTTAAATACATCGAAAAATCGATTGAGGCACTAAATTCATATGATCAAGCGGTTAGAGAAAATTTCATCAATAGATATTCTGAAATAAAAAAGGAAATGGAGCAGGAAGTTTTGAGAAAGTTCAGGAGCATTCCGGCCCTTCCAGCTAGATTTAAAAATGATCCCAACCCTATGGTTTATTTCGGACTGACCGAGAAAGAAAAAGAACTGAAAGAAATAAACTACTTTATTACCAGACGATATTCATTAAAAGGCGTTAATTTATCTTTAGATGGTCTTATTAAATTCCTTAAAGATAACGACTTGACGGATAAAATCAAGTACTATAGCAGAATTCCTGTCAGTAAATTTTATGTGGACGATAGTGTGGAATTTGATGAAAATTATGATATGATTGCGGTCCTTTTACCATTTAGATACAAGATTGATGATATTCGTAAAATATCTTATTAAAAAAATAAAGGTGTCGAGGTTTGTACCTTACCTCGACACCTTTATTTTTTATACGTGTTCAAAATCATCGAAGTAGAAATATTTTTTACGAAGGTGGTCTATGCGTTTTTTCAATTCCTCAATGGATTTATTGTGAGTTTCAATTAAATATTTCTTTGTTTGCTCATCGAAACCCAGAAATTCTCCTTGTACTATTCCCTGATTGATCTCTTCCAAAATGCCTATAGCATCTTTCAGGGAGTCGATAACATCACCGACGCCACAATGTTCTGCGGCATATTCGTCAGCGATAAGCTCGTTCGGGTCGACTTCTTCGCTTAATAGATGTTGTTCGAGCGTTTGAAGAATCTCCTGATGGCTTACGTTATGGATTTTCTCCATCATTTCTTGAGTCGGTACTGGAACATGATTGTTAACGATATGACCCAATTCATGATAAAGGAAAAACCGTTGCATTTTTTCAGAAAATTGATCAAAGACAGCCGGTACAAAAATCGCTGGTTGCTCGTAGTTATTGATAGACGTATAGCCAGCCATAGGGAACATAGAGAGATATCTCGTAGGAAAGCTCCCCCACCCTATAAGTACCCCCCATTGGAAACAACGTGTTCATTTGTAACAATATAACCATTAGCCAATCGGAAACCAGCACCATAAGTAATCAAATATTCAACGTTATCAATTTCTTTTTTAACATAAATTTTTACTGTCTTTGCATAGTTTTCCTTTTCTCTAATTTGCTCCTTGGTAAGTTTAGCACGCCAGTCGTTTTTTTTCTTTATGACTTTGACAGATACGACTTTTATTGATGCTGCTTCAGCGACGGCCGCGGTACTGAATGACGAAATTACCGCAACGGCCAGAATCAAATAAAGAATTTTAAAGATTTTCATTTATTTCATCCCCTTTAAAATAGTTTTTTATTGTATATCAATGATATAATAAATAAAATCAAGGATTTAATTTACGAGTGAATGAATGTAGAGGCAAATATTTTCTATGAAACAAATAAATAAGTAAGTAAAAACGAGGAGTGACTCTAAATGAAAACATTTATTACTATCGAGAGTAAATTGTCTACGGAAGAAAGAAAAAATCTTCCGGATGAATTGTTCGGTCTTCCTAGGGAAAGAAAGTACCCTCTTACAGATGAAGAGCATGTAAGGAAAGCCATTCAATTCTTTCGTTACGCACCGCCTAGAAAGCGTAACGAGCTTGCTAATAATATTAATAAAAGAGCCGTTAAACTTGGTATGAAACTCAGAATTAGTAAAGATAGTCCCTTTTATAAATACGCAGACAAATCCATTCTGATTGAATCTTATGGTGTTCCGGAAGAGTTGGTTAATCGTTTAATCGAATCTGGCACTGAAGAAATTCAGGAGATTCTGGACAAAATAAATCAAGAATTTGGTCTTTCTTTGTCGGGTATGTTCGACCAACTTTTTGATAAATCTTCAATTGATGCAATTAAGAAAATCGAAATTGATATGCAAAAAATATTTGACCTTGACGGAATCTTTTACAATAAAAGCCTTGAGCAAGTTAAAAGAAAAGTACACTGTATCAATCCATTTAAACTTATCAATAATGCAATGAAAGATTCGTATAAAATGATCTTTAAATTTATTGAGTATAATTCCGATTTCGATACGAAAAATAGTAGGCTTATCTATGATATTATCGAAGACATTAGTTTTAGCTTAGGTGATAGCATTCTTATTAATAACAAAGAAAAATTTGATCAGCAATTTACTAAGTTTAAAGAAATCATTAATAACTATCCCTGTAACTACTACCACGTACGTAGGAAATTGATCGAACTGTATTTTACTTCAGCAATCAATCTTATTGATAATGAAGTACATGATTCTACAAAACCCGAAATGTATACGGTTGCTTCTTTCCTTAGTAAAGTCACCAGTGATATCAATGATGTATTACTTGGGATTAAAGACAAATTGGAAGATTCTGTGATAGTTATTGATCCCAATATTGCTAATTCATATATTAATTCCATAAATGAAAGAGATTTTAAACTTTCTCTTCTTAAAACAAATCTCAAGACGCTCAAAAAAGAACTTGATAATGAAATAGATATTATTAAAATGGCCGCAAACATTGATGGTTCTGATAGTGAATTACAAATGTCTTTCTTCTCGCTTGATGACTTGGTAAACTTTGCGGATGCCGAAATTATTAACACTATCACTTATCTCGATAGTGCAATTAGTGATGAAAATATTAAGATGTATAATAAACATCTTACAACTAAACTTGACGGTTCCGATCTTTTGTTTATGAATAAAACCAATAAGTACCAACGTTTATTTGTGGCCCACGATTACAATAACGAACCAATCTATTTTGGTATTTGTAAAGATAGATTATATCTTTTGACAAAGGATGAAAGAAACGATAAAGATTATTACCTGTTGGTTCTTTATAAGAACGGAGAAAAGCTGAGTAATGATATCAACCTAATTTGCAGAGAGATTGATTTTGATAAATCACACTCATTGAAAGCAATAAAAATTTCTCCGATCAATAAAGAATTACAGGAATTCTTAATGAATCCTGTTACCGAAGGATTCTTTATTGACGAAGATGGAAATATGAAATTTAAATTCAAACCTCGTAAGACTTATATGGATGAATATGCTGAAAATCATAAAATTCTCGTCATGAATAGTAAAGGAAAGAATTACGAAGGTATGAAAAACAATCTTGCATTCCTTTTCGCTCTTATTAATCAAATTGAGCGTGAAGTAATTCATGGTGATACAAGTAAATTTTCCAAAGAATATATTGAAAATGCCAAGAAAGCAAGGATGTTTGCAATCAATGATTTCAAAACCTATATGAAAGAAATTCAGAAAGCTGAACCTAATTTCGATTTTATGAAATACTATGAAGAAAGTGACTATGGTAAATTTGTAGTCAGTGTCAAAAAAGAGGAAATTGTGGGTCTTAAAAAATTACTGCGAACCATACTTTATTCATAATCACAAATCGCTTCAGGAGGTTATTAAAAAAATGCCCGTAATCAAAATTGAAAGAGTTGGCGAGCCTGTAAAACTCTCCGAACTTGACAATTTTGCTCTGTTTAAAAGTGAAAGATTTCCCAATATTGTATTTATGCAAAAAGGTGTTACACACAAAAGGGTTCTTGCACTTGCTGTTTATGACGGTAATAAGTATTATGATGACCTTACCAGAAGGCCTCAATATAAAGCAGAAATTTTTAATGAAGATGATATCGTTCAAGAAGTAAAATTTATATCCGATTCTTTTAGTGAGAAAATTTCTTTCCAAAAGGTAAATGTTAGATCAGAAGTCAATCTCCCTAACATTTATTTCACTATTAATTCTGAGGACGGTGTGCTCAATATCACTCTGTCTGATGGATTCGAAACCCGTGAGGTGCATGATTCTCCGGATGATAGAAATGTGAATAACTGCTTCCCATTGTCGTCTAATAACATCTATTCATTTACAGTAGATTTTGATTTCAGAGAGCAGTTGGGAGAAGAACTTGATAAAACAATTAGAACCCTTCAAAAAATTAAAAATGTGATTCACGGACCCACAGTATAAAACATGCAAAATCCCGTATGTAGGAAAGTGTCCCCTACATACGGGAAAATTATTTTTTACGAGGACCGAACAGATAAAGTAAAAACTTTTAAGGGGTGTTTGACATGAAACGAAATAATATAAATTATTTCGCATATGTTACCTCTCTACTCCTGCTTCTTACCACGATGGTTCTCCTTTACGATAATAATGTCAATTCTGGTTATGCACAAGGTAGCACGGCTGCTGTACAACCTAATATTATTGAAGAAGAAAAAGTTGAAGATATTTCTCTTCAACAACAACCTGTTGATCTTTTCATTCAAGAAGATGTTCCTGCAGAAGATGTGATGCAGGATAACACCGATGTTGATGTTTCTCAATTGGAAGAACAGGAATCCGTTATTATAGAGGAAAATCCGGTGGAAATTATTTCCGCTAAAAAATATATGGTAACGGCGTATTATCTCAATCTTCGGGAAGGTCCTAGTAGCCAAACCAAGATTCTTGATGTGTTGGAAAAGGATACCGTTATTGAAATTAAACCTGAATCTAACGGAACGTGGCTTGAATTGGTAAGGGGCGGCTTTGTCCACTCTAATTACGTAGAACTTGTAGAGGAAGAAGAAGCTCAAGCTCAAGATGAATCGGTTATCGAAACGAATACAAAGAAACCGGAAGTCAAAATTCTTTCTTATGAGCCTACTCACGCAATTAACACAAATGTAATCTACGACGAAATTATTAACCCGATCGAACATGGTGTTAATACTATTTCTAATCTGACCGTAGAACAAATTGAGTTTATTCTCGAAGGAACAAATCTTGCTGGTATTGAAGAAGCTATTATTGAAGCTGAGAAGAACGAAAACGTAAATGCTCTGTTTACCGTTGCGGTTGCTAAACTTGAAAGTGCAAATGGAAACAGCAAACTGGCTAAGAATAAAAATAATCTATTTGGTCTAAATGCTTATGGTTCTGATCCATATAAAAATGCTTCATCTTATGAAAGTATGGAAGAATGTGTTCTAGAATTTGGTGAGATCATAAATGAACGTTATATCGAAAAAGGTCGTACAACCATATCTCAGATAAATAAGAAATATGCATCGGATCAAAATTGGAAAAATAAAGTTTCATCAATAATTAAGAAAGATCTAGATAAGCTCAAAAAGAAAAACTTTTTATAAATATATATTATTTGAGAGTATCAATATAAAAATATATTCTTGGAAACAAGAATATAAATCAAAACTAGGAGGTTAAAAAAGATGGCAAATCAAGAAAGTGCTGTCGCTGCAGTAGATGTTATGGAGAGGGTTGTGGATATCGACCCGATCGGAGCTATCTACAATGTAACCAACAAACAAATCGAAGAATTCGTGGAATCGTACCTGCGTGACGTCAAGGGCATTCGTGGCGTTGAAACGGCTCGCCTCTTTGTGCATAATGAGGGCCATATTGAGAAAGGCGTTGCTCCGGATCTGAACTTCATCTTGTTCATGGATCTGAACTCTGAGGATATCGTCAGCGATATCAATCGGATTCCTCAGCACCTGCGGAAGCTGATGGCTCCGTCTTCGCTCCAGCCTTCTCAAAAGCTGGTTGACGCACTGTTGCCGATCACCAAGGGCCTGAACCTGGATGCGAGCGTGAAAGATAACATTGCGTATGCACACCTTGACCTGATCAAGGTTCTCGCCCTGATGTTTGCCGTGAAACGCGGAATCCACATGGTCCGTGTACTTGATGTCAAACGGGTGGGCAAGAACAACTGCGTGTTCATGGTCGCAAAGATTCAATCTCTGTCCGAGAAAGCGACCGTTATCACTGACAAATATGATCGCCTCACCCAAATGATTCGGGAAGAAAGATATTGATCACACTTCATGGTAAGAAAGATATGTGGGATTAAAACTTCCACATATCTTTCTTATTTTTTTTATACTAGAGAATATGAGGAGGGATTTAATGATTATTTCCATGATTGCTGCAGTTAGTAGAAATATGGTAATAGGCTCTAATGGGATTATTCCATGGAAACTGGGTAGAGATTTGAAATACTTTGGGCTTCTTACTACCCATTGTCCTATAATAATGGGAAGAAAAACACATGAATCTTTGGGACGAGTTCTTCCTAATAGAAAAAATATAGTTCTCACAAAAAATCCCAATGCCTCTATACTTGACGGATCATACAAAGTTTGCTCGATCGAAGAAGCTATTGAAGAAGCAAAGAATTATAAAAACAGTGTTTACCCCGATAAAATCAATGAAGTTTTTGTCATTGGTGGTGGAGAAATATACAATTTGTTTCTTCCATATACAGATAGAATTTATTTGACTGAGGTATATACTGAATGTGAAGGGGATGCTTTCTTTCCAAACTTTGATATAAAAGTTTTTCGTCCTATCATAAGATCTGAACCTTTCTTTGAAGGCTCCATTCAATATACTTTTACACTATTTTCTAAAAATATGGAAACAGATGTCATCAAAAATAGTTTTTGGAGGTACAATTCATTAGGAGAAATAATTAACATATGGAGGGAGATTACCAAATGAGCAAAAGAATTAAAAAAGACGAAGTTACATTTAACATTGAAGAGCATATTGCAGTATTGTCTGAAAATGATAAAAACGATTGGGTTAAAGCGGTCGACAGAATCTCCTGGAATGGTCGACCTGCAACACTTGATATTAGAAAGAGAAATATGTCCAAACCGGAAATCTGGCCGTCTGGAATCAGCTTGACAGACGAAGAAGCGGATAGATTGACAGATATTTTGCTTGATCAAGACTATGGTAGTATCGAAGCTCTTGAAGAAGCCCTTAGACGTAAAAAATCTCGATTTACTGTTCTTGCTGATGCAGTCAATGCATTTGGGGAAGATGTTGACAATAAAATCTTAAAAATCGAAATTAAAGTCGGGAGCTGAAATGGATGGAACTAGCCAAATTTAAGGCTAAAGTTTTGAAGTTCTATCCTGATGCAAAATTCATTCACGATGACTTTAAGTGGACTGCTATCATAACAGACAATGTAGTTCTCACAAATGCCAGAAATAGTCCCGAAATTAATTTAATTTGTGGTGGTATTTATGCCGGTAGAGCTAATGACATAGAAGCAGCTGAAGTAAATGATGATGAATGTTCTTCCCTACCTGATGAAAAACAATGGAATGCGATTCGATATTTGTTAGAGGGTAGGATATTTGATATTGATTCTGAACTTTTTTCTTTTTTAAAGGAAAATCTAGAAGATGATGAGAGGCAAATTTTAAATCATCTCTCAGATTCCTGGAAATTATTTCAAAAATTGAACGGAATCACTATGATAGATACCAGCGTTTATACTTCAGGAATACGTAATTGTCAGCAGATAATCGCCCTTCGAATACTACGCAGAGTATATCCTGAGATATGGGGAAATAGATAGTTAATCTCAATATAAAAAGATATAAATAGGAGGTCAAACCGATGTTTGTGTTTACAAAAGAACCAATTGTTAAGTTTGTCCACAATACTTCGGTAACTATCGACAAAAAATTAGTTTACCTGCGTTTTCCTATCGAGGTTTTTAAGAAAAAGAGCTTTCAAGGTACTCCTAGTACATATGCCATCAGGGTAAGAGCAACTAACTCTGATAACGAAGAACAAAATATATTTAATGGGAAATCGAGTACAGTCTTTAGACTTATAGAGAAAAAAGAATTGGATTTCAATAAAGGTAAAACTTTTACCCACTTAGGAAATATTATTTCTTCGTATATTCAGAATAACTATAACGTTATGGTTAATTTTAAAAGTCAACCTGATATTTTCGTAACGTCGTATTTCTTTCACGAAGTTCCGGTAAAGACCAATGTAGGTTTACAAATAATAACTTTCAAATGTGAAGTTTTTAAAAGATTCTTCGATAAGAATCATATTACTGCTGTTGAAAAATATGTATTTAAACAGCCGGACCATTCTTTTTACGTCGAAGTTAAACCGTCTTCTCCCATCAGAGAAAATCGTGATAAAGATTTTCTTGGGCCGTTTACTAAAGAAGGTAACGACGCTGTATATGAATTTAGTTTTAGACTAGATCCATCAGATGATGGGAAGTTTGACACTTCATATGAAAACGTCTATAAAAATTTGGAACTGATCTTAAAAGATTACGACCCACTATATAAAAAAGAAAAATATAAAAAAGAACGTGCTGAGAAAAAATCCTGGAGAAATAGGATGTTGGTGAACGGTTATACTAAGAATACTAGATTTGGTATTTTTACTGCGATCTTTCCTTTTCTCAATCATGATCTTTCAGGACATACCCATCTTCTTTCTTTCAAAATCCAAAGTCACGGAGAAGATGGATACGGTTTTCAATTCTGTATTTTTGGTATTCACTTCTATTACTATAATAAATGGTTAACTGAAAAAATCAAACGTCTGATTGTTCGTAATAAACCAGAGTGGAAGAAAGACATGAATTGGGAAGAATATTATAAGATTCTTAACAAGTGGGCTAGGAATCATCCTTTTGAATACTTTGTATATTCTGAATGGTGTGCCGAGCTTGGTCTTAGTCGGGCAGACGGTCTATTTTGGCGGCGAGAGTTCAACCATGGATCACGCGCTAATTGGGGCTGGAGACTTAATCCTTGGAGAAATAGATTCTGGAATTTAATTTAAAAAATCATTGTAGGGGAGATTTAAATGCATTTGAGACAAAGAATCTATCCTGAGCAATTTGGTGAATTGAGTGACGAACAAAAAATAAATTTACGAAACTGGTATTATCCTAATAAAGTAAGATTATTGGATCAATACATTTATTTCGACAGAGGAGAACTTTGTAAAACTGCATACTATGGAGATTACTTCTTAGATAACAAACCTTCCGAATTATTCAATCATTTTAACGAGTGTGAAGCCCTTCCACTCCTAACTATTGGTCAAATGATCGAGTTTATTTCTGAATTTTCCTCAACCTTAATTATCACTCGACATGAGGCTAAAGATGGTATTATCTGGAATCCAAAAATCACCCTTATCGGTACAACTGACCAAACATATGAATCATCTAACGTGGAATTGTGTGATGCTCTGTGGGAAATAACCAAACACATATTAGGAGATGATAAACATGTATATGAAAATCACAATCAATGATAGAGTCCATAGTAAATATGGTGGAGGATCTGGAAAGATTAGACGGGAATTTTGGCTCATAAAAAGATTTATCAAGCATGGTATGGTAATAAGTAATAGGTTGGGAAATGCTACCAAGCCTGATGATATTGTGAAAATAGAACTTTTTAGTAAAACAAAAATTACTCCTAGAGCTCCCAAAGATAAAATCATGTTTAAAATCAAGAGGATTGAAAAGCGTAGTATTCCCAATTCAAATCAAATCTCATACGTTTACACAGAATTAATGGAATAATAGATAAAGTGATATCCATAGGATCTCTACTATGGATATCACTTTATTTTTTCTTTCGTAAATGCACATGAACTACTATATAAATATATATTATATCATTGTAATAAATAATAAGGAGATGGTTATAATGAAAGAATTCATCATGGTAATTTCGATCATTCTGTTTATTTGCTCATCTGCTTTTTTGGCATTTTCAATTTGGAATTTGCGTCAAAGTAAAATTTATTTTGAAATGGGTAAAAAGGAATCTGCCAAAGCTAAAAAATTTAATGATGATGCTGTAGAAATTCTTGCTAAATCTAAGGAAAATGTCGATAAGGCTGAACATCTTCGCCGTGAGTCATTGGATTTTCTAAAAAGAGTTGAGAACTCTCTTAATGAAACGGATGAGCGTGTAAAGATCATTGAAAAAGCGATTAAAATTCGTCAGGAACAACAAGGAGTGTCATAATAATATGAGCGGAGTTGATCTTGGAATCATATTCAACTTGTTCAAAATTAAATATGTGAAGTTAGATGAGCTTATCATGAAGTATTGCAAAGAAATTAACCCTAAATCTAGGGTTAATTTTTTTATCAACTTTGAATCAGTACTAAAGAAACTTTCTGCTTCGAATATAGATGAGTATCTTAAGGTGCGAAACTCGGAGAAAATATATGAAATGATTGCTGAAATAATTAATCTTATTAGCCACTATCGCATGTACTTTACTAAGAATAAACTTTATTCAAAGATCTATGTGTATATGGGTTACCCGTTCAATACGAATTACCTCAATCAAGAAATTATTCCGGATTATCGTTCGGAATATAAACATAAATACACCAAGGATAGGAAAAACTTTCACTTGTCTAAAACTATTGAGTATGCAATAGATCACGTCAAAACAATACTAGAGTATGTAGAGGGTGTGTATTTTATAACATCCGATACAGTCGAACCGTCGGTAGTTCCAAAATTAATTATAGAAGAAAATAAAAGCGATTCATTAAACTTCATTCTAACTACTGATAGATATGAATATCAGTATGTAAATAAATTGTGTTACATCCTTCGTCCAAAGCAAAACGATAGTTATTTACTATCTAAAGAAAATGCAATAAGAATGATTAAATTAGAAGAAAAACTGCTTAATGAAATCGAAGTTGGTAGCAACTTCCTTCCCTTCATTCTTTCTCTGACGGGTGATAAATATAGAAACATTGGGAAATTGAAAGGTGTTGGAGTTGGAGGAATTCTCAAGATTTTAAATAAAGCAATTGAGGAAAATCTAATAAGTAAAGATGTTACCAATATAAACCTTCTGGAAAAGATAGTTAGGTCTGATTATATACCTATCTTACGTACAAATTACCTATGTACTGATGTTGATGCTCAATACATGAGACTAAATATTAGAGTAAAACACAACATTTTATCTCAAATAAAGGATAAATTCGACAATGTTTCTCTCAAAAGATTGAACGATCAATTCTTCAGACTTTATCCTATTCACTTGATTGAATTGACCGAGGCAAACAAACTATTAAAAGGACCGAAAAAAGATATATTTTTACAATAAATAACTAGGGAGGTATAAAAAATGCTCGCTCTCTTATTAGATGTAATAGTCACGCTGACATTATGCTATCTCTTATATAAGTTAATCTATTTATCTTTTGAAGAAAGATGTAAATCTACCTACATTGATAATAATATTCGCGGTAGTTCTCATCATCTTCGTGATACTTGAAAGTATCTATGATATTTACCTGAAGTGGTTTGCGGGGGTGTTAATTAAGTGGCGAATATAACTCCTCTTAACCAGAGATTCTATCGCTATACAGTAGAATCCTTTAACGTTCTTTTTGAGGGGGATGATCAACCTGTGGTCATTCCTCCTTCAATGGTCAATTCAGTAATGATCGAGAAAGACTTTGATGTTGATTACTTTCCTATTTTAGCAGTAAAGGTTATGTTGACATCTGATTTATATTTCCGGATCGTAGAAAATAAAGATAGTGTTAAATTTAGATTTAGAATGCAAAAATATATTTACGACCCCAATAGTTCAACTCCTCCATTTAAAAAGGATGTCTTTAATGATATTTTCACTATTTTTTTAGATGAAAATACACCGTTTATCGAAAAACAGATGTACGAAAGAACAAAAAGTATGCTGGGTGAAGGGTCTGCCCCACAGGATGTTGGCGGTAAGGAGTTCACATTATTTTTATTCAAAGAATCTGACCTTACCAATTCAAAAAAAATCATAAATAACGTCATTGGACCAGTTACTATGACTGGGGCCCTGACATACTGCTTGGCTACAGCAGGAATTAAAAATATACTTCTCGCTCCTCTTGACAATAAAAGATCCTACAAAGATGTCTTATTACCTCCATTTACGTTACTTGGTAATTTGGAGTATTTGGAAAATCAATATGGATTTTTTTATGCGGGACTACTTGCTTTTTTTGATTTAGATAGAACCTATATGATTGACTACAGTGGTAAATGTAAAGCTTGGGCTAAAGGAGAATATAAAAAGACTGTTTTTAACGTCAAATATGACACTAACCCAGATAATCTTTCACCCGGTCTATTTAATGACGAAAATCAAAAAACATATTATATCAACATCTTTCCAGGCGGCATAGTTATGAAAAGTCCCTCATTTACTGCAGACCACATCGAAGGTAATAATATTTATTTCGTTGACCCTGTAACTGGTGCGGTAAATATGCATAAAGCTGAAACTTATGAGCGCGGAGAAGGAAGCTATCGCGTGATGGTTGATAAATATAATAATGTATTCATCCGAACCTCACAAAGATTAAGGCGTGAGGAAATGAAAAACATTATTGAAGTAACAATGGGCGACTTTGATATAGATGCAATTACTCCCAACAAAGAATTTGTGTTCACCTTTGAGGACAAATCCATCTCTAGTACTCGTGGAGGTAACTATAGACTGTCGAGATCTGTTTTTACTTTCACAAAACAAGGTGAGGCTTTCGCAATCAGTGCATCGGCTCTCTTCAAAAAAATAAGTTAGATATGAGAGGATTTTACCTCTCATATCTAACTTTTTATTTCTTTTGGTTGTTCTGATTGTTTCCTTCTCCTTGCTGCTGAGATTGTGCTGTATCTTTCCTAGCTTCGTGAATTTGTCTCATTGCGTTCATGTATGCGTTAAAACGTTCCTCAGCGGCAGTCAGAGCCGCTGCAATGACAATTTGCTCACATTGGAGAATATTTTTAACAATTGTCAGATTATTACTAGACATGTCAGAAATAGCATTCCGAACTTTGGTTTCGGCATTATTTGAATTATCTTGTAATTTTACTTCTGTAGGAGAAGGTTTATCATCTTGATCATTTGTAGATTTATTCTGGTTATTATTGTTATTTTGAGCATTCGCGGCAGGTCTTTCAGCCTCAAGCAGAATAGAAAAATCGAGAACGTTGATAAAACCATCGTCAACAAAAGATTCTTTTGTTGCTGTGGCTTCATTGTCGCCGCCCAATCTGTTAATAATAGCATCCATTCTATTATTTAAAGTATTGATTGCATTGGTCAAATTATTAACAATATCAGTTTCATACGTTTTACAGTACGGGTAAAAATTGTTAAGGATTCTTCTCTTAAGATCATCACCAGCGAGTCTTACAGGTTTAACATCAGAGTTTTTACTTTTACCAATCCTGAAATAGTTCTTCGCACCATTAGAAATATTACCTTTCTCATCAAGATAAAAATCAAACAGCTCTTTTTTAACCGTTTCAATATTTTTATATTTTTCTTCAAATTTATTACCATTTACAACATTCGCAACAAAATTGACGCTATTTTTTACCGTATTGACAATAGTCCTAGGGTCCATTTCCCAAAAAGGAATCATCTCAATTTGCAGACCATCGTAGCTCATGGTTTCAAAAACCTGTTTATTCGAATCGAGCCAATTCTCATTCTTCTTTGCAATTGCTCGTGCTTTCTCTTTAAACGTGCCAAGAATACGTTTAAAAAATTCCTTAATTTTTTCAACGATATTTCTAACACTAAATTTTTTGACACCGGTACGAACTGCATTCTGGTTCTGATTATTGTTTCCCTCTGCCGCTTCAAGCAGATACACATATGATTCAACTACACCTGTGAATTGCTTATAAATTTGCATATACCCTTCAATAAGAGCTTCGGAAAGACTACTATTGAGTTCCAGACTATGATTGAGAGCATCAATCGTATAATCCATATATTACCCTCCATTTTCCCACTTATTTTTCTACGGATTTTACCGGATCACTCTTAGTAAAAACAGCTTTACGAACCACACCCTCATATTGTTTCAGAGCCTCTTTAAGTGCGTCAACCTTTTGAACCAGTGCAATTGTTACAATAGATCCAATTTCTTTAGCTTGATAGAATTTAAAGTTATAGAAGACATTGAGCTTTTCATAGTTTTCCGTAGTTCCCTCTGCCGCAATAGTTTCCGATTTATTTACACCGGATTTACTTTCATTAAAATCAATTTTATGTGCCTGTACAGTGGTCAGATTTCCAGATCTAGAGTATTTAACACCGCGTTCAAAGAACGTTTTCATACTATTGATCAAAAGGACAATTCTGTCTTGTTCTTTAACTGTATCATTCAGAACCTTCTTAAGATCCGAATAACCATTTAATACTTTATTGAGATATGCTTTATCGACTTTAATCTCAATAGGATCTGTGGTTCCGCTACGATATTTCTTTTTCAATTCCGAAACATAATCTTCTTTGGTGACAGGACCACCTGCACCAATAACTTCGCCCCTAATTTTATTCAAAGTGTGATCACTAATGAATTCTTCTCTTTCTTTTGCAATATCTTCTTTACTCATCTTATCAATAGAGCTAAGTTCGTTATTAAAATGCTGAACAATAGCAGATACTCTATCCGTTCGAGGGATACTCGCCTCGAAGTCGTAGTTATACCCTTTAATTGTAAAATCGGGATTAGCTTCTTCGATTTTTTTCTTATATTTTTTGATGAAATTTTCGAAATTTCCAATAAATGCTCTAATCACCATGAAAATTTTCTTGAGGAGGCCGACAAATTTTTTAACTAAATTGATGAAAAATCCTGCTGCCTTTACCAATGTATCCCCAAGACCCTCTTCTAAAATCTCAATATTATCATCAATAATTCCATAGTACATTGCTTCGATTTGCTCCCTGGTAATTTCCATAAAGGATTCTTCCAAAGGAATCAAAGCTTCCAGCATCGAGCTAGTTGCATTAAAATCATCGTCTTCATAAGAAATCCTAGAAACCTCGACTGGTTTCCTTCCAAAAATAGGTTCATTAATGATCATCTTAATACACTCCCTCTAACGAATTATTAATATTCTGTTTAAACAGAAAAAAGTACACTAGATGACAATTTAAGTCATCTAGTGTACTTTGGGTTCAGGTATTACAGCCACTTAGCGGCCGATTCCAGAATGGATTGAGAAGTCGAATGTTGTTGAGCCGATGCATTTTCTTCTTCCTCATTGTCAAAACCGTAGCTTTCTTTAGCCGGTTTGAATCGGAGGAAAGATTTGAGAACCGACTCATACTTCGACGCCACTTCACGATACATGTCAACCGTGACCGAGGTCAGCGATTGTTGCAGACCCAGTGCGTAGTGAGCTACGCGATACTTGGTCGTAGCATACGTGGTCAGCTTAGCCTTCTCAGCTTCGCTGAGTTCTTTGTTGGATTGAATCTTGGAACGAGCTTTGTCGATAGCTCCCAAGACTTGCTTGAAGTCAGCATCCATACGTTTTTGTCTTTCTTCAATTTCTTTAACGCTGCTTGCATTCTTTTGGATAAAGTTGATCATCCGGTCTTTGTCAATACCCTTGATTTCAACCGGCTCATCTTTGCCGCCACGATAAATAAGACGAATTTCCTTGAGAACTTCGGTGAAGTTTTCATCACCCAGGCTCTTGCGGAGATCGGTCTTCAGTTTATCTTGGTCCAGCGTAGCCGCATTCTTACGGATAGAACCTTCTTGACCTTCACCATCGGTGTTAATACCGATTACTTCTTTCTGAGCGTCGCTGATTTCAAACTTGATTTGTTCAGCGAGGAAGCCGTCGATAATACGACGTTTTGCGTCGACAGCTTTATCACCGGCATCTACATTGTACTGATAGCCAGTATAAGTAAAGCCTTCGTCGCTCTTGCTGCGAATAATTTCACCAAATTCCTTGATGAATTTTTCGCCACTCAGGAACACGCGCTTCAGGAAAGTTTTGACCTTGTTGAACCACTCACGAAGCTTTGCCCAAAGCTTCATGAAAACTTCTTTCAGTTTGTCCCAGGTGTTCTTTACGAAATTTTCAACCAAGGGTTCCAATTGAGCCCCTTCCATAACAACGGACTCGGTAATCATGACGTCGGAAATATACAGACTTCCGGACAGACGGTACATTTCTTCAGCAGATTCGGTAACAATTTGCTGCAGACCGGCCGGAGTTTCATCGATGAAGCCGGTTTTAATGGTATTGAGAGATTCAAGGACCGCCTCATCAGCAGACGGTCTTTGACGACTACCAAAGATAATCGACATTTTCCTTTTCCTCCTTTATTTAATCCGACATACTGTCGTTAATTTTATAATGTGATATTATTTCTTGTCCGGCTTATAGCGGAATGCGGCCATTACAACCGAACGATAGGTACGGTCACGTTCCATCACAGCTTCGCGCCATGCACGGAAATACGTGAGAGAAATATCTTGTGCACCAGAAAGCATGGAAGCCAGCGCCCGAACACCTTCAAGACGCAGTCCACGATTTTCAGCGGAGAGGACAACGTCCTTTCTTTCGCCATCCGTGTCCTTCACGTTTGCTACTTCGGTGCCATTTTCTCCGGCCTTTGCACTCATCAGGTTCTTCCTGAGAGCTTCAACGTCACGGAGAACTTCAGCAAAGTCCTTATTGACAACCTTTTGAAGTTCTTCGATATTCTTCTTGAGAGACGACGTGTTTTTGAGGCCGGAAATAACATCGTCAATATTAACCGGGATTTCTTTGCGATCCTCAGGGCTCTCTGCACCATTGCGGAAAAATGCATAGAGCTCACGACGATATTCGTCCGGAGTGAGGAACGGTTTGTTAAACATTTGACCGCGTCTACCATTGAGATACTCTTCACGAGTTTCTTTGGTCGATCTGACGGCCCCACGAAGATCCTCGATGAGGTTCTCGTTGGTTGCAGTCGAGAATACCAGATCGTACAGCTTCTTCACTTCACGGCTATCCTTATAGGAGGTGAAGTGATTGGTTTCAAGGTTCGTATATTCGAACATCTTGAATTTGAATCCGTTAAGGTTGAGCTTCTTCAGATCATCCTCATACTTTTCGATGAAAGTTTTGGAGCTACGGAAGTACTTGTCGAAATAACGTACAGCCGTGAGGATGAACGATTTGAGCTTTGCCCAAAGATTTTGGAAGAATTGTTTAACCTTCTCCCATGCATCCTTGAAGCTAGCTTCGAGAACTGCTTCACGTTCTTCAACGAACGTTTCCAGTTCATGTTCCGAAGCAGATTCTTTAAGCGAGTCATATTCGCTCTTGAAATCAATAACTTCGGTATCAATAGCATGGAGGCTTTGAATGATCCTAAGTTGATCGTCGTAGGATTCCTGAAGTGCGATCAGATCACCATTGTCTTCAACATCGTACCCTTCGATAACCGGTACGTCGAAACCTTCATCCCAATTTTGGGACTTTTGTTTGCCGAAAATAGCACTCACAGTTTTCACCTTTCTTTCCTTAATTTTTTATAAATATGTTTAGTGCTAGCAGTTCAATTATACGATTTTTTCCCGTTTTTATAAATTAAAGAAGTTGAAAACCTGTTGTATCTGTCGAAGCAGCTTGGGTTTTAACCTCATTGATAGTCCATTTAGTATTTTCTTTCTTGATTTCTTTAACTGTAGATTGTTCGGATGTAGCCCTATTAACTTTTACTTTATCTGACAGTTGTTGGAGCTTTTTAATTGTCTCATCTTGTTTCTTAAGTACTTGGTTCTTTTTGGCTGCAGGCAAAGTGCTAGCTTGTACATTTGTTTTGTTAATCTCCAGAAGAGCAGCTTGTTGCTCCAGGAAATCAGACAGTCTCATGCGAGAATAGTAGTACAAGAAAATGAGTTCACGAATAATCGGAACGATTGCGAGTGCTCCTGCAACAACAAGAATAGGTGTTGTAATGGTGGTCGCAGTAACCGATCCGACAAGATTTTCACGTCCAGATTGGATAACAGCATTATTTACCTTACTGAATTCACCAGACTTAAATACTGCATTGAATTTCTCAAGGTTCTTAATCGCTAAGCTACCAGAGCGGTCTTTGGATTTAAGAATGACAAATTCGACCCTATCTGGACGCTTAACAAAATCTACATACGAAGAAATAATGATAGAAACTGCTTCTACAACTGCAAAAACAAGGGTGTTGTACTGCAAAATGATGAAATCTTTTTCAAATACAAATCCTTTTTCGAAGATTTCTCGTCCGGCAATAATATTACTAATTGCCTGTTCAACAGTATCGAGTTCGGGAATTTTAGTTCCACCTTTAGCCGCAAGAGACTTGAGGAGTTCAATGGTCTCCATCAAGGATTTGTAACCAGAGTATCTGGTAATATTACCAGCGCTGTTAGGGATATCTTCGAAATCAACATGAGCCTTTTCGATCGCAGATTTATAAAGGTTGGTTACCATCGCATTATTGACTTTTACCGACTCCTGCTCTGTCAATGTAGTAATTTCATTGCGTTCAGAGAGGGTTGTCGCATTCTCCAAGAGAATCTTAATTGCTTCATTTGTATAGAACATCGGTTTCTCACCCATCCTTTCCATCAAACTATATTAGACCTATTAAGAATTTTGAGAACTTCTTTAAGATCTGCTTTATTGGTGTTTTCCTTTTCAAGAGCAGAGAACGTAATGGATTGATAAGATGTCTGTCCATCGAACATAAAGTGTGCAATTTGAGTCGAATTGTCAACTACAACAAACGAAAGGAGGAAGTATTCTTTCATGATTTTATCTACAAACGCCGGATTCATGAGGTCAAATCCGTACTCGGATTTGATGTATTCAACTTCATCCATGGAGATAACAATCGTTGTATTCGGGAGAAGCTGATTCGGCATAAAAGTAAGCCGTTTCATCTTAGCAAGAGCACGACGGCGTTTCAGAGTAATCCACCACGGAGAAGCTCCGGCACTACGATTAAAAACATCATCTTTGATTTCCTTAATATTAAAGAGGAAGTCTTTGAAGAAGTTAATTTCACCAGTAGTCCACCGGATGAAATTAAAAATTTTATTGTTGTTGCGACAAGCACCAACAACATTCGTGATCATTTCATCAGAAGGAACCGGGTGCATGGTGGTTTTAATGCCAATAATAAAATCAAAGAATCCCTGATTCTTCTTTTCACCGTCGAACACATTTACCCGAATATGGAGAGTTGTCGGTACAAGCTCATTCGCTTTACGAACATCGTTGTCTTTCAAAATATTACTGGGTACATACGTAATATCTTTATCCTTAATAGACGGAGACGAAGGTTTATTTTTTTCTCTCTCCATTGCGAGCTTATCTTCTGCCAGTTTACGACTGAATTCATTTTGTCTTTCCATTTCGCTAATCTTACGTCTTTCAATATCCAATTTCTCATTATCAAGGGCGTACTTATAAGGATCAACATCTCGCAATCGAGCCCTGCTAAGTTCAGCCCTAGCGTTTACAATATCATCAGCAGAAGGAGCTTCTGTTACAGGTTGCATAGATTGATTAAAATAGTCATTAAGGTTTTGATTCGGGAATTTATAAACATCTTGTTTGGGTTTAAACATTTCGTTCAAAATTTCCGTTCTAACATATCTGCCAAGATCATCAAGCTGCTCTTTATTGGAAATGACAACATTCCCGGTAGAACCCTCACAGATGACACCAGCAAGATACATACTTTCATTCTCATCAGTCATAATACCAGTGCTAAAGTTTTCAAAGATTTCACCAAGCGAGTGCATGGTGTCAAATGTATCAGTTTTAACACCGGTATTTTGATGGAACTTTCTAAGATATCCAATGATGTCTTTTTCCTTTTCAAGGTTGAGAGACGGGTCCATCGTCAAAGAAATTTGAACGAACGATGCAAATTGCCGCTCCAGAGCCTTAGAGATCATTTGCAAAGTATCAATATCCATAGAACGAGAAACGATGACGGGAAATTGAAGAGTCCCCTCAAGGCTCCTCTTTGAAATAGACGAATATTTCTTCTTCGAGAAGAAATCCTCGACCGATCCGATCGTGCGGAGATCACGAACGGTATCGAGTACATCCCTAAAGATGCCCATAGCTATCCCTTTCCTTTCTATATAATTTTTTACTAGTATGTTTCGAAAAGAAAAAAAATAGATGATAAAGAGTCGAAAAAAATATACGAATAGACAAAAAAAGAAACCACCTTAATAATTAAGGTGGTTTAGATCATGGGTATGGTATAGTTACACAACGGAAGGAATTGGCTATTAGGCAAATATGGAATAAATTGCCTGATCAGCTTGCTGTGTTGGCGTAAGCTTATTCCATTCCTCCCGTCGTTTTTGCACTTTTTCCTTATATTTGTGTCGATTGATTGTTTGGTCAATTGATTTAACTGCTGCTGTCACTAAAATAATCACACGCATCATAGTTATCAATCCCCTTTTATAATTTTTTTTACTTGGACTAATCTACGAATATTGTTTTTTTATGCAGGGGGATAACTATTCTACTTGTAATTATAGATGACAGTTTTCTAGTATATACTAAAGTTACACGCATATAATATATATTTATTAATTTTCTTACTTTTTTGATATTGAAACAGTTATATAAGCTATAATTAAAAGATATAAAGAGGAGGGTGGCTCAATTGCGGCTTGAGGTTAAGATTATAAATGACCCTCATGGTGTAAACGTACGTCAACTTCCATCTTCATCCTCAGCTAGAATTAGTTGGCTGGGACCAAATACAACTGTTACTGTCGTTAAAAAAGAAGGCAATTGGTATCAATTGAACACGGGAGGGTGGATAACGGCATCTACTCAATATGTAAAGGTTGTCAAGGATCTTGAGAATAATCCTGTTCAACCCACTCCCAAGGCATCTCCGGCACCTACAAATAATAAACCTGACACACCACCAACGCCCGTCGACCCTGCAGCAGACAAATTACTTAAACAGCTTAAAAAAGAAAAGGATTCTAATGGTATAGTCTTTAAAGATTTCGATGGTCCGTCTAACGATCCTATAACAGAGACGACAGATTTAGAACTATTATCATCCACAACATCTTCATCAGGTTATGCAGTCTATGAGGGTGTTGTACCTTGGGATGAATTATACATTGCACAAAATATGGATATAATTAGAAGAAATCTTGGTATAATTCACGACAAAACTCACTTCAGTGATGCTAGACACGAGCTATATGTCAAATTCAATAGATTTAAGAAACCTTTTCCTGAAATCTATGCCGGAAAGACATTCTCCCATGTATTCTTCACCCGTCCTGACTTAAATCTTCTCAAGGACGGTGAGATTGACAATGCATTGGGAGCTTCCGGTTCTATCTGGGAAGCCAAACTAAATGATCATTTTAGCAATGACCCGACATTCTATTATTTATTTAACAACGAAAGAAGAATGCTTTTATCCTTAACGAAACATTACACTTGGAAACACGACTTCAATGTTTATCTTTCCAATAGCGCAGAATCGTTTGAAGTTCCTGATGAATTTATTGAAACCATTGAACATGGTGAAACACTTACTGGCTATAAGGTTCAATATGGTAAGCACAATATCAAATCTAATACAGCAGGATCTTTCTCTGTTTCATATACTGATGATAAGGATGCCAATATTTATAAAATGCATAAAGCATGGATTGAATATATTTCGAAAGTATTCCGTGGTGAAGCTATACCGAAGAAAGAATACATTAAAAAGAAAATTTTGGACTACACCTGTAGTGTTTATTATTTTATTCTTGGTCCGGATAATGAAACCATACTCTTCTGGACGAAATATTTCGGAGTATTTCCGACTAATACCCCTTCGAGCGCATACAGTTGGGCTAGTGGTGCAAACGTCCGTCTTCCTAAATTTACTATCAACTATGCATATGCATTTAAGGAGGATTTGAACCCACTTTCCCTAGCCGAATTTAATATGAATAGTAGAATGGATCTAAATTATGTTAGAACTTATGAAGCCGATGTTCTTTCTACTGGTAAAACACTTGCTGGACCACCTTTTATCGAAACATTTAGGGGTGATCCGGGTTTCATCAATTCTCACGGTAGTAATAAAGTAGCCAATGGGACAGATCAATATATTTATAAGCTTAGATTCCGCAAGGAGTTCAAGGAGGGTCGATGAATGGCTACACGTGACTATAGTAGCGTAAACTCTATTCGGGAGTTTGCTCTTACTGAACTTGCTCCCAAATATTTTGAGGTTAACGATATTAACCAACTTAATACCGGTTTATTTGCATATGTCACCGACCTTATTGCAAATACCACAGAAGACACGATGAACTCTCTTTCGATGTATATTAGAGAAATCTTTCCTAATATTGCAGAACTTCCTGAAACCCTTTACAACAACGCAGCTCGCCTTCAAATTGATCAACTTATGGCGACAGCGGCATCTATGGATGTAATTCTCTTCATTAGTGAGAAGGATATCTTAAGTAAAGGAACCCCTAGAACTGGTGGTCGTATCGAGTTTATCCTTGATTCAAATATGATTATTGATATAGAAGGCGTACAATTTATGCTCGACTATGACATTATTATTAACGCTAAATCCTATCGGGGAGACTACATTTTTAGTGCTGCTTATAACATGAATTTCAATAACTCACTCAGTCAAATTAAAAATCCCTACGTTAAGACTCGTAGGGTTAAGATTCAAAATGAAAAATATTTGGGTCTTATCGTTACGGTTCATCAAGTGAATCGTTTCGAACAACTTGAGACACTTATTAGTAACGATAGGATTAATCTTCCTACTTTATCGTTCGAATACAATGACCAACTTGCTAATTTCGAAGTTTTCTATAGACCTCCTGGAGCTACAGAATATACTCAACTCATCAAGAGACTCTTTAATTCTACACCGTTGAAAGAACCTTTCTGTTTTTACAAACTAAAAGATGACCAGACGGTTGAGATTACTTTCACATTAAAAGAACAATATTTTCAACCTCAATTCAACTCAGAAATCCTTATTCGTTATTATACAACCAAAGGAGACAAAGGAAATTTCCCTCTCTATACGGGCAATAACTTTGTCGTCATACCTCAATCTGAGGTCTATGAATACAATAATAACCTTATCGTAATGGGTATTGCCCAAACAGAAAGTAGAGGCGGTCGTGGAAGACTTTCTCTCGAAGAACTTCGTAGTCTTATAGTTGAGAGAATTTCGACCATGGGTGCTTATACAACCGAAAACGATTTACAACTATTCTTTGACAATAATAAAAGTATCCTTGATTCGAACGTTCTGTTCGTAAAGCGTAGAGATGATGCATTGGAAAGACTCTTCTCTGCATTCTCTCTATTCAAAGATAAGAACGGAGACATTTATCCTACAAATACACTCGATCTCGAAATCGATGACAATGACTTTGACGATCAATTCGACGTTTCGGGAAGATTCCTCTTCAGACCTGGCCATCTCTTCAGATATAAGGGAAACAGTGCGGACATCGTAGAAAATATTCGTGGTAAGACACTTTCAGACGATCTGAGTGATATCCCAGAAGAATTTATCTTCACTAATCCATATTTGATTGTGGTTACAAAGAGTCCTGGTATCGTTGGTTACTATTTGAATTCTGTAAAATCGGGACACGTTCTCGATTATAGCTATGTTAATAATGATTCCCCCATTCAATTTATTGCAAACAACTTATCTGTTAGTCGTAATGCTTTGATCGGAGAAGATTTTTATACCCTGAGAATAACCCTTATGCCTACAACAGACGAGGAGCTTAACGTTGTAGATGATAGTGGTCATCCGACAGGAAATCTTATCGTAAAAGGAACCATACAAGATGAATCATCTGAACTTTGCATGTTTGATTTCTCTCTAGTATCCGCAGATACTGAAAACAATTTCTACACATTTGAAGCAAAATTATCAACCGATGATTATATGACTATGGCTGAAAAATTCAGAGTTAAAAATGTCTTTGACTTGGACGATAAGTCAATTCAAGATAAAGTGATCCCAATGTATAGCGCTATTATTAATCTTCATGCATTTTACAAATTTCCGGATACTAAGATCAATCATAAATATGATTATATTTCTGAACTTTACCCGTATACACTCACGAATACGTATTCGACTATTGATGATAGAGTGAATTTTATCACCCCAATCAATAGTATGCGAAGCCAAATTAAATACATTGAGAGGGCACAGAATCCTACTCCTGATCCAGATCTCCCTCCATACTATATGAGGATATCGTTCGTTCCTTTTGTTAAAGCATCCACTATGAAGATTAAAGAACAATATGAGAACTTAATCAATCTAATTTATAAACAATACAACTTCCTTCAATCTATCTTTGATCTGATTAAAAATAATTTCGGTATAGACATGAAATTCTATAAGACATATGGTCGTTCCAAAAACTTCACCGTTGGTGAAAATAATGCCCGTCTCGATAAGGTTAATATTAGTATTAAATTTAGCGTATATCCTGTTATTGGTACAGTCGAGGCAGATCTCATTAGGGACCTGAAAATCTTTATTAAGAACTTTATTGAAAATATCAATAATTCTGGATATAACTCAATCTATGTATCTAACCTCATTAGAGAAATTGAAAACAACTTCAGTGAGGTTGAATATTTGAAATTTGTAAGAATAAACAACTACAATTCGTCCGTACAAGTAATTAGAAACAGGGGTATTAACATTGAATCGATGACAAAGGAAGAATTAAGACAATATGTGCCTGAATATTTAACCATTGGGTTGGACGATATTATCATTGATATCATCAACGAGGAATAAGGAAAAACATTATACTAAAAATATAGGGGTGTTCCCGGAAGGAGTTTGGAAGTTATGTTTAATAGACAAGTCACTAGACACTCGGTGGGAAAAAAACAACCTACACAGCTTGATATGGTATCTGAGGCTGTGGTTACTGCTAAGTTTCTCGAAAATGTTACACTCGAAAGAAAAAATCGTGAAATTGAACGGGCTATTGAAGCTGCTGAAAAGCGGAAAGAAGAACAGAAAGTCCTTTCATCGGTGGTTGAAAATTCTTTACTTGAATCTCGTCTTGTAATTGTAATTAACGACCTCAATAAAAAAGGTCGAGACATTATTTTCAAGGATATTCTCTTTGAATTCTTCTATAAATCTCTCCTTCTTGACGAACCGTTCAAGAGAGAGCAAGAAGAAAATCTTCGGTATGTAATAGAATCTTTCGTTGATAAAAATGGCGGTTATGAGTATCTTAAATCCGCATATCAACGGACAAAATCTCCTATTTTGAAAGCAATTATGGAGTGCTGCGAATCCATTGCCGGTAAAGTTTGCACTCGTAAGATGTGCGAATGTAAAGATAAGAAGATCGGAATTGAAGATATCAACTTTGAACTCAACGACGAAGAAAAAGAGGAACTCAAGTATAGAAAAGCCAATCTTAGTATTGACGACCTTGCAGATCTTGTTAAAGATAAGGTCTTGACGGTCGTCAAAGATGAAAAAGAACGTAAGATTAAAGAAGAAGAACTTCAAAAAGAACTCGAAGCACAAGCTGAAATGGACGGAACGACTGTTGAAGAAGCATATCGCGCATACGTTCTTCCCGCCCGTAAAGGCTATGAGGAATCGACTCTGTTTGATTCTATCTTCCGGAATACCTATAAGATTGCCCTCGAATCCATTATGGCTCAAAATTCTGGATATCTCCATCAAGATAATTACGATGCCAATATGGATACCGATATGATCGTCAACCATGAAGTTGATGATATAAAAGGTAATGAATGGCATCCTTACAAAATGTCTGACGTGAAACGTGGGGAATATTCGGTTGAAACCGAAAGGAATGAATATGAAAACGATAGTGAAGATCCGCTTGATGACGATTCGTACAAGCTCGACATGGATCTCATTCTTGCGGAATCGATTACAAAATACACTCTGATGGAAGTAGCATTTACGATTATGCTCGAAGATTACAACTATCAAAAAATTCAAAAAATTTCTCAAAAACTTTTGAACTAAATAAAAAAATGAACGATAAGGAGTTAAATCTCCTTATCGTTCATTATATCTTTTTGTCTGAATAGTAATATCATTTTCCCTTACAATGATACGGAAAAGAAGATCCACATCTATATTCTCGTTGTTTATATAAGAAGTAAGAAATCTTCTTACTTCGGATTCAATCTCTTCCGGTTTGCGTTTTTTATCAACTTTTATGGTCAATTCGCAATTTGTCTTCTTTGTGATAGTGTAAACATCCTTCAAATCGTAAGCCACCTTAGAGAGGATGTTGAAGCTATCAATCTTTTCTTTGCGTACCATGCGAAGTTGACTCTTTATTTTTTCCTTCACATTTTCGTTGTCGAGACCAAGTTGTTGTGTAGTCATATAAATACACCCCTCTCTGTGTGGTCTGGTTTTATTTATGTTTATTAAATGTACTGCGAATAATAATTATTTACAAATATAACTTTTTTCCACAATTTTATCTGCGAGTTCCTGATAAATTTTCCAACTTTCAATTTTCTTTTTATTATATTTACAATCATACATCTTCATACTTTCTATTTTAACTTCAATGCGAGGCTTGAATGAATAAAATTTTCTAACCACACCTTCACAAATTAAAGAGTCTGTCAATAAAAGAGACTTTTGAATCATATCTGAATATGTTTTACCAGCATTATCCCAGTCAGGTGTTGATATCGCTCTAATTTGTCTGAGTTCAGCATAAATTTTTTCCTCTTTAGTCATTCCTGATGGCATAGGCATATAAAGATCCAGTAATAATTTACATGGTGTTGTTATAATATCAAATTTATGCCCTTCATTTTCGATGAATTCTTTAAATAGCTGATGATTTGAACTTGCATTTCTCACATAAAAAGTTTTAGTCTTTGGCGAGAGTCTGGCTCGGGGAGTAGCTTTGGGTATGAAATAGAATACAAAGTTTAATATATCCCATTCGGTCTGTAAAAGTTTTCTCAAACCTTCACGAATTTTCTTAAGATCTTTGTCTGATACCCTAAGTTCGTCAAGTATGTATCGAAATCTATCAAAATAATCATTAGGAATACTTCCATATTTTTCACGATACTCCCTTAATTCCTTTTTATTCATAATATCATCCTTTCTATAAAAAAAATAAAAGGGTGCATCACACCCTTTTATTGAAGCTTGTAAAAGAAATCAAGTCTTCTTCTAATTGCTTGGATGGTATCCCTCGCCAAGTTAAACGGAATGTCAATAACAGAGTTAGTTAAAGTGTATAAGAGTGCTTCTAATTGGATGCGGAATTGAGGCCTGGTGATATCGACACCGCATGTAACCGCAAGGAAGTCGATCAGACCAGCATTTTGGAAAAATGCAAAGGGTTTAGAGTTAGGAGTAATCATGAGATTAGCGTAAAGGTCCCTGATCCCTAAAGATACACGTATTTCTGTTGGAAGCCCGTCAATAGTCCAGGAACCTTGTCCACCTTTCTCAATTACGATATTATCAACAATACCCATTTCACACGTAAACCATCCCTTCGCAAAAGCGCGAATTAGGAACGGGGAAGCATAGCTGTTGGCAGATGCCTGTCTAGGTAGTGCCAATGCTATAAGATGCATCAAAGGAACAATGCAATTTAAATAAACGCTTTCTTTATGGCCATAAGGCGAAACTAAATTTATTGTTATGTTATACGATTTGTTATAAATAGAATCTGTCCAAATTTGCGGGAAGAGTAAGTTTGCACCACTGATAACATTAGATGTCATACCTAATAAACGAGAGAAAAAGTTTTCATTCTTACCCGAAAGATGTTGACTAAGCTCTTCGATACCACCAGCAAACTTTTGTAATGCTTCAGCATTATTGTTGATAGCAGCAGCATCAAAGAGAAAAGCAAGCTCTTTAACAATACCTTCAGCACTATCGAAAAATCCCTCAATTTTAGATTGAGACGTATTGTTACTAGTACTTTCATTAAAAGAAAGGGTCGGATCTGCAAAAAATTGAACGTACTGATAATCCCCAAAAAGACCTTTATAGAGGTCAGTCTTCAATTCTTTCAAATTAAAGAATCCAGATTGTTCCTTCGTGTCAGGATTGCTATACGATGATTGGAATTTATAGTTACTCCAATCATAGAACTTATATTTTACAGTTGATCCTGGAGCTGTTTCATCCCCTAGACCCATATAAATAGCACAAAATCTACAAAGAAGATTGACGTATCTCATATAGGATGCATAGTCTGTAATAAAAGTAAAATATCTAAAGTCACCGTCATTATTCAAAATGGCGTCAAGAATGTCTTTGTTCTCACTATCCTTACCTGCTATATATTGAACAAAAGCCGAGCGTTGATCTGCATCCATATCAGGCAAATAGTTAGGTTTACCTGGCATAAAGTACACAATTGGAGCCTCAGAAAAGACCGTTTCATAGAATTTTCTTCCTAATTGAAATTGACCATCGGTAACTCTAAAGTCAGTCTGGCTTATGAATTGATGAGGTCCGCCAAAAATACGGGTAGAGGCATCAATTTCATTCTTACCACGTTTGGCATTCGTTGAATTATATAGCATTTCCACAATTCGTTTATCTAAACCCTGACTCATTACCGTACTCAAAGATGTTTCTCTGACAGGCTCTGTCTCCTTTGGAACTGGAGTTTTTGTGTCTGTAGGAGTTACGGTTTTTTGTTGGTCATTATTTTTAACAACCTTTACATATTGACTACTACCTGTTATCCAACCACGACCATCTGCGAGCTTATACCAACCGGTTGTATTATCTTTTTCAATTACTCGAACAATCTGTCCTTGCATAACATATTTTCCTGTTACTTTAAAAGAAGTACTCGGACCCGTCCTTATATTGACGCTATGGACTATACATTGAACGTCTAAGTCCACTGTAGCCATTATTGTCACCCTCCCTGAGGAAAAAATACATAGAGATAAGAGATTTTCTCTCTTATCTCTATGTTTTTATTATTTATATCTACCACCCGCTGCAATAGATTTAGCCTTGATATATTCTGACCTAGTTCTACCATCTCTGAGTTGATCCATAGCACCAAGAATAGGATTAGCGTTATACATCGTATTTGCTGCATTCAAAAAGATATTCCTATTTCCTTGACTGTCAACTTCAACTCTTGTTTCCTCTTCATTTGACGCTTTATTACTATCGGACGAAGACGTATAAATGTTAATAACTGGTTCTTTTTCGCTGAGCTCATCAATACCTTTAGAAGTTGCACCAGTGTTAGCAGCAATTTCCTTGAGGACCTTAATGGCTTCAGCAATAAGTTCGGTATTTCCATCCGCACCTTCAATCCTAATAGATCTAGTTTGCATAGACCTAAAGGAATCAACAAATTCACTACCTGCAAGAGTTGGGATTTTTGCCCTAATTGCTTTAAGCCGTTCTTCGCTAACGTTACCCAGAATCCTGTTTGCAAGCTCTGTTGTGTCTTGGGTTTCACTGGGTCCACCTTGTCCACCAACGTTGGGATTCCAGCTTTGAAGGGTCGTATATGCACTGTCGAGTCGATTTTTATAGGTTTTAATATGATTACCCCAGTAACTCTTTTCCCTAAGTTCATTGAAGAAATGTGGGAACTCCGGTTGATTTCCGGAAGGAGGTGTGTATTTATTCAAGAATGTAGTAATATGAGCTGGGCCTGTATTACCGATATCTGCAAGCAATACCATAGATCTAGGATCTGTAAGTTTACCGCTCTGGAATATTGGTTTAAGATTTGTGTTTAATACATCTCTTTCGAGTATTCTACGTTGAACCGCTTCAACTTGGTATGGATAACGATTTACGATGGATTTATACTCTGCAATGAGGTGATCCGGCCACCAGTTATTAGTCCAGAGTGACTGATCGTTTATAAATTTAGCGAATCCCGCATTAGGAATGGCGTTGTGAACCTCTTGAAGCATAGAACGAGCTCGTTCACCATTCCATTGCATTAGGCCAAGAGACATGCCTCGCGGGGTCCTACTACCTGCTGATACATCCTTGGTGACTGCGTCAATTTTACCGCCTTCACCTTTTATGATAAGTTCAACAGCTTTATCGACGATTGCTTGTTGCCATTGTGGTGAAATATTTTTAACGGAAAGAGGAGTAAAATTCAGCCCAGTTTCAGTTACCCAGTCTGCTATATCAGAATCATTTTCACCAAACAGGCTAAACTCTTTTGCTTGACCTTTGAATATATTTTCTGCATATAACGAGAAGTTTTCTGTCATCTTACTGAAAATATCGAGAATAGAAAGTTCTGCGAATTGATTTTTCAGTTCTTTTGCACTATCTACATTAAATCCGGTATCAAGTGCTGCAGATTTAAGATTGTTTAATGTCGACAACGGTGATTTATTAGCATAAGAAATAAGATATTTAGTAGGATCAACATCAGTTCCATAATTTCCTTGACGAACCTCATAGTGTAAGTGACTTCCGGTACTTCTACCCGTAGTACCTTCAGTTCCAATCACTTCACCAGGCTGAACTCTTCTACCTACTGTTACACGAATCGAATTAAGGTGTCCATAAACGTGTGTATATCCATAATCATCTCTAATTGCAACTGTTTTACCTAAGCCATTATACCCTGTTCCTGATCTTCCTTCATCAGCATAGATTACTGTACCACCAACGAATGCACCAATAGGGCTATCAAATCCTCTTACAAGGTCAATCCCTCGGTGCATCGTTCCTGGGGTCTTATCGATAGGATCTATACGAGGACCATACTGACTTGTTATATTCCAACCGGAGAATAATTTTTTACTTACATCCAGCGCTGAAGGAGTGGTTAGATCCATATTTTGTACATCCGCAGGACCTCCAACTCCTCCACCTGAAGGAGCATTGCCATAATTATACGTATAATAATTATTTGTTACAATGACATTTCCTTTATCAGTTCCGCCACCAATTCCCCAAAAATTATTCCATCCAGTTTTGATAGTCTGTACTGCTTTATTTGATACATTCCGAATATTCTTCAATGCAGTATTGGTAGCATCAACTATTTTACGCTCAGCAGTTTTATTTTGCTTTTCGTTCCACGCAGACAAACTATAACCAGCTTCTTCTGCGTCTTTTTCAAATTTAAATTGTGCTTCCTTGAGGTTTTCATATGCTTCATCGTCGGCGATAGCATCATAAATCTTCATTGCTATCATTTTAATAACGTTGACTTTACCCTGAGTAAGTTCAACAACAACAGCATTTAATAATTCTAATATAAACACAAAACTTACGCCTAAGATGGTTTTCATGATAGATGCAACGAGTCTCATCTTCGGAGTTACATCTTTTTCATAAACATTGAATAGGTACGCAGCATCTCCCTTATTAATTAGGGCTGTAGCAAAGTTCCAAATGCCAAATCCAATTTCTAAGAGTCCGGCGGTGGAAACGGATGCTGAAACTTTGGCGGCACCCTTAGCCATACCACTAAGCATTTTACTAATGAACGTAGGATTCTTAGCAAATTTATACAATTCCTTCATGATACTTTCGACTATTTTCTTACCGTTGTTACCAATCTTTTCTTTGATAACTTTGTAGTCAAATAATTTCTCGAAGAATGCCTTAAGATTATCCATAACCCTTTGTCCATTTTCTTTGACTATATCAACGGTTCTAATAGCAACTTGACCCATTTGTGTGGAAGCAACTTTATTCGACACTTTTTCTGCAAAATTAGTTACCGAGGATGTCAGTGCCTTTCCAATTTTACTATTTCCTACTACATCTACGACTTTCTTACCTACGTTGAAAGCTCCCTTAACTGCCACAATAGATGCTTTAGCAGGTACGTGCTTAAGAACTTTTTGAGCACCGTACTTAAGGGCATTATCCATAGCACGTTCGCCAGATTGGTTTCCTTCACCATCGTTACCGTTTCCAAAGAAACCACGAAGCCAATCCCATATCTTCTTAGCGAACGGTAGTGCCATAAGAAGTGCAGCGGTAATAATACCTTTACGTCCAAAGATGTCTAACCAGCTATTTTTGTGTTCTTCCGAGGAATTTGCAATTCTTTCAAGAAGGCTAACTTGACGTTCTGTTGCATTACGCATGAATTCTTTCTCTTCGATCTGTGCGAGAATGTTTTTCTGATATTCTGCTGTTTTACGTGTAACATTAGCAAGCTTTGCTTTACGTTCTTCTTTAGCTTCAGCAATCATTTTTTCTCGATCGTTTTCACGATCAATATTAATCATTGTTTTAGTAATAGAATCAGCCAGATTTTGTACATTGGGCGTCGGAATTTCTTCTCCTTGAGCAGTCGTAGCAGTAGCTGCACCTCTTCTAGACACACCACTACCAGCCTCGACATCTTCTTTTACAATTTGCACAGGAACGGGGAATATCTTTTCGAAAGATTCCCTTACTTTATCACCACAGAGATAAACCGGCATACATTTCTCCACATCAGCAATAGTTACACGGATGGGTTCCATCCTATCTCTTGCCGACGGTTTTTCTTCTGAACCAATTCTGCCAATATAATCAAGATATCCGCCTTTGACAACTACTTCTTTGGGACCAAGGTTTGCTAATTTACCGATTGCAGTAGCAATGAATCTTATAGGACTAACAGCTATTTGCAATATAGATTTACCAACATCAATTACTTTTTCAGAAATTGTCTTAATTGCCCCTAAGGTAACGTCAACTGCTGTACTTACAGTCTTCGTAGTAAATTTAATAATTGCTTCAGTTGTTCCAGTGAGAAGTTTTCCGATATTAGTTGCCATACTTACGGAGAAATTAGCTAATGCTCCGATGAATTTACCTGTGCCTCTACCGAGTTCTTCAAATAAACTTCCTACACCTTTACCGAATCCAATAAGAGCGCCAGAAACCATCTTAGCAGCTCCTTGGATCAATGAACCAACACCGGAAATGACTTTACCGATAGCGGGACCGACAGCCTTAACTGCCTCAACAGTGGCCTCCATAGCCCCCAACATTAATTTTCCTATAATAGCAGGAACTCTTACTAATTGAAGCGCTGTTTCTTTAATAACACTACCCACATGCTTTGTGAAATCCCATATAACCTTACCAATTTTAACAGGAATGTCGATAATTGCTTTACCCACTTTTAAGACTGCGTCGCCGAAGGCTCTAATTTTACCTACTACAAAATCAATTCCTTGCATAATTTTATTCCGTATAGCATCAAAGGGGCGGAAAAACGCTCTACGTATTTTACCCCAAAAACCTACACGATCACGATTAGCGCTACCCGTAAGATCTTCATCTTCGATACCTTGAGACTGCTGAAGTATTTTTCTAATTTTATATACGTTACTACCTACACCATCAAGTTGTCCTTTGACTTCTTGGGCAATAATTTTGACGTTGGTTGCAATATCTGCGAGAAGCATTGTTTTACCCTTCCGGAGCTTCTTAGCTTCATCGGCAGGGATAACAGCTTCACCTTTATGAAGGTTTGCACGATAATTATCATGAGGTACATTATCTAATCCATCTTCGTGTGATCCATCTACATCATCGTCGTCACTAGTGCCCATAAATTTAGAAAGCTTATTGCCCAGAGTAAACTTCCCAGCCACATTTTTACCGAATTTTCTACCTGCGTTCAACAGACCTTCAATTGTTTTAAGAGTTTTATTGGTTTCTTTAACTTCGGGGATAAGTTCTTTCTCAATCACGCCTTTAGGTGATTCTTCTCTAATTGCGTCGGTTATTTTATCTGCAGCGTCATCAACAGTTCCTCCTGTATCACTTTCTCCCGCTTCCTGAGCAGGACCAAGTTGTATCGCATCTTGTCCGGCCTGTTGTTTATTAACTAAGCCGAATTTAGCCATAATGAATTTTTGTAATCTATCACCGGAGATTTTACTATTCATAATATCGATCATCGTTTGACGATCTTCGGGACTCATACTTGCAATGGTAATATCTTTTCCGAACAACGAACTCAGAGAGAACCCCGTGAGCTTTTCGAATGTTTCATCATCTAAGGAAGAAAGTTTTCTTCCCTTCTTAACAGTTCTTCTAGCGTTAGCAAGTCCATCATAAATTCTCGAAATATCTTGTCCTTCCGGAGTAAAGTTATCATAATCATACTTAAGACCAAGCTGACGATAAACCTTAAGTTTCTCTCTTTCGAGTTTTAATTTTTCTCGTTCATTCTTAAAATATTCTTTTTGTGCTGCTTTTTCTTCATCTGATACTGCTGGATTTTTTAAATAATCTGCACCAAATTGGCTCGTTTGTGCACGTTCACGAGTCTCTTTATCGAAATGATTTCTGAACATGCGCTGAAGAATACCAGGACCAATTACATTACCTTCAGCATCTTTATGACTAAATAATCCGAGTTTTTCTCCTCGTTCAAATCTCTCATGTCTAGCACGACGGCTAAACATTTCATCTCGTTCGTCATCAAGGAACTTTTTTAATCCTTGTTTTTTATGTCGTTCAGTGAGCCCTTCTCCTATTGCACTGAGTGCTTTAAATGGAGACGAAAGAATTGCGCCAAAGATTTTTCCAATACCGCCAAGAATTCTAGAGAAGAATCTCTTCAGCGGGTCCATGACATTTTCTTTCATAAATTGCCCGAACGGTTTTCCTACATGATTCTCGAACACTTCTCCAATTTTACTCTTGAAAGATTCCCATCCATCTTTGAAAAACTTAGTTAAGCGTTCCGTCATGTTTTGGAATTCTTTTCTAATTGGGGCCAATGCTTCTCTAAATGGATTTGCAATTCTTTCAGTAAACCATTCCTTTATGTTAATACTGATTTCTTTGAATTGAAGTTTAAGGGGCTCCATCACTTCGAGTTTAAACCAATTTTGGAATTTACCCAGAAGACCACCTTTACGCTTACCGGTCTTTTCATCCCAGTCTCCGAACAGAGCAGTCTTCCATCTTTCAGAACTGAGTGCAATACCAGCCGCAGCACCAAGAATGGCTCCACCAATAGGACCACCAGGGACCAGCATAGCACCAAGAAGGCCCATATGGCTAGTGACCATTCCTAATGCCGTACCACTAATTGCTCCTGCACCAACATTTCCGAGAATCTTTTTAGCTTGCGGATTTGAGCCAAATGCCTTATGAAGAATACCACCAGAACGTTTTCCATCAGCATCTTTCGGACCAAACAGGAAGTTCTGGAATGCTTCAGAACGATAAGCAAGTGCTCCCGCAATACCCAACATTGCTCCGCCGATAGGTCCACCAGGCAAAAGGAACGACGGAAGAAGTCCAAATCCGAGGATAGACTTCAATGCACCGAGCCCAGCACCACCGAGGATAGCAAGTCTATTTTTCTTTAAGAAGTCTTGAGTAGATTTGCTAATAATTCCGCCAATACGTTCTCCATCTTTATCCATTTTACCAAATACCCAATCTTTAAACTTATCAGATTGGGAAAGATACGCGGTGGCAGAACCGATAATAGCTGCACCGAAAGGACCGCCAATCATGGCACCGAGCAATCCACCACCGGCCAACAGTCCTATACCGCCACCTACGATACCACCAGCAATTGTCTTGGGTGCTCTTTCCTTAATTTTCTTAATCATGGCCTGAACCGTTTCGTTAGGGTTCATGCCACGAACAGATTTAGGACCAAAGATAGCTTCGCTGAAATTATGAAAACCTTGTTTTAAAGTTTCAAAGACGCCACTAAGAATGCCTTTTTCAGAATCTTCTTTACCTTCTCCCTTTTTACCGAAGAGGTATGTTTTAACGCTATCTCTGAACGATTTAAACATAGATCGAACTTCCCCAAATACACTTTTCTCAGTGTTATCGGGGAAACGTCTTCCCGCTCTATCTGTATATGCTCTACCTGTGAAATAATATTTTACACCCGACCACATATCGGCAAAACTATTGGCCACATCGGAAAACATACCACCCTCACGTTTTCCGTCAGGGCCAGTTTGCTTACCAAAGAAGAAGTCGGCTACTCTATTGAAACCCTTTCTAAAGTTTTTCATAAACTCGCTATCTTTTATCTTTGTGAAAATACCATCTTTACCAAACAGACGATCATGAATAGGGCTAATTACCTTTTCATCAGTCCATTTGAGAAATTTACCAAACGTCTCTCTCATTTTCGCCATCACAGCGCTCATGAAAGAGGGTTCTTCAGTATCACCAGTTTTACCAAAAATTAAAGTATATAAAGTTTGATCAATTTTATCTACAACGCCCTTGAGCAATTCTGCGGGTTTTTGCAAAATATCATTAATTTTCTCTCTGATACTAGTGATATTATCTTGTGCTTTAGGACTCAACATACCTTTTAAGAATCCAAGAACTTTATTACCTTGCTCGGGTGTTTTTGTTGCATTTAAATAATCAGCTCTACTTTGAATCATGCGTCTGATTTCATCGTCAGACTTATCGGAAAGATCGTAGAAATTAGATAAAGGGTATTGTCCGGATGCAATATATTTTCGACGATCATTATCTGAGAAAGTACGAACGGTATCAGCATTTCTTCTATCTTCAATAATTGAAAACGATGTTTCTTCTGTATCCATACTTTTAAGAATTTTTTCCTGAGGGTTATAATCAGCCGTTTGCTTACCCGATCGACCAAGACCACCACCGGCAACAAATACTCTAATGCCAGTAGCAAGAATTCTCTTGATATCACGCAGATAATCGAGACTAGTGAATCCAAGTCGATCTGCGGGATTGAGAATCCCAGAGCCTTTCTTGACGATATAATTACCTTCTACGTCTCTTTTCTCTTTATCAAGATGAGTATCGAATCCCAATTGATTGAAAAGAGTATTCGTGTTATAAACATACGGTCTTTCTTCAGCATCGATCATGAAATCTTGCAGCCGTCTTCTGGCATCAACGAGTTGAGCACCAAACATTCTCATTTGGCTAGTTCTACTCATTGAGAGAACCATTTGACGGAACAAGCGTTGCATTTCAGTATTTCCTTCGAAATCATAGACGTTTCTTAATTCATCAGTAGGAATTCCGTATCTATCGGTCTTTTTATTGGGATTAACCAAAGTATTTTTATCGGCGAGGTTAATAAAGAATTTATCAATACCTTTTAAGAAAGCTTCTCTATCTTTTTTACTTTCCAACGGGAAAGTTTCAGCCATTTGTTTAAGTTCTTCGATAGAATCGTAGAATGCGTTAAGAATAATACCCTCTCTATTTGAATCAAACTCTTTCTTCATTGAAGAAACAGATTTCCATACACCGCGTTCAAAATCGAACGCAACCTCTTCCTTACCTGTCAATGCAGAGAGAATTTTACGTAAATAACCGGGAATAACTTCAGTTATGCTTTTATGGACCAATCCATCGAAAGGAACAGGTCCTTTATTGTACTTGGAGAGATCAACGCTAGTTTTACTTTTAACATCAAACCCAAAGATTTCCCCAAGCATTCTCAAAAATTCATTATCTGATCCGAGAGTTTCCCTATTGATTCTCATAAACAAAGCAGGGAAGAAGTTAGAAAATGATTTATCTAAATTAGATAACGAATCTTGTAAAAATTTAGGAATGAGAGTTGTGACTATTTTAGTAGAAATAAAACTCAATGGAGATGCTGCAAGATATTTAAGAGTCATCTTATCTTCAAACATCGATTTCAGAGGAGAAAGGAATGGGTTCTCTGAAAGCTGTTTCTTAAAGTTAGCTTTAACCATGTTAATATAGCCTCTAAAATTGAGGCCACCATGGACAAGCAATACATCCCGAGTAGGATCTTCAGGTCTATTAGACGTGTTGACAAGTTGAGCAGTAGTTGATTTCTTAAGCTCTTCCACTGTTTGAGTAAGTAAATTGATGCTTTCTTCGTAATATTTCAACGATGCACCAATATATTTACTCATAGATTCATTGTGGAAATTTACAAGGAGCGCAATGTTATCATTTATCGTTTGGAGTCCACTCAACGTGCGACCGTGTTGAGCATGACTCATCATCATTTCATTTTGTGCAATTTTAACATTCAAATCAGACGTCATTTTGGCAGTTTCATAAATAGCCTGTGTTTGTCTTTCAACTGCCTTAACCATAGGATTATTTTTAGTAATTGGGGGTGTTACATTTTTAACCGTTACCTTAACGTCAGGAACAACAACATCTGATTTTCCACTGTCTGTAGAGCTCGATTTTTCGTCAAAATTAAAATCTTCTACACCGAAATCAACATCAAAATCGAAATCTCCACCGAAGTCATCTTGACCATCTACTTCATTAATGCGGTCCATGTTATATATTTTACCGCTTTTGATGTCGTCAATCGCATTTTGTATTGCTGTCCTCAGAATTCCTATCTGAGTGCTAGCATCGAAAACGCCCTTAATTTTCCTCCCAGTAGGGCGCAGTTCTCTAATATCTTTAACTAACTCCTTGCCATATTCGACGTTAGTTGTAGTAAATTCATGAATGCTGGGAGCAAGATGTGAAATTAATTCGGCACTTGTAAAACCCAATGATTTAGCAACATTTTTAAACCACGACAGACCAGCCGGGCTTTTCTTCTCAAATCGGCCGGTCTGGGAATTGCGACGTCTTAAATCAGCCATACAGATCCTCCTTTCCGATAACTTATTGTATTGTTTTCTTGCGAAACTTTAAAAGAAATAGAAAAAAATAAAGCCTAGAACATTTTTTTGTTCTAGGCTTCGAGTAGTACATCATTGATAAATTCGAGTATATTAGTAGAAAGATGAAGTGTACAACATAATGCAGCGACAATATTTTCTCTGTTTTCAGAGGGATTGAAATTATTTTCTATATTCTTTATAGCGCTTGCAAGTATAAACATTTTGTATGGTAAATCCTCTTCATCTTCGACTTGGAAGAATTGATAATGTTTAATTTTCATCGATATATTTAACTCATTTAGTTCCTCCAATATCATCTTAGCATCGTGTCTGATAGATTCAACTATTGATGATATGAATTCTAGTTTAGAATTATTCATGAGTTGTTCAAATGTGATATGTAAAAAAGGGCACATTCCTCGCATTAATGCATAGCGGTCGGACATGGTTAGTTTCGTCATAAAGACCACCGCCTTTATTTTATCTATTATTATTTAGTTTAGAAAAAAATAAGCCTGGTATAGGCACCAGGCTTTAGTCCTTCGTGAATTTTTTAATAACTTTATCTATTTCATTTATAATCGTCGCAAACTTCCTATTGTTTCTCATAACGCTAAAGTTATCGCTATCGATATCCCCAAATTCCGAGGGTTTATCCGTCGTATACGGATTAACAACCTCTATTTTTACATATTTGCAAGAGGATCTAATTGCAGCGAGCCTGGCCTCAATTTCATTTTCTTCATTTACAGCCATTTCAACTTCTTTATTTACAAATTCGGAGAACTTTTGATAGATATTCTTCAGATGATTAAGGACTCCTACAAATTCTTCTAAGAGTTCTTTAGAGACCTTAATCTTTATCTTTTCACCGTCAATAATCTTTTCACTTGCAGCCTCAATAAATTTCCGCACCTTTTTCTGAAGATGAGAATATTTTTCATATCCTTGCTGACGCATGTATTGGATTTCTGCAATTTGTTGACTCGTGAAATTTTTCAACGGCTCTTGTTCAGGATCAAAGTACATGCCTATTCTGTATCCAAAATTATCCTTAATTTCTTCAAGAAGATTACCCATGACATCAGTGAACAGATCTTGGTTTTTTACGCTAATTTTAATCTTCGGCATTGTTTTAATTCTCCTTTGTGATATTTTATATGCATCTATAATATATAAACGAAAAAAATGAAGACAGTTGTCAGATGTAACTGTCTTCATTTTCATTTTTCTTGGGAGGGGTTATTTTTAGCAGGCTCAACTAACGAAATAAAATAAAGTTTTCCTTTAATCCTTGCAAAGACACATTTATATCCATTATCTTCTGTAACTAATAAGACCGCTCTCTTACCATGGAGATCTTTGATATCATATACTGGATCTTCAGGTAAAGTAAACGGACTATCAAATGGCATAGCAAAATGCTCTTTTATTCTCTTTGCAGGTGGAACTTCAAAAGATGAATTTTTATTTTCGGACATGAAAATCCTCTCCCAGAAAAAAATAAATGAAATGGAGAAGAGATGAACTCTTCCCCATTTCTGTTTGTGATGATATTACTTCAGATGCGTTTTCAGCCAACGCGGAGCTTTCGACTTCTTCTCCAGCTGCTTGTGTTTTTGCTTCTTGACCTTGATGGTCTTCGCCGGCTCACCATTCTTGCTGATCGTCTTGTGCTCGGTAACAGTTTCACCGATTTCACGAAGCGTCAGAGAGCCAACGAAATCTTGACGCGGAATGAAGTCGAATTTCTTTCCGGCCTCGATGTACTTGTAGATGATTTCAGAAGCAAGTTCATAGAGGCCGTCAACGCTACGGATTTCGTAAGATTCGTCCATGATCCGCTTTGCTTCTTCCTTATCAACACCGAAGTCGATCAGGATTTGGCGGATCGCATTGCGGTAAAGTTGTACCGGCTTGATTTCCTTCTTCTCCGGTTTACCATTCTTGATGGTAACCGAATCGATCGTGTAATTGACGTCGTTTACCAGCGCTTTCGCAAGACGGTCAAAATCGGAACGGCTCCAGGATTTGACCGGGCGCGGGCTGCCGCCTTTGTTGCTGACGGAAACTTTACTCTTGATTTCATCAAAGACTTCTTGGAAAGATTTTTGTGCCATTGGCTTTTCCTCCTAATCTTTTTTTTACATATTAGTTTCCGGCGTAATAAATTATTATTAGAGAATTTTGATCACCAAAGTTCCATTTTCACGCCGTTCTCTGTACACGTTATCTTCCCTATTTTTTTGGATCTCTTTGATAGCCTTTTTGATACTTTTTTCTGTGCCTTTGTTGTTTTTTCCTACTTGACCTTCATCATCGTCATTAGAAGAGACAAGTGGGATTTTTTCGAACTTGTTCTTCTTCTTTTTCTTCTTGTCTTTCTTCTTATGCTTCTTCTTTTTCTTTTTATCCTCTCCCTTCTTTTCATCAAGTTGACCTTTCTTTACGGATTTTTTATGATCCGCAAGAACTTCATCGATGTAAAATTCATCGACGTTGTAATTATCGAATTTACCCATTGTGTAACCTCCCATACCATGATCAGACTACCTAAATAATATATAAATAATTTAAGTTTAGAAAATTTTTATTTTACAAATATTGGGCAATCAATAAACCAATCACCACACCAATTAACGACGAAATTGCGGAAACTCCTAGAAGTCCTTTAAGATGTCTAAAAAATACTATCTTTTTTACAGAGATTTCCTCATTTTTGGAAATTTCCATGACCGGTTCCCTGTTCTGAATCTTTTTTACTCTTTCAGTGATATTCGTAGTTACATCAAGAACGTCTTCTATTGTCAAAATCTGTCCTTTTTCAGTCAATGCTTTGATATAAAATTTCTTTTTAGATGAAGTGTCTGGCTCACCTTCGACAATAATATCTTCAGGTTTACAAACGAATGTCCTTTCAGGTATGAAATTACCAAATACATCAATAGCGACAAGCATTATTTTTCCAACACATTGGAAATGTACAACAGAAAGTTGCTGTCTATATTGCGGCTCATTGTTACGACCATTAACACCTGGTTCATCGTACCGCATATAGACAAGAACAACATGACCTTCTCTAATAACAGCACGGGTGTCTTTACCCATTGTGAGAATCGCCATCTGGTTTGCCTCCTTTTACTTTAATATTAAATCTATTAATATCTTTCTTAATTCGGAAAGTTTCATCTCATGAGGTCTATTCGGACATTTCCCCACTCTTTGTAATAAAGATATAATGATATCTTTCTCCATTTCCGATTGTATTAACTTAGATTTCTTCTTTTTCACACTATCCAAAATGTATTTTCTTCCACTCACAGTAATTTCAGTAGGGATATTTTGATTAACAGAGTTAATTTTAACTATTGGTCGATAAGTATCTCCAACCTTCCATAGCCGTAAAGTCGGTTTAATTGTTCGTTTTATCATATAGCCACCTCGTAATCATACCTTTTAACATTTTGAGGTTTATCTATAATAATGAAATCTTTATCATCAAATTCGTAGAAGTTTTTAATGTCTGGATTTAAAATAAGTTTTGGTGCCTCTTGTATAGGTTCTATGATTTGCTGTTTCGCCAAATCAATATGACGATCATAGACGTGAGCGTCTGCAATATTAAATGTAATTGTACCCATAGGAATATTGACTATCTTAGAAATCATCATTTGTAAAACCTGATATTGGAAAACATTAAATGGATTCCCAACGCATATATCATTTGATCTAATATTAACTGTAAGATTTAATTTTCCACCCCAAAAATTCCATTGAGTACTCCAGACACAAGGGGTTAACTTCATTTCATCCAAATATTCAGGAACCCATAATGTCGTTAGATTTCTTCTAGAGCCGGGAGATCTCAATAATGACTGGATCAAATGATCTACTTGATCAAGATAGATAAAATACTCTCCGTCTTCTCTAACGATCACCTGATCTGAATTTGGATCGAGGTGATCTTGATTAATATCTTTTAATTTCCAACGTCTAATTTTTCTAGAAAGAACGTAGCCATATGCTGGACCAATAGTTCCAGCCCAGTCACCATTTTTGTATTCCCATTTATCCCATATACTAGTATCACTTTTATTCAATTTTCTAAGTTCTTCCAACCTATTAGACTTTTTCTGCCAAATCCATCGTATTTCCCGAATAGCACTCATTGGATAAAATTTTTTTGTGGTGGGATAAAGAAGTTCATCATTATCAAATTTCCATTGAACGTCAATGACAGATTTAGCTATTGCCGGAGACCCATCTTCCCAAATTGCCCGCACGTCCTCTTGCCGTTGCCATTTACCATGTTGAATGATCTTTTCGACAAGATTATTAAAGTAAATATCGACAATACCCATATTATTTCCTCCCAGACCTTTATATTTAGCTGATTGTTAAATTACTTATAATAATATAGATTTTAAATAAGTAGTATCTTTCATTTATTAATCTATAAATTATTTCATTGAATGCAAGATTGATAAAAAAATAAACTGGAGGAATTTTAAAAATGAATGTAAAGAAACAGCTCGCAAAGAAAGCAGGCATTGTTTTCAACATTGTCAAAAATTTATTTCTCTTCATCTTCATGATTATCGCTATCCCTGTGTTGATACCGGTGTGGGTGTTCCAACTCTTAATCAGATCCATGGGGGTAGTGAAAACCGACGAAGAAGCGAAAGAAATCGTTGAAAAAGTTGTTAAATTTTATTCATCTGAGCTGTTTTCTAAACTTAAAATCAAACCAATCGAAATTCAAATTATAGACAGACATCCTAGTGATCTGAGCAACGACCCTTTTCTCAATTTACACAGATTCAATAAAAATGTATCCCTTACAATGGGAATGCGTGTAGATGTAACGAAATTCAATACATTTTCGTCTGATTTTCAGGAGCAATCTTTAATAAGATTATATTATGGTGTGATGAGACAGATGTCCGAAAATAGTAAATTCCTTATTACTTTTAAAGCTTTTTTAACATTGGCACATGAAATTTATCATATCTATCAAAAAGAAACCAATAAGGAAGTATTTAACGACTATATTAGCTCATCCACCAATTACACCAATTATAAAAATCAGACTGTTGAAGTGGAGGCAAGAAGATTTGCTCGTAGATACACCTGGAAAAACATTTTCAAAATCCTTAAAATGATTTAAATAAAGACCTGTACCATTTTGGTACAGGTCTTTATTTTTTTTATTTTGTAGGTTCCCAAGGTTTTCCTGTATAAATTTCCTGCAAATGTCGTTTCAATTCAACCAAAACTTTATTACCAAACATAGTCAGGAGAATAGATGGTGTCATACGTGCCAATACTGCACCAGGAGCAACGAATGAAGATACTTCCTCATTGGGTCTATATTCCGAGAACGGTTCATACCCTTCAGGAATAATTTCCCCGTTAATACTCTTCAATGCAGTAAAGAATGCAAGTTTGTCACCAATACCCATTACGTCACGGTATTTGATATAAATTTCAATGAGAACACCTTCTCCAACTTCATTACCTTTAACTTTACCATCTTTAGTTTCTATCTTACCTGTAGGTTCGTTGAGAAGAACTCCCATTTTGTATACAGAATTAGATTTATCATATTTATTGATAATATTTTTCTTTCTATCAATGCGCTTATAATAATTGCTGACAATTTTTCTCAGAGATGGAGAAAGCTCATCAAGCTCTACGGTAGAGTACACTTTAACGTCTTCAATTACACCAGTATATTTAGATTTGATGGGTGTTTTACCAAGAGACTTGATTTCCTCTTTAACATTTTCACCTACAGTTTCAAGGAATTTATTAAGGCTATCATCTTCGAAAGAGATCTCAAATCTAATGAGATCGTCTCCGACAGTAATATTATCTCCGGGTTTGACCAAAAAGTCCACGTTTGCATTCTTACCCAGAGTAATAGTTTTACACATTACTATCTCGGAAGCCATATCCTCAGTAAGTTTCTTTGTGATAAACGTAGAATCTTCATATGTCGAGTAACTAGACATGCATGCTATTTTCTGCAAGGAACCAATATTAAATCTGGTTCCATCGATTTTAGATCGAGTGAAGAATTTTTCATCAGATGCAATAATGTCATTTTTCTTAAATTTGTCTCCAACTTTAAGATTACAAATAAGTTTATTCGAAAGATAGAAGCCACCCGCACCGTTCTTTACGATGCGAGGACTGATATCGATCGATTGATAAGAACTAATACCAGCTTTTGTCTTCTTCGAACCAGCTTTTTTATCTTCAGAATAATATCCTATAATAATTAATCCCGCCTCTTCATTTACTTCAACAACTTCACCATCTGCTTTCGCAACAACAGTAAAATCGTTGGAAAGATGATACGGGATAATTTGTTCAGCACCATTGGAAATAAGTACTGGAGATGCTTTTTCTACAGGAATAATGTGTTTTGATTGTTTTGTAGCCATAGCTGTACGGTTAGAGTCGTCGCGGGTTACGCCAAGAGGAGAGAGGAGTTCCGCAGGAGAGAATAGATTTGCATCTTTAAGATGATCGAGATTTTCTCCTGCAATCTCAATATAGCCCCGCGGACTCTTGATACTAGGTTCAAGCGTCAATTGTCTAACCACGCCTACGTTAGCGTCAGGTGAAGTAGACATTGCGATAATTCCAAGCATAGATCTATCATAAGAACGTTTATCCTGTGTGTACGCTTGTTCCAGGTTAAGGCCACTGGGTCCCTTAGGAGTGATAGCACGAGATTTTTCAAGTTCAACAATGGGATTCAACGTGCTGTAATCTTCGACCGTTTGAGCCATCAAAATCTGTTTTATTACAACATCTCTTGGTACTGACATTTTAACAGGATTATTATTATTTGCGGTCAGTCTATACTGAATATAAGCTGTTGCAATTGCCTTATAGAGATATGCATTAACAAGCTCATTAGATCTTATGCGATAAAGACTCATATTGTTTTCTTTAAGATATGAGTTGTCGGCAAGCAATGAGTTTGCATATAAAACAACATTGACGAAATCAGTGGGAAGATTGAGATCTTCCAGAACTTCCTTGGTAATCGGATCGATCATCAATTCATAGAAGTTATCGAATGCATTACCTATAATTCTGGTCCCAAACATAGTATCGAAAATGTCGAGGTAAACTTCTTTACTATCAAAATCTGCATATGAGAATCCCTTTGTAGGAATATCTGCAAATGCATTCATAAGAAGGGAATTTTCAAACGGATACTTTTCATAAACCAGAAAACCATCCGAAAATTGGACTACACCTTGGTTATCGGTGAGGTCACGAGGACGTTTATCTGTGAAATAGTGTTTAATTTCTGCTTTACGCAGGATAGTTGAAAGACCTTCAAGATAACCGAGAAGAAGAATAACCGGAACCTGCTTAGCCATTATAGTAGCACGAGAATAAACAAATTTCTTACCGCTTGTTTCCCCTTCATAAACGTCCCTGATAGGTTTACCTGCTTCGATAGAAAGGATAAAATCAATGATATCCATATCACCGATTAATTGCGTATCAAGGTTAACGATAATCGGTGTTTTATTATCAATGAAACCTATGCACAACTCATTGTCATTAATTTTAATCTTTTTCTCTTCAAGAATTTTTCGAACTTCATCCTGATTGAACAGAAATTCCGTTTTTTTGATTCTAATGCTGGTATAATCTTTAGCCAATTCGTCATATTCAATGGTCGTGAGATATTTACTATTTGCTTTAAGGTTATTGCCATTTTTAACTACAATGTTAGCTGAAGTTTTTGTCTTGGAAATAGCCTTTTTAAACTTCTCCAATTTAGAAGATGTCTTTTGTCCGTATCTACGAATGAAGATCTTATTATAGTTAGATACGATCTGAACCTCATCAGGTCCGGTTTTAGTGATAGGTTTCATAAGAAGCTGCTTGATAATCAGCTTTTTGTTGCCATTAATATACATGAATTTATCGTCAATGAATTTAGGCATGTCAAATTTTAATGTATGTCGAACACGGTTAGCATCTTCAAGCTGAACCGTATATGTGTCTCTATAGTTAAGCTCATCTGATGTATCTTCCACTTTAATATCTCTAATATAGATAGGAATAGATTTATCATTTAACGACAAGAGAATATTAAGCATATCCTGCCTAAAAAGTTTTTCATTATAAGATTTTTCAAAATTAGGGTATCTGATTTTAGTAACATTTTTATTTGTCGTTTTTACTTTATCTTCAACAGAATAGCTCTCAAGAGTAGCAGATCTATCGAGCATTTTTTGCAGATCTTCGAGAGTTTGATTTTCTAATTTGAGCTCTTTTTGTTTCTCCCTGAGTACTTCATCTCGTTTGGTAGATGCGATATTTTTACCTACACGATTTTGAGTGATAATTTCATTCAAATCTTTGAGAATTTTCTGGTCGCCTAAAAGTTCATTGGTTAAACGCTCTTCAAGTTCTTTCCCTTCAAGACTTCCGAGCTCTTTATTTTCTTCGGTCATTTCATCGAGGCGATCTCTTACTTTTTCTTCAAATTCACTATCCGATTCTTCATCATCGCCAGTAAATCTGTAATGTTGAGAAAAGTTTTTGATAACTTCATCAAAGACTTCATCTTTTTGGAGCTCTTTATCAATCGTATTTTCATCAGGGAGGGTGATTTTACCAGTTAATTTCGAGATTTCATTGCGGAAAAGAGAATAAGACATTTTATCCGCAAGGGAAGGATTCAATCTAAGGGAGATATCGTTCGAATAGAAGATAATATTCATATCTCCAAGCTCTTTGAATTTATTAAAGTTTTTCGTCATTGCAAAATATAACAAGAAGATTGGATTGTCAAAAAATTTACGCCCTTTAATTTCTTTCTTTATATTTTTAACCCAGGAATTGACATCAATAAGAATGATTTTTTTACTGTATTGATTGAATCTCTGATCGTTAAAAATATTTTTAAGAAAATCAATATATTGCTCTGATTTAATACGATATGGAACAACTTTCTTTGCGGCAATTTTAAAGAAAATCTCATGGATCATAATAAGATCAAAAAAGAAGTTTCTACCACCGATAGAGACAAAGCTATTTTGACAAATAATGTTACCAGCTTTAGCTTGGACTTTTTCATATAGATCAAAGCGTTCTTTGGTTTTATTTTCCCTAAAATAACGACCAAAGAATCTGCCCTCATAGATATTATCCATGAAATATATATGGAAACGATTATTATGGGAAATTCTATTACTATTAATCAGTGCAATAGAGGACTCAATATCATTATTGATAATAAATGCCATACTTCCCTTACTCGGCATTTTAGGATCTACCGGAAAAATTACTCTTTGTCTATAAACTCTAAGATGTGGTGTAGAATCCACAAAAATCATTCCGATCACCTCACAAATATGGTATACTTACCACATTGTTGGTGATCGGAAATATTAAAAGTAAAGCCAAAATATTGATTTTCAATTCATAGATTCACATCAATTTTTTTATTTCATCGAATTCTTCTTCGGTGAGATTATGCTTATGCCTTGTTATCATTTTAACTTTACGACATACAACCCCAGCCATTCCAGAATGTTCAATTTCTTCATCATCAATTGATTTAACAATCAGACCATTTAATTTGCAAGCATCCTCTATTTTTCCATCTACAGTTTTAACTAAATACATATCTATACCAAATTTTTCCTCAATAGTATCCCTAAAATAATTTTCTTCTCCGTTTGAAATAATGAATAAATACCGAAGAAGGTTAAATAAATTAGCAACGGGTTCCCCCTCAAGTTCAAAAATTGTAATCAATAGTTCGGTCTCATCTTTATCTTTTTTAAATAATTCCACGTTAAAAGTAAGGGCTTCGATCATTTTCGTCATAGTATTGGAAAAATTAGGGAATTCCCTCCCAATGATCTCAGGCATCCCTTTAATAAAAATATAAAACGATGGTTTTGTGGGACTGAACGAAGAAGCCAATATGTCCACCCCCTTATTTTTAACCCTTTGTTTATATAATTATACCGAATCATTCATTTTAAAAATGATTATATAAATTACATTTATTTAATTTATCATCTAAACGGAGTATGATAAAAATGAAAGAACTGGCAAAAATTATCTGTGGTTTTCCGGGAGTAGGTAAATCCACTCTGACTAAGAACCAGAAATCTTTGGGACTTAAAATTATGGATTCTGATAGCAGTAAATTTAGTTGGATTTCTCCGGGAGTTCGAAATCCTGAGTTCCCAGCAAACTATATTAATCACATCTCCTCAAATTTACATAATGCCGACATCATTCTAGTATCAACGCATAAAGAAGTTCTGGATTCTCTTTTCAAAGAAGGTTTTCAACCATATCTCGTCTACCCGCTAATCGAACTCAAAGATGAATATCTTGAAAGATTTCGTGTAAGGGGTAGTGATGAAAAGTTCATCAAACTTCTAAATGAAAATTGGGATGTTTTTATCAGAGGATTAATGAGTGACGGGAGATTTATTAATCATATAATTCTTGGACCTGGAGAATACTTGTCAGATATCATTAACAAAATTCGTATAGGAATATAAAATTGTTTAATTATATATACGTTTTCTCGAAGAATTATTAAATGTACCTAGTCCAAATAAATTAAAATTATTTTCTGAGTCTATAGTATATAGGGAAAAGATGATCAAAAAAAGGTTTGTTATTGGTGCTGCTGTCAGGTATAAAGATGTGTGTAGATATGCAATTTATGAAAAAGAAGAAAATAAAGAAGAATTCGTTAGTAAACTACATAAATTATTTGATCATAATTTATTAAGAGAAGGAATATATCGTTCTCCTGTTATATTAAATATCAACCACATTATACCTACATTGGAAAATATAATGGATAATTCGCTATATGAACAAATATTCTCAAGAGATAATCTAATTAAAGAAATTATAGACTATGAAAATTTCTGCTAAAAACACAAATAAAAAACGGTCAATCTCAAATCTATCAAAACCCCATTTCTTCTAGTGGGATTTTAATAGATCTAAGATTGACCGTTTTATTTTTATTTTAATTAATTTTAATAATAAAATTCCCTCAACTTGGGATCGTTGTCCCAAGTATTTCTTGGGAAAACGACAAAAGTTTTGATACTATAGGGCAAAGTCGACGGCTGTTGTCACCTATAGCCTCCTGGGGTCCTTTGTCTGCCCCATTATTTTTATGTTATAAATCAGACAATAAAAAATATTTCATTTTTTAATATGGTCGTAAATCACGATTATATATTATATTTGCAGCACAAAGTGAAAGGATGAAAAAAAATGACACAAAATAAAAGTATATGGGTAGTATCAATAACTGATCATGTAGCTATCAGTAGTTTTGGAACTATTGATAGGATTCCTATAAAGACGAGAGACAGTGAACATCGCGCTGCAATAAGCACATTCGTCTTTTCTGAGTTCAATGAATCCTTGATCCTTGACTGTCTTCGTTCGTATTTTGAGGCACAAAATATCGATGAGGAGGTATATGATGACGATGTTTTTGAAGTACTTAAGGAAAGTGATGATTTGAAGTTATATCTTTTCAATTTAGAATTGACAAATGATGATGAGGAAGAAGGAATTTTGGACATCTATATCCAAATTGAAAGAAAGACTTTAATGTAAGAAAAATACAATTCATTATAATAACTGAAAAAATCGTATTTTAAGCATATAAAATTATACATTATTTTCGTGTATAAACAAAATAATTACCTAATGCTTCAGGTATTGCGGAGGTGTAAAAATGTTAAAAGTGACTCAAACCTGATATCCACTAATGTACAATGTTGGTGGCAGTTCACGTCGTTTAAACATCAATGTCGTAGCAACTGAGAAATTTTGTATGTTCCGCCGACTAAAAAAATGTCGATTACGGAACACGTGAAAAAAATTACATTAGGAGGATATCAGCATGAAAGGTATTAAAGAACCGTTGGTGCCACCGTTTGTTGCTTGATTAAGCAAGATTGTAGAGTTGTATAAAACTCTACATATTATATATAATAAATAAAAACGGAGGTTGATCTCCATGATCATCAACTGTATAGGCATCTGTGTGACTAAAGAAATTGAACCCATTAAGGGTTTGGTAACGGAAAAACGAAAGGGTAAAACTTTCGTGGGCGTTCCTTACCAAGGAGCGTTCCCTCTTGAAACAATTAAAGAAGTGCTGATTGAAAAAGGTGTACCTGCTGAGAGCATCGGGAGAACATACATGTTCACGGCAGACATTTAACATCTAGATTCAACATTAATAATTATCAAATATAGAAAAATAAAGAACGGTTTGAGTCTCGTCCTCCTCAAACCGTTCTTCTTCTTTTTATTTTTTTTAGAAAAATCCTTTGGGATTCTTATTGTTTTTTCTCTTCCTCCCGGTGTTTATTATATAATAGTTATATAAATAATATTTTATTAGTATTATTATTAATATTATTATTAATATTATTATTAGTAATATTATTAATATTATTATTATTAATATTATTATTAATATTATTATTAATAT